GTTAAAAATTTGTGTATGTCAGTTTTATTTCTTACCTTTGCACACGTAACAAACAAAAAGAAAGGAGCAATTATGAAAAAAGTATATTATGGAAGTCTCGACAACGAAATTAAAGATGTTGTGCTGACCGACAAAAAGAAACTTGACGGAAAGGAAGGCTATGGCTTCGCTTGTTGGCAATATTGGGTTGATAGGGAAAGAATAGGTCACGACCCTTGGGGTTTTCCTATCTATGGAAATTCTATAGAGTGCTATGCAGCCATTGGCGATTATTTTGAAAGCAAGGCGGAACGTGACCGTCAAGCCGAAATGATACCGAAAATCACAGGTCTTTGCGGAGAAAGGAAATACGGTGACACGGTGTCGTATTTCACTTTCACTTGGAAATACGAGGGCAAACGTTAAAAATTTGTGTATGTCAGTTTTATTTCTTACCTTTGCACACGTAAACAACAAACAAAGTATAACAATTAAAAAAAGGAGTACACTATGAACTACAATGAAATCTTGCAAAACGAATATAATAAAGCAGTAAAAGATGTTGCCGATGCGAAATTCAACTCCACATTTCATCGTGGAATATTCGGTTTTATGAACGGCAAAGGGTGGACGGTTACGAGTTTTGGCGATAGCAGTATATATTTCTATGGTGCAAGTCGCTTGTTCCGCTTTTACGCTCATCATTTCACAACCGACAAGGCGTGGACTTTGAGCGAGAGAGTGCAAATTAATTTTGAAAATTACTCGTGGAAAGAGGTGTATTCGTACCCATATACGAGGAATTGCAGTATCACTGATGTTAAAGTTTCCGAGTTTGACAAGTTTTTCAAAAATGTAGCAGATAAAATAAGTAAAGAGCCGAAACTCAAACCTTATCGCACATACAGAGAGAGGGAACGAGAGTTTGATAAATATATAGTCAGCGAAACATATTACGGATATGGCGCACCTGAACCAATTAGAAAGGAATTTGACAACTTGGAGGATGCAAAGAAATTTGCGTATGAGTATGCGGATGAGAAATGTAAGAGGGGAAAGGAAAGAAATGATAGCACAAGCCGTTACTATTTCTCTTCACCGATTGATGCAACCAAAGAATGCCCCTCAAAAATATACGCTTGGAAATACTATGACTATAACGAATACCCATATTATGTGTATATTGAGGGTTGTTAAAAATTTGGTGGATTGAAAAAACTTTCTTACCTTTGCAAACGTAACATTCAAATAAGACACGATTGTGTCCTTATATAAACAAATTAAAAGAAACAACTATGAAACACTACATTTATTTCAAGGGTCACGAAGTTTTGCAAGGATTTTTCGGTTCTTGCATTAACAACAGAGAGTGGTATGAGGGGTTGACGGTTGTTGGGGATTTTATTTATGAACGATTGCAAAAAGGAGAGGTGGATGCACGTTTTGGCGGTGGTAACAACCCTATTGTTTTGGGAAAAGACTACACCCTCTTTGACAAGCGTATAGTTGATATGGAGTGGCGTGATATGACACCGAGTGAAAAACGCAAATACAACAAGGTGCTGAAAGATAACAACCTTTGTTTCAAAGTGCATAAAATGGTTGGAAAAACTGTCTTTGGGGATGAGTACACAAGGGAGTGTGAGGTGCTTTGTTGGGCAGACACCGACAAAATGCCCATCAGCGTGAACGGCAAAGTTATGACCTATGCGGAGTTCAAGAAACTGACCTTTGGCGAGAATATGAACGTGGTTAATTCGTGGGATAATGGGTATTCTCATTGGGGCAGTGAGACAAACAAAATGGAGAGTGTATATAGACTGCTGAACAATATTTGTGCCGAGCATACGGAGGATGCAAACGACCAAATAAACACGACTTGGAAAGGTGGAAAGGTGCATTGTGGGGAGTTGTGGACGTGGCAGTTTGACGAACACGGAGCATTGAAGTTGAGTTTGACCGAGAAAGAGTTTCATCATTCAGTTGTAAGCAATACATAGTTTTCATAGGGATAATAGGTTAATGGTTGGAAACCTCACGTTGGAGAGCGTGGGGTTTTTTTTATTTGTTAAAATTCTTGCGTAATCCAAAAATAAGCGTTATATTTGCACACGTTAAGGGGTGAGAAAGGTACATCAATTATCTGCAACAAACGGAGAAAACTGCCAATAATTTGAAATGTTAAAAATTTGTGTATGTTAATATTATTTCTTACTTTTGCAAACGTAAAACAAACAAAAGGAAAGGAGAACAGACCATGAAGAAAGTAAACAAAAGAATGTACGTGACATTCACGATAGGGAACGTTGTATTGGGTGACAGAAAGGTTGCCTTTGCTTGCAAGAATGAAGAGGAAATGAGAGAGGTATCGGCAGAGGTTTACTCCTTTGACGGAGTAAGCAATATCCGTTGGAGAAAATCGTCAGCACCGAAAGATAGGGAGATATATGAGTTTGGGGATTTGTACGACTGCAAAAAGTGGTTGAAATAAATTGTTAAAATATTTTGTCAGTCCAAAAACATTTCATACCTTTGCAAATACCAATTCAAACAAAGTATAACAATCTAAAAGAAAGGAACACCTATGAAAAAGAACACACTCAAATCATTCTGCAAGAAAACCCTCAACCTCAACAAGAAAATGCACGATGCACTTGTTGCAATGGTGAACGAGAATGGCGGTCTTATCCGCACTGAAAGCAATGTGCTTAAAGGCAATGTCAAAGACGATGTATATGGGTTTGTCTTTGACGAGGAAACCGAAATGACGGTTGAACACCCTATTGTTGCAGTTGCCACTTGGGAAAACGGCACTGTGCTTGGAGTGCTTTTTGACTTCACCGATGGCAACACCACTTGGGAGGGTGAGAGTGACGAGGATATTTTGGAAGATGACGGTTGGTATTCGGTTGATGGCGGTGCAGTATTGCAGAACGCCACACTCTATAATCTTTGCGAAACCCTTTGGCAGTACGCAAAATAAATTGTTAAAATGCTTGGTGGATTGAAAAATTAATCTTACCTTTGCAAGCGTAAACAACAAACAAGTTATTAATCATTAAAAGAAAGGAAACACTATGGAAAAGAAACACATTGTACATCTGAGTTATTCAACCTACGTTGATGTTGAGGTTATCGCACACGACAGCGTGTCCGTTGAGGATGTTATCAATATGGCACGTGAGAAAGTGGCGAACAACAACGAGAAGATAAACAAGGAAATCATTGAGAACCTTTGCGAGGATGCAAACTACATTGCGGACACCGAAAACCTTTTCAAGACCAAGAACCAAGCGTATGACGCCCTTTGCGAGAGGGTGGAACTTGCAGGCGGTTACTTGTGCATAAAAAAGGAGTGGCGTCCTACAATCAAGATTGACGAGTATGATGAGGGAAAAATGCAGAGCGTGACGGTCAAGTCGCTTTTCCTTATGCACGATGATAGCAGTCCGTTGCAGATAATTGACGAGAACGATGAGCGTTGGGATGTGGACGATTACCTCTTCAAAGAGGACATTGAGGAACTTTGGTCGCTCCTAAACGAAAACTAAATGTTAAAATGTTTGGTGGATTGAAAAAATAATCTTACCTTTGCAAACGTAAAGTTAAAACAAAGTATAACAATTAAAGAAAGGAGCAAACTATGAAGAAAAAGTATTCAGTACGCATTTATCTCCACACTTTTGTTGATATGGAGGTGGAGGCAGAGAACAAGAAAGAGGCTCAAGAAATTGCAAGTTACACTGATGAATATGATATGGAGCAGGTGATGGCAAATATGGTGCCTTGCAACGAGGGCATTGAGGACATTGAGGTTGTGGAACTCTAAAAGATAAGGAGGATTAAGATATGACACTTAAAGAGTTAAAGAAAAAGACAAGTGTACGTTGGTGCAGTTGCAGTCAATATGAGGTAACTATTACCTATCGTGGCAAGACCTACAAATGCAAATCAAACAACTCCCTTGCTTGGGACAGACTTGATGATGAGAACTATCCCGACAATTACCGAGTGGGATTTTACACCAACAAAGGAGCGTGGCAGTCCTTTTACAACGAATGCCTTTTCAAGAACTTTATCGGAAAGTACAAATATTAAATGTTAAAAATTTGGTGGGTTGAAAAAATAATCTTACCTTTGCAAGCGTAAAGTTAAAACAAAGTATAACAATTAAAGAAAGGAGAACAATATGAAAGCAATTAACGCACTGAGAGACTATCTTGTATCGAACAACTTTATCGTGCCGTTTAACGCACTCACCAAAAAGCAACTGCTGAACACCAAGTGTTAAAAATTTGGTCAATCCAAAAACATTGCATATTTTTGCACACGTAAGTTAATCAAAAGTCAAATTAAAAAAAGAAAGGAACATAAAATGGAAATTAAAGGAACACACACAACCGACTACGTGACAAAGGAAGAGGTCAGCACCCTCACTATTGACGAACTTGTGGACTATATCAACGGTTGCAAGGACGCAATCAAGGGGGCAAGGGGAGAGGCGGAACGCTATCGTGGATTGTATGACTTTACAAGCAAGTCAGCGGAAACCGCAGAAAAGAAACTCAAAGCAATCAAAGAGGTAGTAAACATTATGTAAAACTAAAAAAGAAAGGAGCAAGCACTATGAAAAAAGTAGTATTCAAGAAAGACGGAACAATCCAATACAATGACGGAAACGAGACAATGACTTTCACCACCGTTTCCGCACTTGTCAACCACCTCAACGCAAACAAGGTTATGTTGAAAGTTGAGGATTGCGAGACCGAAGAATAACCCCCTCCAAATTGGCATAATGGGTTTTGACCTCACGTTGGGAAACGTGGGGTTTTTTATTGCTCCCCTCATTACATTTGCAAATATACCACTTATATTTGGACTACGCAAATTTTTAACATTTCCGCTTGCACTTTTTTCGCCCCTTGAAAAAAAAAAATGTTAAAATGCTTGTGTATATGAAAAATTAATCTTATCTTTGCAAGCGTAAAATTAAAACAAAGTATAACAATTAAAGAAAGGAGTAACACAATGAAAGCATACAAAGGTTTTAGAAAAAAAAGTGATGGTACACTATGGTGTCGTAATTTCCAATACAAAGTCGGCAAGACATACAAGTTCGATTGGGAACCTATGATATGTGAACAGGGTTTCCACGCTTGTCATGAACCACATCAGTGTTGGTCATTCTACCCTAACGACGGGAAAAATGTGTACTACGAGGTTGAATGTGGTGGGAAGATAGTTGAAAGTAGCGGGATTGACGGCAAGTTCGTCTGCACTGAAATTAAACTAATAAGAGAGATACCTGCACCTGAAAACAAGTTTGATGATTGTTGGTGTTTCCAAGATGGATATGCAATGGTGAAATTGGATGGTAAATGGAACTGTATCAATACGGAAGGAAAATACCTATCCGAGCAGTGGTGGGATGATTGTTGGTGTTTCCAAGATGGATATGCAGTGGTGAAATTGGATGGTAAATGGAACTTTATTGACACGAAAGGAAAATACCTATCCGAGCAGTGGTGGGATTGGTGTGGTGATTTCCGCAATGGTTATGCAATAGTGGAGTTGAATGGTAAATGTAATTTCATCAGTAGTGATGGAAAATACCTATCCGAGCAGTGGTGGGATTGGTGTTGGGATTTCCGCAATGGTTATGCAATGGTGGAGTTGAATGGTAAATGGAACCTTATCAATACAGAAGGAAAATACCTATCGGAGCAGTGGTGGGATTGTTGTTTGAATTTCTGCAATGGTTATGCAGAGGTGAAATTGAATGGCAAATGGTGTAAAATAAATACAAACGGAGAAATAATAAAATAATGAAAGCATACAAAGGCTTTAATAGATATTAAGATGGTACATTCTATTTGTTAAAAATTTGGTAGATTCAAAAACTTTGCTTACCTTTGCACACGTAAACAACAAACAAAGTTATTCACATTAAAAGAAAGGAACCCCTATGGAAAAGATTAAAGAAAACGCAGTGGCGGAGTTTGAGAAAGTTATCAAAAACTCGTGGACTTATGGCAAAATGACCGAAGAAGAAAGAAATCGTCTTTGGGAGAAAATGGGCGACTTTGTCCGTCGAGGACACGTCAGCGGTTCGTTTGAGCAAAGGTGGCGTACAATGCAAGCAATGTATGGTATGTTTCTCGCAGGACTTGGAAACGTCAATAACCCTAATTGGCGTGACAAGGCAGAAACCCCAACAGAGAAAGCGACTGACATTGACACGATGGTTGAAACCTATCTTGGACTGACTTGTGCCGAGAAAGACGAATTTCTGTCACGTATAGAGTGTAACTGAAATGTTAAAAATTTGCAAGGTTCAAAAAAGTTTCATACCTTTGCACACGTAAGTTAATCAAAAGTACAACTAATAAAGAAAGGAGAACATTATGGCAAAAGGAAAAAAATGCGTGGTTATAGGAAACACCGCTTGGGGATATACCTCAACACCAAAGACGTGCAACTCCATAGCAGAGGCGGTTAGAGAGGGCAAAATGTGGTTCGCCTACCGTATCTTTGACACTTGCGGAAACCTTATTAAAAGAGGATTTGGGGAGGATTGACCTATGGTTAGATTTTTGGAGGATTTAAGTGGGTGCTACACCCATAAGGAAAAGGGTGACATTGTACTGCACCCTATCAACGATGACCCCCTACAACGTAGCGTCTGCATACCTCAATGCGTTGAAAGAACGTGGCGAGTTCGATAAGGACGATATGAACTGCAAAGAACTGCTTATATGCCTACACTCATTTTACTATGGCGGTTTTCGTACCGCAATTGAGTGTGCCTTGTACCTTGAACGCCAACCGATAGCGGTTGAAGTACCGCTTGGAGACCCCGTAGTTGAATAGACATTATTTCTCATCTTTTTTCCCCTCACACCGAAAGGCGTGGGGTTTTTTTATTTGTTAAAATTCTTGCGTAATCCAAAAATAAGTGTTATATTTGCAAGTGTAAACGAGGGGGAGACCGACCGATAGGGTGGGAGAGGGCAAATGTTAAAAATTTGCGTATATGAAAAACTTTTCTTACCTTTGCATACGTCAAACAAATTAAAAGAAAGGAGACAATATGAAAATAAAGATTTTACACGATGACGGTTTGGTTTACACCCCTAATTCAATAATGGATGCGGAGGAACTGATAAACGATTATAGGGAGATGCTTGACCCTCGTATCAATGATGAGGCAGAGCAACTGCAATGGTTCAATTCATTATCAACTGAAAGTCAGTTAATGCACATTGGAACGATGTGGGGAATTGACTATGATGTATATTATGGTTTGGGATATAAAGAAAAGGAATAGTGTTAAAAATTTGCGTATATCAAAAATTAATCTTACCTTTGCACACGTAACAAACAAAAACAATTATTAACACATTAAAAGAAAGGAAACACAATGGAAAAAATTAACTACAAAGGATTTACAATCACAATTGACAATGACGAATATCCCTCGAACCCTCGTGAATGGGATGAGGTAGGCACTATCTACTCCAATCACCGAGACTATAACCCTGACGATTGCCGTATCAATACACTTATGGAAAAATACGATGTGGACAGTCTCGCTGACCTTACGGAGAAACTGACCGAGAACAAGGTGCCGTTTCTGCCCATATATGCCTACATTCACAGCGGTATCTCACTGAGTACATCCGACGACAAATATCCGTTCAACGACCGTTGGGATAGCGGACTTTTCGGACTGATTGTCGGTGACAAGAAAAAGTTTGAGGAGATTTATGTCTTTGGCGACATCAAGGACTATCTGCGTGACCAAGTGGAGTTGCTGAACAAATATTACAACAACGACTTCTATTGGTATGGTGTTGAGGATGATGAGGGTGACACGATAGACATTTGTGGTGGGTTTGGTTCAGAGGAGGACGCACTGAACGAGGCAAAGGCAAGCGTGGATGCGTGGTACGAGGACAACGAGAATGTGCTTGACAACCCATCGATACCAACAGACGAACTGAAACGAGTTTTCTTTGAATACGTCACCTCTTCACCGCAGTGGGGCAGGGAACTGATGGACAAGGTGGATGAAAAAACACTCCGTACTTTTCTCAAAGGACAGTTGAAAGAAATGCTGACAAAGGAGGTGGTTGCAAAGGAGTTTGCCGAGTGGGGCTGACAATAAGACACGATTGTGTCTTAATCTAACTGAAAGTTAAACTTTGTTAAACGTTTTGTAAATCCAGAAAATATTTGTATCTTTGCACACGTAAAACAACAAGAATGCTATGCGGAAGAAATACACACACCCACCTATGAGCGTCATATCCTTTTCACCTACAACACGTTTGTTGGAAATGGTGAAAGGGTACGCAAACGCTGAACCGAGAGAGAATTTTAGCGAGGATGAACTGAACGCCTTTCTCCTACATAGAAAGGTATGCCGAGAGGTGCTTGACTTTCAAGCGACACACCCCGAAATGCCACTCTATGCTATTCTGTCTATTGGTATAACGACAGGTGCGTTCAAACACTCCGACTTTGTAAGAGGGTATCGCCACTTTGACAAAGAACGTGCCGAGTTTGTCCTTGAAATGGGCAAGTGGTACAACGGATATTTAGGATTGGGCAAGAAACCGTCCGACACTACATATAGAATTGTAAACAAGTTCTACAAGACTACTTCACAATCCAAAAGAGAGTTCAAGTACAGAGTGAAGAAAGCGTATGAACTTGACGGAAAGCGAGGACATTATCCTAAACTTTGCCAATCAATAGGTTGCTTATAGTTTAATGTGTTTAGTTGTTACTGAGACCCTACACCGCAAGGTGTGGGGTTTTTTATTTTGTTCCCCTTTAACACTTGCAAATATAACACTTTTATTTGGTTTGGGGAAATTTTTAACACTTCTCCATAAAGATTTTTTCCGTGCTTGAAATTAATTGTTAAAATTCTTCTCCATGTCAAAAACATTGCTTATCTTTGCAAACGTAAACAATCAAAGAAAGGAGAAACAATATGAAAAAAGCACCTAACACAATCAAGATTGACGGACACACCTACAACAAATGCTACATCAGCAAGGAACAATGGGACGAGTGCATAACCCCTTGTATTTTCTGCAACGGCAAAGTTCAAGAGGATTGCTCAAAGAAAATCAACTTCTGCCACGCAAACGAAGAACACGCTTGCTATGTGGACTTGGGGGCAATCTATGGTGAAGACGAAGACTGAACAATCCAAAAGAAAGGAGACAATTATGATTAAGAGCAACAAGGAAAAGGCAATGCAAAAACTCTTCAATGAGTATGAGAAGATAATGAAAAACTATATCCGTAAACACGGAAAAAACGTCAAGGGCGTTGGGAAAGAATTCAACTTGGTGGATGAGTTGGACTTATACGTTGAATGCTTAACCGATAGCATAAGCAGACCGACAATCCTATCCCTCAAACTCTGCAACGGTTATGTATTCTACGATACTGCGTTCGACCCTTGCCGTTTTGAGCCGACCACCGAGGGACTTTATATGATGGGGCAGATTTGCGACCAAATGGAAAAGGATGAGAACGAGGATTAATCCAAATGTTAAAATGCTTTGTTAGTTCAAAAATTAATCTTACCTTTGCAAGTGTAAACAATTAAAGAAAGGAGAAACACTATGAAAAAAGTATCTGCAAGGGGTATAAAGTTCCCCATCAGCAAAACCAATCGAAACGGTGAAACGGTACTCATTACAAAAGATGTGTGCGAGGGTAAGACAGTTTATCTTCTGAATGTCAATAACGGAGCGTTCAAATACACAAGTTCAAACTTTGAAAAGTGTTTGGGCTATAGTGGATTGCCAATCCACGATATTAAATGTTAAAAATTTGGTGGATTGAAAAATTCTTCTTACCTTTGCAAACGTAACAAACACGAAACAATAACACATTAAAAGAAAGGAGCAAACTATGATTAGAAACATTAACACCGAGAAAGAACAAGTTACAATCTATATGATGTTCTACCCTATCAGTTGGGGGAGACATTGCTTTGACTTCTGTGACGAAAAGCAGGTCATTGAGAAAGTCAAGGAGTGGGGCAAGGACAAAGTGACTTTCTGCAAGTGGGCGGATATGGACGTGGACGATGACGGAGACTGCCGAGTTGCGGAGTTAGACAGCGATTGGTTCAACGATTGGGATGATGACCCAATCTATGCGGACGGAGACGCTGACGATGAGAGAGAGGACAAAAAGAGTGCGTTGGAGACTATCGGACAGACCGAGGAATTTGTCAAGTCGCATTGGTGCTTGGCGGTCACAGAGGGTGTGAAAGACGGAATAGTCTATCCGATTGAACACGTTGTCGAGACCGATGGCATTGAGGACAAGGTGCTTGAATACAAGGACGGAACGTTCACCGCCTTTTGGTTGGATGAGGACAACGAAATCCAACACGCAGAGAGCAAAAGTCTTGACGGAGCAAAAAAGGCATTGAAAAAGGCACACGGCAAATGTTAAAAATTTGGTCAATCAAAAAAAGTTGCTTATCTTTGCAAACGTAAACAAACAAGAAAGTATAAACAAATAAAAGAAAGGAGACAATTATGGCAAAAACATTCACAGTTAGCGTTCTTTATGAAACGAGAGTAAATATCACCGTCACCGCAGAGGACAGAGACCAAGCAAGGGAACTCGCCTATGCCGAAATGGATGCAATGGACGATGCGGACGTGGCAAAGGAAATGTTTGACAACCGTGACCTTTTGGGAACGGACATTGAAGAAAACGACTAAAAAAGAAAGGAGACAATATGAGAATTACAAAGAAAATCGCTCAATTGATAGACCTCTATGACGACAACACCGAGTTTGGAGGTAAGTCACACGCAAACGAAATGCTTGACGAATTTATGGGGGACTGTGAACTCCCCTACGGAACGAGTTTGACAAGGGTAAATGACGCTCTCATAGAATGTGGACTGATGCCCTACGCAAGCGAGGAAATCAAGGCACTTATCAAGGTAAACAAAAAGTTTGACGAGTTGGGAATGCGGCCCTGCACCCTCAATAAACTACGTAACCTCAAACCAAGTAAAATGTAAAACAAATAAAAGAAAGGAGAACATTATGACAACAATACTGACAAACAAATACGGAAAAACGACCTATTCATATCCTCACACCATCGAGGGTATCGGTATCGTGGAAATGAACGGCACAAACGAGACAATGCAGACGCACATCTGCAAACCGAACTCAATTAAAACACTATACACGCTGAACGCCTATTGGTGGGATTTGGACACCATCAATGACCTCATAGGCAAAAACACAAAGGACATCAAGGAAGCCTTTAGAAACGCTTGGTAAATCCTTTCTACCTACTTTCATATTTGTGACCCTGCGTCTTTATGACGTGGGGTTTTTTATTTGTTAAAATGCTTGCACAGTCCAAAAATAAGTGTTATATTTGCAAATGTTAAAGGGAACAGAACATACCTATCCTACGCCCTCTAAAAAATAAAGTGTTAAAAATTTTTTTATGTGTAAACTATTTCTTACCTTTGCATACGTCAATTCAAACAAAGTATAACATTAAAAGAAAGGAAAACAATATGGAACAGAAAGCAAAAAGAAACGGAAAATTCATCTGCACCCGTGATGTCAAGATTTTACCCTTTGACCTCAACACCGCACATTGGGGTTTGGACAAAGTTATTGAGACCATCGGCAAGGCAAACATTGTCTCAGTTGAGAAGAACGAGAACGAGGTGCTTGACCGTATGTACGCAAACATAAAGACAGAGTACACAATCAAACTCAACTGCAAGCCCGACATCTATCGTGACTACGACAAGAACGATATTTTCGGAGTTAAGTATATGTCACGCAAAATGGTGAACCCTACAATCGTCATTACCATCTACAACCAAGAGGGCGTTGAATGCGAGGGTTCAAGCAGACTTGAAACGCAGTTTGAGGCGTGGGTGCGGTTCTACGGAGTAAAGGAAAGACGCAAATACGGAAAGCGTTGGGAATGCTACGACAACAAACACCACTTTGGATATGCCTACGGAATGGACACCCTCTTTGAAGAAAGTATAATCCCATCGGTTGAGGAGTTTGTCAATGCACACAAACCGCTTTTGGGGAAGTGAAAAATTAAATGTTAAAATGCTTGCAAGGGTGGGATTTTCTTCTTACCTTTGCAAGCGTAAACAAACAAGAAAGTATAAACAATCTAAAAGAAAGGAGACACTATGAACAATATGCAAGAATGGATTAACGACTGCATCGGACTTTGGGACGGTGGAGAATACCTTGACGAGATTGAGAAATCGTTTGGTATCAACTACGACCCATCGGACGATGAAACCCTTAACCTCATCAAAATGTGTTTTGAATGCAATCCGGAACGCCCCGAGATTGCAAACGCAATAGCAAGCGAAATGTACCGACTTGTCATTGAACGTGCGGTAGATGAACTTGGGGCAAAGGAAGAGGATTTTGACTACTTCTGCAATGGCAAGTACGACACCGACCTCACTTGCGAGGGGGAGACCGTGAACGATTGGGATGAGATTGTGGCACTCTATGAAAAGAAGAAAAAATAAATTGTTAAAAATTTGCACAATCCAAAAAAATGTTTTACCTTTGCATACGTAATCAATCAAAGAAAGGAGTATAATATGAAAAAGAACACGCACACAATCGTTGAAACCGCCTATGGCGAGGTTATGGTGAAATCCAATGGCGAATGCTACATTGGAGACAACTTTGACGACTACATAGGGGAAATCAACCCAAAACGCAACCTTGAAAGGCAGATTGAAAAACTGCTTGGCGAATAAACAATCAATCAAAGTATAAACACATTAAAGAAAGGAGACAACTATGAACGAGAAAGACATTAAAAAGGAACTCAACAAAGTGGATGCGTATTGGAAATCGGAACGCAAATACCGTGACAAGTTCGGTTTGAAAATCAAGGAACTGCTTGAAGAACACGGAGAGGTCAAGTTTGATTGGGAAGAGGGAAACGCCCCAAGTGTCGTTTCAGCACACTTTGGCGATGATGTTGCCGACTGCTACGTTACGAGAGTTGGTTTTAACGAAAACGGTTCTATCGTCTGCGACCTACACGCCTACTACATTGGCGAGGACCGCTGCAACGTCTCAATAGACGATGTATGTTGCACGGCTGCCGACTATGTGGGCATACTATCCGAAATGTTGCAGACGATGCTCTACGAAAACGAGGAATAACACTTTATTTCATAACATTTATTGCAAAGTAACCCCTACGCTGAAAGGCGTGGGGGTCTTCGTTTTTTGTTAAAAATTTGCGCAATCCAAAAATAAGTGTTATATTTGCAAATGTTAAAGGGAGACAAACACACAACACCCTCATTTCATATAGATTGAAATTAAATGTTAAAATGCTTTGTCAGTTCAAAAATTAATCTTACCTTTGCAAACGTAATCAAACAAAGATATTAACCTATTAAAGAAAGGAGACATTATGAAAAAATACATAATAAGCGGTGATAAGGGAAACATTGAAAATTTTATGGATAACGCTAATTGGATTGGTTTTTTCAATAGTCTCCATTGCGTTATGGCCTGCGAACGCATAGATGACAACAGACTTCTTCTGTCTTTCAGTTTGCCCCGTCATTATATGCTTGACATTCCTACCGAAAAGGAAAAGACGTTAGCCGAAATGATTGAAAAAGAATGCAAGTCTTTCAATGTGACACCAAAAGAGGAGAAAGAATGTTAAAAATTTGCAAGGTTCAAATATTTTGCTTACCTTTGCATACGTAAACAAACAAAGATATTAAACCTATTAAAGAAAGGAGAACATTATGGTAAAAATCACAATTATTGCAGATGACTACTATGTAGCACAGAACCTCTACGACATCGCCTCTATGGTGGAAAACAACGACATCCTTGATGAGGTCTATGACGGAAAAAAGAACAAAATTGAGATTGCAGAGTACAACTGCACGATTGAGCGTGTGGACGAGACCGACAAACCTACCTACACTTGCCCTCATTGCGGAGAGCCGCTTGAACAAGGCGACTATGAGTACGACTACGAAAGCGGTGAACTGCGAGTGGCACATTGCCCCAACTGCGGTTGCGAGGGAGAGAAAATAGATACTAACGACTAAAAAAAGAAAGGAGAACAGACTATGTACGAAAGAGAATACAAAATCAAGGACATCGAGTTCAAGAACAACGGAAAGGTTAAGGACAGAGAGGTGATAGTCACCCTTGACAACGACACCGAAATCCATATCACATCCTGCTATGAGAGTTGGCAACAGTGGGGAGGAACAAGAGACGAGTTGGGGACAACGGTGGACGTTGCAGAGTATGCAAACGATTGGTTGCACGGCATTGGGGAAATCCCTTGTGAAGTGTACGACTTCATAGACGAATAATAAGACACGATTGTGTCTTGAACAATCTAAAAAGAAAGGAGAACATTATGGATAAGAGATATATCATAAAACAAAGTATGTGGCGTTACCTACGCGACTGCCACTGCCTTACGATTGAGGGCAAGGAATGTGACGAGGAGGTCGATTGCCTTGAACTGATGGGCAACAAACTCTACTATGACGAGGGCAACGAAGAGATAAAGGTAATAAACGGTCTTGACGGTCGTGAATACTTTTGGAGCGAACTCAACGAGGACGAGCAGAACCAACTCATTGACGCTTTCGAGGACTACTACACCACGTACAAAGATTAAATGTTAAAAATTTGTGTACGTGAAAAATCTTTCTTACCTTTGCATACGTCAATTCAAACAAACAATAACCTATTAAAGAAAGGAGAAAAACTATGGAAGACATTAAAAAAGAACTTGAAGAAATCAAACGTACCCTCAACGAGGAGGCGAGAATTTGCGAGACTATGCTCAACGGCAACGAGTGTTGGACTGAGGTGGACTGCAACGTTATCATTGACCTTGCAAAGAGACTAAACAAAATCAATCTTTAACCCATAGAAAAGAAAGGAAACGCACAATGAGTACAACAATGACAAAATCAACCCCTTGGTATAACCCATTTACCTTGACTTATCCGAATTCACTCTATGGAGTTGAAATACACAACATTGTCTTCTACAAGGACGGAAAGGTCGTTGCTACAACAAAGTGGTTCACGAACAACAACGAGTTCAGACTTGTCGTACTGCCCTTTGACGTGAAACGTGCCAATAAACTTAACCTTGACCGCAAAGACGCTTTCACTATCAAACCCCAAAATGGTTGGTGCGATGGTTACGACCTCTACATACACGCTGACCTTATACCCTCTCTTAAAACGCTTGGTCGCATTGATGGACGTAAGACTTGGTATAACACCGAGACGCACGAAACCTTTGAAATTACACTGCACGGACAAAAAGACGGTGACACCGAGATAAAAGACCACACGCTCCGTTTCGACTGCAACTATGAGTTCACCGACACGGACGAATACAAGAAATGCGTCAAACTCTGCAAGGATATGAAAGAGACTTGCGGTGCTGACATAAGCGAGTACCGAATGCACGAAATACTGCAACACTACAACATCACGAAGAAGAGAAAGTAACCCATAGTTCACTCCTTTTATATGTGCCGTCTGCCCTTGATTGGGCGGGCGGTTTTTTATTTGTTAAAAATTTGGCCGTTCCAAATATAATCGTTATATTTGCAAACGTTAAAGAGCAAAAAACCACTTAACCCTTGCATACGCAAAGATTATTTTTTTTCATATAGATTAAAATAAATTGTTAAAAATTTGGTCCATTCAAAAATTTATCTTACCTTTGCAAATGTCAATTAAGATAAAACATTAACCTATAAAAGAAAGGAGACAATATGAACTACAAGAAATTCTTTGACCGCACCTGTTACCACGTTGAAACCATCGACGGCAAGAAGTACGTACACATTGACGGTTACGTGTACAACAACGGAGACGGAAATATGCTGACACAGTTTATCGGTGCCACCATATCCGTTGAGGAACTGCAAAAGACAAACGACCGTTTTGAGGACGTTGAAGACCTTTTTATGCGAACCTACGATGAAGTGTCCGACAAGGAGATTGAGACCTATTTCCGCAACATCAAGGAGTTCCCTATGGATATGGTGACAGAGGAAATCCCAAACGGTTGGTACGTGGATAAGAATTGGCACTCTGTGGCACAGTCGCTCTGCACTGACCTTGACAATGACGTGAACGATGTCGCAAGGCGTCTCAAGGCGTATGCGGAAGACAACAACCTCACGATAGAGGAAGTGGACGATATGTGTTGGGAAAACTCCTCCAATATGTTTAACGAGATAATGTAAGTTTTTTGTTAAAACGCTTGCACATATCAAAAATTAATCTTACCTTTGCAAGTGTAATCAAATAAGACACGATTGTGTCCTACATAAACAAAGTATAACAATCTAAAAGAAAGGAGAACACTATGGCAAACATCGCAAACACACTCTATCGTATCGTTGGAGACGATGCAATCCTCACAAAGGTTGAAAATTCATTAAAGGTTGGAATGTCACTGCAAGAGGTGTTGTCCTCACTCGGTTGCAAGGACTTCAAAGGTTACGCAAAGGGTGAAATCGTATGGATTGAGAATGACCCCGAGGGTCTTTGGATTGACCTACACGCTGACACTGCGTGGAACGAGAACCCCGACTTTATCAACGCTCTCAAAAAGGCGATAGACTGCATCGTGGGGTATCACTGCGAGGAGCCTGGTTGCGACTACTACGCAACAAACATTTCAGACGCAATTTGGGGCGAGTACGTTGCCGATGGCATAGACGGAACAACCGAGTACTACAAGACCTTTGAGGAAATGAAAGCGAACATTGTGGAAAGTCTCGCACTTGAACTTGCCTTTGAGGAGAATGACGGTCACGATGACGCATTCAAGACCTTTGACGGTATGAAAGATTGGTTGGAGAACTACTACACCAAACACAAGGACTACGACCCAATCACAATCCATCACTTTGACATTATTGACCCAATCATATAAATTGTTAAAAAATTTGGTCAATCCAAAAATTAATCTTACCTTTGCACACGTAACAAACAAATTAAAAGAAAGGAGACAACTATGAACAAGAGAAAATTCTTTTTCGCACCTGCCTACTATGAATGGCACTTGACCGATGAGAGAGGAAACCTCATTCATGTTATGGCAGACCCTGCCGAGGAGACGTGCCACGAGGACGGAACACCTTGTACCTTTGAAGAAGTGGAGGATATGTGTGCAAACGACCTTGAATGTGCCGACCGCACGTATGAAGAGGGCGAGGGTTACAACGGACATTATCTTGAAGACCCACTCACAGAGGAGGAAACCGAGGAAGCGGCAAATGTTATGGCAACCGCGCTCTACAACTACTACTGCGTGGAGAACGAGGAGACCGATGCAAATTCACTTGAGTTCTAAATGTTAAAAATTTGCGTATGTCAAAAAAACTTCTTACCTTTGCATACGTAACAAATTAAAAGAAAGGAGAATACTATGAAAATGAAAGGTTATTATTGGACTGATGACGACACAATGTGTGCGTTCTTCGGTGATGTGCATAAAGAAAAAAACCTCACAATCGCCCGTGAGAGTGAATATCACTCCGAAGATGACGAGGTGGTGATTATAGATGTCTTTTGGGATGACGATGACAATATGACCGAGGGTCATTCCATCAATCCCTCTACCCTCAAGTACTATGAGAAGAAATGTAAAATTGACCCCAACATCACCCGTGAGGAATATGACGAGATTGTCACACTTACAAGGGCAAAGGCAAAAGAAACCACTGTTTAACTTTAAGGTAGCACTATGACAAACATTGAACTTATTAGAACGGAACTTAATGAGACAAGAACCCTCATTGACACTCTCTGCGACAAAATCAATACAATGATGTCAATGTCAAACGACTGTCTCGACTTCAGAGACGCAAAGGACAAACTGTCCGAGGTGGAAACAGAACTCGTTGAGAAGTACAACGAATACGCAACACGTAACAACTAACATAAAAAGAAAGGAGACAAAACTATGAATAAAACAAATCTGTCAAAAGAGGAAATCAATGTATTGACCGAGAAAGCAAACGACCTTGTGAGAAAGGAAACCGAAATCATTAATGCGGCACAAAAAGGTATTATATCCCTGCTTTCCAAGTGCGAAAACAACGAAATCACCTTGCCCGTCGGCAATGATGATGACCTTTCAGTCTTTGACTGCGACTGCAACGAATACCGTTCCATAGACAAGGTGAAACTTGTGAAATACAAAAGTGCCGTTGATTGCAATGGCAATAGCGACAATACCTTTGACGTTCCTGTCCTTGTCTCAAATGATATACCGTATCAGATGTACGAGACATCGGAAACACCCATACAGATACTGTCACGTATGGTAAACGAACTTGATTAAGTAACCAACTAAAAACAATCAATCTATATGGAAACAAAGAGAGAATACAAGATAGCGTTCAACCGCTCACGCAAGACCTATACAATCCGTCAGTACGACAACGGCAAACTCGTCACAAAGTACCGCACCTACCCTCAAGGCAAGGACTACTCGGAGAATTGGACACAGAACGACATAGCGAACTATTTGCGTTATGCAAACGGAGACTATTTCATCGTAAAATAAACCATTAAAAAACATTACACACTATGGAACAGAACAACACATTAGACACGATTGTGTCTCCTGCACAGATAACGGACGTGGACACCCTCTGCCATTGCGTAGGATGTGACCTCAACACACAGGAGAAAGCACAGACAAGGATTGAGATTATCCTTAACTACCTCATGGAATGGAACGTCATCAAGGACTATGACGCTGACAGACTTGATTGGATATTCAGCGACGAGGAAACCTATTAGAAAAAAAAATTCATATTAATTGTTAAAAAATTTGGTAGATTCAAAAAAACTTCTTACCTTTGCATACGTCAATTAACAAAAAGGTTTAACTAAAACACATTATCACTATGGAACAGAAAAACGACAATTTCATGCAGAGCGTTATGAACGCAATCAACGGAAACAACACTATGGTATCGGTCAATACCGATGCGAAACCCCTCGCCTGGAACGGAGTGATGGGCTGCAAGTCCTTCAGCACTCCCGTCACCGTCTCCGAGGCCGCAGAGGAGGTTGGGGCGAACTATGAGGTCAAGAAGCACCACATGGTCGCTATCACTGACGAACTCTATGACGCCATCATCAACGGCACTCCCATCACGGAGGCAACGTTTACAAAGGGCTGCATCGTCTCATCCCACATGGCAACCATGCGTGAGGACAACGGACATATCCTTGGTTGTGTCGGCAAGGACTACGGCGTGATTCAGAACGCCAAGGCTCTCGAGTTCCTTAACATGATTACAAGCGGTGAGATTGACGGCACTGAGAAGGCAGTCATCGAGACCGCAGGCATACTCGATGGTGGCGCTCGTTTCTACATGACCGCCAAAATGCCCGAGAACATAACAATCCCAGGTGACCGTTTCGGTATCGAGGACTACATCGTCTTCACCACCTCGCATGACGGAACGAATGCGGTTCAGGCATTCTTCACCCCGATTCGTGTGGTCTGCAAGAACACCCTCAACTACGCCATGAAGAGCGCCAAGAACAAACTCGTCTTCCGCCACACCTCCCGCGTCAACGAGCGCATGGATTGGAACAACGAGGAGAACCGCAGAATGGCTGTGCAGACCCTGCAGATGCACAAACACTTCAAGGAGGCATTCGTCAACGACCTCATCGCCATGCAGAACATCAAGATAAGCGGTGACACCGACATCGCCAAATTCTGTGGCAAACTCTTCGCAGACGAGAAGGAACTCAACCTGCTTGCCAAGGCGAACTACAACGCCGACTCCGTTGAGGAACTGTCCACCCGCAAAAAGAACCTCATCCGTGCCATGCAAGACACGATTGTGTCCGGAGTGGGTCAGTCCGAACATCAGAACACGGGTCTGTGGCTGCTTAACGGTGTGACCTCATACTTCCAGAACACGAAGCCGTGGAAGACCGAGGAGGACAAGTTCGACGGCATCATGGGCGGTGACGCTTCACGCAAGGTTCAGAAAGCACGTGAACTCATCTACGAAATGGTATAGTACTTCCCCTTCATAGTTATCCCTTTCACGGAAAGACGGACTGCACAACCAAGTGCAAGTCCGTCTTTCTTTTATGTATGTGTTTGGAATGAATTGTTAAAAATTTGCATATTCCAAATAAAAGCGTTATATTTGCAAGCGTTAAAGCGGATGGAATATACCCCTGTCATTCCATCCTGTATGTTAATTAACATTTTTTATGAAATTACATTTGGTCAGTCCATACATTCTTCATACCTTTGCAAATGTAAACAAAGGACAGACAACATTATCGTATAACCACTTAAAAAAGGAGAATATCATGAAGACATTCAATTTCGTCAGCGGGTTGGACGAGGAAACCCGTGAAAGACATTCAATCAAACGTGACGACAACGGCTACTACCTCGTTCCCGACAGCGAGTCATCAATACTGATGGAATCCAAATCACCTATCATGAAAGACGCAAACAGGGTGGTCTACGCTCTCGAGAGCGTCAAGTTGGGCAAACTCTCCACCAAGATGTTCAACACCCTCTCAGAGGCAAAGGAACACCTGAAGGGCGCACTCGACGAGAACGATTGGGACATCATCCCGCTTGAAGGGGAGGGCGTGTATTAACAAATCTTTCAAATAAAGATTTGCGGGTTCCGAAAACACTTCATACCTTTGCATACGTAAACGAACGAATAAATAACAATCTAAAGATATACAGTACCATGGAAAAAACAAAGAAGGAAAAACGAACAAAGAACGTGCTTGACAATATGTTCAAGATGTCGATACTCGAGACAACGTTCACACACAAGGCCGTCAACAAGGTCAGGTGCACAATCGCATTCAAACCCTCGGATGTCCTCAACCCCATAGAGAAGGGCTACGACACCATCATGGAAAGACTCGCCAAGGGTCACCCCGAAATCAAGGTCAAGCGCAGCGTCTTCGACGGTCCGACTTTCTTCATCCACGCCGACGCCACCTGCCACCCCGACGACGTCTATAGGGAATCCACGGGTATGCACATAGCAGAGACCAAGGCACGGCTCAGACTCAACAACTTCATGTACGACGTCGTGACCGAATACGCCGAGGAAAAAAAGAAGGAACTCAAGTCAGTCCTCCTTTGGCAGGAGGAATACCTCCTCAGAGTCAAGAACAACGACGAACACCTCGCCGACCTCTACAACTACCACGTAACCCCCAAGACAAACCAATAGAGACATGGCGACAGTGACATTCAGTTGGTCAACCGTCCTCCTCACAGTGATAACGGTAATCCTCATCATAGGAACCTACCTCACGGGCGTATGGTGGACAGACAACAACAGGAAAAAGAGAATCGTCTCGAGAATAATCCTCGCAGTCATAGCCCTCACCTTCATCACGGGCATCTACGTCTCAATCAACCTTTGGCAGCAACTCCTCGCCACCAATTAGACACGATTGTGTCTCATCCAAGTTATAATAACCTTTAAAACAATAAAGATATGCAGGACAACACAAACGACAACCTCAAGGAAAAACAGAACGAAGACTCCGCCTTGGACTTCTTCAACACCGCCATGTCAACAATACCCACAAGGTACAACTCCCACGGCGGTCCAAAGTTCACAAAGAAATCCCCCAAGAGAAAAAACATCAAACACGGTAACAGAAAAAAGAAATGAACACTCCCATCTTCCTTAACCTCCACGGCAAGGACTCCAAGAGAACCTACCGAGTCAACATGTCCCTCGTCACGAAGTACTTCACATCCGAGGACTCCTCAGGCACCTGCATCTACGGCGACAACAAGACCTTCATCCTCCTCGCATCAGAATCCCCCGAGGAAATAGACAATCTCCTCCAAGAAAAACTCTCCCCCACCCGACACATCTCCCCCGACCTCCCCTAAGACACGATTGTGTCTTATCCATACCCCCGCAATCCAAAATGTTTCACGTGAAACATTTATGTTAATCTATTGTAAATTAATTTTTTAACACACAAAAAATATTATGACAACAGATGAAGTAAGGGGAATGTTCCACGACATAAAGGAATCTCTCGAGCATAAACTCTACAACGAATGCATGAAGGAGTACCGCGACTACCGCAGCGAGAACAATCTCGACCGTCTCCCCACGGTCGGCATGGACACCATCCTCTACGATGAACAGTGCCGTGAGGCGGAGACCATATACAACAAATGCAATGCAGTCTACAGGCAAAAAGCGGCTGAACTCGACAAGACCCTCGACTCGGTCTCCGACGAACTCGAACACCGCCTGTGGTTCCATATGATGGATGAAATGAATTCCTAAAAAACGTTAAAATATGTTTCACGATGTGTTAATCATTTGATAATCAATATGTTAAATGAATTGTTTCACGTGAAACATAGGTCTGTTAATTTTTGTTAAATTTTTTGGTGGGGAAAAAACAAAGGACAGTTTCTCACATCCAAATCCCCCGAATTCCGAAATTTCCGTAAAAGCCGCAGAATGCTTTAAGGTGTGTTACTTCCGATTTCGTGCACAGTGGCAACGGAATTATATATCAATCCATTTGGTTTACAAGGCTTTCGCAGAGGTTGTCTCCATAACTTTCTGTAAATCATGCGTTTCTATCCCATTGATTATCAGTGGGGTATATAACAGTCTATAATACAACATTTTATATAGGTATATTTCTCTTTTTAACATCTTTTAGGAAAAAGTGTTTGGTTGGTTTGGAAATTCTTCTTACCTTTGCAAACGTAAACAAGAAACAAAGTATAAACAATCTAAAAGAAAGGGGAAATATGAACTTAGAAAACATGACAATTGTTGGAGTTAACAAAACAGCCGTGATTCGTGACAAGACTTATTCAATCGAAGAGGTCTATGAGGCAGTCAAAGACGATATGTTTGTTCCCACGACCGAACAGGTTCAAAGTAAAAGTAAGAAAAAGGGAAAAGGCAAATACAAACGCGGCAACCGCAAACGTGTAATGCTTGACGGCGAAATGGTTAAAGCCAACAGTCAGCGTTTGCAGTTGTTTTATACAAAAGGTTTTAAATGTGTTCAGTGCGGCACTGAGGGAAAGTTCTTTATCATGATAAAGAACAGGAACAACAAAGGTCAACTTGACAATTATTACCATCTTGAGCTTGTCGGAATCACTCCTTCCGGTCAATATGTCATAATGACAAAAGACCATATCGTTCCTAAGGCAAAGGGAGGGAAAGATGTACTTGAGAATTATCAGACAATGTGTTTCCATTGCAATGTTGCAAAGGCTGACAATTCTGAAGAGTACGTAAACGGTACAATGGATGAACTCAAAGCAGCAAACAGATATTTGTTCAACGAGAATGCAAAATTGAAAAAGAAGCTAACTGAACTTACAGAAAAATTGGCAAAATACGAAACTAGAGCAGACAAGAATATGGCATAGGTCAACGTTTTCCCCCCGATGGCGGCTTATTAACTTTAATTAACAAAACACATATAAATCATGGCAAACAAAAAAATAACAAAAATGGATGTTGAAAACACCGATATTTACGAACAGAACCACGCCAACACCGAGTACGCTGATAGGCATAGGGGGTGCGGCTCCAGCAATATACCCAAGCAGACTCCAATCGAGTGGAGCAACTGGGATGAGCTCGTCGGATACTTCAGGGGTTATTTCAGCCATTTCGGTGACGACACCTCAAGTATCGACGATGCCACGTTCAAGAGTATTGTGAAAACCATCTGGCGTTTCGGTTATGTCAGCGGTGTTGTCGGGGGCATGAATACAATGAGAGAACTCACACCCACATTCAGTGAACAGCTCAGAGAATGGAAAAAGTCCGTCGAAGAGCATAACCGTAACTGTGAGGATGAGAACGACATTCCTGTCAATTTCACCGAACTCATTTCAAGAGTCTAACACATAAAACAATGATAACGAAAGTATACGAAGTCACCTGCGACTACTGCGGCACCTGCCTCAACCACTACATAGGGAAGAAGCCTACTATGGAAGAATTGAGGGAGGACGGTTTTTCCACCACTGCGACCAAAGTGTTCTGCAACGAGCGCTGCAAGGGCGACTGGAACCACGACATGTGGGAGAAACGATACCTGAACCTACCCCAGAACGGAAAAATACACAACCACGAATACGACGGTTGAAAACGAATAAAACATTTATATAGTCACCAAAAAAATAAAGAGTATGGAAATTAAATGCAATCTTAACGATTTGGTTTCACCCGAGAACAGGCCGTACATTGTAGTCCTTGACCGTTGCAGCGGTAAGAGGATGAAGTCTTACGGTGAGTGGTGCGGGTACAGTGGAAACGGCAAGGGAAGCGAGGGTGAGGTCACCCTTGTCTTCAAGACAGCGGAGAACGAGTCGCAGGTGAAGGAGGTCACCGTGTGTTGTGGGGAGGAGTACATTGAGCGTCTTGGCGGGGAGTGGATGATTAAGTCCATGATGCGTAACCGTCTTGTTCCGAGGGAGTACGAGGTGGTCGAGGTCGGGGTTGTGGAGCGTTACAGTTCGGATGAGAGGGAGAAGAGGGAGGTGATGCTGAAGATACACGAGAGTCTGTCGAGACGGTGTGGTGAGTATGTTTTCTACAGCAAGCCTGTGAGGATTGAGCTTGGTTCGATAGGCAAGGTTGTGGAGATGGAGTATTTCACCAAGGATTGGTTCGGGATTGACGACATCATAAACTACAGGACGGACCATGTGCGTATGAGCAGCCTTTCGGTTTCTGATTTGAAGAAGGTGTACGCTGCGATGTGATTTGGTTTAACATCTTTTAAGGAAAAAGATTTGTTCAGTCCTTGGGAAGTTAGTACCTTTGCAAATGTAATCAATCTAAAGAAAAATAATTTCATATGCTTACAGTAGACGAGATAAAATCCATGACGGGTATGCACGACATACCTGCGGAGATATATGTGAACAAGGGAGTGATGCTCGACCCGTTCCTTGCGGAGAACCTTACGGGGAAACCCAAGACGGTGGAGTACGACTTCGACGTGTACCTCAAGGACTACGGCGTGAATTTGCAGAGACCGTTTGTGTGGACGCTCTTGCAGCAGGAGGAGTTCATAAAGTCGTTGCTTTTGAACAAGCCGATACCGCCCGTGGTGGTTGTGGACTTGGATACCCATGAGAGTTTGAACAGGGAAGAGCCGACCAAGCGGTTGGTTATTGACGGGAAGCAGAGGCTGCTCACCATAAAGAGGTTTCTCATGTGCGACTTTTGCATCACTGTGAACGGGAGGAACTATCGGTACAGTGACCTCGACAACGAGGCGAAGGGTCTTTTCGAGAGGCAGATAACCTATCTCAACGCCACGGTGTACTATGCGACTGAGGACAGGGATTGCGCCTGGTACATGTCGGACGACATGAAGATAGCGATATTCAACTTCTACAATTTCACGGGAACGCCGCAGGAAAAGTCCCATAGGGATTTGCTTGAGGTATTGGTCAAGAAAACAAAAACAGAATAGATTGATATGACAAACGAAGAAAAAGCAAAGGAAATCGGACAGAAATGGTACAATGACGGTGCTAATGAAGTTGCATTTCGCTCAGCACTGCAAATGGCAAAATGGAAAGATGAGCAAATGATTGAAAAAGCCTGTGAGTGGCTGAAACATAATGCTGAACATTTTACCTACATTTCAGCGCACAGTGGTGATGCGAAAATTAGCGAACATAAACTAATCGAGGAATTTGAAAAAGCAATGGAGGAATAAAGCAATGACAAATATAGACAGATTAAAAGAAATTGCAGAGCCTCGCAGTGAGGAGGCCAAGAACCGAGCATATTGGAGACGGTTTTACCGTCAGACAATCCGTGAAAATGCCAAGAGTGAATTAATTGAGAAGGCCTGTGGGTGGTTAGAATCCAACTTATGCCATTACGATGAAAACTACTGTGAAATAGACTCTGGTAAATCATTAATAGAAGACTTCAAAAAAGCAATGGAGGAATGATAATGAAAACAAAAATTCAAATTTTCAAGGCCAAAAGATGGAACAAAGAATGGATAGAGGGGCAACTTATAATTGTGCAAGGAACACCCGTAATTATCCCACTCGACAATCATATTCCTGGACTCCCGTTTGATAATTGTCTCGAATGGGACGGGCATCACCTCAGACAAGATGTAGATATACCACTTTGGGTTGACCCCGAAACTGTGGAGTATGTACGTGATGAAGAGATGGAAATGGATTAATGGAAATGGATTATTAATGAACATGGAGGACTAAACAATGACAAAAGAAGACAAAGAATTATTACTGAAAGACCTCTGTGCGAGGTTGCCGTATGGGGTAAAATGCAATGTGCCATTTAATCAGAATGTCAAGCGTTTAATAGGGATAGAGTGTGATGACGTTGACGGCAATTTACTGTTGTTTGACAGAGATGGTGAAAACTTGCCTTGCGAGTGCTATTTGAGTGAGGTAAAACCGTACCTCCGTCCGATGGAGAGCATGACCGAGGACGAAATAACCGAAATATATGAGTATGCAAAACCATACATAATAGAAGCAATAGGGCATGATGCGGAATCGGATAATCCTGACCGTAAAGTGGAGATAAAGAACGAATTTCTCTCAGATGCGGTCATTATTGATGAGTTGATTAAACGTCATCTTGATTACCGTGGACTTATTCCAATGGGCTTGGCACTGCCTGCGGAGGAAGGAATGTACAACTATACAAAAGTTGATGAGAAAAAATTGAGAGAAAACATAGCGAAGAAACTTGTTGATGCTCTCATATACGACAACGACTATGTGAATAGATGGACACCTTTTGATGAATCAAAACATTATGGTGGTTGGATTGAAAAGATTGCAGAAAAAGTATCTTTACCATTGGCCAATCAAAAATACTTTACAGACGAAGCAATAGATACGTTTGCCGTAGGTGATTTTAGTGAGAAAGAAGATATGATAAAAGAACATCCAGAGTTGAGGGAACTCGATAAAGTGTTGGATGAATATTACGACTATCTCTGTGAAACATTTTCTATAAATAACTAAAATCCAAATAATTATGACACAGGAAGAAATGAATGAAATAAAGAACTTCATTGAGGAAAAGAAGTTCATAGCCCGCAGGACAGACGGATGGAGTTTCTTCTGGAGCGGCGATGCTATCAGTGTCGAGGATTTGATGAGAAAGTTGAAAAACATAATGCGAAGGAAAGCTAACAGATAATTAAATGGAAAGATACTATACTAAAATAATATCTTTCGACGCTGCAAAGGTAATCCGCGTGTTCATCGACGGCTGGCTCAACAAAAAGATGTTCGATTATCGTGGACTTATCCCGATGGGTCTTGCGCTCGAAGCAAAAGAAGGAATGTACGACTGGGTGGACTTCAAGGATGCAGGCTGGAAGTATTATCCGAAGGATAGGTTTTCGTCCTATGAGGAATACGCACAATACCTTAAGCGCGAAGGTCTGGCGGTGGACGCACCTAAAGGAAAGTATAACAATTAAAAACCCAATAAACTTTATGAAACTTATAAGTTATATGTACAGTTACAGCGGTGACAGCGGTCTTTGTTTGTCTAACCGTGAGGAATGGAACACCATCGATAGTTATCTTTATTTCGATGCTGAAAAATGGGCTATGAAGAAAATTTATGATATAGTTAAGATGATATATCGTAAATATTGTAGTTTTGGTACTACTTGGACTTTGGGAGATGTTATGGACCATATAAATGATACAATAGTTCCTTTTATCAATGAAACCGATGGAGTATACAGGGATAAGGAGTATTGCGGGAAATCCATTAAGGAAGAAAAACAAATTAATCCAAAAGAACACGAAATTATTCCCTGGGAACTTAATGGTAAAACATTTAATTACGACTATCTCAATTGACTTCTACAACAAGTACCACTTTGACTACCGAGGACTTATCAAAAAAGGTCTTGTCCTGGAAGCGCCCGAAGGAATGTATAACAAATAAAATATAATAATCATGACAAACGAAGAAAAACAACTACTTCTAAAAGACCTCTGTGCGAGGTTGCCGTATGGGGTGATAACCAAGAATTGCACAAAAAACTCTGATGTTCCCGCCCATCTGCTTCCACATGTTAACGGAATTAAACTACTTATTGCTGAATATGACCTTAAACCATATCTCCGTCCGATGGAGAGCATGACGGATGAGGAACGGGAAGAATGGTTCAAGCAAAGTCATGTTGAGTACGATTGTGAATTTCACACAGAACCGACACTGTCTCTCAGCAATTGTCACTTGTCAACTGATTGGCTCATTGCTAATCATTTCGACTACCGAGGACTTATACCAATGGGTCTTGCACTCCCCGCACCTGAAGGAATGTACAACAAAATGGAGGAATAGAGATATGTGTCTAACAGTTTTACCAGGCTGCAAGCCTGAAATCGCAAAGGAAGATATATTGTGCTACAAAGCTGTAGTTGACCACGTAAAATATTGGAGTCCCGCTATACATCCATTCAAAGCAGGGTATTCATATCCATACAACAAGGTGCTGACAGCAGAGTCTCATGTCATAGGCAAAATACATCCAATACAGCATTTGGAGATGAAGGGTGGGGGGTGTTTGAATTTCTATATAGAAGAAGGTTTCCATGCAAACCGTAATAAAACATACCTCCGTACGAATCCATGCATTATACCCAAAGGAACAGAATACTGTCTTGGCGAGGATGATGAAATTGTCGCAGTGAATATGATTGTATTCAGGTCTATGCTGGACTATTATTGGTACAGAATAAAGAAATTGTGGCAGGAATAAATACAAACGGTAAAATAACAAAAATATGAAAGCATACAAGGGATTCAACAAACACGAAGACGGTACATTGTGGTGCCGTGACTTCCAATACGAAGTTGGAAAAACCTATACATTTGATGGTAAACCTGTACCATGTAAACAAGGTTTCCACGCTTGTCATGAGCCGTGGCAGTGTTGGCAGTTCTATCCGAATAACGGGGAGAATGTGTACTACGAAGTTGAATGTGGTGGGAAGATAATCAAAAGTAATAATGGTGACGGTAAGTTCGTATGCACGGAAATAACCTTGGTAAAGGAAATCCCCGCGCCTGAGAGTAAATTTGATGATTGTTGGAATTTCCAAGAAGGATATGCAATTGTGGAGTTGAATGGTGAATATAACTTCATCGATACGGAAGGAAAATACCTATCCGAGCAGTGGTTCGATTATTGTTATAGTTTCCAAGAAGGATATGCAAGGGTGAACTTGAATTGTAAATGGAACCTTATCAATACTGAAGGAAAGATATTGTCCGAGCAGTGGTTTGACTATTGTAGGTATTTCCAAGATGATTATGCAAGGGTGTGGTTGAACGGTGTACACTATAAAATGGATAAAAGCGGTAAATTAATTCAATTATGACAAACGAAGAAAAAGAACTACTCCTGAAAGACCTCTGCGGTAGATTGCCGTATGGAGTAAAGATTCAAGTATGGTCATATTGGAATGGCGATTACTTTGATATGAAACTACTCGGTATTGACTTGGACGAGGGTGATGTTCTGATTGCTTTGCCGGGTGATAGGTGTGAGATTGAGAAAGTTAAGCCTTATCTCCGTCCGATGGAGAGTATGACCGAGGAAGAGAAGATAGAACTTCTCAAATATATGTTTGGGGAGGAAGGATTAAATAATTTTCATATCACAAATGATGGTATCGTTCCTAATGGCTATGACGAGGGCTGTGTAGAGGTGGGGATTGGTGAATTTAACTTACATTGGATTAATTTTAGTAACAGTAATGTTGCCAGATACGAAGATTGGCTCGACAAGAATATGTTTGACTACCGTGGACTTATTCCAATGGGCTTGGCACTGCCTGCGGAGGAAGGAATGTACAACGGTTAAAAGTGAGTATTATGTGTTTGATAGTAAAAGAAGGTTGCAATATTGAGGTTGCCAATGAGGATATCACCTGTTGGAAGGTGGTGGCCCCGCTTGTGGGGGGTGTTAGGTGGGAGGCGATTTATCAGTTCACACAGCATAAGTTTGATGGGGTTCTGAAAGCTTGTGCCCATCTTCGGGTAAACCCGTATCGTGAGATACACAAGGGGTTCCATGTGTTTATTGACAAGGCGCATGCTGGGTATGCGAGTCATCTAAGCGGCATTGTGGTTGAATGCACGATACCGAAGGGTGCGGAGTACTGTCTCGGAAAGTACAACGAGATAGTTGCAAACAAAATGATAGTTCACAAACCAAACAAAATGGAGGAATAGAGATATGTGTCTAAGAGTTTTACCAGGGTGTAAGCCTCAAATCGCAAAACGTGGCATCACATGCTGGAAGTATGTGGTGGAAGAGGGTTTGTCCAGATGGAGCGGTCCGTATTATGGCGGGAAGTTCGAGTACGGCAAGAGGGTGGTGGCAGAGGCTGCGTGGGAAATGAAAACGGTTGGAAGGCTATGTGTAGAGCCTTACCGTACAACCCGTGGAAAGAAGATAAAGTGTGTTGAGGAGGGTTTTCATTCGTTCAGGAATCCTGTCGCTGCATGGTCGTTTAATGTCGGTGGGGACTACTTGTTGTACAAAAAGCTCAAGTGGTGTGTCATACCGAAGGGTGCGGAGTACTGCAAAGGGAGGGAATGTCAGATGGTCTCCACGGACATAGTCGTATTCCGCAGTTTCGGGGATTATCTCAGTTATATTTTTAAGAGAAACAAAAACAGATAGAGTTATGTGTTTAATACTTAGATGGAATCGTAAACCTGAAATCGCACAGGAAGACATGACATGTTGGAAAGTCATAAAGCCTTTTGATAACTATAAATGGGAAGCACCTTATAGATGTACCGTTCATAATTACGATGAAGTATTAACTGCCTGCGATAGGTTGAGTGTGAAACCCTGGTTTAATGGTATTCCCTATTTTGATTACATTGAAGAAGGCTTCTATGCATGTACCAATGAAGATATTGCACTATACCAATTAAATAATTTAGTGTGCTTTAACTCATCACATTCCTTGGCTAAGTGTACTATACCGAAGGGTGCTGAGTACTGCCTTGGATGGTACAGCGAGATAGTGGCAAATAAAATGATTGTTCATAAACCAAAAGAAATATAGATTATGATAAACAAGTTAAGTGGAAGGCATTCTTCCGATGACATTGAAAACTACAAGAAATACATAGTCCAATGTCCTTGCTGCGGCACCATGTTGGGTTTCGGCAAGGATGACGTGTACGTGGCGGAGGACGGTTATCTTATACACCATGAGTACATAGACTGTCCCGAATGCAATGAGAAGGTAATGCTGAGTGATGACGAGAGGTTCGGGTACTGATTAACATCTTTTAACAAAAAAGATTTGTGTGGATTGGAAAAACTTTCTTATCTTTGCAAACGTAAACAACAAAAAAATCTTATATGGAAAACATAGCAGAAAAATACAAAATCTCACAAGAAAAAGGTAAGACCGAACCTCGTGTTGAAATTTTCACGAGAACGGATGTCAACGATGGTGACTATCTGAACGAACGCATTGAAATGAAGTATAGTGATTTCAAAAATGACATACTGTTTCAATACATCTTATCATATGTGAATGAAAACGATGAGGTTGATGAGGATGATACTTTCTGCCACCCAGAAAACTTCTGTGATTACTTGGGTGATATGGGACTCCTATCCAGTGACGTCAATGGTTACGGACATTCTGTGTATATCGACGGGATGTGCTACTATGACGAGGACAACAAGAAACACCTTATGACAATACCTTCGTTCAAGGACCTCAACGTAGATTTGGATGGGTTGAAAAAAATGCTCCACGAGTGGTTGGAGGAAGAGGGGTATGAATAAACACAAACCATCCTGACACCTTCAAAGGAATGTATACCACTAAAAGAAAGGAGAAAGCATTATGAGCAAGACTGCGGAAAAGAAAGCGTTGGAGGCATATCCAATCAGTGTGTCCAAGACTTCGGTTGAAGCGGGCTTTGATTGGAACGAGGAGTACCGTGACGTGTTCATGGAGGGTTATGAACAAGCAATGGAGGACTTCATGGAGAAAGCCTGTGAGTGGCTGAATGAATATGAAAACGGCACAACTATAATTGATATAGATTCATTCATAAAAGGCTTCAAAAAATATATGGAGGAATAGGATATGAAACTGTACTACGAAACCAAAATCGACGGCATTGACGAGATGTGCACCTGCGTCTGCCCGTGCGAGAAAGCCGAGGAGGAAAGACTCGATGCCTACCGTGCTGCATGTGACAAATGGGTGATTTGCAAGAGTTATTCGTCACACAAGAAAGACGATAGAAAGGTGCTTTGCAGTGACGGGAGTCTCTGTATGATGTACTCTTGTGGACTTTACGATGACGTTCTTATATTCAAGACGCAGGGCGATGGTTTTGAATATCTGCGGAACATGGACACCAAGGCAATCAACGCAAAAGACCCCGACAACGAGGAGGGTGTTTCCTATTGGGATGTCATCCCTCTCTACGACTACCAACCGACGATGGCCGGCAGCGCGAACTGCCAGGAGTGCAGGTACTGCTACGGGCGAAGCAAGGAATACTGCGACTTCGCGATGATAGGGGCGAACGGCAAGTTCATTCCCTCGAAAGAGCAATACGTCAAATGCTCGGCGATGTTCCGCAACCCCGACTTTTCGTGGAAAATCCGACTCCGCAGGAAACTGTACCACTTGGGGCTTAAAATGGATAAACTTTTCAAAAGAAAATAGGATTGGCTATGTGCATGACTGTATTGAAAGGCTGCAAGCCTAAGTTTGCAAAAGAGGATATTGTTTGCTACAAAATAGTCGGCTATTTCGATGAAAATGAATGGCAGGCAATATTCCGCGGCACGTTACATAAATACGATATGGTGTTGAAGACATACAAGCCGTTATTGGAGAAAAAATCGGCACCAGATACGCTTACTAACAGATGTATTGTCGGATGGACATTTATTGACGAGGGGTTTCACGCATACTCTACGTTAAAGAAGGCGAATTTTGAACTTAAACGACGTGGCGTTCCAAGTGAACTCATAGTGAAATGCACCATCCCGAAAGGTGCAATGTATTGCTATGGGGAATTGGACCATATTGTTGCAAACCAAATGATTGTACATAAACCAAAATGCGTCAAATGAAAAGGAAAGAAAGCATAAAGACATTCAAGGACGTAAAGAAGGGAGACACCTTGTACCTTGTGTACCTTGACCCGAACGGTGACCGACAGATAGGTGAGGCTGCCGTTACGGGTTTCACTGATTGGACATACAGGTATGGGGACAGGTACGAGGATTACGGTGAGAGAGATGTAAGAAACGTTAATTTCAAGTTTCAGGGAGTCAAGTTCTCGAGAGACCTGACATATATTCTCAATGATACGCATACACTTAGCGGGGCTGAATTTGGAGAGGAGTATGAGAATGTAATGGGTGACGCCTTCGTGGAGGTGTTCACGACCCGTGGTCTTGCCAAGGAATACCTTGTCTCCCTGCTGGGGTCTTTCATTGAAAGCAAACAGGAACAGATTGCCGAACTTGAGTCGGAGATAGAGAAATTCAGGAATAACTTGGATTCAATTAACAACATTTAACAAAAAACATTTTGTCAATCCGCATAAACTTCATACCTTTGCAAACGTAAACAAGTTAAATGAAAGGAGACAATATGAGTGACTACACGATGGTGAGCCTCGCCACCGACATATACGGGGCAATCGACGAGTCCATGCCCGAACAGCATGTGGCGATGAACATCAATGTCATCCCCGACCTATGCAACCTTATGTCCGACCCGAAGACCGCCCGTGGCGGTGCATATCTCGGAGTCAAGAGCGAGATAAGCCTTATGATGGTTGACGACAAGCCGCACCTGGACACCGACATTGACATAAGGTTCTATGAAACCGTCGTTACAAAGGGTGGTATCCCGTTCCTTGAAAGGCACGTCGCTGTGGTGAAAAACGACCCACACTGTGATACAACGTATCTTGATGAGGTGCTTCGCTTGTGCGGGTTGGCTGACTTCATTGCCGATTGAACCGAATTGGAAACATTAAAAATACAAACTCTAACGTTAAAAAAAAAAACAAATCACTATGGGAAAGAACTATAAAATAAATGACGACCTGACGCTTGAAATGGACGGTAAGGTTTACAGGCTGACGAAAAATAACAGTGAGAATTGCAGTCACTGTCCGTTGCATAATATAGAGGACTGTGTTGAATTGTGTGGTGATACGTATTTTGAAGCTGCCGAAAGACCAGCGTTTGAACACAGGGAATCCATATTCGTCGAAGTAGCCGAAAACAAAGAAACAACCATGGAAGAAAAAGAACACAAAAACGAACCCGACTACAAGGCTCTCTATGAGGAGGAGCACAAGAAGTATGAAGATGCTGTGGAAAGAGCGAAAGGTATCACAAGTAATATGACCACGCTGCAGTCTATAAGAGAGCATATCTTTCCAGAACTCGTGGAGAGCGAGGAAGAGAAACTAAGCAAAAAACTCCATGAGTGTGTCTGTAGGGCAATCAATAATGACAAGTTACCTTATGAGGAAAGAAAATACATTTCCGAGCAGGTAATACCATACCTTGAAAAACTCGAAAAACAGAAAGAGCAGAAAGCAACTTGGAGTGAAGAAGATGAAATAAGATTTACAAATACTATTGTTATGCTTAAAGAGGGTGCAAGTCTTCACTTTAATAAAGAGAATATTACGAATGCTGTCAATTGGCTCAAATCCCTCAAAGACCGAGTGGTTCCACAGAATACTTGGAAACCCACGGAGGAGCAGATGAAAGCACTTAAATATTTGGTAGATAATACTACAGACAAGGACATTGAATCACTTTACTACGACCTCAAGAAACTTTAAGCGATATGGAGAAAGACAATTCATTATTCAAGTATAACGGCAAGACTTATAAGTTGGTAAAGAAACCTGATTCATTTGGATGCACGGAAATATGCCCTCTTGCCCTTGCCAATGAAGGTAATTGTGAGGAACTTTGTTCAGAGGCACTTTTGGACATTGAAGCTCCCGAGTTCAGTTATACTAATTGCATGTTCGTCGAAGTAACCGAAAACAAAGAAACAACCATGGAAGAAAAAGAACACAAAAACGAATCCGACTACAAGACACTCTATGAGCAGGAATGTAAAAAATACGGAGATGCAGTTGAACGTATGAAGTCTTGGATGAACGGGGAACATCCCGAATGTTTCTCGGAAGCGCAGAAAGCGGCTGAATTTGTCTTTCCAGAACTCGGAGAGAGTGAGGATGAGAGGATAGGGAAAGATATAATTGCATACATGCGATATGAACGAAAATCGACAGAGGAAGAAATTGAAAATAGATTTATCCCTTGGCTCGAAAAGCAAGGTGAACATAATAAGCCAAATCCATATAGTGGAACAAGTTTTGAATACAACGGTCACGTTTGGGGAATGTGTGCAAGAGATAATGGAGTTGATGTTTTAATCGACAAGCACCTTATTGCACATATTAATCATGATGGGGCTATCGTTAAAGATAGAGTAGTTCCACCAGTTAGTCAATGGTTACCAAGATAATGAACTGTGTACGGACACCTCAAAAACTTTAAGCAATATGAAAGAAATTGAAAAAATTGGACAAGACATTTTTAAGTACAACGGTGAGGTTTACCGTTTGATGAAAAAAGAATATGAATGTATATGCTATGATATATGTCCCCTGTATGGTGAGAATAATGGAGATTGCGGAACTATTTGCCTCGAAGCATATGAACAGCTCGATAATCCAGGGTTTACGTTTGGAGATACAACCTTCGTTAAGGTAACCGAAACGAAAAACGAAACAAATATGAAAGAAAACGGAACCGATTACAAGTCTCTTTATGAGGAAACTATATCGAAATTGAAGATTGCAAAGAAGAATATTGGATGCTATACATTCTCCAGTGTAATAGATAAAGTGATTCCCGAAGTTGCAGAGAGCGAGGATGAGAGTTTAAAGAGAGAACTTATACAATATCTAAAAGACTGCTCCATTTTACCATGTGGTCATTATTCCCGTGCTGATTTCTTTGCTTGGATTGAAAAGCAAGGTGAGCAGAAAGACGAAAAAACCAACCCCTACAAATCAGCAATTGATTCCATTCATGAAATGTGTAATTCTTATGAATATAATGGTACATTTAAAGATGATAGGGCCATTGATTTTCTTAATAATATAAGGGTTAAATGCCTTGATGCGGAGTTGTATGACGATATGGGTAGAGAACAGAAACCTATTGAGCAGAAACCAACTGATAGAGTTGAACCGGAGTTTAAAGTAAAAAAGGGTGGATGGTATGTTTGTACCAATACTTTTGTATCAAAAGGTAAAATTATTGCAATTAAAGGACAAACATATCAATCAAAACAAGAAGACAATACTATAACTTGTGAAGATAATTGCCTTTTTATTGATAGACACGATGGTAAAGCGGCAGACTATTTTAGACCTTGGACCATCCAAGACGCAAAGTCAGGGGATGTGCTTGCAACAGAAGGATTTATATTTATCTTTAAAGAAATCCGAGAAGATAAAGGTGTTGGCTATTTCTGTGCAAACGAAAAAGAGCTGCATGAAGGTGACGATAGCACATTCCATATTGCTAACCCAAACTCTCTTATGGGCAGTATTAATAACGATTTTACTCATTATACTCCTGCCACCAAAGAACAGCGTGAACTCTTATTCCAAAAGATGAAGGAAGAAGGATATGAGTGGAATGTCGAGACACTGGAATTAAAAAAGATTGAGCAGAACCCAACCGATAAAGCTGAACGGAAGTTTAAGGTTGGGGATTGGATAATTAGTTCGGAAGGAACGCTTCGCCACATCGTAGCTGTTGGCAAAAGATGTTATGAAACGGATAAAGGGTGGCTTACTCACGATGACTACGAAAGGAGGTTTCATCTTTGGACCATTCAAGACGCAAAGGATGGTGATGTACTTTCAACTCGTTTAAGCCCAGAAGGAGACTGGATTGGTATCTATAAAGACTCCTGCGAATTTGGCTTCAATACGCACTGTTTTGTTAATGGTATTATGGAATTTGTTTCAAATTCCTATTGGTGCACAAACCACGGAACACAAGGTATTCATCCAGCCACCAAAGAGCAGTGTGACCTTTTATTCTCCAAAATGAAAGAAGCAGGTTACGAGTGGGATGCGGAGAAGAAAGAGTTGAGGAAGATTGAGCAGAAGCTTGTTGAATATAATAGAGAAGATGAGCAGAACTTAAATGCTTGTCTTGGCTATATACCAGATGAATTTCTTAGAAGATGGCTAAAAGATATTATTCATATTAAATATGACAAACCTGTTTGGTGTGAAGAGGATGAGAAAACTATAGATGAAGCAGTAGAAAAATTAGAAAAATACGCAGAATATGTGCAAGGTGGTAACTCAAAACGATATATTTTAGATTTGGCATCAAGAGTTGAATCCCTCAAAGACCGAATGCTTCCGCAAACAAAACAAGAGGTCTGTGAGGATACATCAACCAGCGAATACATCGACCTCGGACTGCCAAGCGGTACACTTTGGAAAATTTCAAATGAAAAAGGGTATTACACCTATGATGAGGTGGTTGAGAAGTTCAGCAACCAACTCCCAACAAAAGAGCAATGGGAGGAACTAAGAAATGAATGTAAGTGGGAATGGAAAGACAATGAATACAAAGTGATTGGACCCAACGGTAACAATATATTCCTTCCTGCTGCGGGCTACCGCTTCGGTACGGGGGTGTACGACTTGGGCACGGAAGGCAATTATTGGTCGGGTACGTGCATCTGTGAGGGCAGCGCATATAGCATGTGCTTCCGCGACGGCAATATCGGCATGTACTACTACTATCGCGGCAGCGGCTTATCTGTCCGTCTCGTTAAATAATGAATGAAGAAAAATAACAAAAAGATGAAAGCATACAAGGGATTCAAAAAACATGAGGACGGTACATTGTGGTGCCGTGACTTCCAATACGAAGTTGGAAAAACCTATACATTTGACGGTGAACCTTTAATGTGCGAACAAGGTTTCCACGCTTGTCATGAACCACATCAGTGTTGGGTGTTTTATCCAAACAACGGGGAGAACGTGTACTACGAGGTTGAGTGCGGTGGGAAAATAGTTGAAAGTAATGATGGCGACGGCAAGTTCGTATGCACTGAGATAACATTGGTAAAAGAAATACCTGAACCTGAAAATAAGGTTGATGATTGTTGGTATTTCCGAGACGGCTATGCAATGGTGGAGTTGAAGAGTAAATATAATTTCATCAACACTGACGGTAAATTGATTTCCGAGCAGTGGTGGGAAGATTGCTATGGTTTCTATAATGGATATGCAAGAGTGGAGTTGAAGAGTAAATATAATTTCATCAACACTGACGGTAAATTGATTTCCGAGCAGTGGTGGGAAGATTGTTATGATTTCAGTAATGGCTATGCGAGTGTGAAGTTGAATGGCAAATGGAATTATATTGACACGAAAGGAAAATACCTATCCGAGCAGTGGTGGGATGAATGTTGGTGTTTCCATGATGGTTGTGCAGTAGTGAAGTTGAATGGTAAACGGAATTATATTGACACGAAAGGAAAATACCTATCGGAGCAGTGGTGGGATTGGTGTGGTGATTTCCGCAATGGTTATGCAGTGGTGAAATTGGATGGTAAATGGAACTGTATCAATACAGAAGGAAGCCTGATATCGGAGCAGTGGTTTGATGATTGTTGGAATTTCAGTAATGGCTATGCGAGTGTGAAGTTGAATGGCAAATGGAATTATATTGACACGAAAGGAAAATACCTATCGGAGCAGTGGTTTGATGATTGCTATGGTTTCCATGATGGTTGTGCAGTAGTGAAGTTGAATGGTAAACGGAATTATATTGACACGAAAGGAAAATACCTATCGGAGCAGTGGTTTGATGATTGCTATGGTTTCTATAATGGATATGCAAGAGTGGAGCTGAACGGTAAATGGTATAAAATAGATAAAAACGGTAAAATAGTTCAAATATGACAAAAGAAGAAGCAATAAAAAGAATTCGAGATTGGAATCTCGATAAGGATAAGATGGAAGTCTTATCAGTAGTCATCCCTGAACTCGCCGAAAGTGAGGATGAGAGGATAAGAAAGGGCATCATCCAGTATCTTGAGCAATCTCAATTTGGGGAAGAGCATTATCATATAGATGATGATATTGTTAGAGGTTATATTGTTTGGCTTGAAAAGCAAGGCAAACAGAAACCCATTGATGAAGTTAAATCAAAACTCAAAGTTGGTGATTGGATTACATTTTGTGGAAGTGAACCATTTAAAATACTTGAAGTTGAACCAGAACAAAACGGTATTTTGAATTATCTTTTATTAGAACCAAGTGGTTGTAGTACTTATTATGATAAAAAATATGTTGATGAAAACGCAAGGTTGTGGACTATCCAAGACGCAAAGGATGGCGATGTACTTGTAGATAATTATGGTAACATGTTACTGTATGAAGAGATTTCATCCCCCACATTCTATCATTCATATTGTTTCGGCAATGAAAATGTCTTCATCGAAAATGGGGGAGCACATATGATAGAATGTACACATCCAGCAACTAAAGAACAGCGTGACTTCTTATTCTCCAAGATGAAGGAAGAAGGTTACGAGTGGGATGCAGAGAAGAAAGAGTTGAGGAAGATTGAACAGAAACCTGTTTGGAACGAAGAGGATGAAGAAATGTTTGATGCTATTATTGCGGATATACAATTTACACAGAAAGCACATAATCATGAAGTTAATCAGGTTGTTTATGAAAGAGAGATTGACTGGTTCAAATCCCTCAAAGACCGAATGGTTCCACAGAATACTTGGAAACCCACGGAGGAGCAGATGAAAGCATTGAGCGATGCAGCGTTTGAGTTCGAGTATGCACAGCGTTTTAAGGATGCGGATAAAATCCAATCTCTCTACAACGACCTCAAAAAACTTTAAGCGATATGGAACAGATACTATTTCTTTTGACCGAGGTTGACAAGGATAACAATGAGATAGTCCACGAGATTGGTGGAATAAACCAAACATTGTTCGTAAAATTCCAAGACGCTCTCAGGTCTCTCTACGACAGAGTTTCCAAAAATTCCAAGATGGATATTTTCAAATGTGATGATGACTTTGCGTTTATAACTGTCGAGAAGGAAAACGAAAAAACACAATATTACAGACTGTGCGGTAGAAAACCGATACATTATGAATAAACAAAAACTTTGAATTATGATAGCAACAACGTTCAAAGCAAAAAGTTAAAGGGTTAAAAACGCATAAAATATGAAAACAGTAAGATTTAACGGTGATTTTACATTGGTGGTGGACAACAATGGAATTATGAACAACATTCCATTGGCTGCACTGGAATGCACAGAAATTGAAAACTATGCCGAATACGAGTCATTGGATATTTTCGGCAAAGGAATTATAAACACAGATATATTTCGCAAACAAAGGGATGCTGTCATACACAGCGGTACATTTTCAAAGAAAGATTTTTTGTTTGAAGCGATGCTGCTTGACGGAAACGAAATTGTTTTGAAAATGCACAGCACAATGCAGATAGGGGTTTTGGAAAATGCGTGGGCAGGAAACGACAGAATTGGTCTGCAGTCAGAATTTTGGGAGTACGGCAACGGACAAGTAGCAATGGAATTAGCAAAACTCCATCAGAAAAACAGAGAAACATATGAACGTACTGTTCCTGACTACAGTGAATGGTAAGTCTAAAATCATAAACGATATGACACAGATAGCGACAAGCATTGAACAAAGCAAGAGATTGTTGGAACTCAGATTGAGTCCTGACACAGCAGATATGATAAATATGTGTTACAGTTATAGTTTTAATGGTAAAGAATACACTGACTGTAAATACAAATTAAGACTTTTGGAAGAAGGTGAAGAACCTTTTATGCCAGAATTAAATATTCCATCTTGGTCACTCACGGCACTGTTGAAGTTGATGCCATACAATCAATTAGAAGGATACAATAACAAATGGAGTTTGTGGGTGTGGGATGATACAGGTTATGCTCTTCATGTAGAACAGGGCTATGAAAGTCCAATAGATGCCGCCTACCATATGGCGGTGTGGCTACTTGAAAACGGACACATTAAAACAGAAAAGATATGATTACCGAGGACTACTGCTCTTTTGAAACAGCGAAACTCCTGAAAGAAAAGGGGTTTGATGTAAAATGTGAATATTGTTATGCGGAGTTTAGTAAGGATGATATTGAAGTTATTGGCTTGTCACCTGCTAAATGCGCACAATCTCTTAAAGAAGATAGATACCCATATGTAACTCTCCAAATGGCAATGAAGTGGTTGAGGGAGGTGCATAATATAGATGTGGTTATCAGACCTTATATAACAACAGAAGGTTTATATTACTGTTATGAGATTAAGAAGTTGCATAGTGAAATGGTTGAAGGCATTAAAAACCACGCAGGATATGAATTCCACGAGCAAGCCTGTGAAGCGGCAATTAAATACTGTTTGGAAAACTTAATATAATTAATCATGACCAAAAGTGAAATAGAAGTAAGAGAGTCGTTGCACATTGTCGACAACTGCATTTCCAAAAAAAACTATATCAAGGATAACCTTATGATGTATGGAAAGAACACAACGCTTCAAGAAATCATCGATGAACTCGACAGACAGATTGACAAATATAACGGAATTGTTGATGGCGTTTTTGAAAAGTTAACCCCAACACGACAGTTGTAAGTAAACAAAAAGATAATAAAAACAAAAGATATGATTACAGAAGATTACGTATCGTTTGAAACAGCAAAACTCCTTAAAGAAAAGGGTTTCAATGAAGATAGTTGGTTTCACTTTGATTCCGATGGTGATATCGTAACAAGGGGATACAGACTCAATAGACCCGATGAGATACCAGCTTGGACACTTCAAATTGCAATGAAGTGGTTGAGAGAGGTGCATAGAATAGAAATTAATATTGTACTTACTGAATTAAATTACGATAACACAAGAAAATATCAATTTGACGTGTTTTCTGGCAATGTAAATGATGATTTCGATAGTGTACAACGTTATGGTTTCAATACCTACGAGCAAGCCTGTGAAGAAGCAATTAAATATTGTCTCGAAAACTTAATCTAAATTAACAATGACAACCGATAAGCAAAAGAGAGCTATAATGTTCTGTAATGAGACTCTTCCTGACAAATTCAATGGTGATATTGATAATTTCAAAGAAGTGTCTCAGTACCTATCACAACATTTGGTAGAAGCAAAGAAAAAATCAGAACCTAAAAAGATTGTTCTGACTACAACAAGACACTGTGATTATTGTAGTTATATTGATGATAATGATTTAAATAATATTGAAGACCCATATTGGATAATAGAATAAGTTTATGATTACAGAAGACTATGTAAGTTTTGAGGTTGCAAAACTCCTTAAAGAAAAGGGTTTTGATGAAGATTGCCATGCTTATTGGAACTTAACCACCGAAACAAAAACTCCAAAAATAGGATTATCAGTTTCATCAAAGAATTGGAATTATAAATGGAATCCTATTCCGTTCCCGATATCCGCACCGACTCTCCAAATGGCAATGAAGTGGTTGAGAGAGGTGCATAAAATTCATATAACCATATACCCTTATGGTGAATATCAGTGTGATAATTATCAGTTTGACATCTATAAAAACAAGAAATATTTGTTTTCAAGAGATGAAGGTTATATGACAAATGAGCAAGCCTGTGAAGCGGCAATTAAATACTGTTTGGAAAACTTAATATAACAGATAATATGGAAATCAACGAGAAAAACAAGGAACTCTACGAGAGTGCATTCATCGAGAACGGTGAGTACGGCTATCACGGGAAGAATTGGAATCCCGACATCGACGAGCGTGAAATCGACACGATGTGTGAAGGTGAAGATGGTAATTACGTTCCCGCCACACCGCTTGGGTACAGGGACTATTCAATCTCCCGTCTTGCGGGTTTGCGGAACATACTCGACCAAGTGCCGTGCGTCGACCTTACCAATGACAGATTCCATCACCTCAAGAAGGATGACAATACCATAAAGAAGTATGACAAGATACGCACAGACAAAGGTGACTTCGTGGTGACGGGCGACAGCGAGGGTTATTACTACGTTGTCAATGCGGACAACCGACAGTTCTACATCGAGTGGGAAAAGGAGGAAGATGGACAGGATAATTGATACAGAATGGCAAGACCATGCCGACAACCAAGATTTCAAGTTATGGGGCATCAATTGGCGAATCGGCAGGAATTGGGGCATTGCCCATCCCGACCACACCTGTTGGTGCAGCGGCGACATGGTGCTTACACGGCACGATGCCGCCAATCCTTCATATGATGCGGCACGTCTCGGGATAGGTAAGGAATACAGGGAGTTCTATTCACAGACATACCCTTGGAAGGTCGGCTACATTTCGTCCGTCGACACGTTCAAATACGGTGTGTTCACATTCTTCTTCAGCCTGCCGAGAGGGAGACACCTGTGGCCTGCCATATGGCTCACGGACGGGAAGACGTGGCCGCCCGAGATAGACATTGTTGAGGGATGGACAAACGGCAAGTCCGACAAACATCCCTACAGGAAATACTCGCATGACATATTTCCCATTTGCTGTACAAACAAGATATTTCCAGGATTGGTGACAGGCAATTGCCTTGAGAACAAGGGAGGGAAATCCTACTACAATCTATTCCACGGCGCCAACTCAAAATATATGGATACCGATTTGGGTATCAACAGTTGCATGCTCGAGTGGAATCCGAACAAGATTGCGGTTTGGTACAACGAGCACAAGGTGATGGAGGAGACAAATCCCGACATGCTCAGGTGGTTCAATGAAAGCGAAGGTATGGAGATTCACCTGAACAACTATGTGACAAACGACTTCTCCTTTAAGGATTTCGACAGGCTGAAGGAAGATGAGAAATACCTTATAATAGAAGGTTTGGATATTGCTGAATAACAACACTTAACGTTTTTTAACTAAAAAGATTTGGTCCATTCGGGAAAAGGTGTTACCTTTGCAAACGTAAACATTAAAACAAAATGCACCATGAAAACAAAGAACACACCTTATTTCAATTTCGACTCAACGACGTTGAGGTATCAGAAAGTAAACAAGTTCAAACAGTTTGTATTGGACAATCCCGTCATCGCTTCAATCCCGCTTTGGATTGTTTTAGTAGGACTTATTTCCCTTTTGGTATCAAATGACCTTAAACACAAGAAGTCGTACCGTCTTCTTTCAATGGAGTATGCCGCAACGGTTGAAAGCCTCAGCAGGGAGATTGACGCCGACACCCTTGTCATAAAGATAGGTCGTGCCATTCTCGAAGGACCTTCAAACGCACCTCTCAACGACAGCATAGTGTACGCCTACATATGCGAATGCCGTGCATGGTATCCCGACTACATCTTCGCACAGTACAAGATTGAGAGTGCAAGCGGAAAATCCGACCTTGCGGTAAACGCCAACAACCTGTTCGGCATGCGCCCCGTGACGGGCAAGCGGAAGAACTTCACCACGCAGCGTCTCGGCGCCAACTATAAGGGCTACGGCGTGTATGACAATTGGCACCTCAGTGTGCTTGACAAAATCCTGTGGGAACACTTCAGGTTCGGTGGCGTAAAGCCCGACGAGAAGACATATCAGAACTCGCATGAACGGTACGCCGAGGACGAGCAGTACAATGACAAGATAAAGGAAATGATAGAGGTTTTCAAAGATGAACAGGAAGCAAATTCATGAGGGTATAACGGCTGAGTTTTTCAGCCGACACCTACCGAAACGCATATCTCAGTCCCTGCCCGAACTGTTCTCGGGTGTGAGGGACGAGATACTGTTCGGAGGAGGCAAGTCCAACGTTGTCGCCTTCCATGAGAACGGCAAACTGATAGGCGCATGCTGCCTGACCTTTGAACAGTGGACAATGGTGAACGGGTTGCCGTCGTGGGACATATACATTGACAGGTTTGAAGTCTCCTCCAAATTCCAAAGGCGTGGATATGGCACCAAGATGTTCAATTGGATGGTCGGGCTGTTCAACCCCCATGAGGTCAGCCTCTCCCATTTCAGCAAGGATGCCGACGGCGGTGTGAGCGAGAGTTTTTGGAAGAGTGTCGGTTTCAAACATTCAAGAGGATATACACAGTACATGACAATCAAAATAAAATGATATTATGGATTTCAAAAGTTTAAAGGAAAAATGCGAGTATTACAAGGACTTGGCGGACTACAGACTTCTCCCCAATTCCTATGTCCTGTTCCACTTGGACGGCAGAGCCTTCTCCAAGATGGTGAAGAACAAGTTCGAGAAGCCGTTCGACAAGGCTTTCACCGAGATGATGAACAAGACTATGGTACACCTCTGCGAGAAACTGCAGGGTGTTGTCTTCGCCTATTGCCAATCGGATGAGATTTCGTTGGTGATGAGAGACTTTTCGACGGAGGGTTTGGCAAGTTCGTCGTTCTTCAGTTACAGGCTGTGCAAGATGCAGTCGATTGCGGCTTCCATGGCCACGGCCAAGTTCAACAACCTGATGACACGGTACAGGTTGGGAGAAGTCCCTTCCCTGTTTAGCGGTGACATGTGGACTTGGTGCGCAAAAAAGGTTGAGGACATGCCTCTTTACGAGTTCGACTGCAAGGCATGGAACGTTCCGTCCGCAAACGACGCCTATGCGTGGATGCTTTACAGGCAGCATGACTGTCTCAGGAACTCCAAACAGCAGTTTGCGCAGACCTATCTACCGCACAATAAACTTGTGGGGCATGACAGCGACGAGCAGGTCAGGCTGACAAATGAGGCAACGGGAAACGATTGGAATGCAATAGACGACGGTTGGAAATACGGGCGCATCTGTCTCAAGAAGGTGTTCATGTTTGAGAATCCCGAAGGTGGACAATATGAACGCACGAAGTGGGTTGCTGAAAATGCTCAGCCGTTCGACAAGGATTTCAACGAAGGGGATGAGTATCACAAGATTATCAATTTAATAACAAAATAACAAGAAAATGGAAACAAAGAAAGTTGTAACAAAGGAAGAGGCAATCGAAACCTTCAAGAATTTCGAGACAATCAAGAACGCATTGGCAAAAGAGGACACCAAGTCGTCGGTATCCGAGGACGGCGTGTTCCGTATCCACAAGGATGACGCCAAACACCCCGATGTCTACTCTGAGATATTCGACTTCTATCAGTGGGCAAACACCGACGAGGTGCTGAAAATCGACAGCGAGGAAGACAAGGATGTACTCGTTCTGAAATTCATCTGAGAAGTATGGTTGAGAAAGAGAAGATATACGCAATAGTCATACCTGACGTTCACGGGAGGCTGTTCTGGAAAGACGCCCTTCCCTACATGAACGAAGGTGTGCGCACCATATTCCTTGGCGACTACTTGGCACCCTATCCCCATGAGGGCATCACAGGAAAGGCTGCGTTGGAGAATTTCCATGAAATATTGGATACAACCAAGGACATGGAGAATGTCACAATGTTGACGGGAAACCATGATTGGTCGTACATTGCCCCCGACTACCATCTTTGCGACAGCCGCATTGACGAGAGGAGGATGACGGAGATAGTCTCGTTATTCCTCTCAAACCTCAAGCGGTTCTACCTGTGTGTTATAGACAAGGAGGACGGGAAGGAGAAAGTCATATTCTCCCATGCGGGAATACATTCGATGTGGCTGTACGACCTTAAAGCCGATGTATCCGACTCGGACATGTTGGAGTGGAACCTCTACGACATGCTGAAGTCTCCCGACAACGAGACAATGATTAAGTATCTCTCGCATGTCTCGCCTTATAGATGGGGAATGAATCCCGAGGGTTCAATCATATGGGCTGACATAAACGAGTTTGAGCACAGGAAGCAGTTGGACTGTCTGCAGTTCGTGGGGCATACCATGCAGTTGAGGAAAGAGATAACCGACGAGGACAAGGGTTGGTTCAAGTGGGTGCCTGACGAGCCTGTCACCTTTGGGAACGTGACATGTATCGACTGTCAGAGTTGCTTTTGGCTTGACCAAGATTTGAAACTACATAAATTGGAATAACATGCAGAAAGTAATCATAGGAAAAATTGGGGAAAACAGCGAAGCCATGCATACAGAACACGCTGTGAACAGTTACCTTAAAGACGGTTGGAATATTGTTAATGTTTGCCTTACACAGTTCCAACCCCGAAACGGGTTTGAGGACAACAAGGCGATTTTTGTGTTGGAAAAAGACGATAATGCCAACACAAACTAAATATCAATCTATTTATATATAAACATATTTACAATGAACAGATTGGTTGAAACATATTTCAGGAACGCTGCCAAGCAGGTTGTCAATGAGATGATGTCCGAGGAGATGGACAAGATTGCGATGGCATTGCCTATATTCAGGCATACCGACAGGGCGTTTCTTCCTGGCGATAAAGTCTTCATTGAAAGAAGGATAAACAAGGCGGTGACCTATCCTTCATACACGATAACAGGTGTCAACGGCAACGAATTGTCGTTGATGGATACGAACGGGAACAAGATTAAAGCCTCCACTCAGTTGGATGCCCTGTGCACAAGCAACATATGGATGAGAGCCTTCAACCTCTTCTCCAACGATGGCGAAAGCGGACTGCTTCCCGCCGACGTGATTTTCGACTATGAGGAGATAGACGGTGAACTGTATGTAACGATGATGATAAAGTCGGGTGCGTCTTTTTCCAACGGTTCCAAAATAGGATACAAATACAGCGACATCAAGGCGGGCGGCAAGCCTGATTTCATCAGGTTGGCCGTGGAGTCTGAAAAAGACAAGGTGGAACTGTATTGCAAGGAAGGTGAAACGATACCGTTCAAGTCCAAGTCATACCAATCGGGTGCTGTTAGGATAGACAGCAGGTTGGTTGCAACCGAGCCGAACGGCAAATTCAGGGGTTGGGTGTACGGCAGGAGACGTGAGATAGTCGAGACATGCCCATGGCTCAGGGATATGCCCGCCAAATGGTGTGACTCCAAGGGGACTGTAAGAAACATACCTATTTCCAAATACCTTTAATAGAAACAATTTATGATAATTGCTGTTGATTTTGACGGCACCTGTGTCACCCACGAATATCCGAAAGTCGGGAAAGAGATAGGTGCCTCACACGTTTTGAAAATATTGGTTGAAGAAGGGCACCGCATCGTGCTCAACACCATGAGGGGCAAGGATGAAGGCACTGTCCTGAAAGACGCTGTCAAGTGGTTTGATAAGCACGGCATACCTTTATATGGGGTAAATGAGTCGCCTTCACAGAAAGCGTGGTCGTCAAGCCCGAAGGTTTATGCCCATCTCTACATAGACGACGCTGCGCTCGGCTGTCCATTGGTTGACAGGGGTGTTAAAAGCCCGTTTGTGGATTGGCTTGAAGTGTACAGGATGCTGCTGAACAGGAATGTCATCATGAAGCATGACATCAGCAAGGATGTCATGGACAGTATCGAGGAAGAGGTCGAGGCTGTCATGCCCCTTTAACACATTTTAAGGAAAAAGATTTTGCGTATTCATAGAAAGTTGTTATCTTTGCAAACGTAAACATTAAAACAACAAAATATGAGCAAATGGAACATACAGGCCGTAAAAGACCTTTGGAATGAACGCGTTGATTGGACATCTACCTACTACTCCGTTATCTTAAAGGATGGGCAGGAACGTGAGGTACGAACATATGCGGACGAATGTGCCGATGGTACTATAAATGCTTATTGGGAATACACCGATGACGATTCAGGTGTGGATTTCGATGACATTCTCCTGTGGAAACCCATTGAGAAACACGACTACGAAGGAATGGTTGAAAAGTTCAAGGCCGCTGTTGATGGGAAGACCAAAGAGGAATTATCTGAATTGTTCGAAGACAAGGAAGACAAATGTCAATCCTGTACCAACGACAAAGGGTGTGTAGCCTGTGTAAACGGCGAGTTGTGGGAAGGACAGCCCATTGAAAACGCGGAACCTGAAGAGGCGCAAATCCCCACAACGATGGACGAGGCGATGAAAGCCATTGATAGGGAACTCTCCGATGAGGACAAGGAATGGCTTGCCACCGAACCGAACTCCGCAATCAAGTCGCATCATTCCGTCGGCAGATGGATTCGCAACAATTGGGGTCTGTGGGCTGACAAGTCACCGATGAAGGAACTTCTTACCAAGCAGGGTTTCACGCATCCCGACGACATGTCGAACTATATCATTGAGAAGTATGTTGAATACCTGAAAAAGAATAGCCACCCGAAAAATAAGAAGAACAAAAATCCGAGGACACAGTTTGAAATCAGGTCTATATTTGAACGTAACCTGTTCAATGAATACCAATGGTGTGTAAACAACCTGCCACTTAAAGAGGACAGAGGACTCATCTATCAGGTAAGCGAGTTTTACATTATCACATCAAGTCAAGCAATCATCGATAAGGTAAACAAGCACTTCGGTTCAGATTTCAATTTCAAGAACAGTTGGGAATCAAGAACATTCTATCTAAAATAAAGGAAACTATATACGTGTTGACAGAATCCCATTTCTATAACATTCTTTAACAATTTAATGCTTGTTTATTTCGTTGAAATGTGTTATCTTTGCAAACGTAAACAATTATTTACAAAATCAAAATGAAGTTTTTATAATAAAAAAAGCAATATGAAAGCAAATGAATTGATGTTATCGAATTGGGTGAAATATGGTAAACGGTATGCCATAGTCGAGAAAATGACTTTGTCGAGAGTTACAATCCTTGCATGTTTTAACGGCAACGATGAACTTGTCGAGGAAACCTACGACAACATTGAGCCTATCCCAATCACCCATGAACTTCTTGAAAACAACGGTTGGGAACGTGACGACATGGAATGGGGTGCCGACGGTGAGATAGAGTGTTGGTTCAGTCCCGACCACCGCATTGAACTGCGTTCAAACAAGAACCACGACATGTGCAATTCAGACGCTGCGTGGGCTGTTCACATTGACAACAAGGACTTCGATACGATAGGCTCGGGTGAGGTCTCATACCTCAACGAACTGCAGAACGAGTGCAACTGCAAGCATTACGAATTTGAATGGAAATTATAAAGTACATATAATATGGAAGTAAAGGCTGTAATAGGTTCGCTGTTTGGCGACGAAGGCAAAGGAACGTTGGTTCAGTACCTCTGTTCCGAGGCAATCAATGAAAACAAAAGCGTCATTGTTGTGCGTTTCTCGGGCGGACCTCAGGCTGCCCACACTGTGGAACACAACAGCATAAACCACATCTGTTCGTCATTCGGTAGCGGTACTCTCTTGGGTGTTGACACCGCATATGTCCGTGGTTCCTATTTCGACCCAATCTGTGCCTTCAACGAGTCAAAGACTTTACGTGTAAAGGGTGTGGAATTGCCGACAATACACTTGTTTGACAACGGAATCATAACCCCATACGACGTGAAGTCCGCACATGAGGACAAGAAAGCGGAGGATGACGGTTCCTGCAAGGCAGGTGTATGGCAGGCGGTTCAGCGTCAGGCAAGCGGTCATACGTTCAAATCCTACAACCTGACACACCAAGACGACAACCCCGACACGTTGGAAAACCTGTGCAACCTTTACTTGGACGATGCCCGCAACTACTACGGGTATTCCAGAAACGACGAACTTGAGAAACAGTTCAACGCTGCAATGAAGCATGGGTGTGAAAACTATCTCAAGTTATATGAATCTATGGGAGAGTTCAAGACTCTACTTCAATGCTACGATGTCGTTATCTTTGAGGGAACTCAGGGGCTTCTGTTGGACGGAACCTACGGCTTCTATCCACATGTCACCTCAACAAAGGTTGGAATAGAACCGATATTGGACATCGTTCCCAAATACCTTGAAGGCTGCGGTATGTCTGACGTGGATTTCTACTTTGTCACGAGAACGTATCTCACAAGGCACGGCAACGGCTATAACCCGAGAAAGAAATTGGAATGGGATTTGTCCAACAAATGCGAGACTAACACCTATAACGAGAACCAAGGGAAATTCAAGGTAGGCTGTCTTGAATTGGAGCTGTTTGAACGTGCGACTGACCGACACAGGCTCGACAATCTGCAGAAGAAACACGGTCTGAAATACCATTTGGCTGTCACCCATATGGACTTGCTCAAGGAGAACGGAAAGTGTGACATGCTGTACGGGTTGGAACACATAATCACAACGGGAATCGAGGAGACCATGCAGATGATTGGCGGTTGGTTCAGCGGGGTGACTTTCACCGATTGGCTTTACAGCGACAGCCCTGAAGGTGAGTTCAAATATGCCGATATTGACATTTTTTAACAAAAACGATTTGGTCGGTTCAAAAAAACATAGTACCTTTGCAAACGTAAACATATAAAATATATCAAATGAACAAACCGAAGATTTTAGTGGTCGTTGACATGCAGAACGATTTTGTCTCAGGTTCACTCGGAAGCGACGATGCCAAGGCAATCGTTCCGAATGTCATGGAGAAAATCAAGAATTTTAACGGTGAGTACATCATATTCACCCGAGACACCCACACAGACGACTACCTCTACACCAAGGAAGGTGAGAAACTGCCTGTTGTACATTGTGTAAGGGGCAGCGAGGGTTGGAGGCTTATTCCCGAGATTGAGGAATGGCTTCACAAGAACCTCATGTCACGTGAAAAGACTGTCATGGTGGTGGACAAGCCCACATTCGGCTCGGTCTATTCGGACAACGAGACAAAGTCGCTCGTGGAATGTGTAAGCGACATTGTCGAAGCCAACGGTGGACCGAAGGAATTCGACATTGAGGTTGTAGGCGTCTGTACGAGTATATGTATTGTGTCCAACGCACTGCTGCTCAAGGCTCACTTCTACGATACCGCCGAGATAACAGTGGATGCCAAATGCTGCGCATGTGTCAGCAAGGAGACCCACAATGCGGCACTGACCACAATGGAAACATGTCAAATTAACGTAATAAACAAATAATATGGCAACAAAAGGACTTAAAAAAAGCGCTTCAAACGTAAAGCAAAAGTATTTGGAACAAGTGGATTTAAACATCACAGATATTTGTGAAGATGAAATGGGAGAGGGAAATCTTGCAGGTCAACCTGTATTGGATGACGAATGCGACTGCGGGAACCAATGGTCGTCAATGGACGGCCGCATAATTCCCGTGAGCAATGTCTATCCCGTGCTTGCTCCAGGCTACTACACGCTTGGCTACTGCCAAAACCTCGGAATGTACTTTGAGGTCGCCAAGGTGGAGACCAACAAACTGTACAGGCTTCCGAACAAGGCAACCGATATCGTGTTGGACGACATTTCGAAATTCTGGACTCTTGAGGAGACCTACAAGAAATACCATAGGGTGTTCCGCAGAAACTATCTCCTGTATTCAGCGCCTGGAACGGGTAAAACCTCTTTGATAAGCCTCATGTGCAAGGAACTGATTGAGAAGTACGACGGCGTGGTGTTCTACCTGAACAACAGCAACGATGTCGAGGCGTTCCCCGACGCAATGAGACGCATCAAGAAAATCGAACCCGACAGAAAGATTATCGCCATTATCGAGGACATCGACAGTTTCCTCTGCCGTTCAGAACTCAACACAATGCTTCTGAACATACTTGACGGAAACATCAAGATAAACGGCTTGGTGACAATCGCAACCACCAACCACATCGAGATGATGGAGGACAGATACACCAACCGCCCGTCACGTTTCGACCGTGTCGTGGAGTTCCCGCTTCCGAACGAGGAAAGCCGCAAGATATTCATTGAGAAGACTGTTCTTCCTGAAGACCTTGAGAAGATAAACATCGACGAATGGGTCAAGAAGACGGAGGGATTCACAATCGACCACATCAACGAACTCATACTGTTGTTCTTTGTGTTCGGTCATACTGAGGAAGAGTCATTCGAGACGCTTTACAAGATGACCAAGACCAAGGGCATGTTGAAGAACACCACAAGTGTAACAAAGTCGTCAATAGGTTTCACCAACAAATAACAAAACATATGAATACAGGTTTGACATATATCAAAAAATATAAGGATGAACTCATCCAATGGTTGAAAGATTGGTTTGCCGTCAACGGTCCTGATTGCAACGCATGTGTCGGTATCTCGGGCGGTAAGGATTCAAGCACCGTGGCCGCACTCTGTGTGGAGGCACTTGGCAAAGACCGTGTCGTGGGTGTTCTCATGCCCAACGGGGTACAGAAGGACATCACTGACAGTTTCGCCGTGTGCGACTTCCTCGGCATTGAAAAACACGTTGTGAACATTGAGGAATCCTACAACGCAATCATAAGGAACTTGGAAGAGAGTGGGATTGAGGTTTCCGAACAGACAAAGGTAAACCTTGCACCGAGACTCCGCATGTCCACACTCTACGCCGTATCCCAAAGCAGAAACGGGCGTGTTGTCGGTACGGGCAACGCATCGGAGGCACTGTGTGGCTACTACACAAGATACGGTGACGGCGCATACGATGTCAACCCGATAGCGGAACTCACAATGGAGGAGGTTGTCGAACTCGGTCTCGAACTCGGACTCCCCGAATACCTTGTGAAGAAGGCTCCGTCGGATGGATTGACAGGCAAAACTGATGACGAATGCTTCAAGGAACGTGGCTACTCGTATGCCGAAATCCACGACTTCATAATATACGGTACAACGGGCAACTTGGAAACCGACAAGAAGTTGGTTGCAGCAAGAAACGCCTTTGAGTTCAAGAAACACATGGGAGTTACACCGCAGTTGCGTGAAGGTGCCTATTATGGCATAGCATACCATGATGAATTTGGAAAGGACTTCGCCGACGGCATACCTTGGGTCAACTTCATATCTCAGGATATGCTTGACATTGAGTACGGCATGAACGAGTTGAAAAGCGCATGTTGCCAAGATATGACAGTTTTCAGATACCCGTTCTCGAAAGACGGTCTGTTGGCACCCCAGTCCAACATTTCATGGGAATATGTACAAACACATAAAATTGAACTGTAATGGCGGACATAACAGATTGTCCCGACGTGGTATCCTGTGAAAGCATTGCCGAGTCGGACAGCACTTTAGTCAATTGTACAAACTATTAAAAAATAAGCACGATATGTCAGAAAGCAAAAACGTTTCAGTAAACGGCATCAGTTTCGGAGGTGCCCTCTTTTTGGTGTTCCTTGTCTTGAAACTCTGCCATGTAATCGATTGGAGTTGGTGGTGGGTAACCGCCCCTCTTTGGATTGGCATCCCGTTGGTCGCCATCCTGTTTGTGATAGTAACCTTGATAATTTATTTTGCTGACCGAAAATAAGAAATAATATGAAGAAACATGAAACAATCGCATTATTGCTCTGTGATGGATATAAATGTGTACATAACGAGCAGTATTCCAAGGGGTTAACTAAACTCTATTCTTATTTCACCCCGAGAAGAAACCGCATTCCCGAATTGGATACGATGGTATTCTTTGGATTGCAGGGGTTCATCAAGAAATACCTTATAGAGTATTTTGACGATAACTTCTTCAATGTGGATGAGGAGGAGGTCATATCCGAGTATACCCGTGTAATAGACACCATGCTTGGCAAGGGCAACTACGGTATAGAGAAGATAAGAGACCTTCACCGTCTTGGGTATCTTCCGCTTGAGATAAGGGCAATCCCCGAGGGTTCGATTGTCAACATGGGTGTTCCCTGCATAGAGATAACCAACACGCATGACGATTTCGCATGGGTTGTGCAGTGGGTTGAGAGTCTGCTTTCATCAGAGATATGGAAACCGTGTGCACACGCCACTGTAGGTAAACTGTACAGGGATGTTGTGGATGAATGGTACAACAAGACTGTAGATGACAGAATACCGCACAGCAAGGCCATCTCCGATTTCGGTTTCCGTGGCATGAGTTGCCGAGAGGAGGCTGAGAAGGCATCAGCCGCATGGCTTGTCTCGTTCGGTGGAACCGCCACCATACCTGCGGTTAAGTATATAGAGGACTATTACAACGAACGAAATGACGTCAGCCATTTCGCAGTCAATGCCATAAGCACGGAACACAGTGTGATGTGCTGCAACGCTGCCATCGACGGTGACGAGCGCACGATGGTGAAGAGACTTCTTACCGAGATATATCCGCATGCGTCATTCTCCATGGTATCCGACAGTTATGACTATTGGAACATGGTGGACAATATCCTGCCCACCTTGAAGGAGGAAATCCTCAACCATGACGGCAAACTGTTGGTGAGACCCGACAGCGGTGACATCATTGACATCTCGGTGAAGACAATCGAGCATCTGTGGGGCATTTTCGGTGGTACTGTGAATACAAAGGGATTCAAGGTACTTGACCCCCACATCGGATGTGTTTACGGTGACGGGGTTACGATTTCAAGGGCTGCAACAATCTATAAGAAACTATATGAAAGAGGGTTTGCCGCCAACAATATCGTTTTCGGCGCGGGTAGTTTTTCTTTCACCTGCTACCAAGACAAGAACGGCGAGTTCCAAGCCTTTACCCGTGACACATGGTCATGTGCTATCAAGGCAACGGGTGGTATTGTCAACGGTAAGTTCATCCCCATATTCAAAGACCCCAAGACTGACAGGGAATCAGGCTTCTCTTTCAAGAAATCACAGAGAGGGTGCTGCGAAGTGTGGAAGGATGACGGTACAGGTCTGTTCAAGTTCGGTGACGGAATCGACCCTACAACCTATGAAAACATGGAATTTCATGGTTCAAATTCCGCATACAGACTTGTATTCAAAGATGGCATGACAGTCAATGAGGAAACCCTGACAGATATTAGAAAACGCTTGCATGGCAATTTTTAGGCTTTAACAACCTTTAACAAAAAAGATTTGGTCCGTTTGGAAAATCTTCTTACTTTTGCAAACGTAAACAATTCTAATCATATAATAAAGAAAAATGGAAAACCAAGACTTGACATTGAGAAACGGAAAGGATGAAAAGACAGTCACCGCCCTTTCAGCAAACAACTACAACTATGACGAACGTATCGCCCTGCTCACTCCCGAGGAAAGGGAGAAGTACGAGAAGATAAGTTCGACAATAAAGGTGACGGACGTGAACAGCGTACAGAGTTACGGCTGCGAACTGAGCAAGACCATTGCACAGAGTGGCGACCAACTGCTCTCGTCGGTACGCTCGAACAACAATAACGACTTGGTCGACCTGACGAACCAACTCCTTGGCGAGTTGAACCTTATCAATGTCGACGAGTTGGATTCGAGCAACCGCTTCAAGAATTTCCTGCGCAGGGTTCCAATCATCAAGAACCTTGTGAAGACTGTCGAGAGTGTGCTTGTGAAGTACGACAGCATATCCGACAACGTTCAGAAGATTTCGGGCAAGATTGACGTGACACGTGTCGTGGCGATGCGTGACAACTCCACCCTGCGTACTATTTTCGACGCCGACAAGACGTACATTGCGCAGATGAGGGAGTACATCCTTGCCGCCAAGATGAAACTCAAGGAGATTGACGACGAAGTGGACAAGATGATTGCCAATCCTGCCGACTACGAGGCTTACGACACCAAGACGATGATTAGTTTCCGCAACTCCCTTGAGAAGCGTATCGCAGACATGCAGACTCAGGAGTACACGCTGACGCAGTCGCTGCTTCAGGTGGAGACAATCGCAGCGGGCAACGCTGAGTTGGCACAGAGGGCTGACAACATCGTGAACAACGTGATTCCCCTTTGGAAGAACCAACTTTCCAACGCAATCATCATACAGAACCAACGCAACGGAATCGAGGCTCAGCAGAAGATAACTGAGGCTACGAACAAGATGCTTCGCACCAATGCCGAGAACATCAGGAAGAACTCCATTGAGGTGGCCAAGGCTAACGAGGACCCCGTGATAAGTCTGGAAACGCTGCAGCACACCACCAACGAGATTATACAGACACTCAAGGAAGTCAAACAGATACACGACCAAGGAGCCGCCAACCGCAAGACTCTCGAGGCTTCGCTGAAGGGATATGCCGAGCAGCTTGACCGTGCAATATCCGAGAACGCATAATGGCAACGTACAATCGACTTATGCTTAACCCAACCCTGGTTAAGGAGGCTACCGACTACTATTACTTGAAATACGTCATTGCTAACGCAGCGTTGACAACGCTGCGTGAGGTAAAGGAGGAAAAACCATTGAAAACACGTGCTCGGAGAGACCCCAAAAAATACATCACCGTCAGGGAGATAGAGAAGGAGACGGGACTGAACGGCACGGATGTCAGCAATACCATGCACAATGAAGGCTATCAGTTTTATGATACTGACCCGTTTGTATACGAGGAACGCTATTTCAAGCGTGAGGATTTCTACAAGTGCTATCCCGACAACATCCCGAGAGGCGAGTTGAAGAGACGTGCCAAGGCAAAGGTGAAACGCAAGTTCGTTGTGGGCGAGCTGCTTTCGCTGAAGACCAAGCCGAAGTGCGGTTCAAGGGAGATAATCAAGGGGTACAAGGTCATCAAGTACATCTACACGATGAACAGGATTGAGACAAATATCCTTATACTGAAACAGATTTACGGCCCACAAGGTCACATCTACACACTCAATGCCCATGACTGCAGGAAACTGCACATCAAGTACCAACCTGGGCTGCAGGTGTTCCCGATGAACATGAATTGGGGAAAATTCAAAGTCAAACTTTACCAATAAAAATACAGAACAAATGGAAAGAAAGAAATTCATCAGACTCCACAGAGCGTCGGACAACAACAGCGTACTTGTCCCGATAGAAGTCCTGTTGTTCATTGACTCGGGTCACAACAACAGAAAGGATGCACGTGTAATACTCAAGGATTCACGTGTCGACCCTTTCTATGTGAACGAGTCGCCTGACAAAATCTATAAAATGTTGGAAGAATAAAAACACAACGTGAAGGAAGGGACGGGCGTTCTTGACATAACGGTGAGCGACAGTGTGGCTACGGTTTGCGGGGCGGACATGATGTAATTGATGTTATATGTAAAACACAAAATAAATGCCTTTCAAAACATGCCACACCCATGCACTAAGAACACCTGAAACGGTAAACCACCTTGAGGGAAGACGGATGTTGGACAACTGACGATTCGTATGATTGGCGGATAGCCATTATACCTATCTTTGAGGAGAAAAGAACCGACATATGGATTCATAGAATCAAAGGTAAATGTCCCTGTGGTGTTGAAGTCATGATTATGATGACTTGGTTGAAAAATGTCTTGACGACTTCTTGGCTTGGCCACCCATTCAGGCTCACCGCCCCTTTTTCCCACGTTAATCAAAGTAAGCATTATGGAGCAAAAAGACAATTACACAGCAAAGATTGTAAAAGGAGTTCTCGACTCCATTTTCTATTGGCTTCATGAGGACAAGAGAATCATGAGCAGTCAGAAAGCGTTCAACGACGCCACATACGGCAAGAGCATGGACAGGGAGAGTTTCATCTTGGCGAAACAGGTTGAAATCAACTCCTCCATCCGTGAAAAACTCAACAGTATCCGCTATGGCGAGACAAACTTCAACCGATACTACATCGTTGTGGGTCTCACCCCGATAGAGGAGGAATACAAGGAGGAGATTTTCAAGCCGTTCCTTGAAGAGGGATACAGGATAATAGACCTTTCCGAGAAGGTTGAGGAACTGAAAGGGGAGAACGTCTATATGATAAATTGGAAAAATAGTTTGAAATAAATTGTAAAATTTCCCGAAAAATAGTATATTTGCTAAAACGATAAAGAAATGGCACAGAAAAAAAATCTATTCAGGGTCGAGGTCATCTTCACCAACCGCAAGATAGACGATGCGCTGCTGATTGCGCAGGAAAAGCACTACAGTTATCTCATTGACGGCACCAAGGACCCGTCGTCAAGCCTTCAGATAGGTGACATCGTTGATTGCCCAACCTATGCAACCCCAATGCAGATTTGCGGGTTCTACAAGGCGGACAGCGAGTACTACTGCGGCGTGAAACTCAAATACCTCATATACGACTCGGTCAAGAGAAACGGCAAAACAATAACCAAAAAAAATAAAAAGAACATGAAAAGTAACAGAATGATGTCCAACTTCATGGACAAGTTTAAATCACAGTTTCTCCCTGTGGTTGACGAAAACCTGACAATCTCGATGAACGGTCAGGTGTGTGTACCTATCAATGGCGAGTACGTTGCAATCGACAACAACGGCGAGTTGGTATCCTATCCAAAGGAATTCACCATGGACATGCCCGTCTATCTTATCAGCAAGGATGTTGAGGCTGTACAGATTGGAGACGTGGTTCGCACGGGTAACTCGAGTTATTCTAAGGTCGTTGGAATCGAGCGTGGCGACGACGGCAAGGTGGCCAACATCAAGTCGATTTCCTACAGCGGAACCAACCGTACCGTGAAACCTATCAAGGACTTCATGCTCGGTCAGAAGACCCTGAAGGTTGTCGTAAACCTGTTCAATGGTTTCGAGGGCACACAGATTAACCCGATGTTCATGATGCTTGCCGACAAGGACGGTGGCGAGGGACAGGACATGCTTATGATGCTCATCGCAATGCAGTCGATGAATCCGACCAACCAAGGTATCATGAATAACATGAATCCGATGATGCTCATGATGTTCATGGACAGCGATGGCAACAACGACTTCTTCAAGAACATGATGCTTATGCAGATGATGCAGGGCAGCATGGGTAACATGTTCGGAAACGGCATGAACAACATGTTCGGAAACCTGTTCGGTCAGAACAACACTAACAATCAGCAGCAAATCCTTAACGACTAAGACTATGGGTGGCGGTTCATATTCATACTACAACGCTTCAATGAGAAGCCACAGCCTCCGCAGCTCATCCGTAAGCCGTGAGGAGATATTCCGCAACCGCTGCATGAACGAGGAGATGGACATCAAGGGTAAGACTCGTGAGTCTTGCGACAGCGAGGAACACCCTGAGTCCTTCCCCGTTATCATAGCACTCGACGTTACGGGCAGCATGGGAATGGTTCCCGAGAAACTTGTCAAGGAGGGATTCCCTGAGATAATGAAGAAACTGATGGACGAGGGCATCGACAACCCGCAGGTCTGTTTCGTCGGCATAGGCGACTTTACCTGTGACAACGCCCCGATACAGGTCGGTCAGTTCGAGAGTTCGGATGAACTCACCGAGAAATGGCTCACCTCACTCTACCTTGAAGGAGGGGGAGGCGGCAACGGTTTTGAGACCTACAGTTTGGCATACTACTTCGCAGCCCGCCACACCAAGACCGACTCGTTCGACAAGCGTGGCAAAAAAGGTGTGCTCATCACCATCGGTGACGACTGTTGCAACAAGGTCATATCCCAGAAAGTTGGGGAGGAACTGTTCGGAAACTGCGAAAACGATGTCCCGACAAGCGAAATCCTTAGCGAGGCTCTTCAGAAATGGGATGTGTACCACATCAACCTGAAAGACTATCTCGGGTCGACAAGTGCGGTCATCAACTCATGGAAAGACCTGCTTGGCGAGAACGTCATCACCACCGAGAACGGCGACGGAAACGACATTTCCTCAATCATATCGGGACTTGTGCTGCGTTCGTTCAACGGTGACAGCGACAAGAAGAAACAGAACAACGTCATTGACGACGAAGACTGATACAATCTTGGTTTAACATTTTTTAAGAAAAAACCTCATTGTTATATGGGGTTTTTTGTTATCTTTGCAAACGTAAACCTAAAAAGATAATAATATGTACAAGTTCATCAAGATTAAACTCAGGAATTGGACAAAGGGACAATGGTATTTCCAACCTCAATCGGTCCAAGACATAAACGACTTCTTCGACACTGTTGTCCGAAGCGAGATACAGGACGGCTTGCACGACGCCGAGGGGGGTCTGTTCCGAACGGGCGCAAGCCACTACACTACCGCTTGGGCGCGGGGCGTGGCGCTGTTTCAGACGCACGGCGGAGGTGTGGGTTGGGCGATGGCTTCAACCAACCTTGAAAACCAGACGTACCGAGACCGCATAGCGGATTACCTTGATGGCAAGGAACCCCTTTTCGCCAACGGAATTCAGTGGCTTAACATGTCCTGCGTGGACGAGATACTCGAAGAGACCGAGAAGGACGAACTCGTGTTCCCCGCCGAGTACTCGATAGACAACGTGCGCTACATGCAGTGGGGACTCCCCAACAACAAGGGCAAGCATTGGTACGCCAAAATCGAGACAATGGACATACGTGACGAGGCGGGCAACATGAAGTGGGACACGAGAAAGGAAGCCGAGGAAGCGGCGAAATGGTTTATTGAACACAAACTTTAGGAAAACATATGAGAATTTACAGAGATGACACACAGGGTTCGTTTGCACCCGAGATAGGCGAGGAGTTCATCTGCGAGATAGGACTGAACAGGCTGCATCTCATTGCAGAGGAGAGCGAAAGGGGCACCGATTGCGAGTGTTGCCCGTTGGCTGCGCTTTGCAAGCCTGGTTTCGGGGTGAAGTGCCATTACATGACCCGTTCGGACAACAAGAACATCAAACTGAAACTAATCTTCTGATGAGAAGACTGTATTGGACAAGGAACAGGTGCTTCAGGGAGGCAAAGAAATACAAGAGGATAACGGATTTCCGTTTCTTCGCCTCGGGTGCCTTCAGGTCAGCCTACAAGAACGGATGGCTTGGGGACTACACATGGTTCAGGAAATACAAGAAGTGGACCAAGGAGGAATGCATGGACGTAGCCCTGAAATACCACACGAAGAACGAGATGCGCAACAACAGTCCCGCCGCCTATTGGTTCGCATACAAGCGTGGGTGGGTCGACGAGTATTGGTGGTTCATCGATTGGGAAGTCGCCAAGGATGAGTGGGGAAAGGTTATCGGCTATGCGATAAGGGTGTATGCGGAGAAGGGGTTGGAGGCTTGTAAGGAAGAATGCAGGAAGAAGAGCGAGGACGAGACCCTTGGCGACGAAGTGAGGAAACTGTACAGGTACGTGGCGGACAGCAGCACCGAGAAATGGTTCTCATGGGCTAAGAAGAATTGGTATTACTATTACCCCGAAAAAAGATATTTTAAGAAAAAAGACAATGAAAAAGATTGAATTTTATGCAGGCTGCAGTATTGACGAAGCCTACGAGATGCTGCTCAATGAAGCAAAGACATGCGGTGAAGGCTGCTTTGGAACCTTCAACGGCAAGGAAATCCGTTCCACCGAGACGCTTGACGAGGTGTACACCAAACTGACGGGCAAGACAAAGGCTGAGTTTGACCGGGGACAGAAAGAATGGAAGGAAAAGTACGACAGGGAATTGGCAGAACACAACGAGAGAATTCCAGAGTATACCGAGAAATACCGTCAGGAGGCAAGAGGGCTTGTGCTTGACGAGGAGTTGGAGTATTGGGACAAAATCGTCCCCATTCGCCTCAATGACCTCTATCGTGGCATGGAACTCCGCAACACACTTGACATTTGCCGCATAATGCGTGATGAGAGTATTGAGTACCCCGAGCGTCTGAAAATGGCATACAAACTGTTCATGGATGAAGGGCACAGTGGTATGTCGGCCGGACTCACTGCATCGATGATAAAGAGATTCTGTCCGCACGGCGAGGATGTGGCGGACGCTGTACTCAATTTCAGGTTTGAATAGAGATGGAAAGGACTGTCACAAACATACTTGACCATTTCAGCACCGACGACTTTGTGTTGGAAGATGTCGGCACGGAATACCGTGGCGGAACGCTTGTCGTGTTCTATAAGGAATGGTATCTACCTATAGAAGAAGTTTTCCACCTGATTAACAGTGGGAAACGCATATCCTTAACAAACTTTAGGAAATAATATTTGTCTGTTTCAGACATTCTTCCTATCTTTGCAAACGTAAACAAATAAATTGAGATGGAAATAAGGAACAAAAAGGTATACTTTGACTATTTCGTGGAAGACGAATACGTGGCGGGCATCGTGCTTGTCGGCGGTGAGATTAAGAGTGTCCGCAAGGGTAACGCATCGATAGGTGAGGCATTCTGCTATGTTTCCCCCGAGGGTGAGATGATGCTCAAGGGTTCGTACATCAAACTGTACGAAAACGCAGGCTATATGAAATATGACGAGCATCGCCTTCGCAAACTTCTTCTCAAGAAGTCCGAGATAACAAAGATAACCCGTTTCATGAAGGAACACAAGACAGGCTATACGATTATACCACTCTCGATGTTCATCAACGACAAGGGCTACTGCAAGGTGAAGATAGGCGTATGCAAGGGAAAGAAGAACTACGACAAGAGGGCAGCCATCAAGGAGAAGGACATTGACAGACAAACAAAGCGTGAGATATGAAGTACATGATTTCCTTTCTGACAGACAACAAGTTTAACAACGGATATGTTGCGGGTATCCTGAGCAAGTACTGTAAGAATTATTACGGTCAAGTATCAGGTCTCATATTTTTTGAGTCCGACATCGGGATGGACACAATAAGGGACGGGTTGAATGCGAAGAATCTGGATTTTTTTCATTATAGTACCCCTAAGCAGATACAGTGGCAGACTCCCGAACAAATATTGGGAATTTATGAAGGTTGGTACAGGTGGAAAGGAAATTGATAAGGTCGAGACAATCAACTATGACGATTTTTGTTCTTAAAATATACAAATAACATGAATACATATTTCAATTGGAACCTTGCACAGAGGTTTGTGAACGACTACAGACTCCCAATACCGATTATCAGCGCGGAGATTTTTAACTATCATCTGCGCCTGTATGAAAAAGAATACGGAGCACTGACCAAGTGGAACAAATTGCTGAATTTCATTGACAACAGGTATGACGGTAACACGATGAACACTCGTATAGAACAGTTCCTAAAGGAGTTCTACGAAGTGCGTGAACGAATTATCACCGAAATCCCGCAGAAAGAGGCGTTCCAACGTTTCAACAATATGGACATGTCGGTCTTTCCTGTCAAGAAACTCACGCCCAAGTGTTCAAGTCTCTACAACGAGACAAACATAGGTAAATTCTTCATCTCCATAGACCTCACGAAGGGTAACTTCCAGGCGTTGAACTACGCCGATAAAGATATATTGGAAGCCGACACCTACGATGAATTCATACGAAAGTACACCGACATCTATTACATAGCGGAGAGCAAATATTTCCGACAGGTGATATTCGGGAAGATGAATCCCTCCCGCCATATCACTGTGGAGAAGCATATAATAGGGAAGGTTTATGACCTGTTTGTTCGGGAGTATGGAGAGAACATGCCTCTTGTAGTCTATAACTCGGATGAACTTGTATTCGAGTTTACTGATTCGGTGCCTGTGAACATTGAACATGCGGTTGAAGGAAAAGTCAAGAACGAACTTGGTATTAACGTGCACTGTGAAGTATTTTCGCTCAACGGCTATAATTTCTTCTCCGAGAGGGAACGTCACAAGAGGTGCACATATTTTGAGAAATACAGTCTTGGTTCAGAACTCATGTGCATTCCACTGCCCTACCATACGCTGATATACAAACTGCATAATGGTCTTGACCTCAATGAGAAGGATTATCATTTCAACTATGAGAACATTGACTGCATATTCAACGACAATTTCTATATTCAAAAAATCCGAAAATAACAGAACATGACAGAGTTTGAAAAATACGCCACCAAGCATTGTGGCATCGGAAGCACCACGTATGGAAAATACAGTTCGGCGATAACTTCGTCGCTTACGCCATACATCATTGAGGAACGCCAACTCAACATGACACAGATGGACGTGTTCTCACGCCTCATGGCTGACCGTATCATTTTCCTCGGCACGGAGATTGACGACCTAACCGCCAACATCATTCAGGCACAGTTGCTGTTCCTTGAATCGGTGGACTGTGAGAAAGACATATCAATCTATCTCAATTCACCTGGAGGCTCGGTGCATGCAGGTCTCGCCATCTATGACACCATGCAGATGATAAAGCCGAAAATCTCCACGATATGCACAGGACTCGCCGCTTCGATGGCTTCCGTACTCTTGTGTGCAGGTGAGAAGGGAATGCGTTTTGCCCTGCCCCACAGCCGTGTGATGATTCACCAACCGATGGGTGGTGCACACGGACAGGCTTCCGACATGGAAATCACAGTGCGTGAGATACAGAAACTAAAGAAGGAACTTTATGACATAATATCCCTCCACAGCGGAAAACCCTACGAGGAGGTCGAGAAGGATTCCGACCGTGACCATTGGCTGACCGCACAGGAGGCGATGGAATACGGAATGGTGGACGAGGTGCTTCATGCACGTTCTGAAAAAGTAAACAGATAATACCAAAAGGATATGAAACGGATTAATTTAGTAGACATTGGCAAGTCAGACATCAAGTATGAGATTTTCAGTTTCCCCGACGGTGAGAAACATATCAAACTCGAACCGTTCGACAGAAAGGATTTGTATGAGGTTGCGGTACGAATCAAATCGGGTGACGATTTGTTCCTCCTTGCACAAGTAGGCGACATCCTCAAACGGGCAGGTGTTTACTTCACCATCAAGATTTACTACCTGATGTCAATGAGAATGGACCGTGTCATGACATACGAGGAGGCATTCTCGTTGGACATTGTGGCAAAAATCATTAACAGTATAGGGGCAAATTTCGTGCAGGTTTTCCACCCGCATTCAAATACCGTCTACCGCCTTATTGATAATTGCCAAGCATATGACGAACCCGTTCTTGGTCAAGGCGGTTCATACGATGTAATTCTTGACACCTATAAACCTCTTGAGACAACTTACTGCTATCCTGACGCAGGTGCTGCAGCACGTTACGGAAGGGGAGAAAAGGATAAAATCATCCTTTCAAAGAAAAGGGATATAAACAACAAGGGGGCAATCACGAATATGGAAATCTCCGAGTCCCCTGACAATGTGTGTAAAAACATCCTCATTGTAGATGACCTCTGCGACGGTGGCCGTACATTCGTTGAGGCTGCAAAGATTCTGCGTGAGAAATACAAGCCCGAAAGACTTGGCATCTTTGTCCGTCACCTCGTCAATCCATACGGTCAAATGCAGCTGATTAACACGTTTGACGATGTATATGTAACCAATTCTTACGATGAATGGAATACAAACAGCATCATTACACCTGACTGTAAAAACTTCCACGTTATAGACATTATCAAATGAGCAAGACTGATTCACTCCATTACCAACTCTGCGTCGAGGGCGGGAAGTGGCTCAAACGCAGCAAGCGCAACTACGAGAGGTGCAAGACCAAGCCTTGCCACGTTCCCGAACTCTGCCGTGTATGCACAAAGCACCGTATCGTCGCCGTGGAACTCGTGACGCTTACTGCCGAGAACTGCGACGTGTGGGGCTACGACGGTTGGAACACGACGGTCATAGAGGTCAAGACCTCACACTCCGATTTCCTCCACGACATGAAAAAGACGGCGAGGAACATCGATGTAAAGTATCAGTTGGGTAATGTGCGGTGGTATCTATGCCCCGAGGGGATAATCAAGAAAGAAGAACTTCCCGAAGGGTGGGGACTGCTCTATTGGAACGGAAAAAAGATAACGCCGATAGCGGCTCCCGTAAGGAGAGAGGGTTGCACAGCCGACCTCCGTATGCTCTATAGCATAATGCTGCGCGAGGGGATGTGCGACAAAATCTATAACTACCGAGGTGTGCCATCTACCATAAAGCCGCAGACGATTAACGGAATGCCCGCAGGGGAATACTACAAGAAGAAAAGGGGTGTGGGGTACGAAAGCGTGGATGTGGAAAGCCAAGGGCTTTTCGAGTTCAAAGAGGAACACACCGTCTTTCCCGACAACATTTGACAAACAATAAAACGAATACTATGGAAACAATTATCATTTTCATCCTTGGTGGATTGGCGTATGTTCTTGGCAATATTTGCATTTTGCAGAATGCAATCATCAAATCCCATTATCGGGACTTCGATGAGGCGCAGAACAGGGTGTGGAAACTCCAAGACAAGTACGGCATCAACGACGAGGACATCCGAGGATGCTTTCATTTTGAAGACAAACAATAAAACTAATACTATGGAAGACACAACACAATGTACATCAATGGGTGAATACAAAGAGGTAAGTAAACAGATACTCCCCATAGACGGTCAGATACTTGGCAGGAATTCTGAAGTCAGACACAATACTGCAGATTGTGGAGATAGCATACTCTATCCTAGAGGCGATGGAAGCCTTATAATAAAGAGGATAGGCCCTATGCTCGGAAGCGACAAATGCAACATCGTCACCCTCGACATAAACGAGAACCTGATAAAACGCGATTACGATTACAGCTTCAGGAACATTGCTGCGCACGACTACCGCGACTGTCAGGCCCCTTCTGACAACAGCGAGGAGAAAGAAGGAGAAGTTGACTGCTGTTTCAATTACGCCATCACAGAGAAGATGTTCAAACTGTTCGACGAGGCGTACAGTGAGGCCCTTGACGAACTCAATATGTTCACCACAGAACTCGCTTTGGAATATTTTAAGGCAGCCTCGCCTAAAAACCAAGGAGCTTTCAAGTACATCCGCAGGAGGATATGCTCCGACGACCCAGTGTTGAACATCGGCACATGTCTGATGGAGTGGGGTGGTGAAAGCATGCTACTAATCAGGATTAGGAACCGAAAAGTGCAGTTAATTGATACGTCATCCATAGAATGGGAAGCCACAAGTTTCACAATCGCACCGCATATACTTGAATACAGGCAGAATGACACATTCAGCAGCTGTCTTATAGACGCTGAAATTGAAAATCCGCGTTTATTTGGACCAAAAAAATTTGTATTCTATGAGATAGACAGCGACGCTTTTGACCAGTTCGAGGCAATCTATTCAAAGAGCACAAAACGTATCCAGGAGCTCAGGGATATGACTGTGAACGAGATACACGTCATGGAATACAACCGACAGGTTCTGGAAAATAACAGTAAAAAGGAGGAAAAGAAATGATACAATTTAAAAAAGGCGATAAAGTTTGCCACAAATACGATGTAAATGGTCCGGTAGTTACGGTCATAGCTCTTGACAATGACAATCTTCACATGTCTATTCAATATAAAAATAATTATATTGAGTCACCCAAGCTTATAAGTGATTTTATATTAACGGACATCTCACTTGAACGGTGGAAAGAAATGACCCCAGATGAGCAACTTGAGTACCTAAGACTTCACCCCGAACTTACTCGTCAGTGGGCAGTATCGTGGTTTGGAATTACGGAATCCGGTAAGCAATGTAGTGGGTGTGAAAGATTTGGAGCGGTTGAAACATTAATTGAACACAAAAACCCATCAAATGGTATTTTAGCTGAAAGTTTTTGTAGAACTCTTAGGCTTAGGTCAACTAAAGGATACTTTAATTCAGTCACAATACTTAATTTTTGGGAGGTGTAACTAATAAACAGAAAAGAAATGAATGAATATATTATATTTGTTATTTGCATAATTGCTTATGGAATCATAGCAAGATGTACTCAATATATCTTATGGGATGAGGATACAAGAATAGAAGGACTCTGTGGCAACTTCTTTACATTCATGTCAGTGATGTTACCAATGTTGTTTTGGCCCATCACATTCTTCTACCTTGGAATCAAATGGATAATAAAGAAAATTAAGAAATGACATTTGAAATAATATTCGGATTGGCTATGTTGGCATTGCTGTATATTTGTATCGGCAATTCAAATATAGGAAAAAAGAAATGAATATGAATATGACATTTGTATTAATTATGGCGGGAGTGCTGTATTCATTGGCATCAGTTATCATGTGCCTGGTCATCGTGGCGAAATCGGACGACATCAAAACAATACTCGAATACGCCGCAATTACTGTCTTGGCTATGATTTGGCCTGTGACCGTAACATATATAGGCATACTCGCACTCTTGAGTCTGTTCGCATACAAGCCCAAGAGACCGACGCTTGGAGATAGACTACATTGCATGATATTCGGGCATATTTGGTGCAGCGACGGACTCCCCAAGGGGAATGGAGTCGGAAGGCAGTTTTGTGATATCTGCAAGAAAGAACGGTTTTACGATTATAGAAATGATTGTGAATCTACCGACGAAGATTTCAATAACTATAAGAAAAAATAAGGAGCAATGGACAAGAAATATCCTGAATACTACGAGATTGTAAAGGGGTGTAAAAGGCACAAGTCCCTCAATCTCAACAATTGGTGGTACGTGCAGTTGAACGCCTCCATCATAACCGCTTTCGGCAAGTACAAGATGGACTACCCGCAGTGCGTGTTCGTCGAGACGTTTGGCTATACAACGGGACCGACAACACAAATCACCATAGTCCGAAACAACTTCAAGAACGACAGGGATGCGAAGAAATGGTATGACAACCTCATCTTTGTACAAAGCGCTCTCAATCTCCAAGCCGAGGCGAACAGTACCGATGATATGAAATTCAAATTTGTATTGATATGAAAGAACTACCTGAAACAGTAACGATAGGTGAGCGTGTGTACTCCCTGAATATATTGCAAGATTCCTCCGACGACGGAGTATTCCCGAAATGGTGGTTTGTGTCCTATGTGGTGAAAGATGAATTGGGACTTCCACCTCGGGTTCACGACAAGGAATATTGGTATTACCTCCAATCAGCAGAAGAAACAAGGGAAGCCGCCATCGCCGACATGCAAGAGAGGTTGGAGAACATGATAATCGATGAGGAAACAATAAACTGTAACAAATAGCAAACAACATGAACAAACAGGTTAAACAAATTTTAGACGAGATTGAACGTCAACTCGGAAACAAGGAAGAAACCTCGAATCTTGACAACGAGGCTTTTAACAGTGGCAGGTGGAAGGCACTTGAGAAACTAAAGGATTTCATCAACACACAATCCGAGGAATGCACAAACGAGGAGCGTGATATTGATATGTGGTTGGAAGAATATAAGTCAAGGACTGAGTTCTATAAAAATTTCATCGAGTACCTGAGTGAGGAATGCGTTGGCAGCAAAGACAACATAATAGAGGCTGTGAGCAACAATTTCAGAAACGAGTTCATGGGCTATGTCGATACTGAAAAAGAGATTGACAGCAAGGGCAACCTGATATTCAAGTTCAAGATAGACGACAAGCCTTATAAAGCCCATTGGCAAGAAGATGACAACTATGCCGTATGCCAATGGACAGGCTATGAGGCGGATGACTATATGGGTTATTTGTTGTTCCCTACTTTTGGATTCAAGAAATTTTTCTGTATATATTACACTTGCTAACACTTTAAAAATATGGAAACACAAGTTGTAGAAAAAGCGGCCATCGAATATAGTTGCGCCAACCCATCCGAGCGAACCAATGGACTGTATGACAAAAGCGAGTTGGAATGGGCTTTCGAGGCGGGTGTAAGTGGCAAAAGGAACAGATGATGAAAGATGCTATTCCTGCAAAGGTAGTGAATGATGAAAATTCAGGATGTGTTGTTGATTGTGACAATGGATGCCTTGTAATGCCAAGACATGCTTATAATTTTACTGACAAACTGAAAATCATAATTGTAAAGGAGAATTAAACAACAATCAAAATTGAAAAAATATGAAAACGCTCGCAGAATATATAATGGAAGGTTTTTCCAACATGCCACCCTATCACTTTATGGTAAAAGTGAATAAGGATTCAAAGAATTTTGGTGTGCTCGAAATGAATTATAAAACCAACAACGACATTGAATGTAGTTTGGATTCGCACGGTAATACCTACACATTTATTATACCTCTAACCAAATCTGTAAGGTTTTGGATGGAAATGTGGGGTGCTCGTTTTGATTGCTGGAAAAAGTATGGTGGCGCTCCTATAATGAAATACCCAGCAAAATGTAAGGGAAATCTTATAAAATGGGTGCTTATTGAACCGGCACGTCGTAAATGTGATTTCCTAATAGAATTGTTGGATGAAAAGAGCAAGGTGCAATTTACATATAGATTCACCATCCAGGACCTCCTCCGAAAATTAGCCGAAGCTACTAATGGAGGTGATATTGAAAACCTTGACGAAATAATTAGAAAATAGCATAATATGAAAACGCAAACTGAATTAGTCAAGGAATGGTTAAAGAAGCATGACCTATGCGGCTCGAAGGCTTGGTGGGATAATAACAGAAGTTGGTAAACCTATTCAAAAGTAGTTAAAAATGTTCAAAACTAACCCGTATAAATATATTGTAGTTTGACACTATTTATATAAAAGAAACCGAAGGAGAGAGCGGTTTCGAACATAACATAAGGCATACAGAGGTTTTATCCTTGATGACACTCTCTCCATCAGTCTCAAGTTTAACGCCTCTTTTTTATTGGAACATGGTCATGGACAGCAAATATACAAAAGTTTTCAAGTCAAACGGATTGACTCGCCAGAAGTATGACGAGTTGTATGCGTTTGCTGTTATGCTGCGTGACCATAAGAACAAGGTTTCCGAATATGTGAACAACAATATTGAACACTACCTTGAATACAGCAAACTTGACTTCTTGAAGGAAATGCGCGCAACATACAAGGATGCCATTCCGAGTTCGTTTGATGTTCAGTTATATACCCAAGTGTTCAACTGCTACCAGAACAAGTTTGATGCAATCCGCAAGCACCTTGACTTTGAAGTCGTGCGGTTTGTCGGATTTGAGTTCTACAAGCGTGACACCAAGAAGAACAAGAAAGGCGACTTGAAGAAGGTTGTGACAGAAAAGAGCAAAACACCATTGTCAATATGTCTCACCTACCTTGCACGCTATGGTAATGAGAACACGATTGACTATATCACCAAGCAGCTGGAGACCTGCGATGACAAGAAACGTGAGTTCTACAACAACATACTGCGTTGCTGTGAGAAATTTGGTTTTGACAGAGTTATGAAACTCGCTTTAAGAAAAAGGAACAGAATAATCAAGCGGTATTCGGAGCATCCGATTGAGTTCAAATGTTTGTCATTCGGAGGTCGTTGCAGGAAAACGAGAATCATCGACTACAACAAGAAGTTCGGTTCGGTAATCAACTCCTTCGTCAGTCTGTCGGGAATTGGTAGGAAGTCGTTTGATATACCCGTGAAGTTCAACAAGGATTGGCACGGTTCTATGAAAGAGTACCGGAAGTCTAACCCAGACTATGAGTATGTCCTTACCTTTAATGAAAAGCATCATCAAGTAAACATCAACTTGTGCAAGGACGGACAAAGGTACATACCAGAGGCAGGTGATAATGTGGTTGGCATTGATGTGAACTGCAAGCATAACTTGTTCAGTCTGTCAAACGAAACTACCTATGACTATAACAGGCAACTCGTAAACGACTTCTGTAAACTGTCATTAGAAGTTGACAAATTGAAGAAGGGCAAGAACTATGTTGTAGGCAAACGCAAGCAGCAAAAACTTGACACACTCAAGATGAAGATGTTGAAATCCGAGCAAGAACTCATTTCAAAGATGTGCAAGTCGTTGGTGGTTGATGGAGTGAACCATATTGTTATGGAAGACCTTGACAACGGATTCGGAAGGTGCTACGTTAAGGACAAGGATAACGAGGACATAAACTACAACCGTAAGGTGAAGTTTCTTGGATTGAGCAGTCTGAAAGATGAGGTTGAACACATCGCAAGGAAATACGGCATCGCTTTGTCAACCGTGCATGCGAGCTACACGTCAAAGATGTGTCCGGTTTGCGGTTGCATTGCCGATGAGAACAGACCGAACCAAGAGACCTTTGAGTGTGTTGAATGCGGACATACCGATAATGCCGATTTCAACGCATCCAAGAATATAAGGAACAGAGTGACCGCAACCGTGTTGCGGGAACAACTCTTAAAACAACTTGGCAACGGCGCATACGAACCGCGCAAATTAAAGCGGGAAAAGGTTAAGGATGTGCTGCTGTCGTTCCGGAGAAGTCTGATGGATAAATCAGATGGTGAACGTAGTGAAAATAACAACTTAAATACTTTTGACTATGTTTAGTTCTTCGGACGGTGAAACGTACTATAACCTTAAAATCGAACAAGTTGTCAGAATTATCAAATATGTAAATAGAAATAAAAATCATGATAGTAAAGGAGGACAAAGAAAATGAAAGTAGGGCGTGATTATGCATGGTGGGTGAACTATTCGTGGTCTTACAAATGGCTTGAGGAAGAAAGCGGCGAGTGGATTGCCGACAGGGATTTCGATGCCGAGCGGTTCTATTGCCGAAAGAGGGACATCAAGAAAGAGGCGGCGAAAAGGGCAGCCGAGTCAATGTGCGGATTGGAGTACCGCAACCTCAAGGTGACCATCGACGAGTGCTACATGACGACACCAGAAGAAATATAAGGAGGACTGAATATGGCTTTATACGACAAATACAACCTAACCGAGCCGATGGGCAGGCTTCTCATCAAGTATGTTCTCGCATTGCAGAACATTATGCAGTACAAGGTAGATGCAAATGATTGGCAAACTCCATATCAGTTGGAGACCATTAGACAAAATGCTCACCAGGAACTTTTTGACAATGCAATACTTCCTCTATTGGAACTTAATGAAAGTGTTAGTGAGGACGATGTATATCTCCGTTCAAAGGAACTTTTCTCCAATCTCGACAAGATTTGGAAGATATATGACCAGACGGAGTTCGACCTAACCGATGATAATTGCATGGAATGGATGGTTCTTTATCTTTATAAGTTTCTTAATACCACGGAAACGAAATTATATCTGGAAGGAAAGATACAATATATACACGGAATACACATATGATATGAGATACTACAAGGGAAACATAACACCAGCCGAGGACACCATATTCGTGTTCGGAAGCAACCCCGAGGGTCGCCACGGGGCGGGTTCGGCGAAGGTTGCACGGGAACAATTCGGTGCAATATACGGCGTAGGTGAAGGTCTGCAGGGCAACTCCTACGCATTACCAACAAAGGACTTGCGAATTCCGGGAGACAGGACAATCGGCAAGGGTGACATTGCCAGGAATATAGGAAAACTTTACGAAGTTGCAAGGAAGCATCCTGACAAGAAATTCATGATAGCCTACAGGAACGGAAAGGATGAAAAGACTCTCAATGGCTATACGGGTGAGGAGATGCTGAGGATGTTCGCAGCATTGATTGTACCCAACAACATATGGTTTTCGGAGGAGTGGCGTTCCATATTCCAATCGATATTCAACTATACAGGAAACTATGTGAACCACTCAGGTGGTGCAATCGGAAGCGACACCGTATGGGGTGAGGTCGGCGGTGTATACGGTGTTGAGTCGTTCCACTATTGGCACGGCAAGATTACGCCCAACGGCAACACCGAGATAACCGAGGAGGAGTTCGAGGAAGGCAAGGAACACGTGATGAAGGCGAACGAAACACTACATAGAAAGCCCGAGAAGTATATGAATCTCCTTGCAAGGAACTACTGTCAGGTCAAGAACGCTGACGAGATATTCGCCATAGGTAAGTTCAAGAACAAAATGGTCGACGGAGGCACGGGATGGGCTGTGCAGATGGCTATAGACGACGGAAAAATTGTCAATTTTTATGACCAAGAAAGACGCCTGTGGGCAAGGAACAAGGGTGGTATATGGGAACCTTCATCCACACCCCTACTTACTGAGAAGTTTGCGGGAATCGGTACACGTGAGATAAACGTCAACGGCATAAACGCAATCAAGGAAGTGTATGCACAGACATTCGTGACACATGTTTAACATCCTTTAACAAAAAAGATTTGGCACATTCAGAAAAACGCCTTATCTTTGCAAACGTAAACAAACAAAAAGAAAGGAACAATATGATATTAGAAGAATTCAAGGCAAAGTACGAAAGAATAAGCAAAGACATTGAATTGCTTCGAGCCGAAAGGCGTGAACTCTGCAAAGTCATGTCGGAAGAACACCCTATAAACAGGCTGAAAGGAAAGCTCGTGAGGGTGCGAGGCGCAGAGCCGATGTTCTTTGACCATCTGGAGATTTCGTCAGATTCCAACTATTTTAGCTTAATCACGGCGGTGGGTTATGCCCCGAAAAAGGATGGTTCAATATCCAAAAGCCCTCGTACTCACTTTGTCAGTATTGACACCATTGAGGAAGAAATACAGGAAGTCAACTAAAAAGGAAAGGAAACACTAATATGTGCTTATATATCAAAGAAGGATGCAAGCCCGAAATTGCAAAAGAGGACATTGTCTGTTGGAAAATTGTCTGTAAAGATAATGAATACAAGAACAGATGGCGCGGGCCGTTTTTTGGTTCTATAGATAAGCAACGCTATAACAGAATATTGAATGCCAAAGGCATCAATGTGTTACGCAGAGGAGATATAACCTATCTGGAACCCATTAATGGATTAGGAGAACAAAGGATAAATGAAGGGTTCCATGCCATAGTGGATACAACATCTGAAGTCAGGACACGTATTCAAGAGAAATTTACGGCACTTCGACATGCCGACGATTATCCTTTCCGCAAGGCAATCATCCCGAAGGGTGCCGAGTACTGTCTCGGTAGCAGTTTCGACATTGTTGCAACACACATTATTGTGTTCCGTAACGAACTTTCATATAATATGTACTGCAGGTTCAGAGGATTGATAAGACTGTGGAACTCACTGATTGGAAAAACACCGCACATTGTGCACAATGGACAGTAATATGGAAAATAACAAGGATTTCACCGTTTGGATGGACGAACGGTACAATATGACCAAGGAGGAGTTTGAACAGCACATGACTTGGGCGGACACCTTTGAGGAAAAATACGGCATCGAACTCCCGCAGGGACTTAAAACTAAGACATTAAAGTACGAAGAAGAATCCTGTGCGAACCGAATGCCGCAGGTGGATTATGACAAACTGTTTGTCGGTGCTCATCTGTATATGGACTCGTCCGACTTGTCGTCGTTAGGTCCCCTCTGTTGGGATGAAATAGAGATAACACACATCTACGGCGGTGTGGTGTTCTACAAGTTCCTTGAAGGGAAAAGAGAGGGAGAGGAAGATTGGTCACCGAAAAACTCTTTCTGTTTCATGCGACAGATTTACCCCAAGGTGGTGATGAAGCCCGCCTGCGTAGAGATGGAATGCGACTGTCCGAGAGTGATATTCAAAAATTGGCAAACACAAAAATAATATGAAAGCATATAAAGGATTTAATAAGCATAGTGATGGCACGTTGTGGTGCCGTGACTTCCAATACGAGGTCGGTAAGACATATACGTTTTATGGTGTACCTTTACTGTGTAGACAGGGATTCCATGCGTGTCATGAGCCGTGGCAGTGTTGGGTGTTTTACCCTAACGACGGAAGTACCGTGTACTACGAGGTTGAATGCGGCGGGAAGATAGTCGAAAGTGATGATGGTGACGGCAAGTTCGTATGCGCAGAGATAACCTTGGTAAAAGAGATACCAGCGCCTGAGAATAAGTTTGATTTTTGTAGTAATTTCCGAGAAGGTTATGCAGGAATTGAATTGGAAGGTAAGAAGAACCATATCAATACGGAAGGGCAGATATTGTCACAACAGTGGTGGGAAGATTGCTATGGTTTCTATAATGGATATGCAATGGTGAAATTGGATGGTAAATGGAACCATATTAATACGGAAGGGCAGATAATATCACAACAGTGGTGGGATGATTGTTGGCGTTTTCAAGAAGGTTATGCAGAAGTGCAGTTGAATGGCAAAGGCAACTATATCAATGCGGATGTAAAACTATTATCCGAGCAGTGGTTTGATGCTTGTTATAGCTTCCAATATGGTTATGCAATGGTGCAGTTGAAAGGTAAATGGAACTTTATTGACACGAAAGGAAAATACCTATCGGAGCAGTGGTGGGAAGATTGCTATGGTTTCTATAATGGATATGCAAGAGTGGAGCTGAACGGTAAATGGTATAAAATAGATAAAAACGGTAAAATAATAGAGCAATGAAACAGATAGAACTCAGTGGCAAGGATAGTCTTATAAACAGTCTCCACGTAAAAGTTTGCGACTATGAGACGGGAAAAATGAAGGATGTCCCGTTTTATGATGAGGATGGAAAACTTGCACGGGATGTGGAAGAAGGTGGCTTTGCCGTCACCCTCGACAAGGACGAACTCGCCCAATCCATAGCATATCTTCGTGAAGATACGGACGGCAAGGTCGGTGCCAACGACATTCTCAAGTCGATGTTCAAATACTCACCTGACATACTCGGTGACAACGAGCCTTTCCTCATGGGAATGACCATTTTGAAGGAACTTGTGAAAAGAACTGAAAACGGCCGTTCCGAAAACCTGGCACTCCGCTGTGCGTTGGCTAACCTTGAGGAAATTTATAATAATATTTCGAGAAAACTCCGAAATCTTTAGTTTCGGTGCGGTTCACAACAGATAACAAAACAGATTCATTGATGATTACAGACACAGACCTTATAATTATGTATGCGGAGAACGAGAAGTTCCGCAAGGAGAAGCCGCAATACCGTTTCAGAATGCCGCTTGACAAACGATTCGAGGAGTATTTCGGACAGATATACGGACATGATGTGATAGTGAAATGCATTGACAAGAACGGTGTCAGGAACACGATAAACGGAAGGGTTGAACATGCCTTCATAAGCGGTGTGTTCCTCTATGACAAGGACAATTTCAAGTCGTCGTATTTTTCATACTCGACAATGGTTTCAATCAAGGACAAAAAAGCAAGGAAATGACTAAATGGGACTCTTACGCATATGCGGCTGATATTGTCGACGCCATTGACGAACTAATCAAAAAATACGGGTTTGACAACGTCAAATATTCAGTGACTTACAACATAGACTACCGTCTTTTCTATACTATCCGTGACAAAGATGACGAAAATATGGAAAATATTTCCTGAAAACATTTGAAATGTAAAAATAAAAAAGTATATTTGCAATGGAAAACGTATTGATTGTATTTAACGCCCCATCCGACTTGGGAATGGGTGAGGAACTGACAGATGAACTGATTAGAGAGAAATGTTTTAAAGTAATGAGGTTTGACAACGGCAGCGAGGCACTGTGGACATATGCGAACCTGCCATGCACATGGTCACACCTTGTGGATGAGGACACCGATACCGACAAATGGTGCGACGAGGCGTTTGAACATATCAAAAGCCACGACTACGATTGGTTGGAAGAAAATTTTGAATAAACCATAAACAACACCAAATCACATGGAAGAATTTATAGTTGAACAGACAAGGGTATGGGACGTTGACAACCAACTCGTGGTTGCAAATACCGCTGAGGAGGCAATTATGGTTGCCAAAGCAAACAATCCCGACTATTATAATTATGATGAGCCACATTCTATAAATGCCATTAAAAGTGTTTCTGTTGGCGTGTCATCCTATGTTGCCCTTATAAGAAAAAATATCAAATAACATGAAAACATACGAAGAATTCATAGGAGAGATACACACCTTGAGAAAGACATATCCCTCCTACATAAGAAAGGGACAGGGCGTCTTCAATGCCGTAGAGGAAATATACGGACCTGATGTCGCAAGATACGTCCAATGCAATGAAGGCATCGACTGTTTCTATGACGACAGCATGATTACCGCCTTCCTTGTCTGCTGCTATAACCGATACATGTTCTTGGAGAAGGAAAAGGATGGGAAAGATAAGTAAGATAATATCATTGGCATTTGTCGCCCTAAGCGGTTTCTACGTGGCAGGTGAGGTGCTTAAAAAACTGATTAAGGACTATGAAGAAAATAAAGATATTCCTTGCGGGGACGATAGATAACGGTGACTCTGACAATTGGCAGCAACAGGTCATTGACGCTGTCAGGGAACAGTTGGGTGACGAGGTTATTCCCATCACTCCTGAAACCAAGGAAAAGGCATTGGATGACGATAAAGACGGTCTTGTTCTGTACAACCCGAGAAGGGACAATTGGGCAAAGGATGCCACTTACGATGAAGTGGCGGAACAGATACATTGGGAACAGGAACGCTTGGATGATTCAGACCTGATATTCATGTCGTTCGGTGACAACTCAGTCTCACCAATATCCCTCTTGGAACTTGGCCTGTATGCCAAGGACAATAAATTGATAGTCTTCTGCAATCCCAAATTTTGGAGATATGTGAATGTCCGTGAAACCTGCAAGAAGTACAAGATACCGATATTCTATAACACTATAGATAACATGGTAGGGATAATGGTTTCAGCATACAGGGCACGTAAATCGTACAATAACAGCCAATCATAAACAACAAACAAAATGTTCAAGATAATGACACAGAAAGATAGCGACTACTTCAAGACGACGCAGACAATGATGCGCCGTGTGCGTACAATGCTGCGCAACCTTGCGGAACGCTCGGACATATCCGACGTGACCGAGAAGTGCAACTACGCAGCAGACAAGGTCGAGAATGCACTCTCGATGTTGGACTTGGTCGACCAACAATACGCAAGCAACAAGGGATGCAAACAACTAAACCTGTTCGACGACTATGGACAATGACATTCTGAAAGCAATATACGAGAACGGCATGGCTTGGCTCATGATGGGTGAACTCATCAGCGCCGACAACAACATGACCAACGAGGAACGCCTGAAAAACATACAGACTCTCTCGGAAATCGGTCACACCCTTACTGTCAATGAATGCGAGTACATGATTGAAGTGGGTAAAAATGACAAGCAAAAACTGACAGAGATGGCTTTCAAAGGCATTTGTTCACTTTGTGAAGAAATAAAAAACAACAAATAAAGATATGGGAAGAATCATAGTTTTACTCCTCATTGCACTGTTTGTCATGTGCGGAGTCTACACATGGGTGACATGGCTCAAGGAGAACGGTTTCGGAAAGAAAGACGACAATTCCAGAATGATGGAGGAAAAGGACAAAGCCATCAGGGAAAAGGATGAACAGATTGAAACCCTTGAAGGAAAAATCGCCTCATTGAAGGAAATGTATGACAAGGAAAATATAAGTTAATTAAAATACATAGAAAAATGGACAGTAAAGAAATTATCAAAGACATTGAGAGAGCATTCAACGAACTCGGGTTCGACGTGGATGTCAAAGACCTATCCGACACATTCGCTGAAAAGATTAAGGACACTGTGGAGAAAGTCGGTCCTGAAATTGAAAAAGGTTACGGGAAAATCCGTTCCAAAATGGATGGATTGAAATCCAAACCCGTTACCATCCACACCGAATACAGGTCAACTGTTGAAAACGGTGAATACAACCTCGTGGTTGTTGCGACGGGTCATAGCGAAAACGACATCAAGGTGGATGTCAACCCCGCTCTTAACCGCATTGAAATCTCTTCAAGCATGAGCGATGAGATGAAAAACAGTTGGTTTATATCAGAAATCGACGGGTATATTGAACTTCCGAAAAATATCCACTACAGCACATTGACCAAATACATATCGAACGGCCTCCTGTTCATCAATGGCAAGGTTGCTGCAGAAGAGACACCCGCAAAATTCTCCATCTAACGACCTTTTAGGTTTTTTGTTCTATATATCAGGAAATCCCACCTTGTATGAGGTGGGATTTTTGTTTTTTCACTGTTCGGTATTAAGCAAGTCTTTCTCACATTTGACAATCACTCGCCCTATATATTTGGCATACTCCCCTACCGCCCATTCACATCGCTTGACAATATGATTGTATGTAATGTCAAAGTTTTGTAACGCATTCTGAAGGTTTGGATTGTCCTTGTTCTTTGTAAGGAAATTCATCCCCCTTTTAAGTTTCCTGTATCCTGAATATAAGTTTGTATCCGCAATGGCGTTCCTTATATCCCCGTATACCTCGGCAATATTGTCCATATGCATTATCGCTTGGTATGCTTGGTTGGCAAACGCATACAGTTCCTTGGCGGTGGAATAATACAGTATTTCACTTATGGTCTTGATACCTTTAGAAGAACTGTTAATGTTTTTTGCGGCCAACCCGTATGACGGATAATGTTTCGTGTTTCCGTTACTCATGAAGCCTTGGAATATGTGTTCCAACTCATGTTGAAAGGCGCCGTAAAGGTGCTCACCCATAATTCTGTTGTTCACAAAGTCAAAATGCATGTCCAATGTCTTGGTTTTGCTGTTGTATTTGTTTGGGCGGCGGCTGTATTCGGTTCTCACCTTGGCATATATGTTCCTGTCGCCAAAATACATATTATGGCATACAACCTTGATTGCATCACCAAAATCCTTGATATTGAAAGTAAAGATGTTCTCAAAGATACCGGATTGCACTTTTTTTCTTGGGCGTGACAATGCGTTTTCATAGACAGCGTTGGATATCCTCTCCGCAATCTGTGTCACCTTGTCAGAGATACCAAGTTCCTCCGTGACGGCTTCACTGATAAGTCTGTCTTCACGGAGGATAGTCTTGGGTAAAATTGATTTAATGTCTAACATATACATAAATATGCTACTCTCTTAAAGCGTCAATCAGTCTGCCTGTCATGTCGGGCAACGCTATCTTTTCATATGTCCCGTCATCCTTGAGCCATATGAGGCGCCTGTCGCCAATCTCATAGCCGAGTTGCATCAGTCCTATCTGATACAGGCTGAGTTGCAATGCGTAATGTGAGAGGCTTTCGTCAATCAAATCGTCGAACGGCGGTTCCATATATACACCCTTCGAGCGTTTGTAATCATCAGACAATGATTTATTGGTGTTATGTGTAACTAAAAGCATAGTATCAGCCAAGTAAGTGTGTGATGGACTATCCACTTCAATACATCTTGTTTTAACAGTCTCACAATATTCAACACTTGATATGTTTCTATAATCACGTTCATTTCGGGTTGGACATTCTACCTTAATTTTTCTAATAAGGAACGGATTCATGTCAGTGCTAAATGCAATATCCCATTTTTCAAAAACCGGTTTTTTCTTACAGTTATTGCACTTACCTGTGGCTTTAATTACAGTTGGTTTAATACCGAGAGAAGTTACCAGTTTTACAGTAAAATCCACCTGTGATTTCTTAGTTGTTGCCATAACAAAACGTTTCCGTGTCTTATTATAATAACCGTCAGTATCCATTAAGCCTTGTAATATTTCAAATCGTTCTTCAAACGTGAATCCATTGATAAACTCATCTGGAATATGTTTGTTTTTCAAAAGATTGTATTTTTTCAATTGAGTTGCCAATCCAAAAACACAGCGTGTCTTTGCTTGACCACAATGTTTTCCATCATTAACATTATTACCTACATGGTAACCTCTTTTTTCAATCTCGTTGAATATTTCATCATACATGTTCGTGACATAACCGCAAGCGGAGTGTCCATCACCAAGCCAAACACCGAAAACATAGGGGTCCACCTCAATATTATTATCCTTTTCAGTATTTAACGGTTTATTAATTTGTATTTTCGGAATCGTAAGTGTATGACGTTTTTTTCCTGTATGGTTTTTGAGGTATTCATGCAGTTCAAGAGTCGTCATAACCTTTTCATCCTTTTCCCCATTTTGTTTATTAAAATAGACAAGCCATCTGTGTTCTTCGTCAGCCACGATTGAATAGTTGTCATCAAATGTGATTTTCATACAGGGATTGTTGTGTATTTCCGAAATGCCTGTTATCTTTGCGGGATTTCCGTCTTTGTCATATACACTGTCCCCATACTCCAATGTTCCCATTGTCTTGAATCCCTTTGTTGTCAAAATAGGAGTTTCCAAAGGTAACCCTTTCCAATCGTGTATGGCGAGTTTCCATTTGCCACCCTTGTCTTGGTATGCATGGAGGATGTCGAAGGTTCCTGCATATCTCTGCTTGATACCGAACTCGTTGCCCCTCTTGATGTATATCTGTGATTCAGGCATCACAGGGTACATCTTGATTGGTTTGCTGTCATCATAGAACGAATCGTACATTTCCATGTAGTAGTTCATTGCGGCCACCTGTTTTCCCGAATAAGGTATCAGGAAGCCTTCCTCATATTGGGGTTTGATTACGTCACATATCTTTTCAGGATGCCCCTGGAAAAAGTGCATGAGCATTTCCCCGTAAAGGTGTGTCGACGAGCCGTTATTGGTGCCTATTATGTTGGTTTCCTTCCACATTCTCGTGACCTGTTCAACAGTCAACCCGTGATTCAGTGCGTATCTTTCCTTGATAGCCTGCCAATCCGTATACGGCTCGAACTTCTCCACAGTGCCGCTTACGCTTGGCAATTCCTCTGTCTCACCATCGTCATAATGCACATAGTATTTGTGCGGTCCTTCCTGAAATTCAAGGTTTTTGAATGAGTTGATGATGTTCTCCCTTATCTTCTTCACTTCATCAGGTTCGGGATAGTCTTTCAGCCTTTTCTGAATGTCCTCGTTATTTAGCATTGTATTGTATATTTTTATAAGATTATTTTCTTATGCAAATATACTATTTTTCTGTCAGTTAGATAATAGAAGATTGAAAAAATGTTTACATTTCATAATTTTATTTTGAAATAATTGAAAACTTTTTAATTTTTGTTTATATTTATATGTAAATAATCAAAAATAAAAACAGATAATATGAATGAACTATTAAAAATGTACATCAAACCAACAAAAGAGTCGCTTGATTTGGTTGAAAAAGGTGAAATGACCAAGATTATTCAAAGGTGGAGGCTCCTAGGACTAATGGTAGGTATAAGGAAAAATTCAAAAATTGAAAAGGACGTGGCTGTCAGTTATGAGACCATGGCATATTTTGCCATTGAACACAGCAACGATGGAACATACGGCGGTAATTTTGAAACGTGGGTTTTCCCATTGCTAAGGATAATAAGAACAGGGAAGAAGGGTGTCATATCTCATATAAGCCGTGCGGTCAAACCCAATGAGATTGTTGATATACTTAATAAGGTTTCTCTCAACGACATTGAAAAGGAGATTGTCAAAATATACGGTAGGAAAAAATATGACACTGACCTGTGGACTTTGTTTGCGTTCTTCCGTTCAATCGGACAAGGCAATATTCCTTTGACACAACTTGACATTGATATTTTCACTATGTTAAAAGAAAAAGTTGTAACCCTTAATGAGTTTTTGAACAACAGAAAGAAATCTTTCATGTTTGATGATGATACAGTTTCGTCAAAAGTTGCCACAATAAAACCTGCAAATGACATGGGTGCTTTAGTAACCGTATTGATTGCAAGTTATGTCATCAAGAAAATAAACGAGGAAGATAAAAACAAGAAACAATGATTAGTGAAAAGTTGAAAACTGTACTGACTGAGGAAATCAGGAAAACGGTGCGTCTCATCCTTGAAGAAAGGAGACTTGACGAGGCGGACTTGGCTAACAACCCTGTGGACCACGAAATTGACAGAATGTACGAGAAAATAAGCGGTATTTGTGAAGAAACCGTTCCCAAGCCTTTCAAGAATAACATCAGGATATGGACGGGGATGTTCGATGAATCCATGTTCGGTGTGGAGACAACAGTCCATTACAAGGTTATCTCATATCCTTCCGAGGAAATAAAAGTTATTTTACATTCAAATCCAACCTTTCAAAAGATATTGGGATTTAATACCAAAACAAGTGAACTATATTTGTCCTATGAAATAATTGACGGTGTTTCCGATGACAATGTTGTTGCCGATGAGTTCGGTCATGAACTGAACCATTTATATCAGGATGCCTGCCGTATTCAAAACCAATCGCCACGGCCTGTGTATGGAAAGGATTTGTATGGGGCGGTTAGGAATGGTATGGAGTCAAAAAACATTTGTGAGCGTTGTGTTGCCAGACTAATTTACTATTCCAACCGACGTGAACAAGACAGTTTAATACAGGGCTTCAAATCCGAACTTAGGCGGAGAGAAGTCAACCCTTCAGAGATTGATAATACTGAAACTGAATTCAGTAAAAGCGCAAACGAGTACGAAAGGTATGTTGAGTATTTTTTGAATAATCATGAGAGTGACGACATGAAGAAAGTTATATCATTTTATACAAAAAATTTCGGATATGATTATCGTGGACTGTATGATTTGTTCCGTTTCAGGTATGGCCGCCTGTTCAAAAAATACAAACGTGCGGTTGACGAATACACAAGATGGTATAAAAATAAGTATAATTTCTTTTCAGAAAGGGAGGGGTTAAATGAAAGATATATTTAATGATGAACAAATGAAGAAGACGGTTATAGATGCTATTGGTAGCATAGTATCTGACAAACTTATCCCAAAAGCATTATTGAATGTTGCGGAATACAACGAACTATTGCAATATTCGGATTGTACAAACACCATTCATGATTTGTTTATGTGCTGTGATGCGGTAAGAGAGAAGGTACGTTTGAAAAACTTGGTTGGGGAGATTTTGTTCAATAACAATGAGATTAAAAAGTATGACAGATTCCTTGAAGAATTCCGTATGCTGATTGACAATTTCAGAAGTGATTACAAACGCAGGGGCAAATTGCCAAAAATTGGAAGGAATAACCATACCTACCCGTTTGAACGGTTGAATACATTTTTCACGGAAACCTATACGAAATACAAAGAATATGGGGAAGTTTTGAAAGACAAATTGTCGCCGTTAGAATAAGATAAACAACATACTATAAAAATGAAAAGACTTGGTGATTTAAAAGATATCCCGTATCTTACGGACATTGAATGCTGGAACATGCTGAACGAAGAGCGTCATCATACTGACTTTCTGGATGGGTTGAAGAATGATATATATCAGTTTGTGAAGGCAAACATAGATGAAATGATTAGTCATGACCGTTACCATGACCGTGTCTTGTATTTTAAGCAAAACAATTATTTCAACCACCTGATTGTGAACATAGCCCTGAATAGAACACCTGACTATCACCAGCCAAAAAAAACAAACGCGCTGTATTATAACGAAGATAAAATAAGCAAGGGAGAAAAGTTGGGTGTGGTTGAGATGGATGTTGATATGGCAATCGGCTTGAAAAACGAATATAACGAACAGAGGCTAAAAGAAGTTATCGGTCATGAAATAAACCACATGTACGATGATTGGCAATGGCAGTCCACGGGGCATGAACCGTTAACCAACAACGAGAAATGGAACCTCGGAGACGGCAAATTCATAAGTGACCATATGGAGGACACTTCCAATCCCCTGTTAATGTGTCTTGCATTATCACTCTATACATCACTTTGGACAGAGAACAATGCATATGTCAACCAAGCGTTCGATGAGTTTGATAAAGTGAAATTAAGACCTCACAACATCCACCAAAAACTTAAATCAACCACATCCTATCGTAACTATGCAAAACAGATGATAGACTTGAAATGGTATCTTGAAAAAGAGAGTGATGAAAATTTGCTAAATCTGTACAACACTCTTAAAACAAACTATAAATCATTATCCATTCCATCCCCCAAAAACAATACATCATACAAAGAACGTTTGATTAAATGGGCTGAGAGCATCTACCGCAACTTTATGAAACGCTACTGCGGTATTGCAAGTCTCTATCTCGACAGACGTGCCAATGAAATGGTTAGGTAATTTCCTCGATTTCGATTGTCCTGCCGTCAAGACTCCTGTCAATGTCAAACAAATCGGATATTTCCTTGGACAACGAGCATTTGGTAACCTGTTCGTCGTCACAAGCCTTAAGCAACGGGCAGGTTGAACACCTTGTCCTGCCCTCTGTAACGGTTACCATGAATTTTCTGGTTTTCTTGGGCTTCTTGAGTTTTAACTCAGTCCACCCGCTGTTAAGGAGAATATATCCTATCTCCTCGTTCTCGTTGGTCAGCGCAATCTCGTTCTTGTTGTTGATGTAGTATATCATTGTACTGTCACCCTCACCGCCATATGCATGCGTATTTACAGCACCACGCTTAACCAATTCGTTTATCACATCACCCCCTCTTCCGACACACGCCCTTATGTAGTATTTACCAAATGAAAAATCCTTATCCAAGTCAGCCTTAATTTATAATCATAAATATCGGGCTTGTTCGGATAAGGACTGTTGTCAGGCAGTTACGCCGACTTAGAACGGAAGGTCGTCATCAGCCGATGGCGCAGGTGCAGGGGCGGGTTCAGCCTTGGCTGCCTTCTTCTTGCCTGCGGTAGCCTTAGGTGCCTCTGCGGGCGCGGGGGCTGCTGCAGGGGCAGGTTCAGCGGTCTGTGCGGGCTGTCCCTCTCCGTTCGGCTTGTTGCTGTTGAACTTGCCGAAATCGATAAGGCTTGCGGTGATGCTGCGGTCAATCTGAGGACCGTACTTCTCGTTCTGATAGATGGAGTCCTTGTACTTTCCGTACACACGGACACAGCTGCCCTTCTTGAGGTGTTGGATAATCGACGGCACATCGAACATTGTCACCGAAATCCATGTGGTCTCGTTCTCGGGGTCTCCGTATTCACGGTTGCCCATTCTGAAACGTACATAGTTTCTACCGTCTTTTCCCGTAAGTACCTGTGGGGCGTCGGCAAGATTGCCTTCAACTTGCATTTCTCTCATGGTGTGAAAATTTTTATTGTTTTACATTAATTTAATTGCTTCAAGTACAAATATACTATTTTTTTGCTAAATAGTGCCATCGCTTTCAAATAATTTTACCTGTTCCTTGATTTTCTCCGCCATTTCAAGCGAGACGCCGTATGTGTACCACAGGGTGTCGTCCAAGTCGGACAGGTCTCGGCACTTGTATTTTGCCAAGCAGTTGCGATAGTCTTCAAGGTTGTCTATGAATACCACTCCGTCGCTGTACATATTATTTAGTCCATTTTTTTGACAGTTCTTTATCTGTACGCATCTCACCTTCAAACGCCGTGACTTCAATCCATTCACATGGTGTTGTGTGTGTTGCCACCCATTTCCTATGACAGCGTTTGCAGATGCACTTGTTGGGCATCCACCTGAAGTTGTATCTCAAGCGGTGCCCGAACAATGCGCATATTATGTTCGCCTTCTTCATGCGGTGATAGCCTTTGCATACTCACCCAACAGTTTCATGAGGAACTGTTCTGCATTGAAACCACACTCAAGGAACTTGAGCAGCATTGGGTTATATCCCGAGATGAACATATTTCCGTACTTGTCAGTTTCTGGAAATGAAACTGAACCTCTGCTATTGAAATTCCACCATAAAATCTTGGTGTTGATTCCCTTGCTTCTCCACTCCCTCATCAGGGCGTCCTTGTCCTGACAAGAGCCGTAGTCGAACTGCATATCGGAAAGCACGACAAGATACTCAGGAAACTCGGTCTGCAGCCCGCTGAGGATGCGCATGACCGCACCGAAGTCCGTGTTGGAACAGTCGCCCGTGTACATGCTTGCGATTTCACGACCGTACTGTGTGGTGGTCTTAGGGAGACGGCTATAGGCACGTGCCCTACTTCTATCACCGAGAGTAATCAGTTGTGGGCGGCTTGAGAATGAAAGCACCTTTCCTGGACAGTATGAACTGCACTTGCCGAGGTAGTGCCCGATTGCCAACGCCTTGCCGATACTGTCGTTTCTATCCCACATGGAACCCGATGTATCCACGATAGGAATCCAACTTCCGCTGACCTTCTCCATCTTGTCGAAGAAGACATCCACATCGACATCGTCCTTGAAGGATGCACGGTAGAGGTCATATACGTTGGTAACCTTCACGTTGATTTTGGCGTCGCCCTTCTTGACACTCTCGATATACTTGGCGAAACGCTCTGCGGTATCCTCACCCTTGGCGAAACGCTTGTAATATTTCAGCATGGCAAGCGAGGGAACCTGAGAGAAGTTTATCTCGTCTGTGGTGTGACGGGACAGTTTGTTCTCGGTGGTGTTACACTTCACGAAGTGACCGTACTGCTGCTTGTTCATACCCCAAGCCTTGGCAAGCTTGCGGGCAAGCATGAGATTGGTGGAACTGTAGCGTGGTGCCCACTTTTTGGCAAGTTCGTTGCCTGCCTCTATTTCCGAACGGAGGAATCCCTGCCAAATGTCGAACATTCCCTTGAAGAAGTCCTCACACTCACGGAAGTCCTTGAAACTTCCCGCCTTGACGACGTTCTGCGGGGTTACGCCGCTAAGCGCCATGAGTTTGCGACCAAGGTCCTTGTAGCCGAGACCGTAGCGTGGGTCACGGATGAACATCGAGAACAGTTTCTCGATATTGCTTGTTCCGATTCTCACCTCGGCAAGATGCTTGGTGTAATACTCACCCTTGAAAAGGATGTCGATAAGTTTGTTGCCCGACGACTTGTAACTTACGTCGCCGTTCTCGGTAAGGGTTACGTTGAAAAGCTTTTCCAACTCCGAATTCTTGAATTTGTCTAACATCTCAGTACTCATGTTTTCCTGTGTTTTAGGGTTAATACTTATATTATCTATCTCTCGAACATTGCTGTTACGAGTACCATTGTCCTTTTTATTTCTTGAAACCGAAATACCTGTCGGTCTGCAACTGCGAGAATCGTTCCCATGCATAGCATTTGTATTGAAGGAGTTGGCACTTGACCTTGTAGTAGTCGTCACGTGTAATGTCCAATTCCTCTATGTCCTCGTTGAGGGCGCCTATATAAACGGGAAATTCGTCATACTCAAGCGAATTGATAATCTCGTAAATTTTGGCGGGTGTGTAGTTTCTCATATTGTCCTCCTTTGTTTTAAATGATTAACGTTTGCAAAGGTAAGAACATTTTTCGGATTGGTCAAATGTTTTATGTTAAAAAATGTTATTGTTTCTTATGCCGTTGCGTATTTCCTCGTCCAACATTGCGTCTATGACTTCTTTTGGAAGCATATTATCAAACATCTCAAGTGTGATTCCGTCCTTTCTCCACAAGTACCTCACCAAAGAGGAAGAGAGAGTTGAAAGCGATGACGGACTCGGTATCAGTATGGTGTCAGTGTATCCGTCTGATATTTGGGTGTTGATTTCAGCCAACCCAATCTCATTGAAGTCGGTTGTCCCCCTGATTCCTCTGATAAGATACCTTATTCCAAGTTCCTTGCAGAAATTGGCAGTCAGTCCTTTTTCCCCGAGTGAACATATTATCAGTTTACCATTTGCGATTTCGGTACTATACATCCGTCTTACTCCCTCCATACTTGCCCGAATGAACATTCTGTCCATAAGAGTATCTGACTTTTCAGGATTCTTTGCAAACAGCAGATATGACGTGTCGAACATCTCCAACGATTTTCGGAGAACGTGGTCATGTCCCCTGTGAAACGGGGCAAAACTTCCTGCATAACAGCATTTTCTTTCTTCCATGACGCAAATATACTATTTTTTTCGGATAAACAAACAAATGAAAGGGATATTTATTATATAATAAAGGAATAAACACATACGCAAATGGATAAAAACACATTCTATTCAAACGCTGACCTTGAGGTGGGTAAGAAAACCTCGTTCATAAGCCTCTATGAACAGGCGGGGTCGGTGTTTTCGAACACAAAGAGCATGAAGCGCCCCATTTCGTTGAAGGCGGGACAGATTCTCGACAGTTTCGGTTGGAAGGGCTTTGACGAATCAAACTCGTCGTTCCTGTACATCTACAATGACTACAATGTCCGCCCTTCAATCCAAATAAGAAAAATAAGCGGTGACATAGAGGCAGAGGAACTGTTCACCGTTGACGGCGAAACAATGTACGCACTCTACGGAACCAAGGGTGAGATAGAAATCAAGTCGGTTCACGACAACGACGGTTACGAATGTGAAGGTTTTGAGGGTGTCATGGATGAATATCCCAACCCGATGAGACTTTTCGTCGACTGCTCGGTTTCGGACACATATTCGTTTGAGGAGTATATTTACCCCGCACAGTTCCACATGAAGGTTGTGGAACCCGATGATGAAATCAGTGCATTGGTTTGTGAGACAACGGTCATGATATATAACGACCAACCCACAACCGTCAATCCCGATGACATCATAACTCTGGAAAACAGGGACATCGCATTCATATGCCACACGAATGCTTATCCCAACAGGAACAGACGTTCCAACAACGAGCCTGAGGAAGGTCCATACACATTCGACGGATGGTATGACGCTGTCACAGGCAAACTCGTGTCGACTTCGCCTGTATATATCATAAGCCACCCGACACACTCGCTTTCGCTGAAACCAAAGGCAAGGCTCGCCAAGGTGTGCACCGTGAAACTGACAGCAGGTGAGAACATACAGGGTGTGAGAGTATATGAGACCAACGGTGATGGCGAGAAACCCGATTTCTCAAACAATGTCACATACGAATGCATAGAGGGTACAAACCTGACAATAGAGGCAAAGTATGGCAGGGACTACTCATTCGGAAAATGGACAACATCTGACGGCAAGACATTTTCCATCACCGACTACAATGAGATTGTTGTCACAGACGACTTTCAAATGACAGCCACCGCCATTGATATGGATGGCAAATGTATTGTGAGGGTCAACACCCACAACAGTGTTCTTGGATTCCCTTGGGAACAGTATGCGGTCTTCTACGTCAACGGCAAGATAACGATTGAGGATGACCATAAGGAGAGTAAGGAAACTGAAAAGAAAGACGGCACTCCTGCTGTGAAGAACGTTAGTGAAGATGAAGCCACTGCACGGAAGCAAACCTACACTGCAATCAAGAACTACGATTTAAGAAGCCAAGCCGAACCTTCAAATACTCTTGGCAAGTCATTCTCACCGAACATGAACATGCCTGTACAGGACAGGTTCGGAAACACCAAAAAGACCCCTGAGGAAGTTGTCAACAGAATTATTGCAAGACTTGACAAGGAAAGGGGCAAGCGTCCTTCAAATGAGAATAACAAACAGTTGAAGAAAGACGGATTGCAACTCATTGACGGAAACGCAATAGACAAAGACACAAATGAATTAACATTGTTGGAAGGTGATTATATTTACCAAATACCTTATGTTACACTGTATCCCGTGGTTGAACCGATGGGAACCGTGAAATACTCGGATGGCAACGGCACCACTGAGGGAACAATGCACTCGCATGTCTATGACCGCAACACTGAAAGAGTCATAACCCTTGTGGCAAAGCCCAACAAAGGCTACAAGTTCATGGGTTGGTATTACTCAGAACACCAAGACATCATCTCAACTGACACTACTCTGAAATTCAAGGTGACACACAGAGGCAAGAGAAAAACCATCAGTGCAATGTTCGTAAAGGATGACGTCGACTTCCTCATGTTGAAGGCTAACACCACCGACACCGAGAACACCGCCATCGAAATGCATGATTATAGCAATAATGACGGATATAACCAATCGTATAGCGCGTTTGCTTTCGACTATTTCAATAATGTAAAAATCGTATGGGAGTTTGAGGCGTTCTACAGATACTTCGGAAACTATCCTATCATAGCATTCTACACATATTCACGTGAACAGTCGAAATCAGGCGACAGGTTCATGTTCAGGGAGTGGAAAGGTGTTGAGGGTATCTCCAATTGGTATAACTACGAAAGTGACTATGACTATGCCGCAGGTCTTTACCTTGCAAGCAAGTATGATTTGGATGTGATTGCCGATTGGGAGAACATAGGAGACAAGAAGATTGTTGAATCGTATGTAAGGAACCTCGACGAAAAAAGCGAATCTGACTATGCCGCAACTGTGACAGGCACGGGTCTCTATAACATTGGTGATGAAGTAACCGTCACAGTAAGACCAACTGCGGGCTACAGGTTTGTGAAAATGGAGGTATGGTCTTATACCGATGAAGACGACATTCTTATATATGACGGATTCGAACCGACAGCCACGTTTATTGTAACAGATGACGTGGATGTTGTAGTTTACGTAGGATATGAGGACAGCATCTTTATCATCGGTGAATGCAATGAAGGCGGTCATGTCAGTTTTTATGGACATCCATCGGATTTTAGCAACGCATACGTTTATGCATCCGCTGACGACGGTTATAGATTTCTGAGATGGGAATGGCCTGTGGAATATTCACCATATGTTAAAAACATATATGATGACGGACAATCTTATGGTGATTTCTATTGGTGTAATGAGACAGGCGTTTGGACAGGCGGTGACGTTCATATCCGTGCAATCTTCGGACCTGTTGATGCTGATTATGTTAGAGTGAAATCTTATCGTGAAGATGAAAGGTATGGGTATGACACCATGGGGATTGGATACTATGAAGTTGGAAGCGAAGCAACGCTTAACACATATGTGAATACAGAAAAGAGCGAAGAATTTGTAGCCTATATTGATAAAACAAACGAGCACGTGATATCATTGAATAATCCTTTCACATTCACTGTGTCCGATGAAGGTGTAACCCTTTTCTCACATGTTTCCAATCCCGATAAACTATCCCTCATAGCGGAACCAGTCGACGGTGTTATGTATCGTTTGAATGGCAACGATTATACGTATATTATAATGGGTATTCCATCAGGCACCGAATTTTATTTGGAAGCGGTGGTTGACGAATACCATGGCTTCAATGGTTGGGAATACAGTGAGGAATGGGCAAACTATATTCAGGAAGAAGGTAATTTAATAACATTGACTATTCCTGACAATCTCCCAACCGTCAACCTCAGAGTCAAGGCATTGGTATCGCCGAAAAGGACAAACGTCTCTGTTGACTCTTCGGAGGCTCAGAGCATGAACTTCAATGTTACAGGCGGCGGTGAGGTGGAATACGGCAGTCAGGCAACTGTGTCAATATCCCCTGCCAATAATGACCAAGGTGAGTTCATTGCTTGGACAAACGATTCTGAAGGTGAGATGCCTGTCGAAACAATGGGTCCAAGGGGTGCAAAGGCAGGAAATGAGAGGGAAGGTAAGATGCAGGATTGCGCTTTCACCACCACATACACCTTCACTGTTTACGGTAAAACCCACGTTAAACCAATTATCAACAAGACGAACAGCGGAATGATTATGTACACAGTCGAAAGCGTGGCTCCTTTGGAAATCGCTTCCAATATAATGTACAGGGCTAATGTTTCAGGCAACTGTTTCGGTTCTTTGAATGACGGACAAGGTCAGTTCGTTGCATTACCCGATTACAGTGACAAACTGACAGGTAAAACGTATTCGTTCGACGGATGGACTGTCACGTCTTTAATGCCCGTACAATATAACGAAGACGGTGTAAATCTCATGATAGAAGAGGCATATGCCACTGTCCACATCAAGGCTAACTACAAGGAGAAAGGCGACATGGTCAAACTCAACATTGTTGCAGAACCGTATGAAGGTGGACTGGTGTATTATGAAGGCGCTGACAAGCCCGCACCGCAACTTACAGCAATCGTTCCTTGCAACTCAGAAGTGAAAATTGGTTGTACCAAAAACAAGGGTTATGTTTTCAAACAATGGGTTGACGGAAAAGGTTTGGTAATCGGCAATGAAGAATCGATACAGTACATTGCTAAAGAATCCACTACTATTCGTGCACAGTTTAACCCTGAGGGCGGAGAAGACGTCACTCTCACTGTTCAATGGGGTGAAGGTGGATATGTCATGATAGACGGAGATAAAGTTTCATCTGTAACTGTAAAGCAAGGTACATCAGTTGAATTGGAAGCCTTCCCGAATGAGGGTTATGATTTTATAGGATGGTATGATGACTCAGAAATGTTTTCTAAAGAAAATCTGATAACTTATACCGTCAATAAAACTACAATAATCACAGCGTCATTCACAAAGGATAAGTAAACATCCTGACTCTCACAACAAAAAAAGCACCCTACCGAAAGATGGGGTGCTTTTTTGATATTTGGTGTAATTGGTCTCAACAGACAAATCCCGGATTGTATCCCTGTTGTTTTATCTCCTGTGGTGCCGTTGAGGAATACTGTTCCACATTTCTGTAGTCTTCAAGCCACTTCTTGAACGCCTCTGTATTACAGTAGCCGCAGCATTCGTACTCGGGGCAGAATCCACGGAAGACGCATGTCGGTACACACTTGTCGGCAAGCACGGGGTCAATTTCCTTCAGTTTCTCTATGACTCCCTTCCATACATCCCTTGTCTCCTTTGACGCACAGTTGCACAGACGCTTTTGGCTGATTGTTATGAAATCCTGTGCGGAGAGGCTTATCCTGTGGTTGACGGGAGCGTCTTGGGGAAGTTTCTTCCTGTCGACACCTGTCCTGTCTGTTCTGGAAGTCCCGACAAAGTGTGTTTCCTGTGTTTCTCTCGTGTTATGTCCCGAGAAGGCATCGTGCCTTGCAATGTGCTGTGACACCCAACAGGGAATCTCCTCCATCTCGAGAATATACCTGACGTCACGCAGCATGCTGTGCTGTGCGAGGCATGTCTTGGCAATCCACTTGTCGCTCGGTTGCTTGTGTTTCTGTTCCTTGTTCACGGTGAAAAGGGCATCATCCAATGCAACGTCCCAATCCACCAATTTCTTGATTTTTATGTTCATAATGGAATATTATTTGACTTTTGGAATATTTGTTAATTCTAATAATTTTCCGTCCATGATGCTAAGTTGCGACCATTCGTCGTCTTTGCGCTGCGACAATGTATCGAGAAAAACATGAAGGACCGAGTCATCCTTAAACCACATTTCGGTCTTGCATCCGTCAAGAAAATGTATCACCACATGAGGCCTATACATCGGCTTGCCTTCCTCAAAGTATATATGGTTGTCAAAATACTCAGTCATCTCGGATTCGGTGCCTACAAATTCACCATCTATACTCCAACGGTCCTCAGCGGCAACATAATAGTCATCAGCCGTATAAGGAGAAAAAAGGGTTCGCAGCCAATTCTTTGCCTTATCATTCTTCACTACCGTTGGACTCGGTTTCCTTATGAAACAGGTATATTTTTCACCACGTTTTATCTTATGGAGAACGTCTTTGGATACTTCTCTACCTTCGTGGATTTCTATGTGGGAAAGTTTCTTGTATAGGTACTGTTCTTTCATATTATTTTTATTTCGTTATCCGATTTTTCTGAACGTTGCTTTTCGAAGCATTCTCGGAAACCACCAATCCTTGGAATATCTTCTACCGTCAAGTGGTTGTAATACTCCATGTTCATCCTCAGCCCACAAAACAGGTGAGTTGAATCTCATTAACGCCTTTATCTGTGATTCAGAGCATTTATGTTTCTTCAATTGCCTAAGTTTCCTTCTATATGTCAGAAGATAGATGATGTATTTTTTCATATCCCTATAGTTTGCACGACAGTTTCTCCAAGGTATCATTACAGCCAAGCGACTTGACCACCTTGCGTATGTCGCTTATTCTTATCATAACCCGCATCTCATCACCGAAATACTTCTCAGGCGACTTGGTGATGTCCACTGAGTTGCCGTCAGACTTTCTCCCGACATGAATTTTTCCTTCGGCAAGGTTGATTATGATGGCGCACTCCATATTGTCCAACAAGAATATGTTGTCATCCTCCGTTCTGAAACCGTTGTCGGTCAGGTAACGTTTTCCGACAATGTTGTGGCGGCTTTCCTTTTCTTCCTCGGTCTCGGTATTCTCCTCGTACCACTTGTCGACCTCTTCCTTGTGTGCCTCGTAGTACGTCAATCCCTTGTCTATGTCAGGACGGAATTCAAGGTAGTCCTTGTCGGGGTCAAAGCAATGTTCCAAAGCCGCTTCAGCTGCGAGTATCACCCTTGCAAGACCGCTTGGGTTATTGGTGAATTCACGTTTCATGTATTGATATATTACAAGTCTCGGGTCGACATCGTCATCAGAGTCGCAATCCTCACTTTCCTTGATGTAGTCAAAGCAACTCTGCAGTTTCCGCTTTTCCTCGCAGTCGTTCCAATCCATCCAATCGTTAAGACTGTCCATGAACCAACGCCCGACCACAAGGTCTTCAAGTATCCTTAAAGAATGGGCGTGTTCCAAGTCATCTTTGTCACATTTTGCTATTTTCATGTCCGTTTATTTTTGGGTGTAGATGTAAGTGTGTCTTCACTGACGGGATGTTCAAGCGTCCCGATAGGTGTTTCGGGTTTTTTCAAGTCAAGACTGAACAGTGTTTGGTAAAACTTGAGAGCACCACCAAAATATGTTTTTTTAAGCGCATCCTCGATTGCATCCTCGACAACTTCTTTAGGATATACACGCCCGTTCGGGAGCAGCGTATCGCAGGGGAAAGCGGCGGTGAGTGTCACCTTTCCCTTTTTCTTCCTGAAAAGTTTCTTGAATATGTTTTTCATGTCAGTTAACCTATTTTATGGTTTTCGTCGTAGTCGTTGGTGACTATCCATATGGACATGCCGAGACAGAACACAAAGGTAAGCACAAGTATGATTATCTTAGCTGTGGTTGTCAGTTCCGAGTGGATGTAGTCAAAGTCGGAGAAATGTTTCCTCTCCCATCTCTTGGGCACGTTTTTCTCAAGCCATCTGCCGTAGGAGTAGAGGTCAAGGCTGTCGTGTTCCGTGAACCATGAGCGTGTCTGCACGTCAAGCCACGGGGTATCCGACCAAGAGAATGCGTTGCACCATTTAACGTGTCTTGTACTGTCCACTCCAAGACAGACAATAAGTTCATTCTTGTTTCCGCCCTGCCAATAACCCTTCTGCATCTCGCTAATCTCCTCGCCTTTCTCCGCAGGGAACACAAGTATGAAGGTATGGAACTCGTATTTCTTTCCATACACCCCGTTCACGAAGTCTATTTGGTTTATTGACTCTTGAGTTGCCTTGCATCCCAATATGTAACGCTGTCTGCAGTTCTTCACCTCGGGATACTCGAACAACCCAAGAACCTTTGCGGAATCCTTGTCTATGTCGGAGTATCTGAATATCGAGTTTGAATGCTTTACAGGGTTCTTGTACCTGTGCTGTTTGGCATACGGTATGAAAGACGCATGGCGTTTGTCCCAATAGTGCACCTGTGCGTCGCCGTCCTTTGTGTAGTAGGGGCGGTGCATGTCAATGAACACCTCGGGAGTGTTGAAGCGTTTCTTGAACTTGTTGAAGGTTTCCTCGCTGATACTGTGTTCACCGTCAAGGTTGGTTGTCATAGACCAATACTGAGGATGGGTCACCGTAACATAATAGACTTGTGTACATGTCGATTTGCCACACGGATATGTACGGGTTCTCCTCTGTAACTCGTTCCATTCGTCATAGTGGCGGATTTCCTTCACGTAGCCACCGTAGTATTCGATATCGTTCTGCGACACATCCTTGGTAATGAAATAAACCGCAAGCGTGAATACAACGCTTGACAGGATAAGTACAGCCGATTCCCACAGGGCAACCTCCTTCTTGAAGAAGAAGTAGAGGATTGCTATCGTCAGGAGAGGTAATATGAAAGCGATTATAAGCATGATACTGTGTTTTGATAAAGCGGGGAAGGAATCGACTCCCTTCCCCATGTATTCCGTTAACTACTCGTCTTTCTTGAAAAGGTCGATGTCGTCTTCAAGGCGTGTCTCCATCACCTGCTTGGTTGTGGTTGAGGAGATGACCTCGTATTCAATCGGGGACTTGTCCTTGATAAACCATTTTCCTGGAAATGTATTACACAAAGTCTCGTGTTCCCGTATTACGTCAATCATGCGGGTCTGCGCTGTAGTGAACTCGGCTCGTAGCACCTCAATCGAAGCCATGAGGTCCTTGTAGACCGATGCGTCGAACTCGGGGTTGCTCTCGGTAATCCATTTCATGAAAGCGTCACCCTTGTCGCCCTCATAGCGGCCGCCGATGATGTCCTTGTAGATTTCGTGGAAGGCATCCTTGTATTGGTCGGTCACCTGTGCCTTCTGCTGAACCACTTTCCACATCTTGTCGTAGACGGCTTCAATTTTGCCCTCCTGTGCGACAGCCTCTTTGCGGAGTGTCACTTCCTTGTTGTTGTAACTGAAATACATTGACATGCAGGTCACTGCAAGGATTGCCACGACAATAAGCGTGACGAAGATGATGATTTTCTTTGTACTCATTGTGTTTTGATTTTAAGTTATTGAATAAGTTAATTTGTTACGTTTGCAAAGGTAAGACGTTTTTTCCAATCCACCAAATCTTTTTTGTTAAAGAATGTTAATTATTAAAGTTGCCTTTCCATCCATTGCAGCGTTCATGGTCCTTGTCATACTTGAAGTACGCTATACAGTCCTTCTCGTCAGGGCACTTGTGACAGTCATGACCGTCGGGTGTGAGGATGTCAGTGAACAATCCGAGTGCAAGTGCAAGTTCCTTCCACGTTACGGGATGGAACGACTCCCCTATCGCGGACATGTAGCGGTAATGCCCTATGTCGCCCGTCTCGTCACCCTGCTCGTATCCGCTGTCGTCGTTCTTGCGGAACACGATGTTGTCCCAAAGGAGTTCCTTGGCAAACTCTTCCCAATTGATGTTGTCCTTGTTAAACATAATGCTATTCTATTGTTATGGTTAATGTCATTTTCCTCACCTTTGCGTAAGGCTCGGGTTTACCCGTAAGACCGCAATAGAGTGGTGCGTTCTTCTTCCAATACTGCTTTATTGTCTTAGCACAGTCCCGAGCCTCTTTCTCGGTCTTGAAAGCCTTGGCTTTCAGTATGTTCTTGGTAAATGTGTGGAATGTTGTACTGCTTGGGTAGTACTCTCCTTCACCTGCCTCTATAATATATCGTATATCGGTCATGACGTTTCCTATTTATAAGAGTCTCCACTGTTTATTGTCATGGTCACTGTAATGTAGTTGACGGAATGGTGGATTATACAATGCACAACCACAGTATTGGTGTCTTCCTCCTTATGGATATTGGTTATTCTGAAGTTTGCGGTGTTAAACAGATGATTGCAAACGGATTTGATTTCCTCATCCCCAATCTTGGCAAGCATATCCTCATTCTCCTCTTTTTTCTTCTGACGCTCAACTTTTTCCTGTTCTCGTTTTTCCCACTCTTCTTTTAGGATTGGGTATGAACTTTGCATTGGTATAACCCTATATTCCAAAGTGTTCCACCCATTGTGTGTGCCTTCGACTCTCTGACATTCAGCCGTCACACCTATCGGCAATTTACATCCTAAAGTGTCTCTATTGAAAAACGCACACTTGCTGCACGGTACTGAGTTATCTTCATAAAAACGGAGAAAATATGCGGTATCGCCTATCATCACAGGTTTTCCGTCAAGTTCTTTGAGATTGTCTGTTTCCATATTACAACTTTTATTCAGTTTCAGTGTATGTTTCGTTATCTGTAATTGTTATGGTTGCGGAAGACACACTCCCGCAGTAACTCACTATGGTCTTGGGACTATAGCAAGGACCGTCAGGACCGCAATGCAAAATATCTGCATTATTTGGCAGCGCTTTACTGCACATACGTATTCCTTGATTAACCAACCGTTGTTCAAATTCACAATAGGTGTATTCTGACCTTTCCGAAAATTCCGGTTCCGCCTCAGGTGGCAGTTTGTAAATGTTGTTTTCCATATCAGTCTATTTCACCTTCGTTATGTTCAAGTCTATTCTGTTGCGGTACGAGATATGCCCCGAACCGATGTCCTCCAAGACAGCACCCGGTATATTATAGACGCTGCGGTTGTACTCTCTCCTTCTCGCACCCTCTTGCAGTTCCTTGAGAACGGCTTCACAGTCCTCGTCGCTGCGGTAGTCATAAGGCCCGATTGAGTATCCGTCGGTTCCCCTTATCTCTTCCTTGAGGTCGACTATCGTGTAGAGCATGGTGTCCTTCCGCAGGTTGAACGGCTTGGTGCAGATGAGAAACCTCCCGTCGCAAGCCCTTATCCTGTATGGCCGCTTTTCCTCGGCGAACCATATCCTTTGTCCAACTTTGTATTCCTGTGTTTCCATAATTAGATGTTGTCAATGTATCTGTCAACTATTTGCTGCGGTGTCCTGAACGTGCTGACATACCACCACAGCCACGCAAACTGCAGCGAGTAATGCCTTTCGCCGCAGAACGTTATCCAATTCACGCTAATGCTTGGGAGGATTTCAAAACCCTCGACTATTCTTCCGAATTTCATGTTTTTTTTGTTTATTCTATTATTTCCAATGATTTGACCTCCACGTCGTTGTAACCCGTGTACACACAAACCGACTGCTTGTCGACGTACATTCCCCAATCGTCGGTGTCGACAATCTCAAGCACGTTCGCCCCGTGTCCGTATTTTTCCCTACGGGTATAGCAGTTCGTCTTGAAGCCTTTTCCCTTCATCGCATACACACCTGTCTTGGGGTATGGTGTGCCGTCACGGTATATGACGTACTCAATCCTCACCTTATGCTTGGGCTGTGTCGCACCGTGTATCGTGCCTGCGACGAACCAACCGAAACCACCGAGCAGTATCAACACAAGGGAAAAGAACGAAGCTGCCGAGAGGTCATCGACTGTGTTGTTATTCCTTGTTTTCATGCTTTCCGTTCCTGAATTTGTCCAACATGTCGTAATACACAAAGTTGCGTATGTTGTCTATGCGGTTCTTCATTCCCTCCAACTTGATGGAAAGTCCGCACAACTTGTCGTAGGCGGCTTTCATGCTTTCGGGGTTTTGCGTGTCGTACACATTGGTATTCACGGCGACCATCGTGTCGTCGGGGTAGCGCTCGTTTATGTTGAGTATCGAGTTGAGAACCGACTTGTCGTCAATCTTGAAACGGTACACGCCGTAGGAGTTTTCGCTGTACTGCAGGCCATGAAGGTCTTTAATTGTCATTTCCATATCATTTCTGATTTATTTTAAGACCAAGTTCAATACCTTTTCTTGCTGCCATTCGCAAATGATAATGATTGAAATCGTTTCTTTCGGCATTATATATGTTAGTGCCGTATTTGTTTGACTGTACTGAAATCATAATACCGTTTGCTATGGATTCCGACTCTTTCTCCAAGTCCACCTCTTTCACTTCAAGAGTGTTGATGAAAGAGAGAAGACTACAATACACTTCATTTTGTATCGCAATATCTCTATGTAACTCTACATTGTTTGGTCGGCTTAATACATCAAGTCTTCTTTGTTGTCTCTCTATCTCCGCTACTAAAGCGTCTTTGTCTATTAGTTTCATATCATTGTCTTTTATGAATTGTCCTTGTTTTGTTCGGGTTTCCCGCCGTCTCCGTATAGTTCCTTGCTATTGGTTATCTTAATCTGATACGCCCCCGCACTGAATACATCTCCTTTTGGTGACATGATGATATACTTTGAGTGACCGTCCTGGTCGAAAGTGATGTCAATCAACAGCCCGTCCCCTTCTTTTTCGTCGCCACTGTAATTGTTGTATATCCTATAATGTACGTATATCTTCTCGTTTATCATATTGCTTACAGATTGGATTGTCTTGAATAACGTTTTCTGTCTTTCTCCGTCAACACGCTTCGGTTTCTGCCGATGTGCCAATAATGACAGACAGGGCATTTGTACGCAACAAGCCTGTGGATTGTGTTCTCATGAAGGTTTATAACCCTTGCAGCCTCAATCGCCTCCTTGTCGGTCTCGAACCTGACCTTGTCGACGAATACGGGGTCGCCGTTTCTGTCCAAGCACTTGAAACGCTTGCACGGTGTCTCTGATTTCATCTGAATTTCCATATTCATATGCTTTGTTCAACAATGGGTGTTTCAGTGTTCTTCTCGACAACGGCACTGTCCCTAACCTTCGGTCTCACATTGACATACACGGTGTCGTGTATATATACAGTGTCGGTTATCGTCTCGGTTACATACTGAACCACGGGTTCAACGGATGACGCCTTCTTGTGCTGTGTCCCGTACAGGACGCACACAATGACCATCAGTATCATCGCAACGATTGTCAATATCTGCCACTTAAAGGCTTCTTTTTCATACTTTCCAACAAGTTCTTTTGCCATCGTAAATGTTTTTTATGTGTTTTACGTTTGCAAAGATAAGAAAAAACCTCATATGTCAATGAGGTTTTTTCTTAAATGATGTTAAATCAAGATTACTTGTCGTCGTCTTCGGGGTCAATCTCAACATCTTCGTCGAAATACTTCTCCATCTCGTCGGCAAGCGACAACTCGTCAAGGGCATCCCTTCTGTCGTTGAAGTAACCGTTCATTCTGGAAAGTACGGAACTGACGTTGGTGGCGTCGACCAACTCCTCCATTGCTTTCTGCAGGTTCGACTCTGCGGTGTCGAGTTTTTCCTCGGCTGCATAACGGGCTGCATTGAGGGCGTTACGCACCATCTTGATTTTTAACTCGGTTTTCTTGCTTTCGCATTTTTTGCGCATGTACGCTTCGATTCTTTTCATGGTGTTTTAATTTTTAAAGGTTAATATTTTTCTTTTTCTGTTCGTTTTCAGGCTGAAGGGTGCATCAGACGATGTAAAGCAATCGACTATGTTAAAGTCCAAAAAGAACGGTCCATTAATCGATTCCCACGGACTTGTATTTGGGGTTGTAACTATATTGTCCGTGTTTACCCACGCCTGTCCTGTGCTTGGAGAAGCCACCACGGTTCCGATGTCGGAGGCTGTGTTTAATACCAAGTCACCCGCCGATGTTATTCCCTGTATAGTGTCACAGGTTTTTAACGCGTTCCATGTTCTTGTTAAAGGTTCCATATTATTCTACATGTTTCTATTTTGTTATTTCCTCAATCTCCTTACGAAACGCCTCCTGCAGTTCCTTTTCCTCAAGTTCCATTTTCTCGACCTTGTCGTCAATCAAGCCGCATTTACGTTCCATCATTTTCTCGGTCTTAAGGGTTGTCTCCCCTGTACGTTTCCTCTTTCCGAGGCTTTTTGTTTTGTAAGTGTTACTCATCTTTGTCTGTCTTGTATTATAATATAAGGGTTGGTATTATATTTTACAATCTGTTCCTGCATTTGTATCAACCTATCCATACATTTTCCCACCCATACGCTCGTTGCATCCTTACCCCTGTCGGCAATGTCAAGTTTTATGTCAGCGTAATATACGGGGTTTGACGCATACATGGTGTTGAACTCGTGAAAATTTCCAATTGTGGGTGTATTGGTCAGAGGTAAATACGGCGCATATACAAGTTGGCTGTCATTTTTCTTACCGTCAAAATCCAACACAGGCTTCCCTTTGGCACCCCTCAGGGTGAAACCACAGTTGCACCTGACATTGTATGGAAACAAATCTCTACTTTTCATACTTCTATTCTATACAAATATGCTTAATGTTATAAACAGTGCGCTTGCAAACAGCAGCAGCATTCGCCAAAATGTGTCGTTGGGCTGAACCATAGCCCCCGTCAGCACGTTTGTCATGGTGGACAAAGTCACGTTGAAGAACAAGAATCCCGAGACAATGCCCAAGAACAGGAACATCGCATTGACAGTGGCAAATATCCACAATAATGCGCATGCGCTCACCAACGCAATGAAAAACATCATATGTCTGTTAATTTGAAATTTCTTCATTTTTCCACTGGGTATTTCTTGGACGGAGTCTCCATTCCCATTGTACGTTTCTTGGTCTGGATAACTGCCTTTATACAAATATTTATCAAACGCACCAATTTCCCCTCGTCGGTGTTGTCCTCAGGCAGATTTACCATGAATCCTTTGTTAAACCTAACATAAATATCCTTGAAGAATCTCCAAGGGTCAATAGTGTTTATGTTTAACAATATTGATTGCCCATTAGGGCTGCATTTTTCAGCGTCCTTCACCGTCAGGAACCAATACTCGAAGAATCTCATGAAATCACGTGATAAACGTTTCTTCACCTCATCTTCATATTCTACGTACTGACTGTTAAGCCTTTCAGCAACCTCTTCAAGCACGTCAACACAGTTCGGCTTGGAAATGTGTTTCCTTAACAGTCTTAAAACCACTTGATAGGTCTCCTCTACTTTAAAATCCTGTTTCATATCTTTCTGTTTGTTATTTTCAACAACGCAAATATACTATATTTTTCTAATATCTGCCAGTTGTCACACAAAAAAATTGCATGTTCGGTTCCTCATCAAACGCACAGAACGCTTCACTCCAACAATTATCCCTGTCACCAAGGCACCTTCCCAAATGTCTCTCCGCACTCTCCTTGTCAAGATAATAGACGATGTGACAATGAGATGTCAACGGATACCAACTTCCACAGTACTTATACATGATTTTCCACATGATGCAAATATACTATAAAAACCGACACAAACAAAAAAACCCTCCACAAATTTTTTGCAGAGGGTTCACGTTGGTTTATAGGTTAGAGGTTTTCTTCATTCTCGATGAGAGTGTCCGAGAGGTATCCTTCGACGAACTCGGGATAGTCGTATTCAACATCAACAACGTCGTTGCATCCGTCAATGAACAGCAGACCTACACCGAATATGTACTGTCCGCACTCGGGGAATGGGGGTGCAAGTATGCGTCTGAAAGTCATGGCTCTCGTGGGCAGTTCCTCGTCAATCGCACATTCGACCGCCTCCTCAAGGGTCACGTCGACACGTGGGTCGCAAGGCATGCATTCCATCCAATAGCCTGCGTCAACCAATGTGTCGGGGGCTTGGTCATAGGCACCTTCCCTGTGCACGATTCTGATGCAGGTGTCACCAATCTGGAAAACAGTGGTGATTGAGGTGATGTAACGGTCACCCTCTTCATTGAAGCAGATGTTGTACAGCACGTCAGCCTCATAGAAGTAGAAAGTGTCGTACTGCGATGCAATGTAGTCATAGTCACCGCACACCTCAGTGTAATAGTCATAACCGACAACGGTCGGCTCAACGGGCTTGCTTCTGTGGCAAGCAACCATCACGACAGCAACTGTCGCAACGGCAATCAAACTCAAAAGTCTCTTCATGTTTATTTTATTTGTTTATTTATTAATTGTCAGTTGGTCATAAATAACCCCTCAACTGTATTCCAACACAGTACAAGTCGCTCAAAGGCAAGGTAGATAACCGTTGTAAATACCTCTAAAAGTGTATTCCAACACAGTGCGATAAAATCAATTGTAAAACAATATTCGTTGTAAATACCTCTAAAAGTGTATTCCAACACAGTATAATTTTTATATAGCATTAAGATTCAATATTATACAAGATATTTTACATTTAAAAAACGTGTTATCCACATGTATACAGGATGGCTTTACACGTTTTTTCAATTTTCTGTCAACATGTACACGGTTTCCTAAAGTCAAGTAGCCCCGATAGGATTCGAACCTATACTGTGAACATCCTAAGTGTTCCGCCTCTTCCGTTGGGCTACGGAGCCGTCTATGCCTTCTGAGCCTCGAAGGTTTCCAGAAACTTCAGGTTCTGTGGCGGTATGTTGTCGTAAGTGAAATAGGCAGTGGCGTGTGACACATTCCAGTCGGGGTAGAACTTAGCCTTTTCCAAACCGTTCAATGTAACACCTATTAAACAGTATTTGCCATCGTTCATTTTGTTGCCTGAATTTGTATACAGCATGTCAGCCATTTCATATGCAGTCTCTTTTCCGTCATCAGCCAAGGTAAGGTAAACACGGTCGGGATAATTGAGAAACTCATTTTTGGATTTCGGTACCAAACCGCTGACTTTTATTTTATTTGCTAAAAACAATGGTGTAACGTGATAGAAGAATATCTCGTCATTATCTCTACTTGAAAATTCCTCACCTGTCTTGTATTCATCATACTTCGGCTCGAACTGCAGATACACGCCTTCGGTAACGTTGTCCTCAGCCGAACAGAAATAACCGAATGAATCCATCTTCTGCTTCAGCGGTTCAATTGACTTGCTGCCCTTCTTCAGTATGAACCAAAAATGCATAACCTCGTCATCCACACCACCCTTGACAAAATCCGAGTTGAACCTTGTGGAAAGGTATTTCTCAACCCATTCCATCGGATATGTCCTTATCAGACCTTCGTTCAGGTCTTTCTTCATCGCAATCTCCAATTTTGACGGATAGCGCTTTAAGGGTTGTGATGGAAAAACAGGCTCAGTACCGCACAAGGTACGAATCGTTTGCTTGACTATGTTCCTAATGTGTTCCTTCAATATATTTTTTTCTTCCATTGCTATGTTTTTTTATATAAATATACTAATAGTTGTTTGAGACAGGGGTGGGATTCGAACCCACGAATCCGAAGTTTTGCAGACTTGGCCATTAATCCTCTCTGGTACCCTGTCATCTCATTATCTATGATGAAAGTGGTAATAAATCCTATCGCTTTTCTTGTTTTTGCTTTTATAAGTGTCTAATTGAGAATCGCAATTAGGACATATAAGCCTAAGGTTTGACCTATTGTTATTATGGGCATGTCCATCAATATGGTCTAATATGAATATCAATACCTTACCATTCCAACTATTAGGCATATTACATATAGCGCATTTATATCCCTGTTCTTGCAGTATGTGTTTCTTTATCCATTTCATATTACATCCCTTCATATACTTTGAAGGGTCGGCCAAATAATTGAGATATTTTTGATGAGATTGATATTCCTGTTGACATTTGTTGCTGCAATATTTACCTGTTGTATTTTTCTGTGGATAAAAAACTTTACCACAATTTATGCAAATACAATCATTTCTAACTTTGTTACTCATAATCATGTTGTTTAATGTCTTTCCACCCAGAATCGAACTGGGATTTAAGGTTTAGAAGACCTTCGTTTTATCCATTAAACTATAGAAAGAAAAAAGGAAGTAAGTTGACGAGCCACGGACTCAGGAAACGACGGCTTTACGTCGATTGCATTACCGCTTGCGGTTTTACCCTGTGTTGCGTTGCACCTTATGGCACCTCACGGTCACCAACACCTTTCAGCGGGCTGAGGGAATACTCTACTCCCGACTACTCCACCGTGCCTTTTACTAGTACGGCATTGCGAATTGCCCCGCTTATACTCAGTGGTTCGTACTTCCATTGTGGGTCGGAGACAGGATTCGAACCTGTGTTACGGCTACCAGAAAGCATTTCAAATTGGTTGCTGTACGATTTCCATAGCAGAAGTCTTTTGTTTTACGTGTCCTATCCACTAGACGACTCCGACCATATTTAGACAGGAAAGGAGGACTCGAACCTCCACTTAGGGTTTGGGACGCATTTGGTTGCTGTTGGTATTCCATCTACAGAAAACCATCTTTTTCGCTACCCCCGTTCTACCATTAAACTATTTCCCGTTGTGTAGTCCTGGCCGGGTTCAAACCGGCGACCTTTGGAACCAAAATCCAACGTTCTAATCAACTGAACTACAGGACATTATACAGAAGTCAATTGAAGTAATTCCACTATACTCTTGTTGTTTTGCTGTACGACTTCCGTGTTTTTGTGGACCGCCTCAGATTCGAACTGAGAAATGACGGCTTGCAAAGCCGTTCCTGTACCATTGGAGGCAGCGGCCCCTATATAATAATTTGAAAAGGAGATTCAGGGAAACATCACAGAAACGACGGAAAGGTTGCTCAGTATAAAACCCTAAACCGTAATGGCAACCTGCGGCAGACTAACTGCTTGGAGTTTTTTGTCCATGGGACCGAACCGTATGTCAGCCCAATCTCATGTTCTTGGTCGCCGCCGCTTACTGCAACGTTTAGTGGGTCTGTACTTATCTTATCTGCCCTTCATCACGAATACAGAACCGAAAACCCACCAAAAATTCGGCAATGTATCCGTGTTCCAACACCAATGCGACTTAATCTACTCTCCATCGCACCAATGAAGTGGACATTCCTGTAACAGACGTTCGCTCAGGCGTTAAGTAGAATTATCAGGCTGAAAATACCTGACCCTATCCCAAGCAGGGTGGGTCTGACCCCAAGTGTAGGCGAACTTGCACGATACGTATTTGCAAGTTGCTTTGTCGGTTCGGGTGGATTCGAACCACCGACCCCTACATTATCAGTGTAGTGCTCTGAGCCAACTGAGCTACGAACCGAAATTTGGTTTTTTCCTTTTGTCCTCCTTGCAAGCTTGTTAACGCGCGCTGCTCAAGGTTGGTTGCCGAACAAGGTTGGAAATTACCTCCTAAATCAATCCCTACGGCTTTTCACGTGCTAACGGGTGGATTTGAACCACCGAAAAGGAGTCGTACTTAACCTTGTCCTTTACTCCACATCCGGGATTGGGTATCAGGCTCTTTCCCTCCCCCAGCACTCTAAACCATTCTGAGTTACATTAGCATCTGCCCCATAGAGCTCCGGGGCTTGGTGACGGTGTACTCTGTAGTGAATGTCGCAAAACTTGCAGCAAGTCCCTGTCACCACGACATTTGCGCTTTGCTCCATTGTGCTCCCGACAAGACTCGAACTTGTGACCCCCGCCTTGTAAGGGCGATGCTCTGAACCAACTGAGCTACAGGAGCTGACTGCCACGGTTTTGTTAAAGCAGACCCGTGGAGAACCTTATACTGCTTGTGGTCCTTGAGAGATTTGAACTCCCAACCTACTGATTATGAGTCAGTTGCTCTGACCAATTGAGCTAAAGGACCTTAAAGATGCATATTGAACTGTTCTTGCCGTGCCCTGGGTACTATATTCCAAATTCAACCCATCCCTTCAACTACCATTGAAGGCTAAATTGCAGCACTGTGCTGTTCAGGTCGAGTTTCCCCGTTTGGTCGGTCATGTTCTAATGGATGGCTGACGAGGGAGTAAGTAGTTTCACTCCAACATCCAATCTCTAACCTTTTTATGCACCTTATCGTCTCCCCATAGGGACTCGAACCCCAATCGTAAGTTCCGTAGACTTATGTTCTTCCATTGAACTATAGGGAGATTTAGGAGGCTTTTTACGCTGCGCATCACGTCACTCATAGTGGAACAGAAACGGTCATGAGCCGTTAACATGCTTTACCTCCAACCACAGACCTGATTGGCCAACCAGGCGGCACCTTCCTTTACGAAAGGGTTTTTATTTGAAACTATCTGATAATCAGTCGAGTAGGTGTGATTCGAACACACGATTTCTGCATCGTTTCGCACAAGGGAATCGAACCCCAGGGTTGTACCCAACCATTTGCGAAATCGCTTTATTCTCAATAGGAGGTAGCATCTCCCTAACCAAATGCAGTGCCTTAGACCAACTGGGCTACTACTCGGATTACCTCAGAAAACGCTCTTGCTTCCACGCTGAGGAGCCGCTTCATGCCGCGAACATCCGACCTGGTTCGCCGACGTTTATGGACAGGCGTCCCTGTCCTCCACGACAAGCGTGTCGGGGCAATGGTATAATCACTCTTTCAGAAAAACTGTCTCTTTAAACTGTCTGACCGAAATCCAAGTCCTTCTCGTTGATGAGGGTGTAGGTGAACGAGTTTCCGTACAGCCCCGCCTGCTTCTCACAGATTGAGATGAAAGACTTGAAATAGTTCGGGTTTGCGAACACCTGACATCCTGCACTGTACATGTCGACAGTGTCACGTGTCCAATTCTCGTTGCTTCGGTGTATGTTTATGCCGAATACGCCATTGTCGACAGTCTTGGGGTTCATGTCGTAGACCTTGTCCTTGTTCTTGTCCCTGTAGACCTTGACGGGCTTCACCTGAACCAACGCCTTGTACTTTCCGTTATGCTTTCCAATCGCCCAACAGCCCTTGTACTGCCCGGGAACGAGTATCGCAGTTCCCTTCGCATTGCCGAGTTCAGTTGTCATATAATAGAGACCAGGCTCGGTCGTGATGGGGTACATTATCTTCTGCTTTCCGTTGCCGTTGTTGTATATCAGCACAAGCACGTCGTCGTACTTGTTGGTCACCTTGTTCTTGTTGTCAGACCGTATGCCTATGATGTTCAGGTTGTACAGCCCGTTCTCAAAGAACGAGTAGCCCATGTTCTTGAAAAGTTTGGCGAAATCTGTACGCATTATCTTGAACTTCAAGTCGGGACGAACAGACTTCATGTCGGTTGTTTCCCAAATTTCCATATCCATAATGTTTGTTTTACTATAAATAGATACGGATTTGAAAAGTTGTGTCCCCGCTGGGACTCGAACCCAGGACTCCCGCCTTAAAAGGGCGATGCTCTAAGCTTTCGCAAACCAACTGAGCTACGGAGACTTGAAGGCGGCAAGGTGATAAAAAATGCTATGAAACACTTGAAGTGGAAAAAATGCCGCCTTGGATAAGGTTATAAGTACATACGGAAGTACAGCTGTCTTGCATGCGGGCTTTGTTCCACCTCCTCATTTGTATTGCGGTCGGAGGTCTCCGCATTCCCGAAATGCAACTTCCATTTTACTTATAGTCCCACCGATAGGACTTGAACCTATACTCCTTTCGGAACCCGCTTTTGAGACGGGCGCGGCTGCCAATTACGCCACGATGGGATATTGGGTTTCATGTTTTCAGCCCTTGCAACGGGCAGCCCGAATGACAAGAAGAAACGCCAAGAAACTCTACGGGCATTTTGTTGAATATCCGTGCTTCGGGTGGGACTCGAACCCACACGCCCTTTCGGGCACCAGAGCTTAAATCTGACGGGTCTACCAATTCCCCCACCAAAGCAAGTGGTTTTATTCATTATTCTGTTATCTCTTTTATATCACATTTTCTACTTGGCAATCCATAACGTTTACACCATTTCTTCACCGTGTTTCCCGTAACCCCATACCGCCTTCCAATTGCTTCAAATGAAATTGTTTTTATTAAACCCAACAATTCTTCTTTTGAAGGCCATTCACATCTACGCTGATTAAATGCAACCTCTTCTTTTGTCAATTGTTCCTTTTTTGGGGTTTTGTATGAATAACCTGCAGATATTCTTTTTTCTATATTAGACTTGATAATGTCCTTAACTTCTTTGTGGGAGAACCCATCCGATTCTTCTACACTTTGATGCTTTTCCAAGTCAATATCTTCTATACTTATTAACCCTTTTTCCAACATTTGATGGTGATTTGGGCATAACCATAAAAGGTTCTTGTAGTCATTTATTTCCTTTATTTTTGTTTCACGGTTAAATGTTAGTATACCTTTTATGTGGTGTACTTCTAATATTTCATCATATTCATGGTTCTCGCAATAAGCACATACCTTTTCAACTGACCCTTCCTCCATCTTTCTTCTTGCGTGTTTTCTTATTGTGGAACACAACTTAGTTGTATACGTAGTGTTTTCACCAAGCACTTCACCCAATGTTTTGTTTTCATATTCTTCATAATTTGCCCTGTCTGAACACTTTTTACAAACACCGGACATAGAAGTTTTTCTATTACCACATATTGGACAAACTGTATCATTTTCTATGTATTCAACATTTTTATTTAAAATATTAAATTCTTTTTCACTTAATAATCTTTTCGTTTCATTTTTATGCTTACGTCCTTTATTATTAAACATCGCAGCATGTAATTCAGAACAAAAGAAATTACCTGTCTTACTTGTTTCGTATTCGTGTTTCCGAACAAACTTTTCTTTTCCACATTCCGCACAATGCACTTTAATTAACGTCTTCTTTGCTTCCCCTCGGCATTTACTTGAACAATAACGTGGTATTTTACCCCCACATTTTACAATGTATCTTTTGTTTTGCGTAAAAGTACATCCACAATTTTCACATGTGAATTCAAATAAATCAAATGGTTTTGCATTTCTAAAATTGTCTTCGTTATACTCCATAGTCGCTTCTTTTTATATCATATATTGTGGAATAAAAAGTAAAACAAGTGTTTACAAGCAAACTAATAAAAAGTTGAACCGTTACTTATATTTTAGCGGACACGACGGGACTCGAACCCGCAATGGCTTACGCTCCCTCGGCAGTGACAGTGCCGTATGCTGAACCAATTACACCACGCGTCCAAAATTTGCCACGATTTAGTTCGTGGCCAACTCGCACATGGGTGCCCTATCAGGCAGCCATTGCATAACGATAGTTTGTGTTGCCGTTTAAAACAACTAATCCCAATCTCCTTACATCCTACTTGACATGCAATCGAAACCAAGACATCCCCAATGTTATCCTTATCCTACAAAGTATGACTTGCAACACGACCCCTTTTCGATTTGGGTTCAGGATTAGCATCATTATCTGCAATGCTTTCGTGCCCTGGGCACTTTGTAATTTTGTGGAGATGGAGCGATTCGAACGCTCGTCTTACATACGTTCAAACGTATATCAACAATTGGAATTTGAGACCATGGTCGGACTTGAACCGACACCTCGCCATTACCTCGTCCGTGAACACCATCTTTGGACTCGACTTCGCATTTCTGCTTTCAGGCGCTTTCCTGTCAGGTGTATTTCAGCGCCACATGGTCTGCTTTTTGTCTCCCCACGAGGACTCGAACCTCGGTTTAGAGATTAGGAATCTCTCGTTACTATCCACTGAACTACAGGGAGAAAAAACTTGTGCTCAAGGGGGGACTTGAACCCCCACGGGTTTCCCCACAACGACCTCAACGTTGCGCGTCTACCAATTTCGCCACCTGAGCATCTAACCTCTAACCAACATGTCAAAGTACTTTTACGCATTTTGCGTTACGACACGAGAGTAGGATTTGAACCATACGCTTCTTGCAACCATAGCAAGTGTGCTTACCGATTACACCACCTCGTCTTACACGTCAGCCTTTCAATCCGAAGGCGCTGCCACGCCGTCGTCTAATCAGTTTCCGTGCGACCTACTCGAAAGCCTGGCAGGGCTTCTTTCGGAATTTTTTGGTAGCGGGAGAGGGATTCGAACCCCCGATTTCGTGGTTATGAGCCACGTGAGATGACCAACTTCTCCATCCCGCACTGTATCTTTTACGTTTGCAAAGGTAACAACTTTTTTCCTTCCGACCAAATCTTTTTTCTTAATTTCCCTTAAAAAAATTGTGGTTCCCTGTGTCTGACAAGGAACCACGCATATTAATGAGAGTGAAAAATGTGTCTATTCCTTGCCTATTTCCTCCACGGCTTTGGGGTCGTCTTGTCTGTCGGCGTCTGCACATGCGACGGGCATCCTGAGCACAATGCAGCACTGTGCAAGGATTGCCAATACAGATAATATGATTAAAGCCGTTACCATTTTCTTATTTCTTCTGTTACCTTATTCTTTTATAAATATAACGTATTTTTCAAAAGTTACAATTTTTCCGTAAAAAAAGTGCATATCCGCGCACCGATGGGACTCGAACCCACAGTGACTGACGTGTCAAAACCTTTCGGTCCACCGTCCGACTTTTACCGACCACTTCCAGTCGTTCCTCTATTTTACGGCGCGGGTTTACCCATTCCCCGTCACAGTCCACGTCTATGCACTATGTCAAAAAAGACAGGTCAACACAGTTTACGGTGTACCCTTGCGGATTTTACAACCTATCTTTAAAAATTGGTGGATTGATGCACGTCTCGCTTACCACCATTATTTCATCACGGCTGCATCTGCCGTCCCGACTACTCTGCCCCACTTTTGTCAGGAAAATCTTTGTTTACTATTGGTCTCTTTCGAGACAGGGATTTAGATAGAGTAGAAATGATGGGGTTCGAACCCATGCGGTCCCGCCGTTACGCGGTGCTCTACCATAACTGAGCTACATTCCCAAAACTTGCGCGGAGAGGGAGGGATTCGAACCCCCGAAACCCTTATCGGGTTTGCAGGTTTAGCAAACCTGTGCCTTCAGCCACTCGGCCACCTCTCCATATAATAAAAAACGGATATATGCAGTGTTGCAGGGTGCTTGCTACAATCTCACCCCATGCCGTAGCCGTACATATCCAACACCACAACCCTTTGGAACGCATTGACAGTAAGGTACTATTTAAACCATGTTCCTGTTTTCTCGCAGGATGTTCGCCTTGACTGTCTTTAGCCCCTATAACAGCCGACAAGGTGGTTATCACCTCCATTAGGCTGTTGGAGTTTGGGTATCTATCCGTCTTAAAGTATCAACCAATTTGCCCATTGTTCGGTATAGAACTGCTGACTGAAGAAATTGATGTCAGCCTCCTCTGAGGGGAAGACCCTGTCAATTGCCTCGGTAGCCTTTTTCCATACAATGCTCGGTATGAGTATCAATGGGATGTAGAGCCAACCCAATATCCTGCTTTGGATTATATGACCGAACTCATGCTTGACCATCCAAGTCCCGTAGAACGAGTTGGGGTTGACAAACAACGTGTCACCCATCGACATTCCGTCATACTTGTTGGTCACATATACACGCACACCGTCGACAGTGTGTGCATGGGCACCTGTCTTTTTGGCAATCATACGTCCAAGGAGGAGTTGGGGAAGTTCCCATAACATTAAAATTAAACTTGTCTTTGTCATATCGGTTTTCATTATATCTAAATATAACTACTTTCGAACTTTGAAAACAACCGTTACCTGACATTATCAAGACGTTCCATAAAATCCCTTGTTTTGCACAGGTCTTCGTACAGGCCATCCTTCAGTTTGGGTTCGAAACGCTGTGCGGTATGCTTTTCATACTGTTCATAAGCCATTTTCGAAACCTGTCTGTAAAATTTGTCCACAAACTTACGGTATTCATTCTCCACATATTTAAGTAATTTACTTGGAGTTGTCTTGATTCCTGTTAAATGTATATATCCATCGACCAAATTCTGCATATCCTCCTCATTTGCTGACTTCAGCAACTCTATCCTTTTCCCCAAGGTAACTATTCTTGCATATGCGTCGGTTTTCTTGATACACTCCATCGCAGATTTGTGGTCTTTGATTTCGTTACCCATGTTTTCAATTTCAACGCACGTCTGTCCTATAAAAGCGTTTTGTTCCGATTTTGACAGATAGTAGAGAGTGTACCCAAAACTACTGACCAAAGGGTCACTGTCTTTTGAAAAAAGCACTGCAGCCCTATACCCCTTCTCAAAATTGTCTATGGACGTTTCTTCGCCATACCTTTCCTCAACACCCTTTTCATGCCTTGCATGTATGATTTCGTGGGCAATTATTCTTTTAACTTCCTCCACCGCCGCATTCCTGTCTACACTTTCAACATTAACTATAATACGTGGCTTGGCACCATTGTAGTCACAGTATGCAACGACATTCCTGTTCGTCCAACCTTCGGAATATTGAAAAACAATCTCAACTTCACCCACATCGGGTATGCCTACAGTCACACTCCGTTCCCCTTTAAGGAATTTATCCCCTATAGTTTTTATAATATCGTATATTCCATGTATTTTACCATAATTCTCAGTAATGAAAAAATCATGGTTCAAACTATCCGCAAACAAAAACTCAACAATGAGATGTTCTTGTAACAATTCATCTGAAATCATAACTATCAACAATTTAACTGCTATTATAAATACTTTCGAACTTTGAAAACAAGTCAAAATCCGATGTCCTTTTAGTACATTGTAGCCCATCGGGGAGTCGAACCCCGCTCTAATGGCTGAAAACCATTCGTTCTACCGCTAAACTAAAGGGCCATTTTTCAGAAGACAATTTTCGTCTTTTCCATAAAAACTTTTGTGTTTGCTGTACGTCTTCCTTTAAAAAAACTATGAACTATGACAAAAAATCATGCGGGAACAGTAGGGTTCGAACCTACGACCATCACCTTAACAGGGTGCCGCTCTACCTGCTGAGCTATGTTCCCAAAGCAACCGACCCCACTTCCCCGTCTATTGGAAACGTTTTCACACCCGTGCACAGGTCTTTCCAACTCTATGGTCCTATTCCTTTCGGAACGCACGTTGAGACTCATTAAGCATGTGCGTGTGGGCTTCGGCCTTTGTCGGAAGAACAGGATTCGAACCTGTAACTGAGGCACCCTGTTGCGTATTGGTTGCTGTTGCTGTTGGTATTCCGTATGCAGAAAACCATTTTGATGCAAGCCTCCGTTTTGCCGTTAAACTATCCTCCGAGATTGTTCCCTTCTTTTTATTTACACGCGGAGTAGGGGGGAACACGAACAACTCCAATGAAGTACACTAAAAATTTAAACAAAATGTTTTCAGGTGAGCTTCCTACTCGATTTGAACGAGTGTTTCCGGGTTACAAATCCGGAGTAATAACCACTATACTAAGGAAGCAAAATAAATCTAAACCTTACAAGATTTCCGTAGTCACTTGTATCTGGGACCCCTTGGCACTTAATTTCTTCACCAAGATAAAGCTTACCAAACCCCATTAGAGATATTTGTTACCCTTCCCATATCCACACCTGGCTTACGCCTTGTGGAAGGTATTATAGATAACGCCCACCTTTCAGGCTTAGATTAAGTTTAGTATAATCGACAGAAGCCAAGGTTAGCGTGTACAAATTAAAAGTTTGTTGCTTGAAAAGTTTGCTGTACGGCTTCCATATAACCGATTATCGATATAAAGAGTTTTTAGGGCAAAGCGGGAAACTCGTGAAAACCGCTATGGTGTCAGGAGACGGACGGGCATTTTGGACTGTTTGTAAACCACTTAAAAACTGTTTTATGAAATTCAAAGATGGTTTGCTGTATGTCTCCCATATTCGGAACACCTGCAAAAAAGTCGTGCCTGCCGCTACCCTTTATGTTAAGGGTGCATCGTCACCGCCAAACGCCCTGATGTCCCATTTTGGGGGCTGAATAGGGTATCTCTCCCACATCAGTCCTATGTCAATTCCCCAACAATCGCCTGTTATCGCGCAAAAATAAAAGCGGGAACCTCGGGTACTTACAATCCTCGCAGTGCGAGGATAAGCCCTCTTATGCCTATTGTCAAGGAACGAACTTTCTTGTCTTGTGGACTTCCGAACCGTCCGTTGGCGGCTCATCTGTCCGTTTTTAACCTCTAACCAATATGTCAAAGTACTGTACACATTACGTGTCTCGGCACCGGGACAGGATTCGAACCTGCACTCTCTTCCTCGCAATGCGGGGCAACGCTCTACCCTTGAGCTACCCGGCTTCCGCCACTGTTATCTGAATGGCGGGATGTCATCTATCATGAACCAATCAGACAATGCAAATATACTATTTTTTCTTGCAAATTTCAACTTTCTCGGAATTTTTTTCTATCTCTGTTTTGTTTACGTTTGCAAAGATACTACCATTTTTTGAATTGGCCAAATCTTTTTTGTTAAAAAGTGTTAAACATTGAGGATTTTCACCAATTGCAGGTTTGTCGGGGGGATGTTTTCCTCGGTGAAGACAGCGTTGTCCATGTTGAAGTCAAGGTTAAACGTGTGTTCCTCAAGACCTTCAAGGCTTACGTTGAAGACGCAATACCTGCCGTCGTTTCCCTTGCTCTTGTTCGAGGCGGAAAGTCTGCTTACCATGCTTTCCAACTCCCTGTCCGACACAGTATCAAGGAATAAGTATATCCTGTTCGGATAACTGAACTCGCCGTTTCTACTTGTGGGGCACAACCCGTTTGCCATTATCTTTTCCTGATTGTACATCGGGGAAACATGTATCAGGTATTTGCACCCGACTTCTTTCATTTGCTGTCCTGTGAACTTGTTCTGGAATTTAGGCTCGAACTGAAGGCAAAGCCCCCTGTCATTCTCTTCCTTGTAGCCAAGATAATATCCAAACCTGTTCAAGACATCGGTAATCTCCTGCGCTTTATCGGATTTTGACGGCAGTACGAGGATGACCTTCCAATCGTTGTCGTTGAAGTATTTCTCACGTATGTCGAACACATATCGTCTGTCAAAGTATTTCTGTACATACGACAATGGATAGGTTTTTATCAGACCCTCGTTTATCAGGAGTCCGTCTCCTATGTCATCGTATATTGTCCTGAAGTGCATCGGGTATCCGACAACATTCTCGTTCAACACTTCCCTGACGGCTTTCCTTATTTTGTTCTTCACCAAATTTATCATTTTCATATACCTTATATTTTATAAATAGGGTGTTCGGTCAGACTCGAACTGACACCATCCGCCTCCACAGGGCGGCGTTCCACCATTGAACTACGAACACCATGTGTGTCTTGCAGGCCGTGAAGGACTCGAACCTCCATCAACTGTTTTGGAGACAGCCATGTTACCGTTACACCAACGACCTATGTTTGAGCAGGCAATGGGAGCCAAACCCACATCTCGACCTTGGAAGGGTCGTGCTCTAAGCCAACTGAGCTATTCCTGCGTTTCTATTTCTGTTCTGTCTGTGACCTGAGAGGTTCCATTCTGGAAAAGTCGTATTGGTACAGGCCTTCCAATCCCTTGACGGTTGCGAACCTCCCGTTTGCCACCATGAGGCTCTGAACGTTGTCGGTCATCTCCACAAGAATTACCTTCTTTCCTATTCCGTAGGCGTATCCCTGTTCCCATGTGGTGCCCGCACTCGTCTCGAGCCTTCCCCAACTCAGCACAACCACGAACTCGGAATCGTTTATCGCATTGACGTCGTTGCGGAAGACCTGCAGTCCCCATTCGTTGTTCGGCCACTCCCACGCATGTTCAACGACATGCTCTATGGGGGCGTACACCGTGTGCCCCATGTCACGCAGCCTCTTCACCGCCTCGTACATGAATTTTCTCTTGTCTTCCGAAAGACTTGCCGCAAAGTAGATTTTCATTGTTCCTTTATTTTTAATTTGTGAAAAAAAAAAATGTCTGTTGTGTCAGAGGTAGGATTCGAACCTACTAAGCCCGTAGGCGACTGATTTACAGTCAGTTCCAACTCTCCAACTTTGGCGCTCTGGCATTATTGTGGGCAGGGAGGGACTTGAACCCCCAGAGTCGTTAGACACCTGATTTACAGTCAGGCCCGCTACCAATTACGGTATACCTACCCATTTGTGGGGACGACTTGAGTTGAACAAGTGCCTGGTGATTTTCAGTCACCCGCGCAATTACCACCTACGCTACATCCCCGTTTTCCTATTTGTATGATTGCCTAATATGTCAAAGTTCTCTCGTTTACGTTTGCAAAGGTAAGACTTTTTTTTCTAACCGCCAAATTTTTTTCCTTAAAAATCCCAAAAAAAATGCCTGATGTCTTGGGGAACGTCAGGCTGTCAAAAAGGGGGAAAATATGTTGGGGTTAAATTGCCTTGCGAATGCAGCCTGACGACGCACAATACCCGTGTTCCCAATAACGTGTTGAACCGTTAAAGGAACTTCCGTTGTTATTATGTTTAAAATTCGTCATTGCAACATTTCGTTTAATTATAAATATACCCCAATTTTCAAAAGTACACTGCAAATATACTATTTTTTTGTATTTTTTTCACTTTTTTCTGAGCCATATTTTTCCTCAAGGTACATAACATTGTCATTTACAGAGGAATATACTGTTGAAATGGCGTTAAAAATTTTTTCGGGAGGAATTTTAAGAAGCATCATGCACTCGGCTGCCTCCTGACCCATTCCGCTGCACACGTAGTCACGGTCTGTCACTTCTGTTGTAGTCACCTCGTAGTCGTCGCCTGTAGTCTCGACAAGGTACATGTGCCCGTTCAGAAGCACAACATGTCCGAAACTGATTTCGCCCTTGTTGCCTGAGTGGTCACGGTAGTCGTCAAGCATTTTCAGGAATATGTCTGTCAGTCGTTCCTCTGCGTAGTCGGTGTCGTTAAGGCATCCGCACAGGTACTTGGATTTTTTCAGTTCCTGAAGAAGGTGGTTACGGACATACCTGTTCCATGTATGCACCCCTGACGTTCCTATTACAAGGTGTATGTCATTATCCGTGAATGAACTTATTTTTCTGGAATTGTTTGATGAGACCATGTCGCCCTGCTTGAGGATGCCGTCTGACCACATCATCTGTTTTTTGTTTCTTTTGTCGATTTTGCCTATTATCAGTGTCATAATGTTATTGTTTTTTGATTTTTATGAAACTCCTTCTTCATGTACAATGTTGGTGTCAGCCGATACATTGACCGATGTCGGGGCTGACCAATCGAATGTTATCTTTTTAACATGGTATTTCCCATCGCTTCCAGGCTTCGGGTCAGCGTTGACTCTGAAACCGAGGTCGGTATAGTGTTTTCTCAACGAGAAATACTGCGTTTCCGAAATCGGTTGCGAATAGCCCCTGCTGTCAATCATGTCACATACACATGAGTAGTCACCTTCCTTTGCGGCTTTCACCAACTGTCCGTCGATATATTTGATGACAACGGGGTTCAGGAGTGAAACCTTGGTTATCTGTCTTAGTTCTTCTGCTGTCATGATTCTATTATATTGATAATATCATTTATATATTCTGACCTCATCTCTTCGGTGGCGGTAATTGCATTGCCCCAATTCTTGAAAGACGCTTCATATTCATGTTGGTGTTTGTCCAACCATTCAACTGTGTAGTTCCACAGTTTCAGGGGATTTTCCAAGACAGGGCAATGGTGCCAATAAACCTCGATTAAGCTTCGGAATATGAATTCTGCTATCTTAATCTCATACCAATACGGTTTCGGGGAAGTTTTCTCCTCGTACCAACAAACAAATAAAGATGCCTTGGCCAGTTCGCACAGGTGTTCTTCAGGTATGGGAAATCCGTATTCGTAAAGGAATTTCTTCATAATCTCAATACATTCGGGCAGAACCGCATCGGGGTCGGTTAGCCTGCATTCCCCGTTGTCCTCCATTATGACGTATGTTTCATCTTTGTCCATTATACTTTTAAATGTGTTATAAGGATTTCTTGTAATTGGGAATTTATTTCTGAGTGCGAACTCGTCAAAATACGTGGTGCAAGTAAAGTTTGCATTGTTGATGTCTGTTGTATGCACCGCCAAAACTTTTTTACCGCACCACTCGGCAAAATCAACCCCTCTAACTTTACGTTCTTGCCCTATGAATTGCATTATAACTGCCGACAGGTCGATTCCATCCAAATTCATGACACCAATTCAAATGAATATGCGAATACCCAAGGGTTGCTGTCCCACGTTCCCTTCTTCCCTACCTTGTCTATGAGTGCTGCAAACGCCTCACGGGGGTTGTAAAAGTGCCATTGGATATAGTGCTTTCCGTTAACCTCAAACATATATATGTCATCGGACAATACCTGACGGTGTGCATCAACCACAATTCCCTCTTTCAGACAGTCCTCATCACTGATGTCCTGCAACCGTTCAACACTGACGTCGGTTATCCGTATTTGGTGCGGCATGTCACTTGCCTTCACGAACATCTTGTTGGTATACCCCTTGTGTTTTGCTATACCCTCTTTCAAGTCCAAAGGAAGACCCAATGAACGTATTTCCTTTTCTATGGTCTGATACGACTGTGCTACTGCCACAACCTCTCCGATTCTATAATTGCCACAGCAACGGATGTCAAGATAGTCTCCGTCGTTCTCGACGGCATAATACCTCCCGTCCTCCACAGCCTTCCAATCCGTGCGATTGTACAGGTCGATTGGGACGATGCGGCGTGTCATGGTCTTTTCACCTTTCAACACCGCATCGGTCAATCCATATTTGTCGTTGAACATTATCTTTTTCATGAACATTTCATTTAAGGTCAACTACTTTCCGTAAGCATCTGCCATTTCTATGTCAACTTCACCTGCATCCACCTGTCTTGACTCCTTCTCCATGAACTTGCTACACTTTAACTTGAATGCTTCGGCTTTCTTGTCACCGTCAATTCTTATGACGATGCCCTCTCTTGGAACCTTTGTGTTGCAGAGGGGTTCATTTTCCTCCATTCCGAAGTGTTCCTTGTCGCCTTTCATGAGTTCAAGCACATTCTCATGCCAATGTTCCCTGATGTCAATGTCGGGATACAAGTTGCTGAGTGTTCCGTGATAGAGAATGTTAATCGGTTTGACCTTTCCCTCAAGTTCGGGATGCTCCTTGATAAGGTTGACAGTCCAACCGTAGACCTCGCTGACATCCCACTCGGTCTTGTCGCCGTTCTCGTCGGTAAAGGTTACACGGTAAGGCATAAGGAAATTTTCACCACGCTTACATCCGTAATCATAGTTCTTCTGAACCATCTTGTCGGAATTGGTGAGGTATCCGCAGATTTCGCCGTACACGGTCATTCCCTTCAGGAGGTGCGGTTTGATGATGTCGTTTATCTCACCCCATATGTCGGTGCCGTAGAACCCAGGTGTGACATTCTTGTTGATGTATTGGTTCTTGATGACACCACGGCTTGAGTAGATGTTGCCGTAGTCCACCTTGAACTCATCAACCAACCCCTTCTTAAGGCTTGCCACCTTGCGATTGACCGCCTCACGCTGCCAATAGAAACGCTTTTCCTGTCTTTTTATCATCTTGATGGAACGGTTGATACACTTGTTGTTGTATCGGGCAAACATTGAGAGTTTGACAGGTATGCGTGTCAGAACGTTTCCAAAAATGCCCGAGGTGCCGTGTTCCTTAACAGTGACGGTTACAACATCGTTCGGATTGATTCTCCAAATGTTGCTCTGTAATTGGTTTGTGTCGTAATGTAGACAAAATTGTCCTGGAACCATTCTATCGAAACGCTCTATCCTTTTCATTCTCTTGCGATACAGCCTGTCACCACTGCGGTGATTCTCTTGTGGCATGGGCGGAACGTAAGCCTCGGCGAACAGCTTGCCGTCAACGGTATCGAAATTGAAGGGGTGCTCGTAGCCGTTCTCGTCGACTTTCAGGTATTCCTCAAGGTTGATGTCCTTCAGTCTCGGAATCCATTTCTCAAGGCTTTCCTTCTTGAACACACATCCGTATGAAGGGCAGCCCTTCAGTCTGATAAGTTTCACACGGCCGTGCTTGTTGAAGAAGCCCACGTTGCGTTTCGCTTCCTCCACGTTGCCCTCGTTGATGAGGTTGTTGACCATCTCGGCATTGGCGTTAAGATGGCGTTCACCGAACTCAAACTGATTATTTGCGGAAAGGAAGTCCTTGTTAATCTGAGTCTCGTTAAGACAGTAGATTACAGGCTCACCCTCGGTAAACTGCCCCTTGCCGACAACGATGCTGAAACCGTCAAGCAATGTCTGCACAAGACGGTCTGCGCCCTCGATGGGGTTCATCTTGCCTATACGCACCACCTTGGCGCAATATTCCTCTTTCATGTCCGCACTTGCGGTCAAAAATGTCTTTTTCTTTTCCATAGTCTAATTTATTTATTGTTTTTACAACGTTTACAGTCAGGGTCGTGGACTATACAATGGTTAGCTTCTTTGGATGAAGATAATGTAAATGCTATATAGTCATGCCCGTTATATGAGAATTTTGTTATACCCGAGAAAAAATGCGGGGCGTCTCCGATTTTATCGTTCACCTGTATGGGTGCTGATGATGTTCCATCCTGTGACTGTGTGAGGTTCGGTGTGCAACCTATCAAAAGAATGGTTGTTGCAACTGTAAAAAGTATTCTTTTCATATTTATTTTTTTTTATTTGTTTACGTTTGCAAAGATATGAAGAGATTTGGAATTGGCCAAATCTTTTTTCTTAATATGTGTTAAATCCGATACATGTCGCACTTGGCGCCACGTGCCATGTCGAGAAGCACATACATTGTGCCATCAATCACCTCACTGTTGTGGAAGTGGTAGTGACCGTATATCCATTTTTCTATAGGATGACCGTCCTCCAACAGTTTGTTGCGTATTTGGTCGATTGTCTCCCTTTCCCTATCCAAGTCACCTGACAGTGTCTTATCAGCCAAGAGCCATCCCTCGATACCGTTCTTATGTGTCGGGGTGCAGAAACTCGGACAGGTGTGTGTGCACATCATGTTTATTTCCAACCCCGCTTCCTTGATTGCGTTGAGTTTGTCGGGGTCAAAGACAGGTTGTTCGCCATCCCAATACAAGTGACGTATATTGTCGTCAGCCTCCTCGTATGTTGCGGTCGGATGGTATTTGAGAAACCTTGTCTTGGATTCGAGCATCTGTTTTAGGCGACCGTTCCTGTCAATGCTTGTGGCACCACCTATACATAATATATTGGTAAGGGTGCCGTTATTGTTGTACGTGACAACGGTATAGTCGGGTATGCACTTGACGTTGGGGAAGTTGATAACCTTCTTCTCAAACCATTCAGGGTTGTCGTGGTTACCCCTCACAAAGAAAACGTGGATATTGTTATTGTTGCAGTATTTTCTGAGTTTGGAGAGTTCATTTTTTGCCCCTTCGACGGTTGTAAACCCCATACCGCAGTCACCTGCACAGATAATCAGGCAGTCCTGCAGTTCAGCCCACTTTATCGAATACAGGAGTGAACCGTATTCACCGTGAATATCCCCGACGATATAACAGTCTTGTATGTCGTCGAGGATAATGCGGTTAACCTTTTCTTTCTTGGTCATTTTGCGTACTTTTTGTATGCCTTGTAGCCGATAACACCGACTACAATGCCGATTAAGAATTTAATCATGGGTTAGTCCTCCTTCTTTTTTGTTACTGACAACATACCTTTTGCCAATCCCGTAGCGTATGCATCTCTTATTCTATTATATACAGCCATATCACTATTCATGGTAGAAATTAACGATGCATCAACACCTAATTTCTCGGGATGATATTGAATATCGTTGTCGGCAAGTTCTTTGCACATATCCAAAGTTGGTGTTAAGACTCCATTGACAGTGTACTTTGAAAATATGTTATTAATATTCTCTTTATACTGTTTTTCATCACCCTTGTCATTATCTTTTTCCGTGGTTTCGTCCTCCGTCATTTCTACCGTTACCTTTATTCTCTTGCCGAGCATCTTGTCGAAAATCTCATGCTTTGCGTTCATGGCGGTTGATGTGATTGCGAAATGGAAAATCTCGCTTTCGGCATCCATCTTGTCCTGTCCAAGATAGACAAGGTTTGCACATTTCATTGTGCCGTCGGGTGACACGTTAAGCAAGTCATCCACAGGTCCTTCAATTTCAAAAAGTTTAGTCATGTTTTAATGTTGTTTTATCTTATTATTTTATAATCAAATACTTTATTCATACCACAAACTATACAGATGAAGGGATTTTATATCTTTTCTCATATTCGTCCCACATACTTTCCGCTATATCAAATGATATTTTAGCTAATTCTGCGGGTATAACTTCAAGAGCAATACCAAATTTTCCGCTTTCCTGAACTCCTTGCATCGCCTCAATAGCACATTGTTTTATAAATGTTCTTTTTTCCTGCAAAAAAGATTCATCATTAGTCTCATCTAATACACTCATAGTATGTTTTTATTTTAATGATAAAAAAATGGTCATAATATAATACCAGTATTGATGCCACAGATTTTAAGTACATTTTGTAACTCGTGTACATATTCTATATCTAACGGACCTAACCATTGAAAAACACTTCTTGCATATTTCACGGAAAAATATGTACTACCTTCCGTCAGGGAATATCTATGGTGGATTTTGTCTTTATCCATTTCCTCCACAAACCCGTTATTGCACAGTATTTCGGGTGTAAGTGCCACCGGTTCCACTTCATAATCGCCTTGTGAAATACGATATATATCCAACGCATCTACACTGATTTGCAAATCGCATTGGTTGCCGTATGCTTTAACAAGACGCACCCAATTGCCTATCATTAGCTCATTTACTTGCATAATGTCATTTTTTTAACGTTAATATAAACCTTTTGGTTTTGCTAAAATCTTTCTTATTGTCTTCACTTTCAGGCACAACACAATTTTGTGAATACCACTCAATAAAGGTATCCGCTGTATCATTGGTATCGCATACTGCGATTGTTTGTCCTTTCCATTCAACCGTCACAACCGTATCGTGGCTGGGTTTAAAAATCTCCATAGTTCAGTGTTTTAATTTACAGTTTGAACCGTTTTATTTATATATTCACATTTTTCACATCAAACGGTGTTGCAACAATCTCCCCACCCAATTCTGTCTGCTTGACAAGACGAAGGCTGTCATACTCATGACCTTCAGGGAAATCTATGGAGTTCACCATTCTCTCTATCTCCTTTTCAGGGATTTGCCCGTCACGTCTTGTTATGTTGGTGTTGATTGTGGGGGCCTCCACATAGATGTATGTGTATCTCGGGTTGAAACTGCCATACTCACGGTGGAACATGTCCCTGTAGCGTTTGGTAAGGTTCATGTTGTCTATAATGATGTTCTGTCCCTTTGCCAAGGCATTAAGAGCCTTCTTGTTGAAAACCTCTGTCACATTGCTTTCCTGTTCCTTGGTGCACTTCACCTTCTCACCCTCCTTTGCATATCCAAGTTCCTCACGGATAACGTCACGGGAAAGTTGCATTGCATTCGGAAGGAAACGCTGTGCGTATGTTGACTTGCCGCTACCCGCAACACCCATCATGACATAGACGTTCGGTGAGTTGTCGGTCAGGGTGCGTCTGAAACCGTAATGGCTTTCATACAAGTCTTCATGGGTTTTGTTTATGGAGAACTCGAGTGCCAAAACCCTGTTGAGTCTGGACATCACTTCCTCAGGTGTGTTCTGGTCGTTTATCGAACCCAACGAGTCCGCATAGTTCAGACAGACCATCTCGTATACTGAAGCCTGTTCGCCCATCAGTGACATCATGCGGCTGTTGATTTTCTCCTCCACATCAAATATATGATGGAGTGTCATATGGCGTCGTACCATATAGCATACCTTCTCCCTCAGTTGGATGTTCGGCTCGTCGAAGAAAAGGAGACGGGTTATCCGTTCCCCCTCGGCGCCGTGGTTCTTGGTTTTCCACTCCTGCAGTTCCTCGTTCCACTTGGTTGAGGTTGCCTTGCCAAGGTCGTGACACACCGCAGCAGCCATCAACGCTGTTTTCTGTTCATTGGACGGTTCCTCGTTTCTTATAAAGGAAACTTTGCCGTTTATTATGTCGGCCATTCTTGAACACACTAATTTTGTATGCTCATACACATTTCCCTCCTTATGAAATTTTAACGATTGTGGAGTCTCCGACAGTCTTTTGAACTCGTCGATGCTTTCTATTACATCCCACTTGGGGGTAAAGTTATCACTTATAATGTCAGTAATTTTCATAGACAATGTTTGTTTACACTTGCAAAAATACTAACATTTTTCCATACGGAACAAATCTTTTTTGTTAAAAAAGTATAAAATATGTAATATTGTCTTTCAATGTCTCGGCATCATACAGCATATGCCCGTTTCTGTCCCAAAGTTGTTCCTTCTGCATAAAAAACGGATGGGTATTTCCACTAATCTTATATCCGAAACGCGCAAAACATTCGTCGTTGAACCTGAAGTCACCGTTATCCACAATCCTTTTGTTATAGAACAAATAATACCACTCAGGGACTTTTCCCTTTGAGAATTTTTCGGGATGCTGTTGTGCATATTCCCTGAAATAAGGGTCGTTCTGTGTGTAGCATTTGGACCTGTCGCTTATAAGGTCGGCGCTCTCACGCCCATTTATGAAGGTGATTGGCTTTATCTGCAATATCGCCTTTATCTTGTTCTCCTCATCCGAAATCAGGATGTCCGCCCCCATGGAGTCCATGACGGTTGCCACTTCAGTTTCCTCCACAGGCACGGTAAGGTTCTTCCCCTTGTGTAACAGATATCTCCTTACCTCATACTCAACATAGAAGCCTATAAGTGTCTCATAACAGGCATGACCAATGATAAGGTCTTTCATCTTTTCAATATCTTTTTCCGCACCTGACTCCAACAAAATACCCCTTGCGGCACATTCCTCACCCATTCGCTGTGCCATGAGCGTCAGTTGTTCATCACTGCGTCCACACAGTTGGTATTTCTTAATCTCCGAAAACGGCAAACCACCCCTTCTCACATTATCATAGTCATAGGTTTGGTCAACATCCTCAGTGTACCGTTTTACGAAATAATCCAAGACTTGTCGGAAATTGTCCATTTCCTCGAATTTCTTGGACACCTTGTATTTTTCACAAAGGTAGTTGTCATCGCTTATGTACTTCTTCGGGGCAAAATACCCGTGCCATACTTCCTTAAACGTTATGTTTTTGTTTGATAGTCTGATTATGTCTTGATATACTGCAACATCTTTGGTAGTGTACATTGTTTATAACGTTTTTTATCTTATTTTTCAATCGTTAAGACTCCTGGCCTCATATATTGTCAGGAGAATGTCTTCAGGCAAAGGCTTTATAAACCTTTCGTAGAACTCGGAAATCCATTTCTTGTCGGATGTCCTGTAGTCGAGTTCATGGTACTGACCGTCTATCACTATGCCATAGCACCAAAACGCACAACTGTGGATAACGTATTCCTCCTTATTCTTGAAATTGGCAAAATATGAAACCCTATTCTCCATGTTTTTCTTGATGGTTTCCTCCAACTCCGTCTCGGGGTCACGCCCCTCAACACACAATTCCCATGCGGCTTCATAGACCCGTGTATTGGACATGTGCATCTTGTTCCAATCTATATCAAATTTCTTGGCAGAATACCGCTTTGAACCGTTTTTCAGGGTAAACGGGTTGCTGAACTCCGATTCCTGCCCCGTCTTCACAAGGCTGTTGTCATAGCATTTCTGATATTGGTACTTGGCTTTCGGGTTGACGGTTGAATAGGCGTCACCTGTTTCCTCGTCGATTTCCATACCATAGGTAATGTTGTCGAAAAACTGCTCATCATCCTCCTCCGATGTGGATTGGTACAGGTTCTCGTAAACCTGTTTCTGCAGGTTTGACAGTTTGATTGTATCCGACGTAAGTATCGCTTCAAGGGACTTGAGTTGTTTCTCTCTCATCTTCCCTGCATCGGCAAACTTGTACTTTACATATTTCTCAACCTTTTTGTCGGCTGAGAACTCCATTGCCTTGGTATCGGGGTTGTCACCGACAACAAGCACCGTCTTGACTACACTTCTACTCATGTTCTAAATTTTATTAAAATATTTAAAATTTATTTATAAGAGTTAACATTTATAAAATGTTTATTCTTACCGGTCGGAACAGCCGACCACTATCGATTATCCTTGTGACACACTCGGAATCACCGACTGCTTTTCTCATTATGTTCAACGCCCCGTTGACATCCGCATTGACCAACTTCCCTGTCGAGGATTGAAATATCCCGCGTTTGACACGTTTTCCTTTGTATTCCTCATGTTTCCCAATAGGTTCCATTGCCAATGCGTCGCACTTGGACGTGTAACTCTCTTCGTTAACCACCAAGTTTATCCCACACATCTCACATTTATACCTCAGGAAATATATCAGTTTTGCATATGGTATGCCAACAAACGTCTGGTTGTTTCGTTTACCGATGTTTATGGAGTCTTTCCATCCCTTATTGTAACCTACAACGAGGTTGCCTACCTTGTGTTCTATTAACAGATTGACTATTCTCCTGGACAGTTTGTGAAACATGTCGGTTACTTGGTTGTCACGCTTTATGTAGAGCCGCTTAATTCTTTTGCTCGTTTTTTGTCCATTGGTTAACTTACTTTTTAGTTCTGATGTTATTTTATTGAAATATTGGTTTTTCGCTTTCAGTTGTCTTCCGTTGAAAAGCATCGGTTCTTCACCGTACAATATCATTGTTGCGAGATTGTCTACTCCCAAGTCGATGGAAGCGTACTGCTTGTAATCCAAGTCTGTATCGGTATTCCTTTCGGATAGGTATACAATCTCAACCGTAAATGTCTTATCCATCTTTGGTGCCACCCTTATCTGTTGGAAATCCACCAATTCTTTCCCGTACTTCCCGTACTGCGGGATGCGTATCTTCAGTTCTTTTGAGAGATGTATGTAACCGTCTTTTATTGTTGAGCATTGGTTGGTGTATATGAGTTGGTTTGCTTCTTTCTTATACTTTGGAAGTTTCGGACGTCCTTTGTATTTTGAGGGATTCTTAGAGAAATCCTTGATTGATTTGACATAAGATTTAATGTTCTTGTCCAATGCCCTCAAGCACTGTTGTGCGACTTGTGCTTTTAGCAGTCTGTAGTTAATTTCGCCATCGAGATTGAATGTGTCCTGAAGGATTGTGTTAAGTTGCCCGTACCCCAACCATTTGTTGTTTTCCTTCAGTTCGTGTCTGACAATATACAACGCCTGGTTGTAAAGGTTTTTTGAAACCTTACACAATTCATATAGTTTTTCGTTGTGTTTTATGTCAAACTTATAAACCAATCTCATTTTTCATGTCTTCCTCAATAAGTGTTATTTTCTTTTTCCTCCTTGCCGAATACATCCGCATGGCGAAACAATGAAGCAACGAAATGATATCCTCGAAAATCTCATTCTCGCTGTTTTCGTTCTCGGCATCATCGTTGTTTGCAACGACCAAATCACATGAGAATTGTCCGAACAGTTGTTGCCACATGCCAAACGAAACTCTTGTTAGCCTGTCTTTGTTTGAAACAATGACTGTTTTGATTTTGTACGCCAATATTTCGTTGAGCATTTCCTGAAACTCACCACGGTCATAGTTTAATCCGCTTGCGACGTCAGAATATACTCTCTCGACCGTATAACCGTTTTTGTTTGCATATTCGCGTATCACGTCAATCTGGTTTTGTAAATCCCGTTTCTGTTTCTGTGTTGAGACACGTGCATAAATGACACATTTGCGAGACGGCGAAATATTTGCGGCTTTGAACACGTCATCGTCATTGTATTCATAGAAACCGTTTGGCATCTCTTTGACCTTTATACGTCCGTTTTTGACGTATTTGGTCAATGTCGGTCTTGTTACTTTTAATATTTTTAATACCTGTTTTGTCTTCATATATTAATAAATATCACATAAAATTAAAATTTCTTCATTTTATGATGCATTTTTAATTAATTTCCTACTCATATTTCGTCACTGTAATTGTATTGGTCTTTACATTATTTACAAATTCACGGATGGATTTGACCGTCGTGTCGATGAAATCCTTGTTATGCCAATCGTAATCTTCACCATTATAGGCTTTCTTCAGTGAATTGAAGATTTCTTCATTGTTGTTGGGTTCATAGTTGAACACTGTCCATCTTACCCTTTCGCTCTCGCCACGCTTGGTGCATTTGTATTCTTTGTACAAATCCTTTTTCTTTTGGTTGTAGGCTTTCCTGTCGATTTCCTTGTTTTGAAATGACTGTTCGATTTCATCGTACTTGGCTTTGTATTCAAGCCACAGTTGATGGCGTTCCTTGTAGATGTCATTGTATATGATTTTCTCCTCAAGGAGTGCAATTTCAAAACTGTTCTTCTCCTTATCTTCGGACAGTTTCTTTATTTTTTCCTTCATCTCGGCAATCTGTTCATCATCATATATAATCTCACTCCGATAAGGGAAAACATACCACGACCGAAGACGTGCTGTAGCCTTTTTCATTATTTCCTCGTTTTTCTCCTTGTCTGAAAAGAATGCGTAAAGCGGAAACTCACACCGCCCGTCTTCCATCTTTGGAGAGTATTTCATTATGTTTTCAAACGTGTATTCGAAGTCCGAAGGAAATTCACTCTTGCCAAAGACCGTATCTGACATCAGATACATTTCATTCAGTGCGGGAATGCATCTTTTTTCCCAAAGTTCTTTGTCTGTCATAATCTATTTTTTAATCAGTTTATTCTGCCAAAATTCGTAATCCACGCATTTCATTTTGGGTGAAATGGTGTTACCTGTCAATATGTCCGACAATCGGACTGGTTTGTATCCGTTTCCGTCAACACCCACGTCATAGTAGTTACCCATCTCACGCAGTTTTTCGCCAATAACCTTATCACTACCCGTATAATATTGTAAGTCAGGAGGTGTATGGAGATGACCATGCAAGTTGAATGCCCCGTTGAAAGACATGTATGGATGGTGACTGACCGTAAAGGTGGTCACTTTCTTCTTGTCCTCATCGAAAATTTCCACAAGATATTCACCGTTCCACACGATGCGCTCATTGCCATCTATTTCGAACTTGTATTGATTTATAACATTCTTGATGTCGTGGTTGCCGATAACCATGTATATCTTGGAACCGAGAAGCCTGTTGATATAGAAATTGTAGGCACGTTTGGTTCCAAAGATAAAGTCTCCGCAATGAATGACAATAGCCTTATTCCTACCAACACTTTCCACTTCCTTGTTCCAATTCCGCACCAAGTCAATGTTCATTTCCTCGACAGTTGTATACGGACGGTGGGTAAAGGATATGATATTATTGTGTTGCAGATGCATATCGCTTGTAAACAGTATATATGGAATCTCCTCAATACTGAAACGAAGGACAGGTGGACCTGCAACAATGTGAGAAATCGGTTCCCTGTTGTAGTAGTTTGTTAAAACCATTTCATCCATTTCAAATCTTGTTTACAGGTATGACAACTTCCCTCAGGTATTTGTCAAATAGTTCGGGGGTGTTGATTAGGCTTTCAAGGACACTGTAATACTGCGGTTCAATCATGCCGCCGTTGAACATTATTCTGTCACCGTAGATGTCAATCTGTGAGTTGACGGGCAATGTGCCGAACTCGCATTCATAGTCTCTCTTTAATATAAATCTTCTGTATTGCATATTACTTTTTTGCTAAATCCTTTATTAACACGTCATTGGACAATTTGTCCATATTTTCGTATATCAGCGGTATCGCTGTCCAATAGTTGAAATCCTTGCTCTTCTTCTTCAAGGTTTTCTTGAACACGAAGAACTGACTTGTGTAACTCCTTGCATGCACCTGTTTCTTGTACTTGCTCGGAGAAATGATTCTGTTGTTCGCAATAAGCGTGAATTGGTCTTCAATTGTGAAACCATTGTACATTGCACACATGAAACTGTATGCCTCGGTATTGATACGAATGCCTCCACTTATCACACTCTGCGTCTTGAACACAACTATGCCATCGGGTTTCACCACCCTGTAGGCTTCCTTTATCCAATATGCGTAGTTGTAATACAGCAAATCCACAGGATAGAAGGAAGCAAACCTGTTCATTATCATGTTTGCCCCGTCTTTGTCCTTTGAAGGTGCTTCCATACTCGATATTATGAACGGCAAGTCAATGACAAGGCTTCCGACACTGTTGTCCTCCAAAGGCAAAGGTTTATACGGTTCTATCTTTTGGCAGCCTTCAACCTGTGGGCATACGTCGAACAGAGTTTTGGGAGTGGGTATCTCATAGGCATCACCCTTGGTTTTCCTGTAGAACGCAAGGGTGCTTGCTGTCATGTCGCAGTCAAATGGTTTGTTGTCGTTGTACAAAACCATTATGTTGTGCAATATCTCGCTTTGGTCAACCGAAACGTTGCGGATGATTGTGCTGTTGTTCAGTTCTTCCTTATCCATTGTTTTCTGTTTTGGTGGACATTGCGTCAAGTTTCTCTTTCAATGTTGTCTCGGAAACAGAACCGACAGTCTTGTCGACTATCTCACCGTTGACGATATAGAACATCGTCGGTACGCTTCTGATGCGGTATGCTGCGGCGATTTCGTCTGACTCCTCAACGTCACAGTGGATGAATTCAATTGATGGATAATCGGGTTCAATACCCAACAGTGTCTTTTCAAGAACCTTACAAGGTTGGCACCATTCCGCAGAGCATTTCATCACTACCATAGGTTTCTCTGCAATAATGCTTTTAAATTCGTCTAACGTCATAATTAAATGGTTTTAAATGATTATTAATTGGCAAGTCTTACGCATACTTCCTGACCGTTGCTGTCTTTGTCGGGGAGAAAATCGTAATCGTCTTCATTGAACGTACTGTTTGTGCCGAAGGTCTGTCCTTCCTCATGGGTTTGGTCGAGGACAACAACGCCCTCATCCTCACTTGTGAAAAAGACAACGTTCATTCTGTCTTGTTCATCCAATTTGTAGCCTAAATAAGGATATTTCATAATTTTTATTTGTTTGTTTTATTATTTTATTACATTCTGCTTTTAACCACCTCGGAAACAATATTTCCGTTGGCTGTGGGATATTTAGCCTGCACCGCCGAGAGCAATGTTTTCATGTCCCTCATGGAAACATCATGTCCCAATCCGTCTATCACCTCGTTGGTATAGGCCTTTATGTCGTCTTCCGACGCTTCTTTTGGAAGAAACTCGTTGAGAATATCCAAATCCGCCTTCTCGTTGTCGGCAAGGTCGGTTCTTCCGCATGCGGTGAACTGTGTTATGGAATCCTCCATGGCAGCCTTCATCTTCAAAAGAATTTTCAACTCCGAAGCCTCGTTGTACTCGGCGCCCGACTTCTCAAGTACCAACATTGCACTCTTGGTCATACGCAGTACGCCAAGACGCTTTTCATCTTTAGCAATCATTGCATTTGCAATGAGTTTGTCAATTTGTTCTTTCAGCATATTCGTCTTGCATTTTAATGTTCACAGACAAATATACTATTTTATAACAAAAAAACCCGCAAAAGGTCTAACTTTTTTGCGGGTTGAAACTTTTTACCATCTGTATGCACCTTGTCTTGTCAAGTTTGCCGACTCCGTTGTATGCCAACTTTATCAGATAATCCTGACACTTCTTTATATCAGGTCCACTGTCTATTCCCCTGATTTTCATGATGTCAAATCCGTTTATAGGTAGTTTGTACCCGAACATGGATTCACCGTATTTCTCAAGTTCCTCCGAACGCTCGAGTATTTTCCTGCATTGGTTTGGTAGACAGTATTCCTCGGCATGTGCTGTATTGTCGGCATGTATCAGATAGACACAGAGTTTGAAAAGTTCCTTGTCCTTGCAGAGATACTGGAATTTCCTCAATGCCTTGTCAGACGGTACTTCATCACCAAAACTTTTGAATCTCATGTGTTCCCTTACAAGGAATGAAACCTTGGAAATGAAATCGTTGCTGAATTTCAGCCTTCTCATTATCCCCTCGGCAAGTTTCGCCCCCTCGACTTCGTGGAACAGGAAATGTACTTTTCCGTCTTTCTCGGAACGGGTCTTTATCTTTCCAATGTCATGCAGTAACGCTGCCATCATCAGCACTTGTTTGTCATAATCGTTCTCAACCGCCATCTTGCTTGCGTTCTCCACAACCCTGAGAGTGTGTTCCCACACATCGCCAAAATGGTATTTGTTCTGTTCCATTCCAACCGTTTCCTCAAGTTCTGGAATCACATACTCCAACGCACCCATATCCTCCAATTCCTCAAGTCCCATCACAGGATTCTTACAGGTGAGTATTTTCATCAGTTCGTCTTGTATGCGTTCCTTGGTGATTATCTCGAGACGGGCAACATTACGTATCATGGACATGTACGTCTCTTTCTCTATCTTCCAACCATAACGGGCTGAAAACCTGCACACCCTCATATTTCTCAAAGGGTCGTCCATAAACACCACGTCTGGGTTGTCGTTTGCGCACCGTATCACGTGATTCTTGATGTCGTCAAGGCTTTTGCCTGTGATGTCAAGAATTTCACCTGTGCTTACATTGTGGTACACTGCATTGATTGTCAAGTCTCTCCTGAAAGCATCTTCCTTGATGGTTGCGAAACAGGTTTCAGGGTTTCTGCTGTTCTTGTCGTGGTACTGTTCTCCCCTCGTCTGCACACATTCCAATTCAATGTCGGGGTATGCAGCAAGTTTGAACATTGCCGTGCCGTATGTCGGGTATGTAACCACACTTCCGACCGTATATCCCTGTTCCTTCATCCATTCGGCGAACTTCAAACCTCCGTCAGGAATGTCAATCACAAGGTCAATATCCTTGATAGGGTTGTACATTAAAAAATCACGTACCGCACCTCCCACAACAAACGTGTGGTTTTCAAAGTCGCTACCCTGTATGCAACCTTTTAGATATGTTATTATTTCCTTATATTCTGTTATTGTCATGCTGTTGTTGTTTTATTCAAAATAAGAAAGTGCCTCATAGTTATATTTCACAAAATCATGTTCCTTGTGGCAAGATGACTGAAGCCTGTCAACCCACTGTGACAACGGAACCTCGTTCTTGATGTACGAATTCACCTCTGTGCAGAACCAATCCATTTCGGACTGTATTGTCTCATCTGTGGTGTTCCCGACCCCGTGGTCTACTGCCTCGTTGAGGTTTGAGACGAACATTGAGGTAAAGAATCCGTGCAGACAATAGGTGTCGGCAAACTCGGCGGCATAGCACCATATCCCAATCACCACCTTTTTCATCAGTATATTGCCCCACCTGAAATCAATCAGGTAATCGGACATTGTGGAGTTGAGAAGCCCCAACGGGGAACCGTGCCCCATCAGTACCACAGGACCGTCGTCGGTTTCAATTGCGTCGATTATTGTATCAACGTCATTGTCCGACGGGTTATAGAACAGTGTGCAGTCCACCCCGTCGTAAACCTTCGACAGTACCTTTGTGTCATATGCTGCATCTATGTGTATAACTACCATTGTCCGTTAAATGTTTTTGTTTTACGTTTGCAAAGATAACAAAAAAACCTCACATAACAATGAGGTTTTTTCTTAAAAAACGTTAATATACAATTCAATTATTTTCTGTCGGTCAGCATGCTTTTGATACACTCCCTCACCTGACTGCGCAAAACCTCATTGTCTTCGAAATCATATGGGCTTACATGTTTCGGCATTTTCTTATAAGGCTGTTTCCTCTTTCTGTCACCATTGTCAGAGTAGTTTGCATTCTCACCGTTTCTGCTACCCTTGTTTGTTTTTTCGTTTACATTGAGGGATTCATCCATGTAGTCATACGGATTCACACGCTTCTGAACTTTCTTTTGCGGCATACCTTTCTTGGCTTTTCTTTCGAATTTGTCCATCGCATCATCGGAATAGTTGGGGTTACCACGTTTTCTATCACCTTTGTACGTCTTCTCATTCACCAAACGTTTTGCGTTGCTCAATATGTTGTTGACAGCATCTTCTATTGTGTTGGATGAATTCACCTCACCGTTATGCCCAGGCATGTTATATGTGAAAAGGTCGTCGTTGAACGAATAGGTTATCTTACCAACTGTCTTCTGAGCCTCGGCATCGATAATGAACACAGAATACGGATATTTTTGGTTTGTACCTATTCTGTAGTTGGTGCCTTCAAGGTATTTGCTGACACCACTTTTCAGGTCGTTTATGCCACGGATGGTGTCTTTCTGACCAAATGTGTTCTTAAATCCCTTTTTCGCCTTGTTCATAACACCGCCAAAGGAAAATTCATCAACATTTTCGTTAAGGATTGTAATAACGCTTTCCTTGACCAATTGTTTCAATTCGGATTCTGTCAATCTGACTGTACGTTTCATATGATATTCCAATATTTTTTTTCTTATTATATTAATAAATATCATATAAAATGAAAAACGCAACCTTTGTCGGCTGCGTTTTCCCAAGTTACTATTTCAACAATGCATCCGAGAGTGTCTTTCGCCTGATATCCACAAGCAAGTCGTTTACAAACTCACGGGATATTGTATCGGGCAATGTCGAATTGGCTATTGCCTCGTCAAGTTCCGCCTTGCGACCCTCAAGCAGGTCTATGAGGTAGTCGTACTCGAACTTGTGGTTCCGCACGTCAAGCAGAAAATCTGCGTCAATTCCCTTGCGGTTGACATGCACCTCTCCCGTCTTGGCGATTTCCAATCCCATGTTCATGAGGCGGAAACAATGCATGACGTTTTTGCTGTCGTAATTGTGACCAAGGTTGCTCTCATAACGCACAGGGTTGCGTTTCTTCACCCAATCCTGATATTCTTTCCACTTTCTGCAGTGTGACTCGAATCCGTTTTGGTTATAACACATTGTCACTATCGGACTAATGTCCCTTTCCACCGAACTGCACCTTACATCGTCACTGTTACCATCCTCACGCACAATACCTCTATACCCTATCGGTTTTTGGTTTTTCTCAAACCACCAACTCATCATGAACGTCTCGATGTCACCGATATACGGGTCGTCGAAGGTTGACTCAACGAAACGATAGTACACCTCATCAGTTTCAAACTCACTGTAATCCTTGTATTTTTCACTGTTATGTGCACCCCAATCGTAATAGATACCGTAACACCCAGGCATGTTGTTGATAGACACAAGACCACAGTACTTCTGTTCCAACCCACGGTGCTTCAGCCATTCCCTTATGTTGGAACTGCCCTGCTTATACGGAACGAAACAGAAGTCAAGCGGCCAAAGCCGTTTCTCTATCGGATTGACAATTTTCTTGTTGAGACCACGTGCCCGTTGTATCTGCGTTATTGAATAACCTATAAAAGCATTGAAGCACTCCTTCGTCACAAACTCCTGCCGATGTTTCTTTATTTCGGTTATGATTGGATGTTCATATATTACGAACTCGTCATCCACAAAAAGACTCTCCAACATGTTCGGGTTGGATGTACAAAGCAGGTTGAGGTATTTCTTCAGGGAGTACCACACCTTGTCATGTTTCTCATCCTGTATTTGGTCTTGAAAGTCAAGACCGAGACCTATGACTTGGTTGGCGGGTTCCAAAAAGACACCTCCCTCATCAATATCTGATACACCACCAGGTAACTGTGTTCCGTATGCATGTGACCCACGTACATATCGATATAACAATAAACCTAAATCTTCAATTTCTTTAAAACCATACTTCTTCATCTTTATAGTATTTTTTAATTAATTCTATTAATCCATGTGATTTTGAATACTGATAACTTCGCCCATTATAATAATAATCAGTGTATGTTTTGTGTTTTTTAACATCATCTAGAATGAGTTCATTTGTCCACGAAACCCTTTTAGAAAGTAATGGGTCTCCATGTAAATATTTTTTGTATTCAATTAATTTTCTTTTTGTTTTTAACCACCAATACACTCCTCTTACTAAAGGGTCTTTATTATTTTTTAACTCCCCCATTCTTGAAAACTTATGTAATGTATTTATAACAATTTCTTCTGTGTATTTAGGTTTAACCGATGGTTCCATATGTTTGGTGATTTCCTTTAACCACCCGTGTCTATCCGAAACCTGATAACATCCACTTGCATGTTCTTTAAATTCCTTTTTTGTTTTATATTTTAACGCTTCCACTCTCGCTTCTTCAAATGTCCATTTATCTCTTTGTAAAATTTTTTTCCCTTCACGCATTTTTTCATGAAGTCCGTGTTTTAATAAAAAAACATAAGCGCCCGGAGATTGATTCTGAAATTCAGCCAACGTTTCATATTTCCTACATTCATCTAACGCAGTTTCTTCTGTCCATTTGTGACGTGTAGCACGACACGGTGGAAGTATTTCTTTAATTTCATCTAAAAGGTTATGACGCACCATATAATTCACAGCACCGGCATACTTTTCATTAAATTCGGTATAAGAACTGCATTGTTTCGCCGTTTCAATACACCTTTCTCTTGTCCACTTTCTTATTATTTCTTCATCTGTTGAGCCAAGCCCACCTGTTGGGCATCTATTTAACATTACCCATCCATTATTCTTATATTCATCCAAAATCTCACCCTCTCTTATAGCAGCATCGCCATAATCAATATATTCAGTTATTTGCTTGAATATTGGGGTTAATTTGGTCGTTTGTATATACTGATATATCGCGCTATCCTTATTCTTGAAATGCTGTTTTATTCTTTTATTTATGTCATAAGTTAAACCGATATAAGCATGTTTATCTGGAAACTCACAAGCATAAATACATCTTTTGTATCTGGAACCGACAGGTGTAAAATATTGTACCAACTCATCAAACCACCCCTTTCGTTTGGATATTACATAAGCACCATTAAAACGCTTACTAAATTCACTTTTGGTCTTACATTGTTTGGCGGCTTCGATACACGCTTCTTTATTCCATTTTTTTATGACATCTTTTTTGGACATGTGCGAACAGAATTTATCCAGCAACCCATTTTTTTTCAAAACTTCATATGCTCGATTAGAACCCTTTTTAAAATCTGAACGATGCTGATACTTCTTAGATTCTTCAATTGCACGTTCTATTGTCCAATAACCTTTTTTTCTTTTTAGCATATATTATATTATTTTTATCCCTTATTATTAATATAAATATATGCAACTTCAAATTCCATAAAATTTAATACCCCTTTTATAACTCACGATAGAATCGATACAGTACCAATCCTTCTTTCTCTATATCTTCAAATGTGTATTTTTTCATATTCTATTTAATTTAATCACAATCGTTGTTTTCTTTGTTTTCAGTGTTGTATTCCTCGACAGCCCTTACCATTTTGGCATATTCCGCATCTCTTTCCTTTTTATTCGTCCAAGAGAAGGTATAACTCCTGTCTTGTGCCGTTCTCAACTCGATTCGGAAAAATGTTGTGCCACGGTTATTGTCTTTATGTGTATATGAATACATGTCAGACACATACTTCGGGTTGAAATAATAAGACTCGTCATCCTCTAACTGTATCAACATATCGTTTAGAATTTATGTATTGTACCATCGGGGTTGTATATGGGGCAGATACCGCCGTGATAGTTCACCAAGTACCTTGTGCCCGTGACGGGTTCCTCGTATATCTTGGTATATCCATTGTTGAACGTTTCAACCAATATCATGCTTTGGATATGGTCTGCCGATTGGTTATCTTGGGATTTTGCTTGTTTGTTGATGCTTATTATACATGTCACCACCATTGTTATTACCAAAGCTATGCAAATTAAAATCAAGAAAATGTGAAGTTTTTTCATATTCTTTCTTTGTTTTACATTAAACATTCTTTATGCAGTCATACAGTTCCTCGGGAGTTGAAATGGGCACATCCTTGCCGTCCTTATCGGTGACACAGTATCTGTCAGGCGTGTCCATCCTGTTTTTGACACCCCAATCAAGTTCCCATATGTAATATGTTATCCATTCAGAGGTGTCGCCAACCGCTTCCTGTATGGTTTTGATGAGGTCATCATAAAGTTTTCCGTTCCTGAGAAATTCACCGTTGAAGGGAAACAGTTCGTCACCCCTGTCGCATTTCTTCATATCCCGTTCGAGAAGGTTGATAAGTTCTGTGTCCTTCTTGTAATGCTTCTCGAGCACGTTCATCAGTTTTACAAATGTTTCCTTGTTCATATCCTATTTTGTCTTTATGTTAAACTTGTCCGACAGTGCAGACCAATCAAGTTCCTCGTCCACTGTTTCTTCTGTCGGTTCACTTTCGTTTTCTTTCTTTTTCATGAGACGGCGTTCCATGTTCTTGATGCGTTCGCTTTCGCATACGGGGCACCTGCTTCCGCTGTACCTGAAATGGTGAATTGGACAAATCTGCTTGTAAACCATAGTGTTTAGAAACTATATTTATATGTTACGTTTGCAAAGATAAGAACTTTTTCCGAATAGACAAAATAAATATACTAAAAAAATCTTAAATGGGAGGATATGTCTATCTGATTTGTGATGCGGCAACCGAGTACTACAAGATAGGTGTAACAAGGGGTAGTATTGAAAAGCGTATCAAGAAACTCCAAACGGGGAACGGAAACGAGTTGCATGTTGTCTCATACTTTCCCTCAAAGAGACCGTTCAAGATGGAGAAAATGCTGCATACAAGGTTCGCCAACAGACGTGTCCTGAACGAATGGTTTGAACTTTCACCCGAGGAGGTGTTTTCATTCCAAGACACCTGTACTGAGGTTGAAGAAACTATCAAGGCTCTTGCGGGCAATCCTTTCTTTTAGTTATTTCATCAAGTTTCTCCTTCACCAACCTGTTCTGCAGTTTTTTGATGATTATGTCTCCATGGCAGGCTTCATCCAACTTACAGTAGCACATGACAAATATCTCGTCGTTCGACTTGAACGCCTCGTACATCCTGTCGAACTCCTTCTTGAAACCACCTTCCTTGGACACCATCTCGTCAAAGTACTTCTCATAAAGCGCTATTGCAGTCTCCCTGTCCTTGACGACACGCTTTGCAAGCGTCTTCTTATCCTTGATGTGGGTGAAGGGGTTGGAAAGTATGTTTGGTCTGGAAACATCGAAGACATTGTCACCACTCATTGGGGTGACAGTCTTGCAGACTCTTGTTGCTTTTGCCATATAATTTATTTTATTTCTGATAGAATTTCTCTATCATCTCGGTTACGGATTTCTGTTTAGATACCCATTCATTCACTTGTGCCTGATAGTTCCTTCTCACTATAACGTCAGGACGACCGTATTTTTCGTAATCCCAATCTTCAGGGGCGTATTTATCGTCCCACTTCAGGCGGTCATGTTCAACAAATCCGTTTCTGGAATAAAAATCAGACAGTTTGCCGTCGAAATGGTCCAACTGTGTACCGCCGTTCTTGACTGCATTTTTGAGCATGACATCACCCACATTATGTATGTCGGGTTCGTTGTTATGGACAGAGACTATATCCACCTCACCTTCTTTCGTCGGTATCAACGCATATCCTATATTGTATCCGTTAAGCTGATAGGTTGTTGCACCTAATTCTTTCAATTTTTCAGGAGTATAATGTGTGAGGAACCCACTTCGGGTACTCTTATTGAGACTGTCCACAAATCCATCGTAATCATTCACAATCCAATTCTTAGGGTCGGTCATCAGATTGTGCACCTCTTGGCTTTTATTGTCATCATCTTCCGATACAATATTGTTTTCAAACAAGTCATGAAAACTGACTGCATTTTCATATATAGGCTTTATATCCATTGTTTTAATTGATTCTTTTACAATAAATAGTCTATTCACCCAAAAGTCTGTTGTATATTCCTTGGATTGTATTACCTAACTTATAGGAATTTGGGTGCATTAAAAGAGTATCTTCATTCATATATATGGATTTGTTCAACTCAATCATTATTGAATGGTGTCCCTTTCCAAAAACTATTGAATTGGAATAAGGTTCATTCACCCCCACCCGAAGCCCACGCATTTTGAATTCGTTTATGATGAAGTCTATGACCTCGTCACTTGGCTTGGAATTATCCTCATTGAACCCGATACACACGTCAATGTTCGGAGACACTGAAGAAGCGAACGAATGACAGTCAATGACAAGGGTGTCCTCTGAGACCTTGTCTGCACACAGTTGTTTCCATTCGTGATAGAGATTGTTTAATTTATCAATGTCTTCAGGGGTGAGGTTACTGCGTTTGAAACCGTCGTATTCCGTGTATACCTTTCCCTGTCCGATATTCTCCATTGGGTCATTTTCAAGGCGCTCCACGTCAAGATAGAAGCGTGAATGTGGAAAAACCATTGCCTCAACCTTGGGGTTGCTTGAGTTGAAAAGTAACTCAGTATGCCAATCGGTTAACTGCTTGACCTGAGGAAACATCAATGCCAAACTAACCCATCCGTAACCGTAGTCCTGTATGGATGAATGAGGAATATGCGCCAAAATTTTACTGTATGTCTTCATCATATACAAATAGTTTTTCCGTTTTTACCTTTTGCCTTTCACCTGTCTTGGATGTGCCCATGCCGTCGGGCCGCTTTTTCTCCCAAACGCACTTAAAATCAGGTGGCGCATTGTATTCCGAGACATATATCTCGCACTTATAGGTCTTGCACATCCGCCGTACCCAATCCCAAAACGCTTGGTTGTCAAAGTCGGAAATGTATTTCTTTGTCTCGCTGTATGGAGGGTCACAGTATATGACCATGTTGTCAATCTGTTCCTTGTCGAAATTCATCTCAAGATTCTGATAGTCCATTATATAGAAACGTGTATCGGAAAGATGCTTGAAGTTCTCCACCTGCTTATGCAGGGCAGAACGTGCTTCCTTTACGTGGTCTTCATTCTTCTTCGGGTTAAATCTTGCATACCCGTTGAACCAACCGCCGCCGTATGAACAGCACGGACCTATAAAACCCAACTCTGCATTCGAGAAAACAGCCTCACCCTCATACAGAACCTGCTGTTTGGCTTTCTGATAGTCCTCAAACGTTACATATTGGGGTATATTTTTATCACCGTTCTCCTTCAGTTCACGCCACAGTTCTATGACGTATTTGTTGATGTCACAAGCTGCCTTGTACGGATGGTCAACCTTGTCAACAAGGTTCATTCCACCTGCGAACAGGTCAACGAACAGTTTGTCCGTACTATAGAGGTTCTTGGTAATAATCGGGATAATGCTATTGGCAAGTCTTGCCTTGCTTCCTTGGTATCTCATTTTGCAGACATTATATTGATTAACGTTTGCAAAGATAACACTTGTTTTACGGTCAGTCAAATTTTTTTTGTTAAATATTGTTAATGTCATAAGGGATACCATTGTTCGGACAACTGAGGATTACCATCTATGTAGACTGTTAAGGAATTGCTATTAACGTCATTATATGCACACCACATTGTAACCTTGTTTGCCCCCGCCGGTATCAGTGTCGGGCCTTCATATCTTGAATCCTGTGCATCCACATCCCATCTATAATAAATTAATACTCCTTGCAAATCATCATTATTTGGTCTCATTTCAAAATACTTGTGGGTATCATCCGGCTTATATCTTATTGACGGCGGGTTAATTGTTAGACTGTATATTGCGTACAATTCTATGTCTTGAGTCACATTTGTCAAATTAGTCATCCATTCCCCTGAACCGTCACACTGTCTATTCCACCCAAGGAACGTATTGTACCCTGACGGGATTGCCCATCCGCTTTCGGATGGGTATTGTATCGTAACATCGTCAAACATATAAACAAATGTGTGCGTTTGAACCGTTATATTGGGTTTGGAAATGTGGTTCACGTCATGGTCGGTGTACTTGTTGATATTTGTGTAGTCACTGTCGGAATAGTTCCGATACAATATGACAGCAAATGATTCGGGTGACGATATCACCCTGTAGTTCAAATTACCGCCACTAACCTCAACAGGCACATCAACCATACTGTATTTGCCCTCGTTAAGAACTCCCACACCTTCACCTTCCCCCGTTGTCTCCACTGCGGTCCATTCAGCCGATGCGGACGGATAGTCATCTGTCGTCTCAACACCCGAAATAAGGTAATGCCTGTTGGCTTCTATACGGATTTGGTATTCTCCATCAGGTTCACTGAACGTTACGGCAGGGTTGTTGTAATATATTATTGACATGGGGACTCTTGCTTAAGACTGTTATTCAAATATTTCAACGTTAAACGGGTTAATTTCACCAAGGTCGAAATACAGGTTTATATTATACTGCTGAGGTGGCACTATCGGGGTGAAATGCGCTTCGATGGCATCATCCTTGGTGTCGCAGTCTACGACAAAACTGTACTCAAGGGGTTCACTTCCCGAACCGCTGTTGGGTGGAACCACGGGTTCACCGTTCACGTACCATCCGTCGAATATAAGATGTTCGTCGTCATAGTCCGTTATTGTGAAAACGGCTGTATCACCACACACATAATCGTCTTGGTTTGCCGTTATCTCAACAAGTTCAGGGGAACATCCAACAATGCCGACATTGTATGTAATGACAATCTGTTCAAACCTTGCCTCACAGTTGTGGTAGGAATCCAATGAGTTGAACACATATGTCGCTTCCGACGACAACAAGACATCGTTCTCGTACCAACCCAAAAATTCGGTACAGCAACTGTTATTTGCTATCGCCCTGATAACAACGGTGTCGCCTTCCTCATACAATCCACCACCCTCAACACGTCCAAGGTCTGTGTCGCTGCTGTGTAGGACAACGCTGTAATATTCAATCGGCTTGACACGGAATGCCGCATTGTATGTCCATCCACAATGAATGATAATATTAAAAGTCGGGTCACCCTCACCTTCAATTCTCTGTGGCTGCGGTTCTATCCGAACCCCGTTTTCATCCTGCCACTCGTCAAATTCATAACCAGGGGTCAGTGACTCCCTTACGGTCACTGTCAATATGTCACCGCTTTTCACACCGTCAAGGGTAAAAAGTTCAACACCGTTCTTTTTTATTGTTATATATTCGCAGACCATCATTAATAAATATGCTAACGTTGCATTTTGACAGTCTGTTCAATTCTATCCCTCGCCATCTCACAATATTCCCCATTTACATCGAAACCGATATAGTTCCGCTTGTTTTTTATTGCCGAAACCGCTGTGGTTCCACTGCCCATGAACGGGTCAAGCACCAAATCCCCCTCGTTACTCCAAGTCTTCACATGTATGTCAGCCAACTCCTCGGGAAAGACGGCAGGGTGTTTCTTTTCACCTTGGTTCCTTGCCACCGCAATCTCAAATATGTTGCCGTGAACTTTCTCTGAATTGATTACAAAGTTTTTCTTTGTTCTTCCGCTTTCACCGTCAATGTTCTTACAGGTGGAATTGTACACCTGTCCACCGCATTTGGTCGGCACCATAATAGGGTTGAAGGTTTTCGGTTTGCCTTTTGAAAAAACAAACATGTATTCAAACTCCTGTGCATATCTCGGTTGCCGTACCTCAGGCATGGGATTCTTTTTAGCAAAAATCATGGTGTCATTGAGAAGAAACCCGCACTCCATGAAATACAAAGCCTGTCTGAACGATGTCCCTGTCTCACTACCGTTCTTGGTTTTGTCACCGACAACCCATACAACAACACCACCCACCTTCATCACCTTGTACAGTTCCTTTGCTGTGTTTTTGAATGCATCTTCATTCCAATTGGAGATTGCACCGTTGTACTGCCTCATGTCGTCATAGGGCGGAGAAGTGACAACCAAATCAACCGAATTGCTATCAACTTCTTTTAATCCGACCACACAGTCTTTGTTATATATCTTGTTTATTTCTAACACTTTTCTTCTATTTTATAGTTTGTTATCAATATTTCTTTTCCTTTCATCTCGTTTCCCTTGGTGACATTGCGCATTCCATACATGAGTTCAAACGGTGTTATCTGATAGTCCTTGAACAGTTCCCTTGTGTACTCGCAGTCGTCATACGTTATCATCCACTTGTGCTTGCACTTCTTCACCTCCTCGGCGAAACGCTCATGGTCGAAACCTATGTGCAGTTCACCGTTTTTTCCATAGAGGGCTGACTTTGTCGCACTGTGATACGGTGGGTCCATAAATATGAAAACATTCTCACCATCCTCTTCCAACAGTTTGGAATAGTCCAAGTTGGTGATGTTCGTCATGTTCATCAAAGGCACAATATCCGTAAATCGCTTGATGCTTGACTCGGTGAAACGTTTCTCGAATGCCTGTTGGCTGTAGCCACCACTCAGGCTTGTGCCTGAAAATGTTATCCTGTTCAATATGAAAAAGGCAGCCGCACGTTCTATCCCACTGAACATAAACAGATTCTCGGTGAGGTATTTGTACAGTTCCTTTCCGTTGGGATATTGTTCCCTCCATATTTCAATATAATGCTTCAGAAATGCAGGCTGGCATTGGACGGCGCACCAGAAACAATACAAATCATAGTACAGGTCATTAATCCAATACTTTCTGTAGAAGGCTTTGTTGTTTATTATTCCGATGGGGGGATATGTCTGTTTTGCCTTTATAAACACCGAACCACCACCAAGAAACGGTTCCCTGTATTCCTCAAACTCAGGAAAGAAGGATACAAGCCATTCGGCTGCCCTCGACTTCCCACCTGGATATCTTAACGGTGATTTAATCTTTGCCATTGTCTGTTGTTTCCTCTATTCTTTTTAATGAATTGGTATAAAAATCCTTATTAAGTTCAAAACCGATATACCTGCGGTTTTCGTTGATGCAAGCAATCGCTGTCGTACCGCTACCCATGAACGGGTCAAGTACTATATCGTTGGAAAACGTGTACAGTTTTATCAACCTCGTCGGTAGTTCAATTGGATATGGCGCAGGATGGCCAATCTTTTTGGCGCTTGCCGTGCTCATTCGCCAAATCGATTTGGTGTATTCGGTAAATTCTTCCCCTTCAATGGTTGAATCTCCTTCACTCTTATGCTTGTAGTCACCCTTACTGTACACCAAAATATACTCATGCACATCCCTTAAACTTGGGTTGGAAGCCGATTTCCAACTTCCCCATGCACAACTCGAGCCAACGCTTGCGCCTTTGTCCCAAATGATTTCCCCACGGCATTGAAATCCAATCTGAATCATTATAACATTAATGTATGAGGACAGAGGTATGTATGGTTTTCTGCCTGTGTTGGCGATGTTTATCGCTGCACGGCCACCGTCTTTCAGGACACGGTAAACCTCAACCATCACATTTCCGATAAATGCAAGATACTCGTTTAACGGCTTGTTGTCATTGTAGCATTCGCCGTAGTCCATGCCCGCATTGTACGGAGGAGATGTGACCATAAAGTCCACACTCCCGTCAGGAATGCGTTTCATCCCTTCAAGGCAGTCTTCGTTATATATCTTATTGATTTCTAACATAACCTAAATCCACTTTATAATTGTATCACCAACATAACCTTTCTCAAACCAGAACCATGCATCTTAAATATACTATTTTTGTTACCATTCCAAACGGAAATTCAAACAACAATCCCACCACTGCTCCGATATCAGGCTTCCTTCTGTATTGATACAGTTCCATTTACCATCCAATTTCACCACTGCATAACCATTGCGGAAATCACCACACCAATCCCACCACTGCTCCGATAGGTATTTTCCTTTCGTGTCAATAAAGTTCCATTTACCATCCAATTTCACACTCGCATAGCCATTACTGAAATTCCAACAATCATCCCACCACTGCTCGGATAGGTATTTTCCTTCTGTATTGATATAGTTAAATTTGCCGTTCAACTCCACCTTTGCATATCCATCACTGAAACAACCACAATCATCCCACCACTGCTCGGATAACAACCGTCCATCCGTGTCAATAAAGTTCCATTTACCTTTCAACTCCACCATTGCATAGCCGTCTCGGAAATACCAACAATCATCAACCTTATTTTCAGGTTCAGGTATCTCTCTTACCAAGGTTATCTCGGTGCAGACGAACTTGCCGTCGCCATCATTACTTTCAACTATTTTCCCACCGCACTCAACCTCGTAGTACACGTTCTCACCGTTGTTTGGATAAAACGGCCAACACTGCCATGGCTCATGGCATGCATGGAACCCCTGTTCACATATTACAGGTTTACCATCAAATGTGTATGTCTTGCCGACTTCGTATTGGAAGTAACGACACATCAGCCTACCATCTTCGAGTTTTCTAAATCCTTTGTATGCTTTCATTGTTTTACTCTCCTTTCATTTAATTATACATTCCCTCAGGTGCTTCAAGTGCGAGACCTTTCTCAATCAATCCACGATAATCAAAGTGATGGGCGTTTAGCCAATCCATTCCACCACCATTGCTTATCTGTTTCCCATCGTCGTAGATTGTATAACAGTCGTATAACGAGTATTCGTTATATTCTTCCTCAGTCATGCTCGATATTGGACGGAGATATGGAAATATATTAACCACCCTACGTCTTTCTAATCCTATATCTGGCAATGAAAAGTCTTGTAATTTATTATAGGAAAGTGTTCCTTCGTCTGAATATCCGGTAATACCTGCTACTCCGGCAAACTCAAAGAAGTACCTTACTCTCGTTTCGTAAAGCAACCTCGCACAGAGGTCTTGGAGTAATAGGGATTTTTCCTCTTGTGTCATAGTTGTGTTATTTTTCCATTTTTATCTATTCTGTACCATTTACCATTTAACTCCACCATTGCATATCCGTCTTTGAAATTACCACACCAATCCCACCACTGCTCGGACAATATCTTTCCTTCTGTGTTAATGTGGTTACATTTACCATTCAACTCCACTATTCCATAGTCATCTTCGAAATTCCGACACCAATTAAACCATTGTTCGGATAGGTATTTTCCATCTGTACCGATGAAATTACATTTACCATTCAACACCACCATTGCATAACCATTGCGGAAATTATCACACCAATCCCACCACTGCTCGGATAGATATTCTCCTTCTGTATTGATGTGGTTATATTTATCATTCAACTCCACCATTGCATAGCCGTCTCGGAAATACCAACAATCATCAACCTTATTTTCAGGTTCAGGTATCTCTCTCAATAAGGTTATCTCGGTGCATACGAACTTGCCGTCACCATCATCATTACTTTCGATTATCTTCCCACCACATTCAACTTCGTAGTACACATTCTCCCCGTTATTCGGATAAAACGGCCAACACTGCCACGGCTCATGGCAAGCGTGGAAACCTTGTTTACATGGTACAGGTTTACCATCAAATGTGTATGTCTTACCGACCTCGTATTGGAAGTCACGACACCACAACGTACCGTCTTTATGCCGTTCAAATCCCTTGTATGCTTTCATTGTTTTTAATTTTTCATGCTTTTCATAATTAAACAATATGTTTAAAACTATTCAAACCAATAAACTATTCTTACCCTGTCAAGTGGAAGACAATATGCATCACCATCATTGCCGTCTTTATATTTCATCTGAGCCGCCGTATATGCTGCTATGTATTCCGACTGCAATCCACTGAACCAACCAAGGCATTCCTCAAAAGTTTCCCTAAAACCCTCGTTGGTAATGATTTCGTTCTCAGTAACAGTTTCCTTTCCTTCCATTTTTTTGATTATGTAGGCGAATTGGCTATTTGTCATTTCACGGTAAAGGAAATCGGCAGCATTGTTACACTCTTTTTCTATCCATTTCTCAAGTTCTTCCAATGTGATGTAAGACTTACCCCAAGACAAATCCCTTTTCATGCCGTCGAGCATATCGGTGTACTCCGATTTGTCAATGGTACAACCTTGTGGAAACCCACGGTCGCTATATTCCTCGTTTCTCCACGTGTCGAAACCGTGGAAATTGTCATTTGTCTTGTTGCATCTCACCCATTCACCTTGACGGGTACGATATTCCACAACCCTTATGCAATTTGTGCTCATTTGTTTGTAACTTTTTTCTTCTTATTGTTCTCTTTTATGTAGTCAAGCGCAATTGAAACAACCTTCACCGTCAAATCGTGCGTTGAGAAACTTTTACTCATCATTTTCTGGAATTCCTCGTTCCGCATGACCGCCTCCGCAACATCGTAAAGTCCACACATTTCAGGTACGGTCATCTTTTCAGGCATGCCGATTTTCAACAATTCGCTGATATATTCCACGCTTGTGGTTGAACGGACACCGGGTCTTGTACGTACATACCATATACCGTCACCGAGTACATCCACATCAGTTCCGCATGGTACATAAGTTACACGACCGTTTTTGCTTTTGACTTTTCTGTAAACTGTTTCCATGTTTTTCATTGTTTTTGTTTATACAAAATCCTGTGCGTCATACATCATTATGGGCTTGTTTTCACCCATGTAGGGTATTGCCCTGATTGTGTTGTAGTCAATCCATTCACGAGCCTCTTCGTCTGTCATGTTGTCGTTCTTCATTAACGCCTGACAGCACTTCTCGTAGGAATAGACAATATGTCCGTCAACATCTATTCCGATAATCCCGTCATCCAAGCCTTCAAGTATTATTGAATCTGGATAACATTCAGCCAAATAGTCTAAAAATTCTTTGCTCATAATGCTATTTTTAACGATGAAACAATATCCTTTTTTAGTTTGTTTATTTCGCCGCCAATCCATTCGGTCCATTCATCCGGCGTTAACTTTGGTAACATTTTATCTGCTGTTGTACGAAAATTGTACTCAGCATAACTATGCCCGAATTTATCATAGTCCCACACCCGCTCGTCAGCAAGGAAACAAATAGATGTCAGCATATGCCCCATGTCAGGTTCGGCAAATGTTGCATACTTAATATTGTTCTGCAGAAGAAATCCATCCACAGATTGCATTTCGGGTAGTGCCCCTCCATTGAGGATTATAATGGTTTTATCCTTTTTTGCCCATTGTTTGTATTCCTCAGTATCGCCATATTGGGATGAATACTCCACGATGGCGTGTGCCGATTGAATTGCCTTTTGAATTGATGACAGGTGGCATTCTGCCAAACAGTACATTCTATATTCCATAATTTAACAACAATTGATTATTGATAACGCAAATATACTATTTTTTCTCAACTTGTAGATATTTATTTAATATAAAACAGATAATAACATGAACGTTAAGCAATACATAAAAGAATGTGTACAAGAGGAAATGATGAGAAACGCTGTAAGAAATATCGTTTCCGAGGAACTTCACAGAATGTGGAGAAACGGTGAACTCAATGAGTCCCTTTTTGAAAAAGACGATGATGAGAAAGACAAAGGCGAAAGTAAGGGTGAAAAAGAAAAGGCTGATGCGGCACGTGCCCAATTGTCTGATATGTGTGATAATCCCGCCGTGAATAAAGCCGCTGTTGCATACCATGTGCTTCCCGGTGTGGCTCACGATTCTGCAAGACATATCTTTAACGATATGTTGGATGGAGAAGATGATATGTCCACAAAACAAGCAACTATAGGTATTTCTTATTTACAAAACCAAGGCTTGGGTTGATTTTTGAACGTTCCATATACACAAAAAGGACTGTAAACCAATACAGTCCTTTTTTCTTTATAATCATAACAACAACTATTCCTCCTTCCACCAAATATTCTCGTTAGGCTTGCAGACATAGGTGACGCCCGCCTTTATACCCTCCGTGCAGAACTGATGGAGTATGCTTTCAATATTTACAAGGTTCTCGATGATAAAGGTGACAAGGTCATTGAAATAATCCATTGTCTCATCATCGAATTTTGCACCTGTCGGGTCTTCCTCAGTACCCTCAATGATTTTGTCCATCTTGCCAAGTATCAGTGCCATATCCTCATAGAGATAGGTTCCACCCCATAGGTTGAGGGTATCTATACCATATAGATTGTCGTTACCCTCCTGGGGTAGACTTATCTTTATTGACGAGTCGATTTTGACAAACTCGCCGTTTGCCGACTTGAGCAGATGTCCGACTTTGTATTTGTTATCGGTTATTTTAGTGACCTCAGTGCCATAGTCCATTGCCTCCACAAAGAAAGAGGGGTCTATTTTACCAAAGCGAAGAGCCTTTATCAGTTTGATATGGTCTTCATTAAAAGTAAGTTTCGTCCTTGCCATCTTTTAATAATTTTTTCTTTATTTTCTTTATTGCGTTATCTTTTATCTTTTTGATTTCCTTCTCTTTTTTACCTGTCAGAAACGCCACACGTTCCACACTCTCCGTCTCACCATTGAATCCGTACAGCAGTTTCAGGATTCTAATCTCATCATCATCAAGTATGCTGAAAATACTTTTCACCCAATCCTGTATATGGCTTGTCTCTATCATCTCCTCCACGTTATTCGTGCTTGTCTGCATGTTGTAGTTGGAAGACAGCCCTGCGTTGTATTTCTCATCGTCGTCATTGTCAAACTCGTCAATGAAGGACACCGTTATCTGTCGCAGGTCGTCGGTCTTGGAAAAGACAATACCCTTCTCTTTCAGGAAATCCTGCAGTTCCTCGGGTGACGGGTTTCTTCCGTTCTTGAGGAAAAACTCGTTTACCGCCTTGTCCACATATGCGTTGACCTTGTTTGCGTTTTTCGGTTTTATGGTGGGTTCAACAGACACCATATAGTCCATCATGTATTTTCTAATCCAAAATTGGGCATATGTGATGAAAGTCTGATTGAAAGACAGGTTGTAGTTCTCAATCGCCTTCAGCAACCCTATGTTGCCCTCACTTACAAGGTCGGTGAAATTCTCCTTCCTGCCAACATGCTTGGCTATCGAGGCGACAAAGCGTTGGTTTGACTCAATAAGGATGCTTTTAGCCCTGTCAGCCTCTTCCTTGCAAGCGTGACGTGAAATGTAGATTAAATCCCTTTGTTCCTTTGGGGATAAAACCCTTGTCCTTCTGACCCCTTCAAAATATTGTGTGGCGAATTCGTCGTCAGTCAGGTAAAGGGACTTGGTAGAATTGCAGTCGGTGTAAAACTTATTCTTCATGACTTTCTTTTAAGTATTACTATGGATTTGTTTCCTTCATCCTTTGGCATTGATTCGGGAACGGCAACGTCGTTCAGCATCACTATAAACTCCAACAACGGTTTCTTTGACATTTCACGTCTTTCCATTTCACGTCGTTTCATCATCAAGGTAACTTTCACCTTATCACCTTTTTCTATGAACTCCCTGGCCTTCTTAGCCTTTATCTCAAGGTCGTGGGTTGATATGTTCACCGAAAGCGGTATCTCCTTCAACTCAGTCCTGTTCTGTTTCTTTGCCTTCGCTTGTTTCTTCAACTCATAAAGGTGTTTTGAGTAGTCACCGATTTTCAGCACGGGTGGTTGTGCGGTAGGCGATATTTCAATCAAATCCAATTCAAGTGCCCGTGCCTTGTTTTTTGCCTTCCATAGAGGGCAAATCTCATTGACATTTTCTCCATTTTCATTCGTGTATATCAGACGTACTGAATAGTCGCCTTTCAATTCATCGTTTACACGAGGTTCTTTGATTCCGTTGTTCTTGTTCTTGTTTTTTGCCATTTAATATTAAATTAATCTTTCACTTGTGTTTTTTCAACTTTTTTTCTTTTCAATGTATATTGTTTCTGTTCATAGTCATAAACATACAAATCCATCTTTTCAACATTCTCGTCAATTATCCTTAACATTTCCTCCTTGTCGCAGTTGCCGTCATATTTGCTTGTACCTATCACCGTTGTCATGACTCTCTTTCCCGCAAACTCGGCATCGGCTGTAAGGAGCGCATGCTTCAAGGCGTCCCTGTCAAGATATTCCATGGTGGACATCGGATACTTGCACACGTAGAGAAGTGATATTGTCGGATTGCCTTCCTTCCTCAAGGTCAGCCTTGTGCCCAAACGCCTGAGGTCGGCATACGGCTGTTTTATGTTCTCGTCATGGACATAGGGGTATTTCATCCTTATCTCCCTCTGAAACCCGTTGGTGAGCATGCCGTAGATTGACGTGCCAACCAACACTACATCGTATTTGTCAGTTTCAGATATTGCGTCTATACCTTTAATAACCTTCATGCTTCTCCACCGAATTCACCGTTCTTATCCATCTCGACTATCTTGTTGTAGAACGGTATATTTGCCTTGTTGGTACATTTCACGATTTCATCAAGCACAATCCATCTGTATTCGTCAACCTCAGGCCAATCGCATTGGTACACCATGTTTGAGAAACATTTCGATGGATTGATTGACTCGTCGTCGGTTGGTTCCATTTTGAAGGCGTAGGCGGTAACCAACTTTCCCGAACGCTGTCTGACAGTGTCGACAAAACGCATGTTCTGCTTGATTTTGGCATAATCCAACTTGGCACCCGATTCTTCCATGAACTCACGGACAGCGGTGTCCTTGATGTCCTCGCCTTTTTCAATGCGACCTTTCAGTAACGCCCAATAGTCAACACCTTCCCAACACGGTCCACCGGGATGTCCGACAAAAAATTCGTAGTTACCGTTAACTACCCTGAACGGTATTAAACCTGCACTGTGACTCATTTCCTTATTTTTTAAAGTTTTTACTGTTTTTAAGTTCCTTTATTGTCTTTTCCTCTGTAGAGGACAGTGATTTTGGAAACGTCTGTTCAACCACAACATACAAGGTGCCACGTCCGTTCGGTATCGGCATTCCCTTGCCCCTCACCTCAACATAGTCTCCTGTCTGTGACCCCATTGGTATCTTAACTTTAACATTCTCATTGTTAGGTAAAGTTATGTCTGTGTCACAACCTGTTATACAGTCCAAAATCGGAATCTTGGTCTTCACCACCAAACCACCGTTTTCGGTTATCTCATACTTGCCATTACCGTTGATTTCGAAAAACACGAGCAAATCACCGTATACTGAAGGATTTCTCTCCGCACAATGACCCTTGCCCTCCACTACAATATATGTGCCGTTATTTGCACCGTCGGGTATGTCAATGGATAACTCCTCCATATCAACCACACGACCGCTTCCATTACACTTGTGGCACGGATTGGACAATATCTGACCGCTGCCGTGGCAGTTATGACAGGGGCTTATCTTCTGCCGTGTCATCCACCCGTTGGTACTTGTCTTAATCTCATTACCCGTGCCGCCACACACAGGGCAAACCTCGGTCTTGCCGTTCTCGCCATAACCCTTACCCTCACAGGAACTGCAGGGTTTGAAACGTTTGTATCTTACACGTTTCGTGGCTTTGCTGTACGCCTCCTCCACTGTAATGGAGAGTTTTATCTTCATGGGGTTAGGTTTCTGTACAGTTCTTTGAAAACCTCCACCAAAACCACTGAAGCCACCTCCAAAAGGATTAAAACCGTGACGGAAACGGTTCAACATCTCGTCTATGTCAGCCATACCTGTATTACCGAATCCCTCAAACGAGAACCCGTCGTAAGAACCCGTCTGTTCATATCTTGCTTTCTTCTCAGGGTTGGAGAGTACATCGTAAGCCTCCGAAATTTCCTTGAACTTCTCCTCGGCTTTCTTTCTCTCTTCTTCGCTTGCATTGGCAAATTTATCAGGATGAAATTGCTTACATAAATTTCTATAGTTTGTCTTCAATTTTTTCGCAAACTCGTCACCCTGAAGTTTTTTGTCTTCCTCGGTTAACCCCAAAATTTGATAGTAGTCTTTGTTAGGCATATTCTATACTTTTCAATTTTACGTTTGATTACGTTTGCAAAGGTAAGAACCTTTTTTGTTTCGCCAAAATTTCTTTTCTTAAAAAAACTTAATGACAGCCGAATATTTGAACTCGGCTGTCATCAGTCTCTTATCTTGAAAGATTAACTCACTTCCTGATTATCCAGGTCTTCCTCGGTTGGTTGGGCAGTTCCATTCGGCGCCCCCCCATTAAACATGTCCTTAAACATGTTCGGGTCAACCCCTGCACCTCCGTTCTCCTGTTTCCCATACAACTTGGAACTTATCTCAAACCAACGTGTCTGCATTTCCTTCTCAATGTCGTCAAGACGGTCATAGTTTCCATCCTCCTTCATCTTCTTCAACTCCTCAACCTTACCGTTGAAGAAGTCTTTGTCTTCTTGGGTGAACTTCTCGTTGTCCTTGAAGTTGTCGAGTTGCTGTTCTGTCTGATATGCAAGGGATTCTGCCTTGTTTGCCCTCTCAGCAGCCTCTTTCTTCTTTTTGTCCTCCTCTTCATAGGCTTTTGCCTCGGCTTTGTATCTCTCCACTTCCTCGTCGGAGAGTTTACCCTTGTTCTCTATCGTGATATGCTGTTCCTTGTTGGTTCCAAGGTCTTTCGCTGTAACGGTCAGGATACTGTTGGCATCAATGTCGAATGTCACCTCAATCTGCGGCACTCCACGACGGGCGGGCATGATACCGTCCAATGTGAACATTCCGACGGTCTTGTTATCCTTTGCCATTGGGCGCAAGCCATTCAAGACGTGGATTGTAACAGCGGGCTGATTGTCTACAGCAGTGCTGAATATCTGTGACTTCTTGCATGGTATTGTGGTATTGGACTCGATAAGTGTTGTCGCAACACCACCTTCGGTTTCAATACTGTAGTTCATAGGAGTAACATCGAGCAGAAGTATTTCGTTTGCCCCTTCACCGCCAATAAGGGTGTTGGCTTGAATTGCAGCGCCTTCAGCAACAGCGAGGTCAAGGTTGCTCGACTTAATCAGTTGAACACCGAACTCCTTGGTCAGACGTTCCTGAACGAGTGGGATACGGCACGAACCGCCAACAAGCAGAATACCGTCGAGGTCGGAACTTTTAATGGCTGCACTCTCAACCGCTTTCTTTGCACAATTGATGAGTTTGTCGACAATGGGTGTGATAAGACGTTCAAAGTTACTCTTTGTCAACTGCATCGTAAGGTGTTGGGGAACGTTGCCCTTCACTGTAATATAAGGGATGCTTATTTCAGCCGTGGCGGAAGAACTGAGTTCTATCTTGGCCTTTTCGGCAGCCTCAATAACACGTGACATTGCCTGTGAGTCACCATTGAGGTCTATACTGCTTTGCTTGCGGTATTCGTCGACAATCCATTTTGCCACCTCTTTGTCTATATCGGAACCACCAAGATAAACATCTCCGTTAGTGGCAAGTATTTCAACCACACCGTCACAAATATCCGCAACGGAATTGTCAAGAGTTGAACCACCAAAGTCAGTAACCATATATTTTCCGCCTTTCTTCATGTCAATGTTTGAGGAAAGTATGGCTGCGGTCGGCTCGGCAATCACACGGAGAACATTAAGACCTGCCATCTCACCCGCTTTCTTGGTTGCCGCCCTTGCGTTGTCCGAGAAGAATGCAGGTACGGTTATAACCGCATCCGTCACCTCCTCACCAAGATATGACTCGGCGTTCTTTTTGAGCGCGCCCAAAATGATGGCGGAGATTTCTTCAGGTGAATAAAGTTTGTCACCAATTTTAACACGGGGCTGTCCATCTTTGTCAACAACGTCATAGAGTACATGACTAATAGCCTCTTTCGATTCGGCATATGTCGCACCCATAAAACGTTTGATAAGGTTGACGGTCTCCTTCGGGTAAACAATCATCTGTCGTTTGGCGGTTGCACCAACTTTTCTTTCACCGTCCTTGAATGATACAACTGACGGTGTCATGTTCGACCCCTCTTCATTGAAGATTACAACGGGTTTAGTGTGTTCAAACACAGCGACTTCTGACGCAGTGCTCCCAAGGTCAATTCCAATTGCTTTTTTGCTCATAACTTATTTGTTTTTAATTTTACATTATTTTTACATCATTAGTATTGCAACTTTCATACCATGTCATTTTTTTCATGACATTTTGTCAGTATGACACCTTTCCTGTGTCAGAATGACTCAAGTTTTTCGCTATAGTAGTTCTCATTGTATACAACTTTCTTTTCATCAGGTACCAAGTCGTAGAGTTCAGCCATCTTTTCCTTTGGCATATTGACGTTCTCTGACAGATATTTTGCTGAACCCTTGAACATCTTTTTCCAATCCTCATCCATGAGGGTGTGTTTCACGTCATCCAAACAGTCTTTGATAATGTTCTTTATAAGCTCATTATAATGGATTTGACTGTCTTCACGAACATAAGACCCCGCTGATGTAGCTTCGCTTGTGACAAGATATGTTGAAACAAAGGCGTAATCCGTCATTCCGAATTTCCTTACAATATCCGACGCTGTTATTGTAGCCGACTTCAAGTCTTGTGACGCACCCGACGAGCGTTTGTTCTCACCGAATACAAGTCCTTCGGCTACATAACCACCCAAACAAACCTTTATCACGTTAAGAAGGTCTTCCTTGGTGTGGAGTTTGTCGCTTTCATCGCTATCCTCCAACATAAAGCCTGCAGCGTCTTTCGATACGGTGGATGAACACACTTTTTCAGGCAACCTGCCGAAAAGTTTGACATACATTATAAAATGCCCGCTTTCGTGCGTCGCAATCAAGGTCTGCTCGTTCTTACCTTTCAGCCCCCTGTGACTGTTCAAACGGGAAATGGTCTTTGTTGGAAACGAGTTAACCTCTTCACCGCCACAGTATGTCTTTATCACCACCGAATTGTCTTCATATGAATACACAATCTTTTCAGCACAGTGTATATCGTTCTCATTGAGGTTGTCGACAATTAAAGGCAACTTTGTCTTCACGATTTCATGGACTGCCGATATAATTGGGCGTGTGCCGTGTGTCGGAAAGACAGAGTCGGTATATATAAAGTCTTTTATTGTTTGGTCGAACTCAATGTTCAAACCCCACTTCTCAAGGACATCGTTTCTGTACTTGTTGAGTTGCAGGTCGATGATTTTTCTGAAGGATTCCTCCGAAAAGGATGGATAAATCATGAACAGGTTTCCGAGACGTGCAATCTGTTCATTTCTGAACCTGTGTCTCAATGCCTCCTTGATATCGACAATCGTGAGTTTTTCGGTTATCTTGTGGAATTGGTCGGGAAGCATATCGGGGTTCACGTTGAAACTTATCTGATAGGCTTCGTCTATGTTTGCAAGAACAAAGACGATTGAATCGTTGAAGTTCATGTCATACCCCTTTTCGGATTCCTTGATTATACCCTGCAGGAAGGAACACAACTCAGGGAAATTCATTTTCGTCATCTCGTTGTGGAGGTCAATTCTGTCAATACCGGGTTTGATTCTCTCGTACAGTTCATGGATACGGTTCATGTAACTGTCCCTGATGAAGAACGGTCCATCGTCAACCACATTACACTTGGTGGGTTTTGCGGATGATTCGTTATAATCGTCTATGCATGGGAATTCCCCTTCACCGTTCCGATGACCATTCATTTCATCTTTTATGTCTTGCGGAAGGTTGAGTTCAAAATATGTTTGAAAACGACCCATGTCATACAAAGACACTCCATTCAGACAATCTATAGCATTCTGCCAAACACCATTCTTCAATTCAATTGGGTGGCGCCTGTCAATTCTTGTCATATAGTCTATCATGCGTTTGACAACCTGTATATCAAAGCGTGATGTCCTTTTGTGTATGATACCCGTGTCGAGAAGTTCCCAAAACGGTTTCAAGCCACTCTTGTTGTCCTTCTCCTCACCGTGGGAGTCGAGGGTTGCAGCATATTGAAATTCGTCGTAGACAAAAACCCTGTTGGTTTTCTCACTTGAAATCTGTTCATCAAGGGTATCCTCAATCTCCCACGATTTCATTTCACCAATTTCGGCAAAGTTGAAATAGACCATATCGGTCTCAATATCGAGCAATTGGAGAATGCGCCTGACAAGTGATGTTTTTCCCGAACCTGTCATACCAAAAAGCGAAATGACAAGCGGTTTGTCCTGTAACTCAGGATATAGAAACCAGGGGCGCATGTTAAGGAGGGTTCCCTCTATCACGTTGTCAATACCGACAAATTCCTGTTTAAGGATTTGTTCAGCGTTTTTTAGTAACAGTTTTTTTTGTTTAATTTCTTCGGTTTCATTAATCAATTCGTTCATATGTAATATTTTTAGTTTATTTTAAAGTTACCGTTTTTCAAATCGTTCGCAAAATCCAAGATACTGTCATATCTTATTATCTTGGAAAAATTGGTTTTTGCCCTCAATTCCTCCAAGTCCACATTCTCATTATACGGGCGGTTGATAATGATGCCAACGGCACCGTCTCCGCCGCAGTTGATGAAGTTTTCATGGTAATCGTCAATGAAGAAGTCACAGCAAACAACCGATTTGTCCTTGACAAACGAAATGCTGTCATATTCAATTCCAACCTTGTCGAACCATTTAAGGGTGTCTATCTTATTCTCAATGCTTCTCTGTTTGGTGACTATCTGTACCGTTCCATACTCACGCAATATCTTAATCGCTTCAGCCGCACCCTTCAGAGCATCACTGCCATAGAAGAGTTCATGTCCATGTGTCTGGAAAAACCACTTCGTGGCGTCGCCGTATCTTTCAACCACCTTTGGATATGAGACATTGACGAAGTACACCTTCACGTCCTCATCCTTCTTGTTGTCATCGAACTCCTTGTTGTAGACATTAAGCATGGTTTGGCATAGGCCTCTCAGGACATCGTCCACATCCACAAGGAACCTTAAATTTTCTTTCATGGTAATCAATGCTTATTTTGAATAACGTTTGCAAAAGTAAAATAAAGTTTTTGTATGTCCAAATCTTTTTTATTAAAAAATGTTAAGATATTTATTAATAAAAACAATGTGTTCCTGTAAGCCCAACAAAATAAAGCAACCTGCAAAAAAGGTTATACAAAAAAGTAAGTCTAAAACGGTGTCTAAGGATATTGTCACCAAATTTTACTATAACGAATAATATTTATAATAAAAGACAAAATTATGGGATGTAGTTGTGGCAAAAAGAAAGTTGCGGGTGGCGGTTCAGTGAACCGTGTCGTAAAGTCATCCAATGGTTCGGTGAACAAAAGCGGTGGCTCGAAACCTGCGACAAAAACCATCAGACGTATAATAAGAAGGGCGGCCCGTTAAGTCGCCCTACTGTCTGTTTCATTCTGAACGATAGCATCATTGCCTTCGTTCGGATGTTTTTTATGCCATTCAACAGCATCTTTCCAAGCCTTAGCCCAACTTTGTTTCGCCCTTTCAACAACTTCCTCTGAAACGCTATCCGTCATTTCGATGGCGTTTTCCATGAATTGCTTCAGGAGTTCTTCGTCGGTCATGCCTGTTGGTCTGGAGTCCATCTTTTCTTTTTTGCCTGTTTTTCCTCTTTCAGTTTCTTTTCATCGTCCTTGATTTGCTTCAAGACCATTGTCACCATTGTGGCGGCATCTACGAGTTCGGAACCGAATTTCATATAACACTCCGAAGAAATGGAGAGGTTGGGCTGTTCAAGAACGAGTTTTCCCTTCTCGTCATCATAATAAAGTCCGTTCAGGGCGTTCTTGACAAGAAGTTCACGCTGTCTGTCCTCAAGTTTGTCCCAAATCTTCTCGTTAACGAAGATTGTACACAGGTCAGTGGTCTTTGCGAAATACTCAGTGGTCGCGCTTGCCTTGGTGACTTTCACCAACTCTTTCTGTCTTTCACAATTGAAGAAACGGAATGATGCGAAACCGTCGTAGTCACCTTCGACAATGATGTCTTCGATGAATTTGATTACGTCTTCAGACGCTTGCTCTAACTTAGCCATAGTATTATTTGTTTTATAGAAAAAATTGTTTTAACAATGCAAATATACTATATTTATTTGAATAATCTTCTTTTTCGCTAAAAAATGTCGGATAAAAAATATGTCAAACGGTTAATCAGGCGTTACCAAAGGATGGTGGCGCGTAGGAAGTCTGACAATCCCAAACCCAAAAGGAAAAAGAAGACTGATGCACAAAAACAAGCGGAATTTGAACGGAAATCCGAAAAGAGGGATAAAATGAAGGAGAGGCGCCGTCAACTGATGGCGGCTGCCACGGAAAAACGGAGGCAGACCAGGCTTCGCAGAAAGAGGAAAAACAGACAGATGAAGGGAAAATGGCATTATGATTATGTCATGAGAACCAAAACACCGAGGGAACGGGAAAGAGAGAAGAACGGCGACGTTAAGGGTGAGTACAAGATAATGGTTGTCCGCAACAAAAAAAGAAAACTTAACAAAGGTCGGTTCCTGTGGATGAGCAGCGCCTACAAACGCTATCACGAATTGATAGAGGAAAACAAGAAGATTGTTTTTCCCGTTATGTTCAGAAGCGGAAAGAACGACACCCTTGCCGATGTGGAATATGAGATTATTCTGGTAAAAACCATAGACCCTACCGTTGAAAGCAACGAATCGGTTTTCAAAAGAGATGACGGCACGGTCATTACCACTGTCACCGACAACCCGAGTCAAATCATATTGGAACGACATCCGTGGAGAGTAGAAAAAGACATTGTTGTATACGGCTATCATCCTGTATATGACAAGAAAACCTGTCCGTGGCTGATTGACAACATAATACTTAAAGATTTGTCCCGTGAAAACACCAAGCAAATCTTTATATGGAACCAATACCTTATAATAGAAAACGACTTTGACTTCGATTTTGTTCAATGCAAAAACAGCAGGGAATCATCCTTGCTGTACAACACACTCTTTGATATGTTTTCTTCGTCAAAATACCTTTTCTTCACAGGTGTTCTTAATCCAAATCTGTGTGATAAATGGAGAGAGAAACTAAAGGAAAAGACAGGTTGGTCTGACATTAAAATCAGCCGTGACGAAAACATCTAACCATTGAACACAACCTTGAAAAGCATTCCATAGACATTTATGTCGATTTCGTCGGTGTATTCAATACCACGCAAATCCCGATGTTCCATAAGGTACATGCTTTCATTAATGTCATCAATCTCATCCCTTGACACACTGATAACCATAGTCAATTTTTGGCGTACATCAACACCGTTGTTATCTTTTGCAATCTCGGGTATTGTTTTTTCAATACTCTCGGCAATCTTGAATATGTCTTTATATGTCATGATAACCCTAAAAACTTTTTTAATTTTATTAAAAACTTGGTACAGTTTTTCTTACGCCTTATACTTGAGGGAAGTTTATACCTTTTTGACATGACATTGGTAGTGTTAATGATATAATGCAAATTATCATTGACGAATGCGGCGTATTTGTCACGGTTCATTTCAGTCTGCGCCTCGATTGCAGTTTTCTCAACCTTACTTTTCTCTATTTCGTTCTCTAATCTATTCTTGCTCATCGTCTATTATCTCCTCTTCTGTTTCTGTCATATATCCATGTCTTTCAAGTGCCTCCTCAAACTGATGAAGAATCCACACTATACCTGATGTAAGGAAGGCGTCCATCAATACTGTCAGCAACCCAATCCAAAAACCACCCATACACGAGAATACGAGATTGAAGGGTGTGAATGCAAAGTTCTTGATGAAAAGCAAATCCAACAGTGATGTACCTGCCCCAACCCACGTCGAAAAACACATTGGACAATGGAACAGTTTACCCAAGCCGTCGGAAATCCTGTCAGCCAAATTTCTTATCAAATCACATATTCCAAATGGTCCCCTGCCAAACACCACAATGTTGGTTAGCCCATACGCAAAGAATATGTAAGCAAATATCTTAAGCGCAATCATCATCTTCGGTATTCTTTATTTTTATTTTTTCTTTTATACTTTCTAAACTATCATCAAATGGCAAGGAGTCTATGTCAAAAACAAGCACTCTAACCCACGGATTGTCCAAATGGCTGTCAATATACTCGGTATATCTGTCAGTACCAACCATCTTGGTAATTTTCCTCACCACCTTCTTCATATATGAGTTAGGTGTTTGTGTATGCAATCCGCCCACCAGAATCACCACGTTTGGTGAAACAACCTGTATGGTGTAGTCTTCTGTGTCTTTCATTTCTTGCCTCTTTTATTGTTCTTCATGGCAGCCGCTATCTTGGCGTCAATGTCATTGGCTTCCTCTTTGTTTTCGCCCGTTGTGGTATTTTCTTTCTGTTCTTCCTGAGACTGCAATTCCTCCTCTTTCTTTTCTTCGTCTTTAGGTTCTACCGGCTCGTTCTTCGATTGGGGTTTTCTTCCTCTCTTTTTTGTTGGTTCACTTATGGCAAATGTCAGGTACTGAAGTTTTTCATAAGTTTCATTTGCGAAAAGTTCCTGTAATTCACCGATTTTTTCTCTCAGGAGTTGAATCTTCTTCTCAACATCTTCATTATATTCTATTGTCTCTTCAATTGAACTGAATATACACTCAAGACCGTTGGTCACCTCCGTGAAATATACATATTCACCATTGTTGGATTGACTGACACAACGCACCTTTTCATCCTGAGACTCCACAACATCCCATTTGGGGCTGAAGGCTATTGTGACAACATAGTATTCAACACCGCTTGCATCACTTGTGGTTCTCATTGAAATACCGTACTTGGCATATTCAAGCATTCTTTTCTCAAAACTTATCATATCAGACACCGAATATTATTATCGTTATTATGTACGAAATGGAAGCGAACGACAAAAGTGTCTTGACCCAAGATTGTTTGTACTCCTCATCTTTGGATAGAAACCATTTGACTATACCGAAAGTTTCCTTGCAAAGCCAAAGGATGGACATTATCAGGAAAAATGTTAGAATTTGTGACATCGTTTTATCTTTATTAGAATATAAAGAAAAAAGCCGATTAAAACAACGTTAATCGGCTACAAAAATTAAAAAATTCTATTTTTTGGCTACAACTCCTTTGTAACATCTTCATTGTTCAGCACTTTTATGGAATCCTCCAACATTTGGTTGCGCTGCTGTAATTCGTCTATTTTCCTGTCACGGTGTATCGTGTTATACTTGTCCATATTGACACTATCGTTAGTGTAGTTCTTGAACTTGAAAAAAATGGATAGATATGCCGTCAACAATCCGATTATCAGAAGCCATTGCGCCACTTCTATTATTACCCTAATCTTTTTGGAATCCTTCATATCACGACCGTTGCTTAACTTGGTTATTGCTCTATCACATCCACATCAAGTAATGTTGATATTTTTTGCGAAAGTTTATACACAGCGTCTATCAGTTGTTCGTCTGCAGGTGTTTCGCTGCCTTCAGCAAATCCTATGCCGACATACCCGAGATAGTTGTTCACGCCATACATGTTAGTTACACACAAGTAAGCGCTTCCGTTAGCCTTCATTCTATGGGCAAGTTTGGAATCCGTTTTTTCAAGGGTATCGACGCTGCCGACAAAATACCTGTGTTCTGACATGTAATAAGGCAATGTGTACCTTGAAAGAACAACCGCACCGTATTCGTCATCAACCCTGTCAACACCAGGACGGCATACCTCATAAGTCATTTCGCAATATACAAAGGGTAATCCTGAAAGGTTGTTGGTTCCATTGTGCATCTCGATGACAAATACACGGTCGGCGTTCAACTCGTTCAGGGTCTCCTTAAGCAACAGGTCAATCTTTGGTTTGATATTCGACCTGTGCTGCATAACAGCATTGTGTTTTGATGCTGCTTCCTCGGTCTGTTCTTTGAATGCCTTCTGTACCAAATCATCTATATGAGTGACTGAATACATCACTACTGCAAACGTCACCAATAGCAACAGTGCCTTGATTATGTTCCACACGCCATGCTTCTGTATAAGGTTAAGCATTTTTGTGAGAATTGTGAAATTCTCATCCTGTGATGTTTCACGTTTCTTTGCCATTTTATTTGTTGGTTTTTTCTATACCCCTGATTTTTTCAATGCCTTCGTGCAAACGTTCGACATTGTTGCCACCCTTGTCAGACGCACCGAAATAGTCTGAACTATTGTAGTTGAAAAGACTCTTCATTCTTTCAATCTGCGCCTTCTCCTTGTCCTCATTCAGTCTGTTGACAATATTCACAGTCATGAAGCCAAACTGTTTATCCCTGACACACTCCACCATATATTGTGTGCCACTTGCATCCTTGACATAGAACTTGTTGCCGTCGGTTTTATATGATTCGGGAATGTAACTCTTGATTTCGTTTTCATTCAAGAAAACCTTCAACTTGAAGTTGAGTCGCTTCATTGTGTTGGATTTACTATCCTCATTAATCACACCACTGGACATCATACTTCTGCGTTCTTTCTCGTTTCTCCATTTCTTCCCTTCAAACAATGAACCGGGTTCAGTGTTGTATGGTTTTAACTCACGGCCACTAAGACCTGCGTCTTTGCTGTCCTGTGTTGCTTTCTGACGTTCCTTTGCCATTTCCTCACGATGGTCGAAGAACTTTTTGTTACCCTCATAGTCAAGTCCACCGTTTTCCTTAGCGTCGCTTGATTTCTCGTTCTCTACAGACGGGAAACCGTGCACCTGTGCCTCGACACGGTCACGCCATTCTTTACCAGGTTCCATTTCATTGAACTTAAGGTCAAGAGTGGTCTTGTTTCTGTCAACGGGCAATGCTATCTCGGGTCTAATACCGTCAGGGTTGTATTTTTCAACTTCTTTGGTAATATCCTTTACAGCCTCTTTGTTGTTCTTCTCGTTGTCACTTTCCACCTTGTCACCGAACTTTGGTTTGAATTCGTCTTTGGTGCTTTCCTTAATGGCAACTCTCAATTCGCTGAGTGTGTATTTACCTTCTTTAATCATTTTTGTTTATGTTTAAAATAATCTTATTCCTGTGTTAAGTTTCAAGCCTTCCATAAACTGCCTGTACATCAGTTTGAACTCCTTCTCGGCATCATACTCACTGTCATCTTTGCCTCTTTCCTCGTTTATCTCGTCCTTCAACTTGTCGATATTGTTCAAAATCTCGCTATGGTCGAACTCTTTTAACATATAAATATCTTGCATAATGAAATTGTAAATTGATTTTAATTATTTTACGTGATTTATTGACACCGAACCACCCTCACCGTTATGACGTTGCATTGTTTCATCCTCATTATCAACACCTAACGGAACATCGTATTGATAATCACCTACTGACACGGTTGTTGTTACCTCTCTGATTTTCTCCATCTGTTCCTCTGTAACAATTATCGTCTTTTTCTTTTCGAGCAAGGGTTTGGACATTTCCTCTTTTCCTGTAGCACCATTAATTATCTTTCCGTTCTTGTCCATGTGTATATGTGACCCATCTTCCATCTCGAAATCCGTAAATTTCCCATCAGACGTGCTACCGTAGTCATCCGCCCATGTTGAGACATCATTAAAATTACCAAACAATGGGGTTTTTGTAAAACGTTCAAGAGGAATTACCTTTGCTGTGTTATCATCCCTTACTATGTAAAATTTAGCATTAGATGCAAACGGAAGTGTCACCATAGATGGCCACTTTTCCACATCAGTTTCGGGATAAAACAATTTCATCGATTTAACATCTATGAAATTTGCTGCCACTCCGTCAGGGTTTTGGAATGTTATACCTACTATGTTCGGTTCATCTGAAAAACGGTGTACGTGCGGCCATGTGGATTTATCTTCAGTACCGAAAAAATAATGGTTCGTTGAAGGGTTATACAAATTACCTATTCCACCTCTATCCTCTATTACATACCAGTCTCCGTATTTATCTGCTTTCTTGGTGTGTGCTTTCTTTTTCAGAATCTTCAAATCGTCATCCTTAAACACAACATAATTTGCACCACTGCTGAAATTGAGATGGTCGTCCGTTTTTTTCTGATTTCTGAACGGGGTGGTTTTTATCCCTGTATAACCCATGTTCGACAGCATCATGCTGACTTCCTTAGGACTAGTCAGACTTGCAAGTTTTTGGTACTGTTCACCAAATGTCTCAAAATTTTTACTGAACGGAATCTTGTCCAAAGGTTTTCCGTCCCACAGGATATAATTGCCGTCGTTATCATCGGGGATTTCAACGGTATATGTGTAAGAACCACTTTTTGTACTACCTATCTTGTATGTTGGATTATCTTTGAAATAATCTTCATATCCTTTTGCAGTTTCCTTATCGGTTGTCACATAATACCCCCAACCATATACTTGTGAACCACATCCTTTGCCCATGTACTCAGAATCGAATTTATCAAAATCTGCACCTGAAGAATGTTTTGCTTCCAATTCGTCAACTTCTTCATCTATCTTTCTCCCGATGGCAACGCCTATTGGCTGAATAAACGCCCCTGATGATGCTGCTGACGTAGCGCCGCCCATTCCTTCACCATCCTCGCTCAACTGTCGGTTGTACACCTCAGCAGCTTTGGTCGGAACATTCTTCTCAAATATCTCTCTTCTCAATTTCTCTATCTTCCTGTCGAAGTCATTCTTGGGAACCCTATATTCAAGTTCATCGGGTACCTTGTCCTTGACAGTGAACGACACTTTCATGGTTGCGGTCTTGAAATTACCGTCTTTATCCTTGTCGTTCAATTTCTCGTGTTTCTCTATTATTCCTCTTTTTATTAAAAGGTTGATGAGTTTGGAACGTGTTATACCCACAGCTTTCAGTGCTGTCGGGGGTTGTGCGTTGACAGGGTCTGAAATCAACTGATGAAGAAAATAGCGTATATTTGAATTGAACTTGTCAGGTGACACGTCCATCTTCTCGTTTATTAATTTTAATTGACTCTCAGTCAATACAATTGTCCTACCCTTGTTCTCAGAAAGCCACCATCTCTGTTCTTTTGGTTTATTCCTGTTCCTCTCAAAATTTTTCTGTTGTGATTTTCCAATAAAACGACTCATGTATTGCGGGAAGTTTTTAATTGCCCAATAAACAGCATCTTGAAGACGGTCGAAATGACACAGGTATTTGTCATATCCGCTTGCCTTTTCATCCAATACACACCACATACCTGAATAGTCACTATAATCATCGGCACGAACTATGAATATAAGGTTCTTTGCTGACGGACCATAGAATATGACTTGATGCTGTTCGTCTCCATAATGGTATATCTCAACACCACTCGCCTGAAATAAAATGCAATATTTGCCATAGCCACTTCCTTCAGCGGTATCGGCATCATCAGCCTCAAATGCAAAATTGTATCCCGGACCGTACTTGTATTTTATTGTGCCTCTACCAGGGGTATATGCAAGGTCTTCCATTTCAACGCCATAACTGAACCCTTCATGGTTCACACCCCTTAGATTATCCGTCATGTGGACAAGCCATTCGTTGTGTATTTCTTTCACAAAGTCCGCCGCACAAAACAATGGAACATCGGTGTCCCCGTATCGGTAAACATATTGGACAAAATCTTCGGCATATTTCGAAAACGTGGTTTTGAATAACGGACCAATATATTCGGCTATTTCATAACTCTCCAAATCAAACAAGTCATTAGGCAATTCCCCCTTCTCTATAAGTTCATCCACCTTTTCACCCATTTCAGACGATTCAATGAAATCTGTAAGCAGCCATGGACACCTGCCCGCACATTCCCAAGCCTTTTCCTCGTCCGTCATATTCATGAACTGTTTCAACGGCATCATATAATTCTTGTCAAGGTATTCGTTAAGTTGTTCCTTTCCACTTTTTTCAATTGCCTTTACAACAAAGTCAAAAACATTGGCAACAGTGTTGTCCATTCCAAATGCCCACTTATGCTTGTCAATCTCTGCCATCGGTATCCATTTGAACTTGCTGTTTTCGCCGTCACCCTTACCAGGATTAACTTTCTCCTTCATTATTACAACAAAATTGGAAAACATATGTTTCTCACCATTCTCGAAATAACAAGAATCGCCAACGGAAATGAAATCGGATTTCGGTATTTCAATCCCCGATTCTTCCTTTGTTTCCCTAACGGCAGTGTCAAGCGTGGTTTCATCCTTTTCCCGACCCCCTATAGGTACATTCCACAATCCGCCGAAGTCATCGTCACCCTTATCCTTACGACGTGCCGCAAGCACAGCCCAAACACCGTCTTTACCCTTGGAGAAAATATATGTTGCACTTGATTCCGATTTCATAACTAAATTGGTTTAATTTCTGTTTATTGTGCCCTTCCAGAATGACTTTCTTTTCCACAGACTGTCAAGAAATTCTTCCAATACATCAGCAGCAATATTCTTGACTGCTTTCTTTAACTTTGCGTTTTTCGTATAGTCGTCCAATTCGCTGCTTATCATTGCCCTTACCTCACCCCTACTGAGTTCTTCTTTCAAGGCATTACGCACCTCATTGACAAAATGATACTCAACAGGTGGCGTCATCGGCGCATAGCGGAACAATTTTCCACCATCATTGTTATAATATACATATCCTACCTCACGCATTGCATTGCGTATAGCCGAAACAACATCTTGGCACTTCTCTTCGTCATCAACAATGTTCTGTGGCAATTTAACTTCTATAAAAGGTGAATCGTGTCTTTCCATAATAATGTGTTTATATATAATATAAATAGTTTTCAAACATAAAAAAAGGCGGCAAAACGCCGCCTACATATGGGTAAAACAAATTCCAATATTTCAATCAATATCATCACCACGGTGAATGACCCTTTCATTCAGTTGTTCATTTGAACCGTCGCCCCTTATGGACATCGGCACCTTATCGGTCATCTTGCTCAATTCGGACTGCCAATTCTGATACGCACCCCATATCACGTTGAGTGTCTTCATGTGCTTTTCGTTAAGTTCCAACTTGTCAGCCCACAGATAGCATCCGTCAAGCAACTTGAACTCAAACTTTGCATTTTCAAGGTCAGGAATTTCGCCTGTCAGCGTCACATCCTTCGACTTTGTATAATACAGCATCGGGTTCTTTGTCTTGGTGAAACTTGCCCCGAACAACTCAGTGCATGTCTGTAAACTTGAATTGAGAATGTCGTCGTTTTTGGTGTATGGCACAGCCTCATCGGACACCTCATTGGTGTCGGACATGCCCATATTATCTTCCTCGTTAAGTGAAGAGGAATAAATGTCACGCAGTCTGTTAAGACCTTCTCTTATATAATCTCTTGCCATGGTCTTAGTATTCGTAAATTATACCCATTATTTGATTGGTCGTCCTGTATTTTCTGTTCGGTTGCGGCTTGGGGGTTATAGGCTTTTTCTCGGGTTTGTCGGTTTTGTCCTTTATAATCTCGATGCCATCATCCTCATCATCCTCGGCAACTTCTTCCTTGACAGGTTCTACGGTAGGAATCTCGGATTCCTTAACCTCTACAGTTTCTTGTTCTACCATAGAAGGGGTTTCTTCTTGCATTTCAGGAACTTCTTCAATAACCTTTTCGTCTGCCACTGTTACAGTTTCATTGATAACTTCTTCCACGGGGGCTACAGTCTCTTCAATTGCAGCGGTTACCTTGGGTTTTTTGGCTGTCTTTGACTTACTTGTGCTTTTCTTTGTCGTCTTCTTTGCAGTTGTAGTTTTTTTCTCTGCCATAACTATGTATTTTTTTCTTTTATTATCTATAAATATCACTTAACACAAATCTTTGTATTCCTCGAAATTATCACTTGCCAAAACGTTGGCCTTGAGTTTGACAATCGAGGTGTTCACTATTTGTCTGACCCTTTCGCTCGACATGTTCATTTCATCACTTATCTCCTTCAATGTCATTTCCTTGTTGCCATACAACCCATAATATAATGAAAGTATTTTCAGTTCACGTTCCTGCAGGCAAGAAGTCAGGTCATCTATCGCCATCCCCCTACTCTGTATATCAGTGATTTTTTCCTCAAAATCAGTATTGATGGTCTCTCCCCTGAAACTTGAATCGTTTTCCTCGATTTGTGCCATTGTGTAATCGTCAGTGGCAAACTCCTCACCGTTACCATTATATTGCTTTATGCAATCCTTCATGTAAGAGCGTATCCACCAAACAGCATATGTTATGAACTTTTTGTTCATTGAAGGGTCGAACTTTTCCGCAGCCCTATATAAAGCAAGGTTCCCTTCCGAGATTAACTCAGACATAGGAACCCCTGAATTGGCATACTGTTTGGCGACCGTGACAACAAATTTCAAATTTGCTTCAACAAGTGCGTTTAGTGCATCTTTATCACCTTCTTTTATTTTTTGGGCTAATTCCTTTTCCTTCTCACGAGACAGACTCTTAGTGTGTTTTATGTCTTTGAAATAAAGCCCGATTGTATCAACATTCTCAAAATCATTGCGTTTCATTTATTAAAAGTTAGACATCTAATATTAAGTGAGTTGTAGTACTCATTGGATATTATAAATATACTATTTTTTAAGAAATAAAACGACTTTTTGTAAAAAAATGTTAAATTTCTATTGAAGAAATATGGTCTTTCTTGCTTATTGTGATAACCATATCATGCATATCCTCAAGTTCCGCTGTATGGCAAATGTGGAAAATGTACTGATACTGACCAAGTATACGGCTGTACAGTTCCCTGAGGTTGTCATAGTTTTCGGGGTTAACGGTACTGTCAATTTCATCCAACGTTAAGCAATTTACCTTTGTTATAGAACTGATATTCGCCAACGCACTTCTTACTGCCAAGGCAGCAAATGTAGTCTCAAACCCTGAAGAACTCACATCGACAAGCATGCTGTTGCCGTCCGTCACCATGTTTATTGATATTTCGTTCTTGTCGTCAATTTCAAGGACGATGTCAAAATCACAGATGCCGTCAAGTATCCTCTTTATCTCGTTGTTCAGCAACGGCAACGCTCTTTTTAACACAACCTTTATGACACCGTTCTTGCCAACAAGTTCCTGATAGACATTCCAATTGCGTATAGTCTTTTCCTCTTCCAAGAGTTTGGCTATTATCTCCCTTCTTTCGTCAATCGACTTCTTATTGGACTGTATGTTGTTCTTACAAGTCTGTATGTTCATTATATATGATTCCTTCAACCTGTCATTCTCACGTATCTCGTCATCAACAAGACGAATTTGATTGTCTATCCGATTATTGTATTCAATATTGTCCTTATTGGTTTCAACATCCCTTTTCTGCCCCTCAAGTTTCTCCACTTCCATCTTCAAAACCTCGATATTGGAATGTATTGCCGACAATGTCGCTCTCAAATTGTGTTCCTTGTGAACCTTCTCACGCGATTCCTCCATTTCCTTCACTTTCTCATTCAAATCACTTATTTTATTTGTTAATTCAGTGATTTTGTCTTTGTTGGTAACTCCAATGGTGATGAGCCTATTTTTCTCAAGCACATATTCGTCTATTATTCCGTTCTGTAATTGCGCATCGATTTTTTGGGAACAGTTCGGACAGATGCCTTTCTGTATAAGGTCTTGGACTTTCTTGATTTCAGCGTCAATGTTCCTTATCTTTTCCTTCAGCACGGCGTTTTTCCTTTCAAACTCCTGTTTTTCGCCCTCCAATTCCTTTATTTTGGCACGTGTCTCGTTATAAAGGCTTTCATCAAAAACTGCGTCCTTGACCTTGGCATATTCGTCTTTCTGTGCCTTGAATTCCCCTCTTTTACGTTCAAGTTCGGTGTTTTTGGCTGTAATATTATTCTCAATGGTGGCGACATCGAGTTTTTGGAGTTCTTCCTTTATCTCCTTTCGGTTTTTCAATATGTCAACTTTCTTGCCGTTAAGTTTGACAAGCGTTTCGTTTATCTCACCCTTTTTCCGTTCGTTTTCAAGGATACATTTCTCATTGTCGTCGTTACAGGTATCGTAATCCTTTATCTCCAACTCCAAGGTTGCACGGTTGTACCTGTTTGAAAGGAGTGACGGTGAAACGTTCTTTTTCCACAAGTCTTTCGCCACACTCTCCTTCTCCTCAATCGAAAGTAACCCGAGCCAACGTGAAAAAAGTCTCCCCTGCTCAGTCTTTCCTTTACGGAAAAGGTCATCCAACGTTGTCTTGGTTGCCGACACAATCAAGTCAAAGTCGTCAGGATTGCCGACAGTCTCACGTATTATATTGTTGGTCTGCTGTGTACTCTCACCTTCACAGTTCTCAATCAGTTCAAGACTGTCGTCGTTAAGTTTCTTGAAATACTCAACAGTCTGTTTCGGTTTGCTTTTTTCTGTACGTCTGTTCAATGCAGGTCTTGTGACTGTCCTCCTGATTACATAATCCTCACCCTCTATTTCCAAACCAACCTCCACAATGACATTGGTAGCCTCGGGTGTGAACTTATTGAATACCGAGTTCAGACTTGGGGATTTGGGTGACTTGCCGAACAACGCAAAACGAAGAAGGTTAATGGCGAAAGTCGTCTTGCCGCCTTGGTTTCCGGGATTACTGTTCAAAAGCACCAATCCATGCAGGTTGGTGAAATCGAAATAATTGTCAGGACCGAACGAAAGATAGTTCGACCATTTGACATATTTGAACTTGTATCTTTTGTGCTTGGAATATTGGTTATAGTCAACATATTGATTGACCTCTTGGTCGATTGTTTTTATTGACTCGAAATCAACATCCTCAATCTTCTTTGCGTTAAGATAATCTTTACATAGCAACAAAAAGAACGCAGGGTCTTGCAGATTCTCTATCAAATCCCCCGTCATGGACGCATCCTTGTCATTGTTCGAAACCAACGGTTTGAACTCAACCTTGACGTTCCTCAACGGAACACCGTATTTTTGGGCTATTTCGGATTTCAGTGAATTGATTTTTTCCTCGTTATAGTCAATTTGGTTGGCGTGGAGGACAAAATGCAGTTTGTCGGTGGGCTTGATGTTTTCTACCATATTATTTTGTTTTTAATGTTCTACGTTTTTTTTCTGTGTTGACTTCTTTTTCTTCCTTATTATCCGTGTTCGGTTCTAATTCAGTTACTTTTTCTATCTCGGGTGCAAACGTCACCTCAGGATTTGGCGGTGCCATTGGTACTACAGGAATCAGTTCTTCCGCCACAGGAGTTGCAGGTTTTTTCTTCTTTTCCTGTTTTTTCTGAACTTTTTTCACCTTTTCGTTCAGGTCACCGTATTTGTCAAGTGTCAAGGCTTCCCTCAATTTTAATGAAACGTATTTATTGAGTTCAATATTATTGACTTGACACCAACCTTTCAGGTCGTCATAGAGACGTTTCGTTATGTCAAATTCTACAACCATGACGCAAATATACTACTTTTTTATAAGTTATATTATTCTATTTTAATTTTTTAACATTCTTTTTGAATGACAGGTTCATCAAATCATAGTCATCAACCTTCTTGGCGGATGCAAGAAGTTTTAGAATGGCACCCTTTCCGAAATCCCTGTACATGTCCGACGGGTCATAACCGTCAGGGCAGTCGATTATGCGTATCCTGTTAAACAGCAACCCTTTATTTAACACAACATAGTCCTTTAACGCACTTTCACGAGCATCGCTGTCAAGCATGATATTGACAGTGCTCTTAGCCTTTTCTTTCAAGACCTTATATACCGCATATTCCTCATCTATCGGTTTCCCCAATAATGGAATCGAGTTTGGAACCACAATATGGTCAAACGGACCTTCAACAAGTGTTATCGGCTCGTACCAATTTATCAAACCCTCATCAAAAACAATCTCCGTTTTGCTTATATCTGGATTTTTCTTGTTGTAGTCTTTTCTACCTGTAAAATCCCTTCCGCTGAAATAATTCAAATTACCGAACATGTCATATGAAGGTACTATTATCATATTCCGATACTTATTGGAACGGATATTTCCCACATATTTTATGTTGTGTTTCCTGATTAAAAAATCATCTACACCCCTTTCGTGAAGATATTCCAACGCTTTGTTTCCGTCTTCGGTATTATCAAAGACACTTGAACAGTTTTCTGGAAAATTAAGGGATTCCTGCTTATCGGGGTCGTCAGATATAACAACGTCACCTGTTCCGATTTCATAAAGGTGACTGTTCTTATACTCACTTATTAATTCCTTATATTTTTTATATATAGAAGGCGAACCATACCGTTTAAACAATTTGGAGAGTCTTCCCGCCATCTCACAACGCCAACAATGGTAGTACGTCTCACCAACCGCTACGTTGACAGCAAGATTATGCTTACCATCGGGAACACCACAATTTTCCTCAGCACAGTTAGGGCAGTCGAACTCATACCAACTGCCACTGCCCGCATAGTCCCTTTTTGGCGCACCGAGAGTTTCCTCAACCAAATCCTTTATGTCATCTTCAATGTTCACACCCCAAATATACTACAAATTTGGAATGTTTTTTGGAAACTATATACACGCTGACAGAAAATCTATGATGCAAAATAAGCGAACCTATTGAATTAGATTCACTTATGTATTGTATGAGAAACGTTGCTTAACGCAGGAGTTTGCGAATGGCACGGGTGATGGCTTCGTTGAGTTTTTGCCCGGCATAATTATACGCCCCCATTCGGGCTGCGGTTTCCCTACCTGCCTGTTCAGGGGTGCCACCCATGACCAGACGCGAGCCACCGTTACCATTCTGCACACTCATTTCAGCATACCCTTCTTCGGGGGTTCCGTATTTTTGATTCCATGCTGTGGCGGCTTGTTGGTTACCTTGACGTGCTTTATAGTCAAGTGAACGACCACCATAGGGGTTTTGCTGAACTCTTTGCTGCGCAGGCGACAATTCTCTATTGCCTTTCGCCTGCTCCATCCTTCCTTTGGCATAATTGGCATATGTTTCTGGTCTAAGTTCGTTCAAGGCTTCTTTGATTAAAGTGTAAAGGTCGCTTTCTGTAAGTCTGATTGTTTGTTTCATACTTCTACTCTCGTTTGTTTTGTTATTATTGTTATAAGTTGCAATACTTGCCCCCATTTGTAATATAAATATCCATAAAAATAAAAAAGCAGTCTTTTACGACTGCTTTCTGTCAACCGGTATATAGTTCCCAATCTTTTTTAGATAAGGGAGGTGTATTGTCGTCGGTATCGTCAACAGTGGGCTTGTTATTTTTCCGCTGATATGTAAGAATGTGGGGTTATATGACCGCAAAACCTGACATTATATTTGATAGCGATACCTTCTTCGGTGGTTTTCTCTTCGTAGTCGACAATCTCGGGAACGTCATTTTCGTATTTGCGCTTGTTGATGTATCCCATGATACACATCAGGCTGTCACTTGCGTCGAAATTTTCCTTTTTCAAGTCACCGTTCTTGTCAAACACCCACTCTATCTTCGGGAACGTCTCGGACACATAATTCCATATTACATCCTTTTTGGCAACGTCGAAAGTATAGTCGCCAAACAAAACGGTCTCGTTTTTCTTAACTGCTGACCTGAATTTCTTGAACGGTAACAGGTTGCCTTTCTTGTCATATTTTCTGACACCCATCAACTCGGGCATTCCGTATTTTCTCGCATCATAACTCGATATGTACTCGGGTACAATGCCGAAAATGTCATATACCGCCAAAGTGACCATACCGTTAAACTTCATCAAGGTGCTTGCGGTAACCGCATTGTTCGACAGCATCAGAGGTTCCTCAATGACAATTTTGTCGATTATGTATTTTTCATTATATTCCTTGATTTTGTCGACAAACATTTGGGTTTTCATTAGGAGTGCCCTTGTTCCCGTTATCTTGGATGGAACGTTCAGACGCAGGTGTTTCACGTCCACAGGCACGATTTCACCATTGTCAATTGCAACCAAACTAATACCGATTGTGGCGGTACTGACATCCAAGCCAAGTATCACCTTCGGTTCTTGTTCAACAACTTCTTCTACTTTTTTTGTCATATGTTAATAATGTTTAAATCTTTACCTAATATATGACATTTCCCAAAAAATAACAACAAAAATAGTATATTTGCCTTGTTCAACATAAAATCTTTTAAGAATGATAAAGTATTGTATCCATTTGGCTGACCTCCACATCAAGAACGATGTCAATGAAAGCCACATGAAAGAGAAAATGACAAATCTCATCAAACAGTTGGCCGACACAATCAAACCCTACAAGAAAGATGAGGTGAGAATTGTAATTGTAGGTGACATCTACGAGTCCAAGATAAGAATAAGCAACGAGGCACGTTCGCTGTTCCATTCCCTGCTTAACGCCCTTGACAAAATGGCGACAACATACATCGTGGCGGGCAACCATGACATGCTGCAGGGTAACAAGGACAGACTCGACTCCCTCTCCCCCACATTCAAGATAAAAAACGCATACAAAAACGTTTTCTTCATTGACAGTCTGCTGAACTATAAAAGCGGTTATGTTGAAGATGAAAATGTAATATTCGCCCTGTTCTCAATGTTCGACGATTTCAAAGACCCGAATATCAACGGGTTGAAACAAAAATCACCCGATAAACGCATCGTGGCACTATATCACGGGGACAGCGTGGGGTCTGTAACCGACCTTGGATACATGTCGGACAGCGGTATCGACAGTTCGTTGTTCAAGGAATGCGACTGCGTCATGGCGGGGCATATCCATAAATTTCAGGAAATAAGAAATAACGGTGTCCCGTTGGTATATTCGGGGTCTGTGTTCCAGAAAGATTTCGGTGAGAATACAACAGGGCATGGTTTCGTTGTGTGGAATTTGGAAACAATGGAATATAGACTTGTCGAAGTCGAGAACGACTACAAGTACTACAAGTTTGAAATAGAGGATTACGATGACGTGAAGAACGACGTCGAGCGCCTACTTAACCAATAACGAACCCTACTGATTGTTTATATTGGAAGATGCGTTGCCCGAATATCTCAATGTGGCAACGCATTCTTTTTTTACGTTGTCATAATTGGCTAACGTGACCACATAATATGAATTTGGTGCCATAAACACCCTACCATAGTTGGTTATACTGATTTTGTCGGGCATTGTCTCAATCTTCAATCCCTTGTCATACTTCTGCACGTCATAAACCTGACCGTCTATGACCGACACCTTGGCATAATAGTAGACAAACCTGCCCTCAACGTATTTCGTCTTGCGTCTGTACCACTCGCCACCCATAAGCCTGTATGTGTCATCAAGTGGACCGATTTGTACATACTGCCTTATTGTTTTGACAAAATACTTTCTATGCGGTCCTATCGCAGCCACATCCAAAGTCAACTTCTCCATATTGCCGTCGGTTTGGTCTGTCAGCGTGTCAAACGTGTACTCAAATTCCCCACTATTAATAATATCAACAGACGACTCCCCGTTTCTTTCTATGATACAGTTCCCAAACATCATGCCTACCTCGCACTTTTCCTGTTCTATATACAAGACAGTCTTGATGTTTTCATTTGGGGTGTACTTGATTGTTATCATACCCGTGCGTTCAAACTCAGTCCTGTTGGCGGATACACTTACATAGATGTCAGACCCGACAACACGGTGGTTGAGAAACATGGTATATTCCTCAACAATAAATGTTGTCCTTCCTTCAATTCCGTCTATCAGCACAGAAACAGTGAAATTGTTCACACCTTCACCAACCATCAGTGTCCTTCTGTAATAGGTTATAATCCCGCCATCGACAACCCTGACAATCAAAGGTGAATCCAAGTTGTCGGGGTCAGCCTCACTAATGTCAGTAAAGGAATTATATCCCCCAACCCAAACATCAGACTCACTTGGAGTATAGTCGGTTTGTCTATACTCCAAGTGAACGCTGTCGCTATTGGTCTTTATTATGTACTCTATACTGTGAACCATATTATTCTATGTTATTGTTAGGGATGAGGTTGGATTACTGGTACAGGGCTGCTTTCAGATAAGAGTGTGATATTATGCCCACCCCATTCTTCACAATCTGGAAGTCCTATAAAATGGGTAGATGGTGAGTATACCACATATGATTCAGTCTGTGTCGTGGAATCATAATACCTGCCGTTATAACTATCCAAGCCAAGACCGGTATAAACAACCTTTACTGTCGAAGACCCATTCAAATCCAAGTCATATGGTGGTACAACAGCCAAATTATCCACCTTAACACTCAATTTTTGTGTATCCCAATCCAAATGTACAATACACTCTTCAGGCTCAACATCCTCAAAGTACATCTCATAACTTTTACCGCATTCTAAATTAAAAATAACGGAATAGTTTAAGGGCAATATGCCGTGTACAAGTTGATGGGTCTCCAAATCTGTGAACCATCCACTGAATTCCTTTGTACCACCTACCCAATATCCACCGATATCGTTTGTGGTATACAGGTCGACTTCAAACGGACCTGTCCCAACCATCGCCTGTTCATTTATCACAATAACACCTTGAGGGTCTGGAGATGACAAATATATGAAACAGTTCTCTGATGACCATATCGGCCAGAATTCCATGTCACTTCTCACAACTATCTCACCATCAAATAGATATGTGTTATAGTTAGTCTCATCATCGGCGTCTTTCCAACCGACAGCCACATATCCCTCCCTTGAAAGGGTTGAACCGTCATTAAGGGTGATTACGGTGCTGTCATACACCTCGATTGTTTCCGATGTGTTGCTATCAAAATGATATGTCACCGACCATTTGGATTCCTCATCCCAACAACTTTGTAGGGAGATTCCATATGTAGTCCATTGTATGTTGTCGGTTATATAAATCTGCTGTCCGGGAGAAACAAACTGTTGTGAGTTGGTTATTTCCCACTCAGAAAATTGATAGTGTGCACGTTCCCATCCCAAAAAGTCAGTTCCCTTTACAGTATATAAATTGTTCACAAAACATTCTGTTGTCCTTGGCATGGATGTTGTCCCGTTGTCAAAAATGTAGTTAGCCGAATAATACACCATATTGTCAGGAATCCAAACAGCGTTCAATGTTATGCTTTCATCAGGTATAACGAATGCGCCTGTTATACCCTGCGCATTCAACAGGTCATTCTGTGAATAAATCATTGTGCTCCACCCCAAAAACTTTTGGTGAGAAGGTGCCAACGGACTAATGTCGGGCAGTTGTACAATATCTCCAGGAAAACCTCTGATAGGTGATATGGGTGTTGAGATTCCAGGATTGAACGGTATGTCTATTTCATATATTGCACCCCACACAGCATATAAATCCAATACGTCTGTTGCAGGTGTGGGATATTCGGTGTTCACTGCATAATACACAGCCTCGGACGAATCAAGCGATGTTGCCCATTGCTGTATCCACATTCCCTCTATTTGGAAACCAGGTCTGTCAATCTCATCAGGGAACGTGATAAAGGGTGAGCCTACAGGATAAACCTGTGCATCTGTTATATCTTCGTCGGCGCCGTTATGATAATTGACAATGACGGTTTCCGCTGATGTAAATTCGGCACGTATTGAAGAACCGATGTCCTCGCATTTCACAACATAGTCTATTATTCTTTCTGTGTCTACAGTCTCATTGTTTCCATTAACCCACCGTACAAACCTGTGTGTTGGATTTTCCGTTGCCTCAAGATGCACCACATCTCCGCAAAAGACCTGAAACGTCTTGTTCTCCATCCTTTGCCCGTTCACATATATGCTGACACCACCCTCGTCGTTCTGCCAATCCACAGTAAAATTGAAGGACTCCAACTCAAAGAAAGCGACATATGTATTTGTACCATATCCAAGTTCGGATGACGTTGTTGTATGCGGATTTTCTGTTATGTCAGAACCGTTCCTGTCAACCCACTTGTCAAACCTGTAGCAGCATTCGGGAAACGCCTCCATGGTGATTATCTGCCCCAAATAACTCTCTCCCTCGGGTATATCCTGCGTAATCGATGCAGAACCCTGACGCTCGTTGTTCGACACAACAATCACATTGCATATGTATTGCGTAGGCGTCTTGAACACAGCCTTGTAGACCAAACCGCACTTCGGTGAGAATTGGTAGTAACGATTGTCCTCATCCATTCCCTCGGGTGTGGGTATTATAGTTAAATAGACACTTATGTCGTTTCCATTTGAATCAACCCAACCGACAAACTCTTGGTCTTGGGGAACTGAAAGTTCGATTATATATTCTTCATGCACATCAAGGATGCCCGCATCGACCTCCTCCAAGTTCAAGTTATACAGTGTTATGTTATTACAAGCCATTAGTATTATGTTTTTCTATAAATATTTAACAACCGAGTTCTATTATATCACCCAATGTAGCAGCCTCTGTTGTATGTGTTGATTTCCATGTTATGTTGTTAGCCGTAGCCGACTGTGGAACATCGTAATCCACTTCAAATATTGAAATGAATCCTCCATTACTACGATTAGGGTCTGTGATTGTATTGGCGTCAGCCGTCGTTGCACTGGCACCCCAATATATGCAACTCCTGTCAATCGGTCTTTTCTGTGCAGATGTATTGTTATAATTCTTCTTTACACTTGCAAGATATTTGTGCCCACATTCAGGGACACACATAATGCCACATACTTTTTTTCTGTAAGACGCATTGTCGTTAGTATTTTTGGCACAGACAAACTCGGGCGAATTTTCATCCACGGGATTTATGACACCTTCATACATTTCGAATATACACAAAGTAATCCAATTGGTATGGAATTGACAAAAATGTACCCCAAATCGTAATTTCACCCAATATAAACCGTTCCATTGTATTAAATCAGGGTATGATGAATCTATCACATATGGGAACTCATTTACTGTCGGTACGCTACTTGGTATTGGTATTCTCTCAAAATAGTAGTTTTCAATAGATTCTGTTGTATAAAAATCGGTAAATACGATACAAATATACTGTTCGTTATTGGTATCGGGATTTATCTGTGATATTGTCTCATAAGATGTATTTCCATAAAACCTGTTAATACCGTCCTGAGGTACAAATCCCTGCGGTGCACTTGTTATCTGTCTATAATAATAGTTGTTCCCTATAAAGTTGTAATAATTATACTCGTTTGAAAAATAGAATGTCACATAACCATTAACATCCGACAGGAAATAGTAGTCGTAGCAATATGACTTGGTACAGTTGGCGGTTATGTCAATCGGGTTGTTCTCATCCGTAACGTCAAGCAGTTTGTCAAGATAATAACCCGTTCTCGCCTTGACCGTGAACGGTGTTGAGTATGTCGGAATTATCGTTACACCCTGTTCACTGCTGTATTCCTGACCATTGTATTCAAAATACGTATAGTCGGTATCATCCACCTTCAGATTAATCGGGTCGGAACATACACCGTCGGGTCTGAACACCACCGTTTTCTCAATATCACTGTTCATGTAGAAATTGCGTATTGACAACGTGGAGTTATCCACAAGGTATCTGTCGAACACATATCCGTTAATACCTTCGCATTCCACCCTCAGGCTTGTCCCTATCATAACCGCAGGTGATGTCACAACGTTGTTGCCGTATTGCGACACATCCTCATTGTTTGCGTTTTTGTATATCCTCACAATACCCTGTTGTTGGTTGTAGTTTATTCTCAATGTAACCAGACGCCCTGTAGGTGTTGTCCTGAAATAGGCTGTCTCGTCTATGTCACGTGTCATGGTGAAGGAACGTGACGGTGTTGCCACATTGTCACCCCATCCGACAAAATCATATGAAGGATTCGGTGTTGCCGTAACATTCACGACAGTACCATATGTATATTCACCACCTGTATATTGGTTGTTGTTCGAATCCACGATGTAGCCGCCGTTCTCAGGTGAAGCATGTAATGTCAATCTGAACAATGCGTCAGTGAAATAAGCGTTGACCACGATGTTGTTGGTCACTGTTAATGAGTATGTGTTGTCGGTGCCGACCACAACCCCGTCTATTTCCCATCTGACAAACGAGAATGTTGAATATGCGGTTGCCCCCAATGTTACAGAAGTTCCGTAACTGAATGTACCGCCACCTGTGGCAAACCCAGGAACCATATCACCCCTTGTCGGAGATTCATTGATTATGTTAATTGTAACCGTGTACAACGGACGGTCAAAATTCGCTATGTAGATACCGTTACCCATCACGGTCAGGTTCCATTGGCTGTTGACTATTCCATTGTCCCAATCTATGAAATTGGAGCCTTCAAACGGCACCGCAGAAAGAACCGCCACTTCACCCCTATGATACACACCCGTTCCTGTGGCATTTCCAAGGTTGGGGTCGTTTGGCTTGGCTAATATGTAATACTCGTCACCCTCGAAACGTGCACATATCTCAACGTCATCCCTTACGGTAAAAGAGTAGTTGATGTCACCCGATACCATTTCTCCGTCAATATACCAACCCGAAAAATGGTATCCCTCCTCCTCGGTAGCGACCAACTCCACCTCAGAACCATACGGATATTCACCACTACCTGTCACCGTACCGCCTATACCGTCACATGGGGTAGCATCAATTTCATAAAGATTTGTGCTGTAATTGGCTATGTATGAACCTCCACAGACAACCTCCACCTCATACATACCAGGTGCATAATACTCACCGACAGGGTTACCCTCTTCATCGGTGAAACCCTCAAATGTATACCCTTCCCGTTCCTCATAGTTCAAATATATTATATCGCCGTCATGGAGAAACCTTGTGTCTATCTCCACACCATTTTCATCGGTTATAACAACGGTACAGTTGTCGGATGAGTCGCATATGTATTTGTCCAAGCAGTTAGCCATTATCGGATTTTTGTTTTATAATTTATATTGAACCTGTACTGTCAGGCAATGTGCAGGTAAAATTGACATCACACTGTTCCTCGGTCTCACACAGGAATACAGTGGCGCACGGTTCCTGTGTCTCACATTCAAACGTCATCTTACACGTTGTCTTGCAGCCTGCGGTTATGATACAGTCTTCCTCGAACACCGCAATGTACGTATCGTTCTCACAAACTAAGACCTGTACTGTGCTATTCTCTGACACGACAACAGTATTTTTATCTTCACCCACCTTTTCCCATCTGACAAAATGGTATCCCTCATTTTCCTCAGCCACAAGCACAGCATATGTTGTTGTCAGATACCTACCTCCACCGTACACGTTTCCATACTCTGGGTTGGATGGCTCAACAGACAAATTATAGTATGTGAGACAGCAGTTTGCATTAGAATCAAAACCTGTTAACATCAAAATTGTGGTCGACGGTATGACCTGCAACACATATTTTAAGACAACATCCTTCATATATTGCCTATGATAGACATTATTGTTCAAGTTCTGAAGCACCAATACCTTGTCGTTCAAGATATATAAATCATTCGGTATCAGGTTGCCGTTAACCCTGTTCTCAACCTTGTCAAACTCAACCCTCTTGAAGTAGTTGTAGCCGTAACCCCACCACACTTTGATATATTCAGGCATATCCCATGTTGTGTCATACCGTGACGGAACATCATCAAATACAGGAATATCATCAATACCAGGGTCAGGTGTCATCATATACCCCGCCAAACCGTCCCTGAACGGTATTGATTCCATATCGAATACCATTTGCTGCGCCATATAATTGTACTTCATGTTGTCGAAATAGTAATTGTCGACACTGTACTTATATGGTGTGAACATATAGTTGAGGTAATCCCTACCCATGTCATAGTCGCCGTAACCAATGTGAGGATTGTTGAACAGTGATGTTGAAACTATATCAGCAAGATATTTCGCATGAACATAGTCGTCATGTGTTACACCGTCCACATTGTAGTTCTTGTTGTAAACAATCTCACCCGTCATAGGCACGTTCAGCCACGATGAAAATCTCTGTGGATTGTATCTGTCGTTTATCTTGAAAAAATGTGAAAGGTTGTAAGGTACATCCTCGTCAAAATTGACATAATCCATCAAATCAGCAACATAATAGATGTCATCCTGACGCAAGTCAATGGAGAGTACCGACAACAGGTCTTCAACTGACGGAAGAACGTGCAGGTAAGGTACGGTTTCCATCCATTCAACCTGACTGTCGTCGCTCATTCCGAATATTTCAGGCATCCTACCCCATCCACCCTTCTGTTGGAAATAGAGGTTGCCTTCATACACCCGCTTCTTATCGTAATACGGTATCACGTAATGTGTATTACCCTCATAATAGTCACCAATCGGAACACCTGTGTACCAATCGTTGTACATCTTCTCGCTTGTCCTGTGAAGGTAGAGTTGCCTTATTGCCTCGCTGACTGTATATTCACTGTTAAGCCTGAAATATGTGTATATATCGTTACTGCCGACACGTATGTATTCGGAACTCCACTCACCGTTCCACAACGGAAGTGATTGGTAAGTTTCATTTTCAGTGAACTCATGGTCGGGCGCATCATCCAACAGTTCATAGAAATAGAAGGCGTCGTCATATCCCTTCATGGTTGAGAAGGTACACATTTCCCAAAGCGCATAGTCACTGTTGCAATGCAGTTCAGATTTGTTGTTCCTTCCATAACCAAAGAGACCCATCACCATGTCAATTGCATGTTTCGTACCCTTTGTCTTGAATATCCTGTTGGTGGAAAGGTTAAGTCTTCTCTGATAGTCAATGTCGCAACTGAGAGGTGTCACAGAGTTCGGGTTGATTGCCGAATACCACCTGTCGTGGGTATACGGTCTATGGTCTATTCCCGCATCGGACAGCATATAGTACCTCGTTGTGTAGTTGTTCACCACCCTTATGAAACGTGGGCTTGCCTCACTGATTACATATGGCACACTTGAAAACGTGTTGCTTTCATCCCACTCGTCATCTCCAAGGTCACAAGATGGATTGCCGCTTAACTCGACATATGCAAGGTGTCTTGTGCTTCTCTGACTGTAGTTTATCCAAGGAGTCTCCTTGACTATCATGGGAGTTGAATCATGTGTCGTTTCAACAAGACTTATGAAGGTTTCGTTGGCATGGCATTTTTCAATGTCTATTGCCATTGTCATGGATAATCGGTCAAAGTCCATCTCTATAGTATACCCATTTTCAGTAAGTATAGTCAAATCAATCCCCAAAGGTTTAGTAAAATGCCCATATTCTTCAACAATAACTTCGTCATTATTATTCTTAATGATATAATGCACACACGATGTATTTGCAGCCCAATCAATTATAAGCAAATTACCCTTAACAAAAACCTTGAAATTGAAAAGTTTTTTACACATTTCATTTATTTCGTCAGGGTCATCAACACCTATTGCGGTACAATTGACAATCTCGAAGCAACCGCCACAGTCAAGTTTCACAACAACGTTCTTTGTACACCCATCACCGAACAAATCTTCCTTCCCAACGTAAATACCACTGCCACCGTTCCAAAAATCAAAAACAAACTTTTCATTACCCCATTCACTGTTATCTACGTTATAGAAACGGGATGGATTGTCGGCATCCTGTATGATATAAGGAATTTTTTCGTCCCCACCACACTCTTTTTTAATTTTGTTCCAATAGTCTTGACAACCTTGACATTCCTCTTCATATTTTCCAAGATACTGTATATCAACATATTTTTTACAATTAACATCTCCGCAAAAACGGATAGTATATCCACCCACCTGCAGGCTTGACAAATCGATTGTCACGGGATTGTTCTCAATGTCACCTGACATAACAAGAGTAGTTCCATCCTTGGTTTCAATGGTATAAGATATTGGTAACGGGTCGGTGTTAGGGTCTTTCAAATTAAAATTAAAAGTTACTGTACCATTTACACAATCATAATTAAATTCTATGCCTATACCGCTTCCCCAATCTTGAGCTACGGTATATGTGTAAAAACCACTGCCATATACACTGTTGCATGAAGGTATCAAGTGTATTTCATCTTCATCCTCATCAAAGGCGACACACTCACCTGTCTCTATCACATAACTTGTTTCCTTTTCGGTACATTTTCCGTCAAAGAAGTCGTATGTCAACATTTCCTTTGAGGGGTCGTTGCATTTTTTCTCATAGTAAAGCGCATCAGGACCGCATCCGACACTGATATATTGGTCGTCGAGTTTGTTTGCCTCGGCGGGCAGGCACGGATAAGGTGTAAACGTCATTCCGCCTTCTGTTATGCAGTAGTCGGGTATTATATGTGAATAGTTGTCCTTTGTGATTGTGACGCAAATGTTATACATACCCTCTTTCTCATAAAACACCATGTAATACTCGTCGTCGGGATACTCGTTCATCTCCAAAACCACGGGTTCGCTTGTAAGAGAGGTTGTAGGATAGACACAAATATCATTTGAATCAAAAATGGCAAACTTAATGCCTGAAACATGCACACTTCCCTCTTCAAACCATATCGACAGTGTATTTGTTTCCGAATCATATTGGTGCCTTAACCCCACCGCTATAGGATGTATCGAACAATCCTGTAAGGATTCTTCACGTCTTACAACAACAGACAACGGTCCAACGTTGAAAATCTGAAAATACAATTTGCAAGTGCTATTATATTCAACCTCAATCACATACTCACTTTCAGTCAATAATTCGGTATTCAGTGTTATTCTACCCCAATAATCGTTGTTTTCCTGCCATGTGTTTATGGGAATGTTGTTTATTACAACCTCGTTATTATGTGTTAATTTACATGTTTGCGGAGGAGTGTAGTGATAACTGTCCCATGCCACAAGAATTGTGTCAGTTTCACTGTAATAGTCAAATTTGGTTGTCTCACACATTTTTGGTGTTTCAATATCTTTGCCAACACCATTACAGTCAAGCATAAATACACCACAACCGATTTTGAATGAAACCTCATCGCAAATACACGGGTGCGGCATCATAGCGTTTATTTCATAACAGTTACCTGCCATCGGAAACTCGTTTACATACTCTTCGTCAACCCATTTTTTCGTGCCTAATTTATAGTATTTGTCATTACAGTTATTCTGTATAATCAAAGGTAATGTCTTATTCTTCTCGCACACCTCTGTCATTGCTTTCCATATATCATCGCATTCATCACAGGATTTTTGGGATTCTTGTTTAACAATCACCCATGAATCAGACTCACCGCCACTAAACGTCAAATAAACTACATAGTCGCCCGATGGAATTCCTGACATATCAAAAGTGAATACATCCACCCCATTGACATCACCTTCAGCAATAATATCACCTGTTTTCTTATCTACTATGCGGTAATGTGTCACATATCTTTTCCCATCGGGTGTTTCAATCCAACCAAACACAATATCAGTAGCACAATTAGGATTCCACACAATTGGAAGTTTACCCCCATAAATCTCATATTCATTGCCATCACCCTTCCTAATTGGAGAAATGCATATTATATCTTTTCCTTCATATGCCACGGACAGGCAATCGTCATTCTCAAACGTAAATTTGCTTTCGAAGCACTTCGGTGTGAAAACATAGTCAATTCCCGTCTCAACCCCGCTGCAGTCATACGGCTCGTAGTAGCACGGTTCCCATATTGTTGACACAATATCCCAACCTTTGGCGTTGTTCTTGTCTGAAATCTCAGCATCGGCACAGTTGTCGTAACCGTCATAGGAAATCTTGTTGGTCATCTTTATGCCGTCAACATAACGTTTGGCGGTATCATAGACGTAACCGTAGAAATGAAGCAGTTCCTCCATCCTCTGTCCACCCTCAATATTCTCCAAGGCGTCGTTCTCACTGTATTCACGTCTGTATGTCCAATCGAAATTCTTGATGGTCTCGTGTGTCATGCAACGCCATATGCAGTCGCTGTACACCTTGTCATACTTCTCAGCCATGTCCATAAGCCTGTCGAGATATGACAGGTAACTCGGGCTTCCAATGTCGATGCAGTATCCGTCTGAAGGCCATGTGTAATCCCTGTCCGTGAACAGGTACATGCCACTCATGGTCTCATATGGTGTGGACAGCCTTGCCGTGTACAACGGTATCCTGTTTCTGCTGAGAAGTTTCTTGGCTAACCCGTCAATGTTGTTGAAGTAAGACTCAATCAGTTCCTGTTTCGGTTCGATTGAGAAACCTTCATATGCGCAGGCATAATATACAATGCCGTTTATACGGTACGCATACACGAAATACACGTTTTCCTCGGTAGCAATCCTGATGGTCGCTATCTTTTGGTAGTTGTCGTCGCAGATTTCATAGTAATGCAGTTTCACGTATTCACCGTTCTCCGCATCCCACCTGTAGAAGACACCGTCATAACGAAGATAGTCACCACAACTTTCAAAATAGTTGTGACACTCGGTCACATACTCGATTTCGATATACCTGTGTGTCCCATTGTCCCATTTCAAAAGATGATTCTGATACACAAGGAAATTATATCCCTGTTCATGGTATTTGTAAGCGTTATACACCTCGACGTCAGGTGGAAGTATGTCGTATGAAACTATATTTTCCTCGGACAGTCTTTCGTCACCGTCGTACCTGACAATATTGTATTTGTCCCAAGAAACACTCAGATAACGCAGTTCGTTTTCATTATTCTCAAGCAATATCCCCTCACTGTGCAGGTCTATTGAAAATTGGTTGGACAGTTTCTTTCTACCTGTATCAACCCACTCATTACCGCCATCTATCAGGAAGAGGTTTTCGTTTATTGAATACAGCCTTGCAGGGAAATTCATTATAATGTCCTCAATCGTCACACGTATCAGGTCAACCATTGAACCGTAATACGCATATGAACGCAGGTCGTTGCTGTTTGTGTTTACCCTGACCTCATTTACGTCACCTACAGCATCCTTGACATCATCATACACAAAACGGGCAACCCATTTTCCATAACCCCTCTTCTTCTCATATACAGGTGTGCTGTTGTCGGTGAAAATGAAATTGGAATCACCGAAAAACGGTTTCTTACCAGGCTCCAACCTGTGTAGATTTCCAAACGTTACCCAATCCCTTGAGAAAATATATCCGTCGGTTACATCCTGATGTTTCTTCTGCTTTACGTAATTACTATGTGTTTTGCTGTATCTAGGCATAATGGCTATTAGACGTTTTTAAGGGTATTTAAATCAAGGCTGTTGTCCACAGCGTCACTGACATCCTGTTTAACCTCGGCAACAGAACGTTGTGTATAGTTATCCTTAACAGTGCTGAACTCGAACTGCTTGTATATCTCACCGTCAAAGTTATAATGGGTAAGCCTGCCGTTGTCAAGGTTTCTGACCTGTTCACCCTCAATCATGTAACTCAGCGTCTCAATGTCATGGTCAACCATATTCACCTCAATTGCCACAGGGTCGAACTTTGTGTTTATTAAAAGAATCCTTTGGTTCGGTACACCGATATAAGGTGTTGCATTCGGTTTAAACGAAGGGCTTGTTGAAGGGGTGAGCGTTATAAAGCACAGTGTGCCGCTTGTATTGTACCTGTAGCCGTTTGAGTTAGTGTTTGCGGTTGTGAGGTTTTGTGAGACGGGTTCACAGAAATTGTTGCTTGTCACAATACGGTAATAATCCTGACGCATAAGCCCCGAACTTTCATAGTTGAAATATTCAACCCTGTAACCCACAAGGTTATCATCAGCAAAAATACCCCTGTTCTCAACGATTTCGTTCATGTCAAGGACAATACCCCTGATTTCAGGAAATGCTGCCAATGAGCCTACATCCTTTATTGTGAACATATACTCCTTGGGGCGGATATATATGGTATAATACCCGCTTTTTCCAAAAAGGGATACGGGGAGGTTTAGGTTATACATACCAGGAAGGCGTAAATCCGCCACTTCCGAATTCTCCAACTTGCTATTGGAGAAAATGGATGAAACATCCTCAATCTTTCGCCAATCCTTGAAAGAATCGTCTTCACTGTTTCTTGTTGGTCTGTACGAATAGAAAATCTCAACATCGTCTGGCGTCACCAAAGCCGCCCTTACTATACCATATGTATTATTTGCCATTGAAAGTCGTATTATCTTATAGATAAATATAACTTTTTCTGTTTTTGAATACAATGTCTATGCTTCAGTCAAAATAAAAAAAGGATAGTCACTCAAATCTTCGAATGTCTTGACTTCAGATAACTTGATATGGCGTTCAAACGCACCTGCATTGCCCCTTGAAATCTGCACGTCGCTTTCCACTGTTGGTTCATACGAATACCCCACAAAATAATCCTTCTTGAACAACGGTGAGTAAACATAATCGAGGTCATTCTCAATGGTTTCTGTATAATGACCCGATATAAAGTTATATTCAAAATCATTGTCGAAGTAGGATGCTGTTGCTACAAGCGGGCTTGTCTTGAAAACGAACTTCTTATACCCATACTTGACCATATAGTTTTCTATCAAGTTGGTTCTTCCACTGACATAAAGGTTAAAATCACTGACCATCACACCGTCAACCATTGTGTGGTTAAAATATAATGTATCTATATCAAGGTCGTCATAATCATAGGTTTCGGTATATACTACTCCGTGAGTGTCTTCAGAGTCAAACTCAAAATCCTCATAATGGTAAATCGTGTTTCCGTCTTCATCGACAAATGGACTGTCTTGGGCAACCTTTGCCTTCAAATGACCGTTAACCACATATGTGAATGTGAGTTTCTTATTGGTTATGTCACAGGTAATGTCCATAAGATAGGTTCCGTAAGCCATCAAATCCATGGCATAATCTCCTGCAGCCAACGGCACATCCGTTGTGCGCCTTATATTGTTGTGCTCGTCGGTCAACAGTCTTACTGCCGCAGTGTTGCCTATTTTATAGTAATATAGCCAATCTTCACCGTCACTCGGTTCCTCATACACGTTGGAACCATCAACATAGTTCTCATACACCCTCAAAGACGATAACTGACTGTCAGCGATACCGCTTATTGTGTATCTTTCACAAAAGTTTTCATCAGGAATGTAGCAGTTCTGACTCTCATCCCATATATAGAAAATTCCGTTCTTCCTTATATATTTGTGCACAAACTCAACGGGTATGGATTGAACATCGACAAAAATCTTAAATTTGTTACCGTATGTGTTATCCTGCGAATACCATTGGCTTTCACCGTTGGCATATTCAGACAAAAGTACCAAATGCTGTGAATCAAATTCATTTAGTTCCAACTCGTTATTCCATTTACCTGTCGTGTATTCGACTACATTAACAATATCATATATGGCACCGTTCCACTTGTAGTAAAGACCGCCAATAGAAACATAGTCATAATCCATATACCTGTGGTCGTATATTCCTTCCGTGCCACTCATCTGCTCTATGTCAGCAAGATTCGGATAACCGACATCAAACAAAATATATGTGTTATTGAACAAACGATAGAATTTGTTGTTACATTTTACATATTCGTAATTATTGCCGCCTTCAACATACCTGTTAAGGATACAGATGTATGTCCTGCCGTTATAGGTAACCAATTCGCCATGATAGTATTGGTTGCCTGCAACAAACTCGTTAACATAACACGACAGATACCCCAAGTCGTTATGGGATTGGAAAAGTGGGATAGAGTAGTCAACCGACAGGTCAAATGCACGGTTGTTCGAATAACACAGATATTCATTAGCAATCCTGTCACTCTTTTCAACCAATTTCTCTAAATAACGTGTGAATTTATCACCACCCATCAGTTCATATTCATTCGATTTACGTTTCAAGGAATTGTTTTCCTGACCCATGTTGAGATAATGGGTAATATAGTAGTTGTTCAGTTTCTGATAGTTATGATAAGTTTCAAGTACCTGTCTCACCTGTCCGAGATAGATATAATCGGGTACGGCAGGATATTTTTCCTCATTATCCAATCCTAACCTATGTTTGTCAGTGTATTCTTTTCCAATACCCTTATCCATGAACATTATGAACGGATGGTCGGAACCAAGAACATCCTTATATCTGTAATAAAGAGTTATTAAGGTACGGTATGTGTAGGTCCCACCCTCTTTCAACATACAGTCTTTCATGAAATAGTTGTATGTGGTGACCTTTTGATAATAGTCATATATGTAATTGCCGTAACAATCAAGAATATATTCACCAACTTTGTCCTTTTTAGGTACTTCTATGTATAACGGGTCGTCTTTATGCACATCTTCAGGAACATCTTCCATATATTCATACTCAATTTCCTCGTCATACTCGGTTTCCTGATAATATCTGTTTTTGACTTGACGTATGTATTTGCTTTCAACTATATCGTATTGGTCTTCCACAACCACGTCACTCTCGAACGTGTTGTTCTCATCCCATTGGTAAACGGTGGGTGCTATTTCCTCGGGTATTGAAACGTATGTGCATAAATTGACACCACACGGTAAATTAATGTTTTCAATCACCTTTCCATAACAACCATCAAACGAATCAGAAGCGGGGTGCAGGGTTATTGTGCCGTCTTCATTGAAAAGAATGTAGGCGAACAAACCCGGTATCCTCGATATTAAATCTTCACGCCTTGTTTCAAACTTCAAATGCCTCATATTATTCGTTTGTATTATAATCGTTGTTATTCAATAAATTAACCTTGGCTTCATAAAGGTTAATTTCCAATTCGTTTGGTGAAGCGTCTTCATTCAGTCCCTTGTTGTAGATTGCATCATCCCCATAAGTTTCAGGGTCTAAATAGTATACACGTTTCTCCTTTTCCTTGTCATAGCAGTATTTGAAATGTATATAAGAGTATTTTTGATACTTTTTCATTGTATACCCCTTGTAATGACCATGTTCAAAATCCTCACCACTCCAATCCTTGCGTATGTCCTCGAAAGATTTGATGCCCTTGTCTTCATACTCCTCAGCCATATCCTTGTAGGGCATCATAAACGGTATTGTTCTGCCATAGCCCGCATGGTTAAATTCAACTTTAAGATAAATGTCCGAAGGGATGGTACCGTTGTCGTTGTCTGCCCATAAATAAAGATTGAAACCCTCACTTGAAGCCTTTGATGAAAAGGTATCTTCTACACTGAACTGTGTTGACAGACGGTGTTTCTCGATTTCCTCATTTGTTGATGGGGGTATATCTTCAATTCCATAAACCCTCTCCGTGTTCACCTTGACACCGACAAAACTGTCTATCCCGCACCCTTCGTCCGCATTGCAACTTGTGATATAGTTACCGTCACTTACATTCGTCATGTACTTTTCGAAAAGTTTGCCTGTATCCATAAAAATTGTCGCATACGCCAACAGGTTTTGCTTTATCGGATTCGGTGAATCGTAATATGACAGTCTCAAAAACGACTTTTTTACCTTGTTTTTCTGATACTTTATATCGGCATTGGTGAAACCGAGATAACTTACCAAGTCAGACTGTTTACTTTTGTCCTGTTCATTGCCACCATGCTCATTATAAGAGAAAAATGGATGGTCTACATCATTTGTCACATCGTCATAAAATCCACTGAAATTATCGTACACGCCATTCCAAGCGGCACTGTCATCAACAGTCCAATTGTCACCATTGTGTTTCCTGAAATGGAGATTGAACTTGATTTTATATATGTCTTCAAATGTTGGAGTCTCCTTATCCACCTTGAAAGCGGGGTGGTATACAAATTTCTCCATCTCTATGAAACCGTTTATTGAGTTTCTTATCTCATCATATATGAAATGTTCTTTTATGTTTCCCTCCTGTTCAACCCTCGTGTCAAACATTTGGGATATGGGAAGCGGAATGGTTATGCTGCCCGAGTCAAAATATATCAGGAAATTTTCAAGTCTGAAGTCGTCACGATACACGTTCAATCCGTTAATATCACCGTCGTTACACGTTTTTTCGTAATAAGCATACCTCCATTCACCGTCACAGCCGTTTTCTTCCCTGACCTTTATCAAAACATCGTCGGAAAAACAAACCTGAACAGGAACTTCCTCATATTCCACATATTCCCCCTCATTTTCAACCTCATACCCCGAAAACTCATAGGTGTCATTATGGAAAACCGCACACATAAACAAGTCTATATCGGGACTGTCGGCATTGTATTTCCACAACAAGGTATATTCATCCTCAAAAATGCAATTCTCAAATGTTTTCTGTATAAGTTCCGTACCATTATAGAACTCGGCATAAAAAGTAATGTCAGCATAACTTGTGAAATAGTGATACCTGTCAAAACTGAACTCGAGATACGGAACATTCCCTTGAAGAACAATATTGACACCAACCAAAGAGAGACTATACCACTTGTAATGTTCAAATACAAAATAACGGAACTCCTTGTTGAGATATTTTATCGGCACGTCAAAATCGTCATACATTGTCACATCCTCATTCGTTAACGTGAGTTCGGCATTGTATTCGGATGAAATATGAAGAACCGTGTCTTTGGTCAGGTTGATATTGTTGGAATAATAACAGGTTACATCAAGATAGTCCTCTTTCTCAAAACTGTCCTCGATGTTGTAACTTTCTATCTCCAACTGAACCGTCTTCGGTTCTACATCCTTTGTATTTATCTCATATCTCAGCATATATTTTCAGCCTCAGGTATATATACATAATTAGATTCTTTCTCAATTTTACCCTCCACGTCAGCGAATTTTCCATCATAATACAACCCGTTCATCTTGTCAGGGTCTTGTCTCTTAAGGAAGAAATTGATACATTTGTCTATGTACAAAGCGTTGTTTGCATACGGATAGGTGGACAACTCCTCATTGTCACTTTCCACTGCAGGAATTATATCCCTCCATAAGAACATGTTTACCGAAGCATTCTTCGCATAATCAGGAATATTTGGATTGTGTACCCTGAGACAGAGTTTTTTGTTGTTAAGCAGTTCACATGTCTCTATCCAATTCATGTAAGGTTTACCTTCATATATCTCAACGTCTTTCGGGACTGGGTTGATGACAAAGGAAGTAGCACTGTCAACATAGACTATCGAACTCTTGTACCATATACCTGTCTTGTCATCACAAATATAAATTGTTCTGCCACCGCCATAACCATGTTTGTTCAATGTCTCCACCTTTATGAAAAGTCCGTCGGCTTGGATTGGATATGCTTTCTTCAGTAATACACCAAAATGTGAACTTTGCCGCAACGTTCCTGACAGTTGTCTTACAGGTATCTGATAATGTGCCTTATAGTAGTATCCCTCATTCCTGTTTTCATTTTTTTCATAATCATTATCACCAATAATGGTTTTGGTTTCAAACCCATTGTTTCCTACACCTTGCTTAAAGTCATCCTGAACTATTTCCTTATCAAATATTTGATAATAATCCTTCAAATCCTCAAAATGTTCCCTCATCTGTGTATTGAATCTCATCTGCACATCAGACAACACAGTTTCCATTGCCTGCATTGGATTGTATTCAACCACGTCGCCGAAAAACACATAATCGTTCTCATAGATACCGTCAGAAGAACCATCTTCCTCCATATGTATGCCACCCCATTCTTCCAAAGATTTGGTGAAATTTTCACTGTTGTTATTCAAGGTGGTTGCATCAGAAAATTCGCTTCTACTCTTTAATATTTCATTGTTTGCTATATCACCCTTTTCACTGTTCATCTCCAAACCGCTTGTCACTTTTCCGAAACAATGTGAAAACTCAACCCTGTCATTTTCACTTAAATCTGAATATATTGGGGTTGTTTTATCATACCAATGTTTGTAGCCAACATTTTTCTTCACAATGGTTGCATATATATCGGTAAGCGGTCTGCCGAGATTGTCCCTGATTTTATCCAAAAACAATGTATCGGTGAACTGTATCTGTGTCACATCATCATTGTATATGGTCTTGGAGAACGCCAACTGATAAGTTTCGTTCATGAAATCACGCATTGTATTGTTTTTAAATGCGTTGTTTTCCACATATTCATCGAAACGCACCTTGTTTGTCGCCACCTCGTCAGTCAAATCCTCAACCTTGTATTTCAGGTTCGGTATCTTCTTGAATTTCCTGATATAATACTCGCAATTATGACCATTGACACACTTGGCAAACCTTATTTCAACGCCTTCCTGCAGTTTACTGTTGATTATCTCATTGACATCCAACGGAATCCCATCTTCGTTCTTCTGAATGTACCATTTTTCCACCTTTTCGTACATCACAAACCTGAAAACACGTATCACATCGTTTTGAACATAACCATAAGGTTTGCTGTCAAACGTATTTCCCTCCCCAAACTCATAGTTGTCAGGGTTAAACGTGTCATCTTGTAATATATAATCATTGCCATCATACACATAATAGTTGAACACATAGTCACCGTTTTCATCCCTCATTCTCACCCTGCAGTTCACAGGACCGTGTTCCACATCGGCAGGCAGCAAGTCAAAAGTATTGCTGCTATCCCATGTCAAACTATTGTTTGAAATAACTTGATATAAATAAAGTCTTATTACCTCGGGTTCTGTATTGGCGGGGTTTGGTATCACACCCACCTTATGGTTGAATACGGTGTAGTTGGCTGACGGTGTTGTTTCCTCATAAAACTCATCCAATATTCTGTCACCGAACACATCGTTTATCAAACCTATACCGTCTATGGCGAAATAATAGTCTTTTTTATTGTTCTCCATGTCACCAACATATGAAACCCTGTAAGTGTCCTCACCTACAGTGAAATTATCATTACCCCAAGTGTAAAATATAGTTATTTCATCATTTGATGAGAGATTATGTTTGCAATATGTCCTGAACTCAACGCCGTAACCCCCACTTCTAAGGTTTTTATAGATAACATTTAATGTTGCAAGGGAATTTGTACCATTTTTCTCCACAAGTTCATGACCGTAGAAGTTTTCGTAAGGATATGTCAAAAATACATCCCAATTCTTCTCCAATCTATGTTTGAACTTGTTGACTTTTGGTACAAAGGAGAACAGACTCCTGTCGGGATACATGTCAATAAACTCACAGTTTCCCTTGTTGTTTATAACATGACTGAATGTGTTGTTTTGTGGGTCTGTATCAGGCTTACCTGAGTGTTTATCCCATTTTTTCACCTCCATTGATGAATTGTTGACAAACCCGAACCAACCGTCTTCCGATGTCAGGTTTGCTTCTGTAGATTCTCCCTTTTCAAATGAAAGAGTATTTGTTAAATCATAAAGATGCTTCCAATCTTTTGACTCATCGTCAGGGGTAAAGCGGCCATATGCTTTAATTTCATCCCCATCCTGTTCTCTCATATAATCCTCTATTGTGTTAAATACCTCTCTCAGGGGGATTGGTTCCATTTTAGAGTCGCGGTCAGGATTTTTATTATTAGAAGGAATCACGGTCCTGAATGAAAGGTTTCTTAGAAGATGATTACCAAATATATCATAGCCAGGATGGTACGTATATCCGTCGCCACTTATCTTGTCACTTGAATATTCGGTGTTTTCCACCATATAGTGACGTGTAAGACCACTTTCCAAACCATAAACTTTATCTTCAAACTCGGAACGCACAGAGGCTGTTCCATTATCGGTTATAACCTGTATCTGAGGTTTGTCTGCATCTCCAATATCATACGCCCCTTCATTGAATATAATCTCAGTACACGGATTAAAAAGAACGTTTGTACAATATGGTTTGATTGTCAACGTGACCCGATAGTTGTTACACTTGGCGGATTCTTCCTTGTATATCTCATATTGGTCTACAACCGCCTTGATGTCGGTCAAGGGCAGTATTTTACCTGTCTGTTCCAAATCCACATTGATTTTGGATTCTTTGTCAACAGAATATATTGAATTCTTACTATTTGAAAGTATGTTCGGCATTATGTTGTTAGATTCAATTTTCTTCTTATTCCTGTAACATCCTTTATATACAATGTCGGGTTGTTGGTTTGATAATCACTCCAAGAATATTCGGTATCAATAGTCTGTGTACCAGGCGCAACATCTTGTGATGTGATTTTTTGTGCCTCTGCATAAACGTTGAAGTTGTAATACCGCAAATAATAGCAATTATTGGATATGTTATTTATCGTAATCTGCAATTTACTGTTACTATTCTCACTGCATTGTACATCAATCGGCACAACCTCATAGGTCGGGGTTACCACTCTATATGTTTGATTGCTATCATTCGATAAACCGATGAAATAACACTTTGAGATGTTTATAGTTCCTGTATCCCAAAATTGAGCGTCCCAATCCATGATAGACGGTGTAATATTTGAGTTATTCATAAATTTGCCATAGATTGGATTGTCCTCGGTTCTTACATACCATATCATTTCATAACCGCCAATGCTTTCAGGTAAACGACCTTTTAAATAAGTGGCGTCATTCTGTTCTATCACCGTATCCTCGTCAAAACCAGGCTTGCGGCCATTCAAAATATTGACAGGAAAGGTGAAGAACGTGTCATCAACATCCCTTATATATAATGTGTTGGAATTACTTCTCACTGACATATACTGTTGTCTCCACGGGTCTGCAGGGGTGGTTGTGGTCTCACCAATGGAATAATTCAAATATTGGTTGTACAGGTCGTTAACTTGGTTATTGCTATACTCCCTCTCATTATAGATATAGCGTGTGGTTGGAATATGGTACTCGTCAGGGGTTACACCATCTTCGGTCCTTACGGTTACGGTATAAAATTCAACGTCTTCATTACCCAACTGCTGTGTCACAAACTCAGCGGAGTTTCTGTTATTGGATGTTGAGAACATATTATAAAGGTGCCCCGCTATCAATCCGTCCATTGTCATATATGCACCTTGATATCCCTGTGTGGTTGCACCGTAAATCGGGTATTCAACCATTGGTTGCCACACAATACCCGCAAACGTTGGTATCTTGTCAATAATATGTATACCGAACATGTGCATCATGTCTACGCTGTGTAAAGGTGGCATGTTCGCACCAGGTGTAAAACCACCGTTACTGTTAATCCCAAGCAAATTGGGTACTGTTACATTCCTTTGACTTCTCACACCAACATAATAAGGTCTTTTATGTTGGTTATTACAGATTATACGAAACACTATACAATCATTTGTGTAATCATATTCTATCGTAGGTATTGAAATGCTGTTTTTGGTATTATCCTCATGGTTTTCTATATCCAAATCCTCATATTCACCATAAGCCACATTATCATCGGGGTCGTCAATGTCCTCAACATAATACATCAATGTATTAAACGGTGTTTTGTTGGCTGTCACTGTCAAATCCTTCGAACCGTTGTCGTTGGTCAGGTAGAACGCCTTTCTCATCAACCCAAGCAGTTCCAAACGTTTTGCAATTACCTCATTCAACGCATCCAAGACAAGTTGTTTTCCTTCATCATTTACCCCATTATAATAATAATCTATATTAAACCCAATCAAAGGATTTAAATTCCCTCTTTCATAGTAATCATACCCCAACGGATTTGCTGTATTCACCACCCGTCCAAACGGGTCGGGGCTTGTCTGAAAATCTTCCGCACTGTCATAGAGAGTAAGATTGTCTTCAAAAAACTCCGCCTCGTCAAAGTAATACTCATCGGTAAGTGTATATTTGCAATCGGCTGACGGGTTCTTCAAATCCGAAACAGTACTCGGCAAACTTGCCAATGGAAGTTCCAATTCATGCAACGGTCCCATTCCGCTTGCAAAATCAAGCCATCCTTCAACAAGACTTATGTTACCATTGTCCAATATATCACCGCCATGTTCGTCATCTCTATATCCCGTGTCAAAATTCTGTATCAAATCATAATCCACATCATTCACATACATCTTGAACTCTGTTTCAGCGGCAACATATACCTTTTGGGAGAATTCATTGGTATGAAGATATGTATCTCCACATTTCTCTCTAATGGTTACAATATAGTAACGGTTTGGTTCACTAACACCGATTATCCTTGGTAATGAGGGTGTTGAAGAAGTTGGATTCTTAAATGCGTTTGGGGGGGTTATACTATTGTCAACAGTGTGATATACAACCCTTGAACACGGTTCATTTTCGTCAGCACCGTCTTTTTTGATTTCTATCTCATAGTCGGGATTGGTACTGTTGTTTATACTTTCAATGGTGATATATCCACCAATCATTCTTTCCAATGTGTTATTGGTAGATATTGCACTGCTTTCAAGAATATCGCAGTATGGAGGTTGCGAAAGGTTTATCATATCTCCTATAACATCCACATCTCCAACAAAATTAGTAACAGATAAGTCACAGTCAAGTTTCGGTGCTTGGAAATTGATTGTCTCCTGCTGTTGGTTGTCTTCACCGTCGGTAATATAAATGGTATATACACCGTTTCTCAAACCATTCCAACCATTTGGAAACTCATTGTTTAAACAATAATACCCACCATTAACAGCTTCTGGATTTGATTGACCAATATAGAACTTATACCCTTTATTCCTCAGTGTTATATTAGCAATTTCCTCGTTTGTGAGTTCATCTTTAATTGAAAGCGTTATTGGAAGTGTCAGGTCGCTGAGGTCTAAATTGACATACCCATCCAAATCATCCTTGTTGTCACTTTCATTTGCACACCACGAGTTTGGTTGATAATTTATCCTTAAAACCGATTCGGAATCACTTTCATTGGAACATTCAGCATAGTATGTACTTCTGAACTTGTCAATGGCGGTTTTTCCCTCTTTCAATCCGAAATAGAAATAGAATGAGTTTTCATATCTTGGAAAGCGATATTCATCGTTGGTTTGATAAAAAGTCACCCCAAAATCATTGGTATTGGGTAAAAAACCATACCTGAATCTCAAATACGCTTCGCTTGATACTTCAAGAAAATTGTTATTGTGGTATAAAATTGGAATATTCCCGTCATTTACCTGTGGAATGTCGGACATTAGGTTTTGTAAACTACCGTCGAAATTATCAGTGTATAATGTATTGAAACGATATACAGGGAATCCTGTTTGTGGATTTACCACAGTTCTCAAGGCGTTGCTGTTCATTGTGGCAAACATTGACCTAGCATCCATGTTGTATATCTCATCGTATGACATAAATCCATCAGGTGGCATTTGTGTACCTTCATTGTTTTCACTTGACATGAAAAGTATTGATTGGTCAAGACTTACACCAAATTCACATATTCTACTAAGATTAATGCACGATTTGGGCTTGACATACTCACGGGCACAATTTATCCCATAGAACAATCCGCCATTATCATGTTCCTTATTATCACCATCTTTTATACCGTCACCACGCTCTTGATAGCGACTGTTTTCTTTGTTGTAGTTTTGGTCAACACCTGAATTACCCCAATCAGCACCCGTAAACTCAGTATGCCAATCCTGTGCAGTACCAGTATATTCATTCTCACTATCTAAGTCAGGGTTGTCTTCATCTTTCCCTTCATAGTCCACCGATACCAAATCAGGCGGCATTTTGTATGTGGTACTTTCAAGATGTTTGAAAAACTGAGGTATACCCAACGAGTTACACTCTCTTAAATTACCCAAAAGAACAATATCGGTTGCAAAAAGTAACTTAACGTCACCTGCCTCATTATTTATTTGGGATATGTTTATTTTTTCATCATACTCAACTGAACGGTAATAATATACAAATTCACCAAGTTTGGTTTCTTTTCTCACAATAACACCTTTATTGACCCTGAAATACGTTTTTTGACGATGGCATTTGTTATTTGAACACTGTGAGTCAACTGACTTTTTAGTATCTTTGTCCAATGGCTGTATTTTGTATTGTGTATCCAAATCCCTTTTCTGTGTACAGGTGTTATAAAGTTTAAAACTTTGTCGGCTCGGTTTGCTTGCACGACTTTCACTATCACACCATACATCACTACCGCCAATTTGAATCAACCCAAAAAACACTTTTCGTTTCGGTCTGATTTTTCTATACCATAACGGCGCATAAAGGACTCCATTAATCCAATCGTCTTGGAAATTGAACGATGTTACGTCATTATCTTGCACCAACTCATTCTGCACACAATTCAAAAGGCTGTCGATTTCGGTAGTCCATTGACTTTCTCCAAGTTCACAAAGGTCCGCCTTTTCTTTTTCATTCTTATCAACATCACCATCTTCATTGATTGATATTTCTTGGGGTATTAAATCTTCACTATCACGGCTGCTAATTGTCACTTGTTGATTATTAACACAATGATTAGCCTTTCTCATTTTACATGCAGCCGTTATACAACCCCTAAGCCATGCACCTGCACCCGGTACAAAAACCATCGTATCTTCTTCACATAAATTACTTATCTGAATGAACATCTTTGGTATTGCACCGTATATTGGGCATGTTAGTTTACTAAAAATATTTAAATCGCTAACGTCATCTACTTCTTCCCCCTTAAAAACACGGATGAGCCATATAAGCGGTGACAAAACCACTCCAAATATATACCCCAACACATCTAACGAATATGCCAATCCCAATAAAATGTAGCCAATGGTTGCAATAACCGTATTCAACGATGCAACAAGCACAATGAACATTGTCAGAAGGCTGCAAAGAAACCTGTAAACAAACCCCATTCTAATGTGAAGGTTGTTATACGGTAACGGATTGTTGTCACCAAAGTGATTAATCATCTTAAAACCTGTAAACTTTCTGCTTGCGGGGCTTCTCTTTTTCTGCAGTCTCGGTATGTAACTCTTTACAGTATATACATTATTCCAAAACAAATCCCTGTAACTCTCCTCCTTGGTCCTACTGCCAAACTCATAGTCAGGTTCATGCTTTTCCGATTTATTGAACTCGGGGTATATCCCATTGTCCTTCCCATCTATTCTCGGATTGTTCGGTACAAGGAACCTTGCACGTTTCCTTGCAGTGTCATCAGTACCAGGTTCATCCATTGAAATTCTGAAACGCACCCTTGCCCTCGTCGGAATACCCGTGTCGGGGTTGTCGGTAGGTACTATATTACCAAACTCGTCAGTTCTAACATAGTCAAGGTTCATCGGTATCTGATAGCACCAAACACCGTTGCCGTCTATAAGTCTGTTTCCCATAACGGAAAATTCCTCAACCTTTCCGTCGAAGGTTTTCCTTATCATCTCAATCCTGCCCTCACCTGTGATAAGTTCAGACATCTTGCCAACCTTATCGTCGGGGACACACTTGTGTGATATGCTTGCGCTGCCCGTGTCACTTATAATGCTACCCATGAATACACAGGTAGGTTCGAACTTATAGTCAATCTCAATGTCACATCTTGTTATTGAGGCGTTTGTGTCGTCGTCAGACGTGTCGCCCCAAAACGGATAGACATACACACCCTTGTCTTGGGTGAAAATCTGAGGAAGGCGGTTGAGGTTCTTATCCCTCCTGAACTTGTTGGGACTTTCAAACTGATTCACATTGTATCCCTTATATATCATATCATAGGGACGTATTGAGAGTTCGCCTATGTCGGAAAGGTCGACATCAACGTGCAGCATTTGGCGACCAACGGGAATACCGTAAATCATATAGTCACCCGCATTGTTCGTCCTTGTTGTGTATGTGTAATATTTGTCGAATATCTTGATTACGTCATTGTTGTCAAGCACAAACTCCTTCTCATACATTGAACCGACGGTCTGATGGCAGTCGTTGTTGGATGATGAAGGCAGCAGGTTGTACCTTATACCGTCCATGTTTGAACTGTTGACTGTGGAATAGTTGTACAATATATTGTCCTTGACATCAAATACACTGTTTTCCGAGGGAATGAAAACCGAAACCCTTGCATTGGGAATACCGAATGTCTTATTGGCAAGCACACGACCACATATGATACCGTAATTGGACGCGGGCATCTTATATAAATTCTTCTGACCTATTTTAAGCGATAGAATATTGAGAAATTCAAAAGTCTGGTCAAGTTTTACGTCAATATGGCTCGGTGCGTCGATGCCGACACCCGTTCTTACCCTGTATGAATTGTTTTCGTTTTTCATTTCTTCTTGTTAAAAAATCTCTTTAAGTTTATCTGTGTGGTTCTGCCCATGGCTGTGTTGAAAACAACAAACAAAACCAAGAAAGGCAGACTAACTATAAGTATTCCACTGACTAAAATTCCAATGACTATACGGCCTATAACCATTGGGATTCTCTTTAACCCCTCTATTTTCTCAAGTACATGTTTATCATCGGAATACTTCTCTGCGGCAACAGCCTTCTCTTTACATTTACATCCCATTGTGTATTCTTTTTATAACTTAAATATACAAAAAAAAAGGGGTTTTTGCAAGCCCCTTGATTATTTATCTTTCACGTACATTTATAACCACATCCCCAGGGTACTTGATTTCAAACATCGTTCCTGTATCCGCAAACAGCGTTTTTTCGCTTGCCCTCAAATCAATCTCATTATTGTCAGTAACAACATCAGTATTCTCAACCAACTGTTGGGTTATTTTTGTATCAGAATAACCGTCACCCACCTTGTTATAGCACCTTAAATCAATAAGGTTGACCACGCCGTCGAGTTTGGAAATTTCCTTTTCGAGGTCACCGATGAAAATATCCTGTCCCATCTGCCATTTCCTTATGTCCATATAGTCACGGATAAGTTCGATTATCCTCTTGCTGACCTCACTTTTGTCGTAACTTTTGTCAATATATACGTCAGCCTCAAACGATAGATTGATAATCCTACCCGAACGAATCTCCACATAATCGTTTATCATCCTATAATTCGACAGATATTCCTTTATGTTTTCAGCAACCGTTTCAGACAGAAGACTTGTCAGCCATCCGTTATAGTCAAGACCGAGAGTATAAATGATAACCTTGTTGTTCTCTTCAACGACACCACATCTGAAAGGTGTGCCGTATTTGGCGGGCAACTGCATCAGACGTGAATAGTAGTCGTTAAGTGTGACGCAACGGTTCTGTTCGCCTGAGATAAACCTCATCATATACCTTATCTCGTCATTGGTCGGAGCATCTTTTCCGCCATAGGACTGAGTCGGGTTTGTTACCTCTATTGAACTCCTGACAGACTGTTTTTTTCTATTATCTTCAGGGTCATTACAGTTACCGTTTATGGTGCAGGCAAGAGAAATGATATTTGTTAATGTGTTTGCACCGATGTTTGTCATGTCGCCGCCACCAACTCTATATAATATGAACATTGTGGTGTTAGGTTCGGGCAATACACCCATATAATCGTTCGCCGCCATCCTTGACATACGGTATTTGGTGTATTCGGAAGCATTATCAGGAATACAACCGTACATGTTTCTCAGACCGCTACCGAATATAATGTTAAGCATACCCTTCTCGGTGTATTCAGTGATAAACTTATTTTTCAAGCGTTTCCATTTGCCACGAACCGCCATTCGCAACGGTATATTGCCATCCTCGGTCTCCAATATGTCAATTGCCTCCCATACAGGGTTGTAATAGTCAGGACCGCCGTCATTTCTTTCACAGAACTGTTCTTCGTAACCAAACCTGTACTGGTCGATGAGATTGTCAACCTCGAAAAATCGCATGGTTGGTCTTCCTTCACGGTCTTCATAGCTCTCCTTGTCAACATAAAACTCCGAAATGGCAGGGTTAGTATCAAGCAACCTGCCTTCTTTTAATATGATACTCTCAACACCAAGTATGCTGTTGTCCTGAAGTGTTAGTTTCATAAACGGTTCAAGGTCACCACCTGAGACAAATCTCTTGAAGATTTTGCTCTGTCCCGCAGCCGCTATCGCCAATTTCTTGTATTTGTAGCCGATTATCTGACCATTGGCGTTTTTGCGTGGTATCATTTTTCTGTTTGACATACCGTTCATGTCAAACTGTTTCTTGAAATCCACATCTTCCATCAGTTCAAACGTGTTGCTTCCGTCACTAAACAGACTTCCCCTCTTGATATACGGGGCATAACTTTCATCAGCAATCGCAAGGTCATTGGGACTGCCTTCAACAGCACTTGTATTAAGTGGCAAGATACAGGAGATTTCAACCTCCACAATAGCACTTTTCGGTCCAGGTATCCTTACGCCGAGAGTACGTGCCATATTTATAAGGCTTTCCCTGCTGTTTGCAGATTCAACCGCAGTTTCCTGATAAGCCCTGTCGATATTGTACATCAGGGTATCATATATATCCGAATTAATGTCAATCATCCATTCACCGATTGAAGCGTCGCTGAGGGAATTGAAAAGACTTGGATAATATCTTCTTGTTATCTCGGTCAGGCTGTTCTTTATATCCTGATAGTTCCTTGTTGTGTACTGTATCCTGTTTTCTGCCATGTCTTATAATTTGATAACTGTATTATATGATGAAGTCACCCCGTTTTCCCAAACTGAATAGTATATGTTAGCGTAAAGTCCGAGACCATCCTCAGACTCATATATTTCTATATTATTCAATTTGCAGGACGGTATAAAAGTCTTTATTGCTTCCTTACATTCTGAAACTATGTCAGCATAGTTCTGTGAATCATTGGGGTTGAAAATGAATTGAATCAGATTTGTGCCGAAATTCGGGTTTCTGAGACGTTGCCCTTTGGGGGTAAAAAGAACATGTATCAATTCTGAATTAATGCTTTCAGCCTCCGAATAACTGACATCAAGGAGAGATTTGTCGTCACCCTTTATCGTAATCGGAAACTTTATGCCATATTTTTGTATTTTTGCCATTTTTCCATTGTATATACAATAAATATAGTTTAATGGAAAACCTAAAGCAAATATCTATAGTACTATATTTTCAATATTCTTTAACTCCAAGTATATCTTTATTCAAATCCACATCACCGTGCCCTGTAATTGCAGACGGTGGTATGTTATCATAAGTATAAATGCCATTTCGATAAGATGTGTCGTAAAAGAAAGTTATATCTTTCAATCTATCTACTGAAATTATAAAAGCCGTCCACCATCCATTATTGGACTTATTCTTCAAATGTTTCTCAAAATCCTGCATTTGGAAGTATATTTCACTGTTCAGACGACTATCGTTCGGAAAAAAATATACCCTGCCGTCGTGCATGAACATTGTATTCTTTATTTTGGGAGACAATCCATTTTTAAGAATATTCTCCTTGTTGTATATCGGTGTTATATGTATTAAAGAACCAATTTTTTTTCACAATATCAGTCACATCGCCTGAATACTTTGGAATAAATACCATATTGACACCTTCGTCTGTATTCCACTCCAAATTCAATATATAGCCACACAAATTGGCAGCATGTTTAACACTCTCTATTTTTTCCTCGTCTTTTTTTCAACTTTTACGACTATTCTTTTACTCGCATCCCCGCCTCTCTTGGTTGCTGAATCAACTAACATTATCTGTTCATCGGTGAAGTTAAACAAATCTTTGAGATGCCTGAGTACAACCTCAGGAGGATATGTTTTTATTAACCCCTCGTTCAAATCCTCGTTAAGGATGTCACAATAGAGTGGGTTTCCTAAATCATGATTTATAAAAAGCGGAAGTTTCACGTCTTTCTTTGTTGTTAAATTTTATTTTTCTACCATCCACTACGGTCTGTTCTCTGATATCCGTGTACCTCAAACAAATGACAGTCTCGACAATAAGTGATAAGGTTATCCTCATCCAACATGCGTTGGTCATTGGAAATGATACCAACAAGTTCCTCCTTGTCCCTGTTTATATTCAACTCAGGATGTTCTGACAGAATTTCATAGAAAATCTCGGAAAAATGACGGATATGATGCACTTGGAGATTTTTGGTACTTCCGCAAAGTTGACATTTGTAACCATCACGCTTTAACACACTTCTCACCTGTGGTTTGAAAATAATCTCTCTTATGCGCACATATAAACTAGTTACTCCTCCTTTCCAATTCGGATGTTTAGAACCGGCATGCCTTCCTTTGAACGCTTCATTGCAACCACGAATCTTTATACCATATTCTTTCAGTTTGCGGTTGATAACATTTGGTGATACACCAAGTTTTTCCGAAATTTCCTTTTTCGATAATCGTTCTTCAACATATAGATTGTACAGTTTTTCATAATCTTGCAAAACTTCAGGTATTTCCTTGTTGTTATAGGAAAACTGTGCCTCTGATATACTCCTTCTATCAATACCATTATGCCTCAGGTGATTAATTACTGTTCTATGTGTAACATTCAAAACTTTGGCAATATCAGTTGTTGATTTTCCGTCGTTGTATATTGAAATTATTATCTTGTCATTTGTGTCATCATACTGTTCGCGGCTCATCATCGATTTGGTTCTTTTCCACCCACATTCCTTGGCATAACGAATAATTACTTTCTTTGATATGTTTAATTCAACACTTATGTCATTAACAGGAACGTTATTTTCATATAACACCTTGCACTTGTCAACCTGTTCTTCACTCAAAACAATTTTATTATGTGCAACATGTTTGTATACTCTTCCATCCATCTCACCTTTGCCTCGTAAGTTTATACCATTTTTCAATAAAGTCCTACGCATCTTACTGTATGATACATCATACATAGCAGCAATTTCTTTTATTGTCAACCTCTCTTCAACATACAGTCGTTGTAAATCATTACTATTTATTTCCATGCTTTTCTTATTTTACATACTCATAAATATCACAAAATATAAAAATAGTACTCTCATTTTCCCGCTAATTTATTCTTTATTAAAAATGGGGCCTTAAATAAGGTCCCATATAGATTATCATTGATATTATTTGTTATGAACAGCGGCTCCATCCACAACTATTACAGTGAACGCATCCTTCTGCAACAACAAGGTCTCCACCACATTCAGGGCATTTCTCACCGTTGAACTCTTCTTTCAGGTATTTGGAAAGAACTCTCGAGACTGCCTTATTGAAGGAAACAATATTGTCATTGCATTTGTCTTCAAGTTTGATAATGTCTTCAAGGCGCATTCCCGTCCTAAGGTTACCACTGATATGGAGTGCAACATTTCTGTACTCTCTTTTTTCACTCCATTCCTTTATATTGTACACAGCATCCTTGACTATCTCAGTATCACTCTTCTTAAGGGTCTTACCCTCATTCACAATATCCGAAATCTTGTCAATCTCGCCGAAAATATCGTAATCCTTGTCGAGTTCTACCGCAATGTTGTCAATGGTGATATAATCCGACTCGAACTTGTATATACGTTTTTTAAGACGTGTTATCTTACCCTTATGGTTGGGTATCTTCTCACAGTTTGCACAAGGCATAGCAAAAAGTTCGTAAGGTTTGTCGTCATACAACCCAACAAAAATTCTGAAATTCTCGCCATTAACTCTAACCTGATAGAAATCAGCAGGTAAAACCTTTGGACGCTTCGGGGCATCTACTGTATTGAACAAAACGTTATTTTCAGTCGGAGCCGATGTTGTCAGAATTGCAACACGCTTACAGTTGTCCCTGAAAATGGTAATACCCTTCAAACCATGTTTCCAAGCCTCCATGTAAATGTTGTACACATCCTCAACCGTTGTCTTTTCGTTCAGATTAACAGTTGAACTAATGGAAGCATCAATATTTCTCTGCAGGGCTGCCTGCATTTCAACACGTTCCATTGGGTTTAACTGTCCTGCGGTAATAAATGATTCGGGAAGATTAGACTCGTCGATTTTACTTTCATCACCGTTGTAGTAATCCAAAACCGCCTTAGGATAAACCTTATAGGCTGTTTCACCAATTGATTTAGTGTTTCTTGTATAAGAAACAGCAAACATGGGTTCGCCACCACCTGATGTGGCGTTAATCATCGTTGAAATAGTACCAGTCGGGGCAATTGTCAACAATTGACTGTTCAAAGGATATTTCCCTTTGTATTGTTCAGGAATAAACGGTTCGATTCTTTCCTTGTAGAAAGTACTGTCGAACATATGGTCATATGTGGCATTAACACCAAGTTCCTCGTTCAAGTCACAAGATTTCTCAAATGCAGCTATCAACATTGTGTGTGTAATCTTATCCGCTATTTCCTGTGCCTCTTTGGAACCATACCGCACACCAAGTCTGATAAGTACACCTGCCAAGTCGAATATACCAAGACCAATCTGTCTATATTTGATAGCGGTCTCAGTCTGTATATCCAACGGGTGTAACGGAGTACCCTCTATCTGAATGTCGTTCAATGCCTTTGTCGCAATCTTGCAGTCATTGAAAAATGTGTCATAATCAAAATGATTATCTTCTGTAATATATTGATACAAATTCATTGAACCGAGTAAGCATGCACCACCGTCAGGAAGAGGTTCTTCGGCACAAGGATTTGTGCCCGCATACTGAAACTCAGGATTTGCACTCATTAAATGATAACTCTTTATTCTGTCCCAATACAGGATTCCAGGTTCCGCATAGTCCCAATTGTTTACAACAAGTTTGTTGAAAAGGTCTTTTGCCTTTATTTTTTTCAGGTATACAGGACCTGAAACAGTATCAACCTTTACAAGCGTATTGTATTCACTTACAGCGTCTAATTCATCTTTACTGATGTCCATTTCACACGGCCAATGAAGAAGATAATCCCTATCCTCATCAACTGCTTTCATAAACTCATCATTTACCCTGACTGATATGTTGGCATTAGTGATTTCATCTGTATTTGCCTTAATATCAACAAATTCATATATATCAGGATGATTGACTGATATCGAAATCATCAGTGCACCACGCCTCCCACACTGGCCAATGGTGCCTGTTACTGTATCAAACGTCTTCATAAAACTCACTGCACCTGTTGTCTCCTTTGCAGTGTTTTTAACCTTAGCACCTCTCGGTCTCAACTTGCTTATGTCCACACCGACACCACCACCAAACGAGTAGGTACGTGCCATTTTAGCGCAGCACTCATATATACTTTCAATGCTGTCGTCAACCGAAAGGACGTAACAGTTAGAAAGGGATGATTTAATACCGTTTTTGGAAAGCCCTCTGTTGGCTAATATTCTACCTCCCGGTAAAAACTTTTTCTCAATGATGAGTTGCTTTACCTCATCATCACCGCCACTTACACGGTTAATCCACTCTTCGAAGGTTTCTCCTTCCTGCAAGTACTTCTTGTTCACAATGTCAATGCCAAGTTGTTTGCCATCAAGCCATTCATTTAATTCTATTTTCTTATCCATAACAAATTTTTTAAGATTATTGTACTGATTAATACCAATACATATTGACAATTTTTTATTTGTTTCAGTTATCAGAAAGTTATGAACAATAATTTTGTAAATATTTGATTTACAAAAAATTACTATTAACTATTTCTTTTTCTTAGACTTATAGTTTTCATCATAAACCTTGTCCGCTATCTTGTTTGCTTCATCGCTGTCCCCGTAAATCGGTTCGTCGTCATTTATCACCTGACCGAAGCGGCATGTGCCGTTGTCGAACTCGATAGCGATAGGTGTGAAGTCGTTGTTGTAGCGGTTCTTCAGTAATTGTACTGTTGCTACCTTAGTTGATAGGTCTTCAACGTTCTTCTGCATGGCGACCACTATCTGTGAGGTGAAACCCTTCCATGAACCGCCCGACATGTTTGAAATGTTGATTTTTGTTGAACGGTCTTGTGTGGATTTGTTACCCTGACTCGGCACCCACATAGCAACGTCATGATTCACCGCAAGTTCATTCAATTCATCTGAAATGATTTGGTCTTTGCGCCAAATTTCGACATTGGAAACCGAACATCTTATACGGTCAAAATAGTCTATTATTACAAGGTCGGGCTTAAACCCCTCGTTTTCAAGTTTTGTCAGCCTGACATCTATATCCCTGACGGAAAGTCTGTGTATTTTCTTATTTTGGTCAATGGCACGTATTGTCATAAGATTCTTACCTATCTTAGATGTGTACTCTGTATGAATACTTGTCATTTTTTCTTTATAATTTTTCTTTCCTTCTGGGGTAGCAGTCTTACCTCTGAATGAACTGACGGGCAGATTCAATATGTAACCTGCATATTTCGAGTCAATATCTTGAGGCTTGTCTTCGAGTATTATGTGGGCAACCTTATAACCCTTCCATGCCGCATATGCAGCAAACCCGCTTGTTACACAAGTTTTACCGATACCTGTACCCGCAACAAGAATGCCAAAGTCACCCTTTCTCATGCCGCCACCCAACCTCTCATCAAGAGGTTTACAACCCGTGGGGATAACAACACAATTGTCGTCGTCGGCAAGGCTTAAAAGATAATCAAGAGAAGTGTCCACAGGTGTACCAACAACTTCCGCAAACGTGGTCTTTCTGTCGTATTCATTAAAAAGGTTTAGAACATCATCCTTTGATGCACCATCCTTGTTCAACTCACTAATCTCATTGTTGAGTTTTATTGTTTCCATTGCAACGAGAAAGTTGTGATATTCGTCTTTGACGGCATCCAATTCGGCTTGTCCGAAACGGCACTGCATCATTTTAAGTCTCATAACCTCCAAACAGTTCTCAACTGTAATGGCATCGTCTATCGTCGATTTAATATAGAGTTCAAGTTCCTCGTATGAAATAGTCCTGTTTAGCTTAAGTATTTTGTCTTTCAGTATGCCTGCTATCTTTCTCAACTCAGCACTGCCCGTAAAATGGTTTTGGTCCATTACCTCGATGGTGGACATTGCAAACTCGGAGTTCTCCATAAAGAGTTTTAGGATGCAGCATTGGTAGTCGTAACTGAACAGACTTAAGTTTGTAACTCTGTTTTTTGTTTTTGAAGCCATAATCTCACGTTAATAAGTACCGCCCTTTTGAGGGGGCGGTACCATGATGTTAAAATAATCGTTATCTTCTTCCGTAAAAACCAACGCTTGCTCTGTATGCATCGGTCTTTTCCCTGACAGCCTTTTCCCAAGACTTGACATATTGTCCGTATGGGTCATAACTGTACTCTACAACCTTGCGATATGCACCTGTCGGAAGTTTAGCCCACAAGATGCCATCCTTGTCAGAATAGACATCACACGCAATCGCCTCATTGGAATCACGCTCATAAGTGTGGAAAATACGGTTCTCCACCTTCTTCAATGATACAGGCTGTTCCTGTGACACAGTGCTTGTGCCATAAAGCGAATATGTGGTATACCGCTTACCCTCACCGCTTGACGTCTCACATATCATCTTGATGATTTCGTACACAAGGTCTTGTCTGCCAATTACCATGTGGTAATTGAGGGTTTGTACAAAATTCATAAAGTTCAAGTCCCTGTTCTTGTAGGGTGCCATTGAGTTTGTAAGGTCAACTCTGTGACGTATGTCTTTCGGATAAACGGTGCCGTCCCATATAGCCTCATATATCTTTTTGTAGTTCGAAAAAGTGGGCTTACCTTCGCTGTCGGTACTGACAGTTTGCGCCATCTGTAGTTCAAACTTGAAGGTCACGTCATACGGATGTACCTCGTCGGTATTGTCGACCGCTTCGGGATTGCGTTCAACAGGAGGATAGGTAATGTACTCGCTGTTCGGGTTCTGCAGACCCATTCCGTTGGGGAGAAACCCTGTAATTTTCACAGGTGTCTCGCATGTGTACCATTCATAGATACGGCTCTTGGAAACAAGGTCTCTCTTGATAAGGGCGACGATGTCCTCAATAGTGTTCTTCATTTCACTCGAAACGAAAGCCGCATAGTTGAAATAATTGATTTTGAAATACCTTTCGCAAATAATATCATCATTTGCGGTGAGTAAAAACCTGAAGCGGTCCATGTAGGCGCTGTTATCGATTTTTACTTCTTTTTTAATATCATTGTTATCCATTTGTTTTTATTTTTAATGGTTAAACCAAAATGTGAATTGACAAAATAAATATACTATTTTTTCATCGGTTATTCATTCCGCTACGCTTTTTTCATAAAACTTTTTTTCATTGTCTATGACATAGCCAAATTCAGTGAAAAAATTCCCAAATACACTTGCATCTCTTAAATCGTCAACACCTGCTTCCATTAAAATATTGTAAAGGTTTGTCATGCTTCGACCTTCGGGGTCGATAGGGGTGTGCATAAACCCCTCCAACAGTTCTTTTGCATCTTCCGTCATCAACGGATTTTTCAAATCTATTATCTTTTCATTTATTTCATACAATTTCTTGCCTTGACATCCATCGGTAATGCTCTCAACAATATTCTCCGCCCATTTCAACGGCGCTTTCTTTTCAGCCGCCCTGTCATCGTTTATTTTCTTGGCTTTCTCGATTACTTCGTCTAATGTTACCTTCCTTTGACAAAACTCAGGAAAATTGGTCAGCAATGTCTTTTCGCCAACACCCTTCACCCCTTTTATGTTGTCAGAAGTATCACCACAAATCATTTTCTTCAACAGAACATTCTGGTAATTATACCCCAACTTCTCGGTATGGTTTTTCGTATTGATAAACTCATGTTTCGATTGGATGTAGACAATCACATCCTCGGAAATCAACTGCGTCAAGTCCCTGTCATTGGAAATAATGACTATTCTTTCCTCAGGTGCCTTGTGTGTCACGTAATAGCCGATAAAATCATCAGCCTCCGTGTATTCACACTCGAGAACCCTAACAAAAAGTTCATCCAAACACTTCAAAATAACATTTTTCTGTCTAAAAAACGCCTCTTTTTCATCTTCGGTGCGCTTGGGCTTCTTATAAATCTTCTTCTCCATCCACTTTATTCTGGAATTGACCTCCTTCATATAGTCGGAGAGACCTTCCTCCTCAAATGTCTTGTCTCGATTCAACTTGTATTCACAATTCAGGTTAAACCGCAACTGACCTGACGAGTTTCCATCAAAAAAAGCATAAACATGACGGAAATTACCCTTCTGCAGCAAAAGTTTTATCTGTAATAAAAACTGAAAAATCGCCCCGACTTCCAAACCGTTTGAAGACAGTTTTTTATCCTTGGCGAAACACACTTCCAAGAGGTTTGAACCGTCAACAAGGAGTGTGTTGTATTTCTTGACTGCCATTTCAGGCTTTGTCTCAATTATCCTTTTCGGTATTGGCTGATTGACTGCCATTTTTAATTATAATCAACGTGGCACAACAATATGAACTGTAAAATAAGGGAATGGGATTAAATTATCCCATTCCCATCCCTGCCTTGATTGAGGTTATTTCTCAGCGTTTTTGATTTCGCTGACGGTTTCACGGATTTCCTGTGCAATAACCTTGATGTCCTGCATAGCCTTGCGGACACGGGTGCCTGCACTCTTGTTACCGCCGTCAAATTTCTTAACGTCATCATTAACGCCCTGAACTGTTTCAATCAATTTGTCGTAAATTTCACTGATTTTTTTCATTTTCTTAAAAGTTTTAAAGATTTATTAACTTATCAATACAAATATACTATTTTTCGGATGGAAAAACAAGGATTTTTTCAAAAAATTATCGATTCAAAGGTAGGTTGTCTAAATATTCAGACACAATTGAACAGTAACGTTTTATGAAATGTCTGAATATGTTATCCGACCACATTCTGAGTTTGTTTCTGTAATTGTTTTCTTGTGCGGGGGACGGGATTCCAATCTTACCATATTTAGAAAGTATATTATTGTAAATGCTTTTTAGATACTGTTCACTATTGTTGCCAATATAATAGCCCATATCTATCTTAGCCTTGTTGTAATTTCTGTATGCAACTGTTGACTTAATTTTTGTATGAACATTCCGTCTTGTCATTCCAACATTGGAAAACTCAGTATAGGCTTGGTTGATAAATGCGTTTTCTTCAACCCAGTTATCGAGATAAAGACACCACGCCAATGATTTCAACATACCATCGTTTGAATTTATGTTATCTCTTATGAAATTATCCTTATTACCTTCGCTCTTATCTATCAAAGGTTTGTGGCCTGTTGCTTGCCACTCAAAATCATCATAAAGGTGTGTGATTTCATGGTCTATTATTGTTTTGATATAGTTTTCGTTGTATTGCCCACCATCATTAACACCAATCGTTATTTCAAAATCAACTTCAAAAAGTTTCCCTTTTGTCAATTCCTTCTCGTTGTAATAATTACCACCGTAATTCCGTGCATTGTTTATATTATCAACCTTGACAAGGATGATATGTATGAACATTCTCCCAAAAAAATCATTTTCTTCATCAAAAACAAATGTACTGCCAAATTTTTGCTCATTCAGCATTACATCCACACTTTCCTTAATTTTTATGAAAATATTATCCTTTAGTTTATCAAGGAAATCCATGCGGTGCCTCGATTCATTCAGCAAAATAGCGCATTCATCATCAGTACAGTAATCAAATTTTATCTTCTTTCTGTTCGTGAACATAACGCTTATACATTTTTATAGTGTTATTAAAGGGGTGGATTTTTTATCCACCCCAAATTATCTTCATACCTCGGTCTCTTCCTCCTCGCCATACTCAATGCTGTCCGCATCTGTAACAACCTCTCCGTTAGTCGATGTCTCGTTGAGGTGCTTGAGGATGTCGGCCACATGATTTTTCTTGTAGTTGTCAAGCACGGTCTTGTCTGTACTTATCAAACCATGAGGTGTACAAATCACATCACCTTCATATGTAACTGTATATGGGCTTGGAAGTTGGTTTTTCAGCACTTTTAACTTGGTTTGCAAGGCATAGTTGTAGTTCAGCCCCTTCGAAGTGGCTGTGAGTTTCTTGACACCCGCCTTCAACTGTCCGCCGCAAAGAATAATAAGACGTGCTGCATAGAAAAGAGCGTTACCGCCCTTCAATGACAATGACGGAGGCGCACCGGGCATCGGGTTGCTCATTGAATCAAGCCAAACCTTGTTACATGCAATGAAAGTGTTATCGTATTTTGAGGACACTTTTCTGGAACGTGGTATCCTGTCGTTCACAATACCATTGAACGCAACGGATATTGCGCCCGCATCCCACATTGCATTGTTGGTTGAACTCTTGTAACTCTTATATGATGATATTGAACCAACTGAATCCCAAATAAAGACGAAACCGCTTTCAATCTCACCCTCATCCTGTGCGGTGAGAAGTTCGTTCATACAGAAGGCAATGTCCTCAATAACAGCAACCTTACGCCCCTTGGGGTTTTCCTTTCCTGTACTGTAATCATTCTTGCCGTAGGTTTCGGCAAGGATTGCATTGTTGAAATAGAGGAAATTTCCCTCATAGTTTACGATTCTTCGTTCGGTTATATATGACACTTCACCTGTTTCAGGGTCGACAACCTCAACCTCAACGTCACCATATACAGGTTCAGCCTCCATACCCATGTCTTTTGCATAAGTGAAATCAAAATTGTTCTCCGTATCGAATATTACGGGAATCATTCCCTGCTTCTGCGCCGCTACAATGGCATGGTTCAACACGGTGCTTTTACCGCTGTTGGAATGACCAACCACCAATGTCACATAATTCATAGGGATGTGGATTTTCAGCGCATCGGTGAATGCCTCGGGCATAAGCAGCCAACGCATTGGTTTGTCAGCATTGCTTGATACTGTCGTTACCTTATCACCTTCATGATAGCCTAACCCTTTTTTTGCCTTGAATGCGGCAAGACCGCTTGTCTTGACTCCCGCACCTTTTTTTACTGCTTGTTTCATAAATCTATTATTTATATGTTTACATTATTCTTTATTCTGTTTTTTAGCAAACTCCTCAAAGGATTTTCTCCCCTCTTCGGGTGTCATTCTCTTATGTGTATGTGGAGGATATGTCAACACCTCGTTTTCCAACATTGGTGTAAATAACGCTATCGGTATTTCATTGCCATTATCATCTAAACGTCTAAGATTTTCAAAATTGTCGGGAAGTTTGATTGTCTCATTATACTTGTCGTTGTGAATACATACGGCAATAACGGGTAAAAAATTGTAAGGGCTATAGACTTTATTTATGGACACTACCCTCCATTCCAAATCCTCTTCAAAATTTGGTCTTTTCCAAGTCCACTTGACTTTGTCACCTTTTTTCAGTTCCCTAATCCATATTTCAGGCAACGCTTCATAACCTTCTATTCCGCTTATTTTTGGTAATGTATTATCATCGGGCTTGATACTATCCAAGACTGTCACATACTTATCCTCAAGGCTTTTTATTTCACTAATCGCCCTCTCAATCGCCAAAAGGCAATCATCTTTATCATCGTTACTTTCAATTTTTTCTTTGCACCGTTCAAAATTGTCGAGCATTGTCATCATTGTAACATACGTTTTTTCTAAAAGATTTTTCATAAGTTTACAGTTTTATAACTTTATATTTACATATTTGAAATTGTTGTGTTAATCACGTCAAGTGTTTCTTTATTATATACAGTTACTGTCAAGTTTCTTTTCATCCTTGGCGTACAGACGTTCCAACACACGTTTCTTTATCTCATCGAAATGCGGTGTCAGTTCCTCAGTCAATATATCGTCAAGGTCTTCCTGTGGAATAAACTGCTTGAATGTGGGCAACACCTCAATCCTCGTTTCACCGCTTGTTGTCGGTATAAAATACTTGACCACACTGTTGTCAGCGCTTTTGAATGTATTTGCAATCTCACTGACGTAGGCGGGTACATCAAAGTCACTGATACCGCTTACATCAATGTAGAAGACCACGTGGAGTTTATCTTTCTCGTACATCGCAATTGTCTTTTTTGTACTTATTATAGCATTTGCGGCACATTGAGACATATCTCTCATTACCGCCTATCTCAACCTGTTCACCTTCAGTTACAACACGCCCCATTTCATCAACCCTTGCGTTTATAATGGCTTTACGCCCACAACTGCAGGTTAGTTTCAGTTCGTTTATCGAATCCGCCATTTCAAACAGCCTTTTACTGCCTTCAAACAGTTTTCCTTGAAAGTCGGTTCTCAGACCATAGCATATGACATTCACATCCATATTGTCAACATACCACGCAAACCAATCAACCTGCTGTTCAGTCAAAAACTGCGCTTCGTCAATCAATATCCATGACGGTAACTGATTGTTGTTGTCCGCAGCGTACTGTTGAACTAAGGGATACAGGTCGGTTACATCCTTACCAATGACATAACACTTACGTTCAATGCCAACCCTGCTCTTTATCATACCATAACCGTCACGTGTGTCGATTTCAGGCTTCATGCACATCACAGCAAGCCCATTCTTGTCAAAGGAATAAGCCTTCATCAGCAATGTAGCGGTTTTGCCACTATTCATCGGGCTATATTCAAAATATAATTTGCTCATTTTTTTTAACTTTAAGTAAATAATGGGAGAGTTTATTCACTCTCCCCGTGAGTTTGTTAGAAAGGAAGGTCATCGGTAGGTTCTGATTCCACGGAATCCTTGATAGCCTTGTTGATTTCATTGACAGCCTCGGCTTCCGCCTGCTTGTCATTGTTTTCCTTTTCTTCCCTCGACACATATTTACCTAAAGTTCTGTCGAATACAGGTATGCCACCTTCAAGAACAACTTTAAGGTAATCGTAATTCTTGACAGCATAGGCATCCTGCCATGTCTTTTCGTCGTTTATCCATTTTTCAACCTGTTCCTCGTCTAAGGACAACGGTTTTGCCCTCAGGTCGGCTGCGATTGAAACTTCAGTCCTGTCTTTTGTGTTCTCGCCCTTTGTAAGGGTAAGTATAATGTCGTGACCGTCTTTGAGATTAAACACGTCATAGAAACTGATAAGTTTGCCGTCCTCGGTCTTCATATAGTTCTCGAGTTCTTCCTTGGAAGGGGTCTTCTTGAACTCATTCTCGTATTTCTCTATCGCAGCGTTTTCGTTATACTGCTTGTAGATACGCTTGAGTTCGTCATAACTACCCTTGCCGTTGTCCCACTCGTTAAAACGCCAAAACTTGACACCCTCATCCTCATGGTCTCTGTCGATAACCCTGATGATGTGAGCAATTTTGGGTTGGTACTTGAACGCCTGTTTCCAAAGGGTCTTCCATTCCTCCTTGTTTGCGATGTTTCCGTCTTTGTCCTTGAGTTTCTTCGCTTCCTCAGCATATTCATCGAACATCTCACAGAACGGGCAACCGTGCTGACCTTCAAGATGTTTGTCATTCAAACAAGTAAAGGTCTTGAAACCGCTTTTTGCAATCTGCGGGTCAACCTTAAGGCTGTGAATGTGAATGTCTGTGGAAATTTTGTTGGAACCTGCTTGGGCGGGGATAATTCTTATCCTGACTTCCCTCTTGTCTTCGTTTTCTTCCAACTTTACGTTAAGGTAATTCTTCGGGTCAAATTTTTTCTTACCTGCATTTTCATTTCTTCTTTCTTTTTCCTCCTCGTTGAAAGGAGTGTTTTCATTGTAATCTGACATATTATTAAAGTTTTTTTATTATTTGCATCGTATATATAATAAATATCTCACAAACCATTTTTCATCCAAAACAAATGTACTATTTTTTTGTTAAAAAACGCGAAAAAAAAGCGAACTTTTTAGGGTTCGCTTTTTATTATATATTGTGACTCGATTAGTTGAAGTAATCCTTCAGGTCTTTCGGGAAATTATTGAAACTCCTCTCCAAGTCACCTGAGGTGAAATCACCCAAATCGGCATCAGTTATTTTATAGAGTTTGTCCTCCTTGTCTGGAGAAACACTGTTGTCGGAAATCACATCGTAGTTGGGATTTTTCTCTCTCTGTTCATCCCAATACTCTGTCGGGTTGACATTAAAGGGTTTACTGTTCATTGAACGGATATTGATACGTTCCGCATTGGTCGGGTTTCTTTTCTCGAACTCAGCCTTGAGGTCTTCTATCTTTGCGTCACTTGCCTCAATTGCCTGTTCAAATTTTGAAACCATTCCCATGAGTTTGGAAAGTTTATCATCTACACCGTCAATTTTGTATTCAGCGGCTTCCTGCGAATTGGTGAGTTCATCAACATCAATAACCTCATCGTCTTCACCAACTGTCTCGTCACCTTCAGGGGTTTCACCTTCACCATTGTCAGGAACTTCTGTTCCTACGGGAATATCCTCACCGCCTTGAGGTGGCATTGCATCACCACCCATATCAGGAGCCTGTCCATCCATTGGGGGCTGTTGTCCTTGACCCATGTCACCACTTTGTCCACCGTCCATTGGAGGTTGCTGTCCCATATCAGGTGCCTGTCCATCACCCTGAGGCGGCATACCACCTTGGTTCATATCAGAAGCACCACCATCCATTGGGGATTGCTGACCTTGATTGGGGTCATCAACTTCCCTTGTATAGGGATTAACAACATATTCGTTTATCTTACGAAGTCTGTTCACAGACTCTTCAAGATGATTCTCTTTTATGAATTTATAATCCATTTTTAATCTGTACCCATTGTTTAATTATTTTTAGTCGGTAAGCATTACTTTGTTATCCTCGGTTATAAGAACGGGTTTCTTTGTGGTTCTCTCATAAAGGCCCTTCTCTTTTCTCTCAACCTTAACGTTGGTTTCCTCGGTATTCTCTATACCAAGCATGTTTTCCATTTCTTTAAGTTTCTTATCCATAATGTTATTCTTTTGTTTCGTTATTTTCTGTTTTTGGTTTTCTGGTTTTCCTCTTGACGGCGGGCTTTTGAGTTTCCTCACCGTTGTTTTCTTCCTCCACAACCTCTTCAATGGTGGTTGCAGGTTCTTCCATTACAACCGCCATTACTTCCTCCACCTTCTTCTCCTCTTTGGGAAGTATCTGTTTTTTCTCCAACAACACGTCAACCAACTTGGTGTCTTTCTTCTCAACCTTTACACTCACATTTGTCTTAATTGTCGGCTTAACAATGTTCTCGGGTCTCCTCCTTACATGTTTTGCATAGGTTTTCTTGTTTCTCACTTTAAACATAATAGTATACTTTTATTATATATAAATATCAAACACTCAGAAAAACTTCCGCCAACGGAAGAATATAGTGTGTATTGGCACCTATCACACCCCTCAGTCTTTGGTCGATAAACGACGTGTCGTATACAAACCTGTTCATACGGTTCGCCTTGACCCTCTTTATGACCTTACCCTTCTCTATTCCGATATACTCAAGCAATGTCAAGGAAAGTCCAAACACATTATTGGATAAAGTGTCGTAGATAAATAGAAAATTATTGTCTCTTGTCTGGAAACATAATTTGTCAATCGGCGAATTGATATAATTGATTAATTTTTTCAGTCTGTTGTACCTGAATCTGGGAATGTCAATATAAACATACCTGTATTTTTCAAGAAACGTGTTTGTGCAGAAATCATAAAATGAAACTATATCCTCGTCAAACTCATACTTGCGCTCCGTCTTCTTGTATGTCCACCACAACATATTGTCATTGTAGTGTTTGTTCAGTATCGTGAACCCGTCTATCTCGTTCCTTGCGTTTTCCAAGCCGATTACCAATGTGGGTAATCCGTCTATAATTTCCTGCATGTCCTTCACCACATTAAAAAAAGGAGAAAACTTCTCCCTTTTGTATGCGGTTACTATGTTTCCCAAATATTTTTTCATTCGTGTCTTACATCAGTGCTGATGTAAATATACTAATTTATTGTTGATTTGTGCATTTTTGATACATTTCTTGTGCTGCTTGTTTTCTGTTTTTAGAACAATCCCATTTTCCGTTCGTCTTCCAAGGGTTGTGACAATGAGCCGCAACTTCGTAAAAAATGCAGCATGCAATAGCAGCATCTTCAGGAGTGGTTTGTTCCTTTATCTTCTTTGCGGCCTCTTTATGTGTATTATTGAATTCCCATATCATAAACTGTGCCTGTAGTTCCATGTCATTCCACGGCTTACCTTGTTTATTGGCAAAATCATTCAGTCGTGTGTATCTTGAGCCATGCCATTGGCATATACCCACACTCGGTGTACATTCTACTCCATCACAAGAGTTGTATGCAGTTGGATTGCCACCTGACTCACCCATTATGTTACCCACTACCCCTGAAGCGGCGACACAACTGAATCCGTTATCCAATAGAACCTTCAGAAGAATCATTCTATTGTTCTTTTTTTCCTCATCGGTTAGTTGTATTGTCTTTGTTCCTACACATGATGAGTTCTCTGACGCTGAACCACAAGCCATAATTATTTATTTTTTATAATTTATTAAGCACCATTGAAGTAACTGAAATGCATAAAGTCATAATAAGTTCCACCCCATCCCCATCCGTTATCATAAAATATCTTTACTACATCGTCACTTGTTTTTCTCACAGACTTGTTTTTATTATATGACTTCGATAATTCTGAAGTGTTTTTTGTATATGGATTGTTTGCAGGATTAATATCGATTGCAACTCCATACGCATGATTGGATAAACACCCTTTACCTGATACATTTCTGTAACTATAAGCATAAAACGTACCTGTTTGTATCTTTCCAATTTTTTCGCTTTCCGCATCAGACAAAACCTTTGCTTCGTTATATTGTTTTGTTTCCGCTCTATCTATAGAGAAATAAAAATCAGGACATTTTGTATATATTTCATTAAAAATTTTAACAACTGTATTTGCAACTTTTTTATGTACCCTTAACAATGCATACGCTTCTTTATCCTTTCCCGTTCTGACATGTACAACTGCAATTACCGTTTTACTATAAGCTTCGGTTTCTGTATAATCCTTCTTTGTACTCCCTAACGGTTTACCATCATTAATTTCCAATGCCTTTTCACTTTTCTTTGCTGCAAAATATTGTGTGCCAACATCTAAATCATCTTCCCCACAATTCTGTAAATTATAATATTCCTCCTTCGAAATGATATTTCCATCCTTGTCGAAATAGACATCAGTGAACCATTCCTCACACCACGGCAGTGTATATCTTGACATCTTCATACCCTCTATTGACGTTGTCATGTCACCAGGGCGCATGGAATGTGTCACCTTGAAAACCATATACGCGCCCCTGAACATCGGAATGTTAAGCATTTGGAAATACATAAGTGGCATAATCTGTGCATTGCCCATCATATCCACCTTGCAATTATATGAATAGCCCGAATATATATTCCACAAATCCTGTCCATGAAATACAACTGAGTGTCCTGCACCGCCCTTTCCCTTCTGCGCTATTGCAGACATTGCTTTAATTGATTGTTCGGTCTGTATCGGGTTACTCATACTAGGGCTGACATTCTTGAATATATGGTTATTTTGCCTACCAAATGTAATACCGAACGAAGGTATATGGTATCCATACCTTGTCATCCTTACTCTATCTTCATATTCCTCGTCCGTCTCACCTTCACGTCT